CTTTCGAAAAATATTTTTAATCGAGAGATCGACGTAACATAAAAATATTTTTAATCGAGAGATCGAAGTAACATAAAAATATTTTTAATCGAGAGATCGAAGTAACATAAATTGATTTTACACCTTTCGAAAAATATTTTTAATCGAGAGATCGAAGTAACATAAATTGATTTTACACCTTTCGAAAAATATTTTTAATCGAGAGATCGAAGTAACATAAATTGATTTTACACCTTTCGAAAAATATTTTTAATCGAAAGATCGTCATTATTACAAACACGTGAAAAAATAATAATAGAGATTAGGATATACTCGCATCAAGATGAGCGCGAGAGTAGATCTCATACCGAAGGGGGAAGAAAGAAGTATGACAAATATAAACCTATGCTTGTTATCTTACTTATATCTTGTATAACCGTGTCCCCGTGACAAGATTAGATCGGTAGTTTGTGTTCCAAGAAAATAAAAATATTTTTTCTTACTCGTACTAATTATAAAAAGTGCTTTGAGTTGTTGGATAACTATTATCGGTTTTTTTACACACCAGATACCTCCGTACCGCACATACTGAAGATAATACTTTAGGAACCTCGGTTATTTTACTTCTGTTTCCATAAGCACAATCGTTCACGGGATCAAAAGTAGAAGCATCCGTACGGTTATCCACCCAGAAACTTACTTTATCATCTCCGGTCCAGATATTTTTAAGAGCTCCCATTTCTTTTTCTGACTTGCCTATCATATCATATCCCAACTTCTCACATCTCAAGATACCTTGTCTAAATCCTACTTTTTCCCCAGTCACCAAGAAGCAGATTCCGTTATGACTTATACACTCCCCGGGACAATGAATAACTAGATTATCACTATCTGTAGTCACGGAGGAAGACATAGTGATAGCGGCGGTAGTATCATCTTCCGAAAAAGAATCCCATTTACAATTGTGTACCGTTATGAAGAGAGCCACAAACAAACAGGATGTTATCACTACACTTGTTAAACACAGACAGGTAATCGGTAAAATATACCTTTCGCTATTATCTCGTAGGAACTTCATTTTTTCCTTGTAATATTCAACAGCGTAGGTCATTTCCTGTTAGTTATATTTTATGTATTTATTTATTTATCAAAAGAATTAGATCTTCTATCGTCTACGTACATAAAAGATATAAATTGTTGTATTTTGTATTACGGGATACTTACAAAACGCGCGTAATACAACCTCGTTTATACCCGTGTCTTCTAATCAGGAACTAGCAAACTCGTTCTTCACCCGAGGTCTCGTACGCTAAATGTAGAATACGATCCTTTATCTCATGTGGTATATAATACCAGTATATATTACTGGTAAGTATATCATTTATTTCGATAAAGTAATTATCAAAGTATTCACGAAATTTTAGAGACTTACTTATAGATTTTTTTAGCATATTATCATATTTTCTAAAAGTCAATACATCTAATCCTATAATATTCTCATTTTTGACTAGTCTCGATAAGAGTCGTACATCGTCATGTAGTAAGAATACGTCTAACGAGTACTTAGGAGTAAGTTTTAAGATTTCATTTTTTGCATCTCTGCTCACATTCTAATTTATTGTTCAATAGATATTCATGTTTATTTATTAGCTCGCTATTGATATTATGTCCCTCATTACTCTATTTATACATCTGCATTACTATATAAGGAAGCATAATATCTGACATATAAGGTTTATATACAATCATAGATACTATAGTTTCTCTTTCGTCGTTTACATTACATAACTAGTACCAGCCCCGTTTTCTAGTAATAACTCTGTTATTTCAGTAGAATAGAGAGATACGCGCGCATTAAAGGCGTGTATCCGAACTTGTCTTGAGTATTTACTTCGGCACCGTATCTAATAACAGATGTGTCATCTCAATGCATCCCGACTCAACAGCTAAATGAGTTTTTAGAACTATATTTCTGCAATTAACATTGAGTCCTAGATCTAATAAGAATTCAACTATATCAATATTCTTAGTTACAACAACGCGGTATAATATATCACTATATTATCGTAATCACAATAGTTAATAACTGTTTTAACTATTTCTAATTTCCAAACAATGCAGATAACTCAATTAGGGACCTGCGGGATTGAAGTAATCAATTTTATCACTCGCGCCATTCTCTAGTAATAATTTAACTAATTTAAAGTTTTTATCGCGGACAGTATTAGTAAGTGCGGTTATTTGATCATTATCAATATCGTTTATTCCTACACCACTATCGATTAGTATTTTTGCTATTTCCAATTCATCATTCGTTATTCTTTCCTCCATCGCTTTTAATTCGTTATTATTGTATAGCCGCGTTCCATTGAATGATTCCTTAATTATATCTATTTCTACTGAGCTGCATAATTGTAGATGCTCAGCTCTTCTAATATTTTCTTGTAGAAAATATGTTGTATGGTTATCACTCAAAAAGTATAAGCTTGAACATATGTTAATAGATGCAGATAAGTACGATTAAATTCGTCTTTATATTTAATGTCTTTCGAATATTCGCTGAACAGAGCTTTAAATACATTTAGTCGTCTTGTTTCTATAATCTGGTGTAATATGTTGAACGAAAACTTAATATCTGTACTATCTACGCAATTTAAACGTTTAATACAGTTTCTTATCTTACTCTCTTTATCTTGATTCAACTCATATAATCTTATATCTTGTATCACTTGTTCGTACTTCTCTACATACGTGCTAAGATATAATCTATATAAATCCATCTACTATGATAAAATCTCCGCGTACAAACTGGGCGTGTTTTTGTCTCTGTCAATATCGATGATAAGTTTTATATTCTACATTAACACGATATGGAGAACATCAAATCACAATAATACGATACGCATAAAAACAGTTTGGGGATGTTACCATCAATCAATGGTTTTGAACCATTCTTGAATGGTTCTATATAATCTATCATAGAATTCTTTTTTATTCATATTTGGTGATTGCGACTGCGAAGAGCACATTTTATCGTTGCCTCCACACATAGTTAATAAATTAATACTTAGATCTTTAGTATAAGGACAAGACGGAGTAGTTATATTTCTCATCATATCTCCGGCTAGATACAATCTAGCGCTAACATCACATCCATTATCGAAGATGTTTGAAACGTTCACAGGACCACAGTTGGTGTTATTTAGTATCCTGGCAATCATGGTAAAGCACTCAGATGTAAATTGTGTTTTTCTATTAAGATATGACATATTAAGAACAGGCACTGATAAAACAAAACATATTATAATCACGTGGATATAAGTATTTATTCCCAGATGATTTATATACATCTTTGTGTTTTAAACATTGACAATACCTTTTACATTTTTGTTTACATATTGATAGAAGATATCCGTCCCGGAACACCCACGTTAGCTACTAACGAAACTTGATACTATCGGCTCGATAGAATACAAAACACGAGCGAGGGCCCGTATAAACTAACTCATTTTTATTTGAAGTTAAATCGAGACGCCGATATGATTGTAGAGAAAATAGCGGCGTGGTTATTGTATCCGTTATGCCTCCTACGATGTTTTCTCTGTAACTCGGTAAGACCCGCTACTTGCAAATGCATCCACTGCCTTTTATACCCGTTCGAGATATGCTGCGAGTGTATGAGCGAGACGTTAGACTCTCTAGAGCATAGCTGTTGTTACATCTGCGTGCTTCCTCTATTGATTATTAGAGACTTCTGGAGACGCGTGATCTTACCTACTTTAAAAGCAACGTGTGATTGTATACGATTACCCTGTATACTGACAAGAAGATTCTGTAAAAGAACCATCTGCCCATTAGCCAAGTCCTGGTGTCGTTGTTTCTGCTGCCCTTGCGAGCTTTTCTTGAGGTGCCTCTTCTGTCCTTGTAGGATGCTGAGAAGAATGTACAGAGGCAGACTGACTCGCGTCAGAGAACCTGGCGCGTTCAAAGATTCTAGAGATCCGGCCAGACGCGGAACCTGGGTCAACGACTGGTGCGACGATCTATGCGTATGGATATGGTCTCCCTGTTGTTACGTCAAGAGATATATTCGCACGCTGTGCGATACCTTTACTAAAAAAATTTTCTACTGGTTCATCGCCCCCGCAGGATCGCCGAGAATGCCCGAGGAACCTTCCACGCTCGCAAAAAAGATCTTTTCGTCGTGAGGCGCCACGGCGTTACGATGAAAGAGATTGGACGCCAAAAGGTATACGCTCGTATTACAACTCGAGATCGTCGACGACGATACCGATTAAAAAGGAGACGTCGTCGACGCGCCTCGAAAATAAGAAAGAAGACTCTTTACAAGCGCGTAAGGAAATACAAAACGAAACGTCGATTCTACGTAATACGCTTTCTAAAACGGCGTCTACCGTAATCTTTTTCATCAGAATAAGAGATAGACTGAGATTCTTGAGGACGGTGATCAAAACGATCGGAGAAAAACTTTATGCTAAAGCCGCTCTTATGATCTTTCATAGACTGGTGACCTATAGACTTCCGATCGTTAGGGATCTCGTCCCGTTTTATTACGCAAGGAAAAATTTTTGGAAGTTTGCTTTTCTATATCTCATGAAGAAAGCCGCTGTTCGACCTAATAAAAACTAATAATATATTTCATTTTAAATATTATTAATCTATGCATACGAAACCGTACCCCGTTAGCCATGACTCGTTTCACTTCACGAAGCCTGAACTTCCATTAGAAAAAGTTGTTATAAGTCGATCGTATATAAAACGTCGGCTGTTGTACTATTAGATACGGATTAAGATTCATTCGTAAACTTTTTCCCTAGAATTTCCGTCTTCAAAGATCTGATGCCGTTTTATTACGCTAAAAACTTTTGGAAATTTGCCTTTCTAAAGAGAATATCTGCTAAAACCTCTGGTTCAAGAAAGATAGATTTTGATTTAGGATTATTATCTAATTGTTAAATCTCATCTTAATTATATTGATTTAAACTTTACTATAAACTTGATTATATTCTAGATATCGATTTATTAATCAAACTTAACTTTATCTATATGCAGTCTAGTTTTAATTATAGACATAAACATTTTGAACTTATTGTACGTAAGATTAATATCTCTCTTTCTCTTTTTATTCCAGCCAATGAACTATAGTATTAGAAGAACTTGTGCACGGCAGAGTTGTTAAACACTGATCTTCAATTTTGAACTCTACGTAATGACATTGAGTCACGTATTTAATATCATCATCGTCATGAGAAGAACCTCCTTCTCCTTTGAGAAAATAGATTTTTACGGTATCTTCGACAGAAGCTAACAAATATCTAGGTCTGTAGAATTCGTTCCTGATAACCTTCGCTATTAAACTGCCATCACCCGTGTGATCATTCTCTGAATTTAAATGATCAAATGCAGACACCAAGACACTCTTCTCCGATGGGATGAACTTTGAACTCTATGACCACGTATTGTCTAGGACACCCTCGATAGCGAATTAGTTATTTTCAGATTTATCTTAAAAATAAAAATACTTGATATGGTTTACCTAAAGCTTTTATATATTATATCAATGATCGTCATCGATAACCAGTGTCTTTATCCTTTTCTCCAAATTCTTATAATACCATGAGGATAAAAAGATTATTCTAGGTCTATCAAATTAGTAAGCACTCTGTAATATTTTAACTTGTTAATTTTATTTTTTGGATACTTTTCATAGTCTATAGGATATTCTCTAGAGTAGTTTTGACCCGTCCAGTTAATACAACTAGGTTTCTTGACGGTATGTTTATCACGGTTATCACGTATAACTATATAGCTAGCTCCACATTTCCTACATATATCTCCTTCGATAAAAACAGAAGCGTCTGTTTTTTCTCCGGTAAAAGTAACACCATTTACTTTCCACAGTATGATAGGAGTGACGTAAGAAGCGGCATAACAGATAATAATCGTTTCGTTATTACGAGTAGTATACCACTTGAAGAAAGCTTGGTCCGCTACAAGTAAACAACGTCTACACTTTTGGTTGAACTTTCCCATAGTAGCAACTGCTTCGTAACATTGCCCGTTATTAATATGCGCTTTAATAATAACCAGAGTACTACGTAACATGCCATCGTATCCCATAATAGAGTAGTCATCTTCTTTACTAATATCTATATCTATATTATCATTCGATTTAACCGTACCTATTAGCGGGTTATAAGGATAATTAGTATCTGTCCACGTTATGGAACTGATAGATTCATTACCACATGTATCGAAAAAGCAGTCTATCTCTACACGTTTACCCGGAAGAGTATAGTTATCGAATTTCTTTTTATTATATACGGTGTAGGGATTTTCTTCTTCTTCGTTAGTCAATAAATTAGACTGATTTATCGATGTAACTCTAGTAGATATATCAGAAAGATTTATAGTAAGACTAGTTACTGCTCCAAAATATTCAACTTTACATAATATTTCTGAGGTGATATTTATGTTACTGGGATCAGTACGCAAATAATAACTTGTTCGAGAAGAATCATTGTTATCTTCTTTTTTACCTACGTAATTTCCCTCTACCGTAACACCTCCTGTTAAGAAAAATACTTTAACTTTATTTTGGTACATCCTATTCTCTACTTTACAGCAGATATCTGTATATTTTTCACTAAATTCGATAAAAGTTTCAGTTATCACAGGCACTTTTCTAACTAATACTTCGTGTTTATGACTTTCAGTATCGTTAAGATAAAACACGCACATGTAATCTCCTTCGGATAATGTAGTATTCTTTTCTAACATCGTATATTCAGAAATTTGGTTTCCGCAGTAGCAGTTATCTTTTCCACTATTGTTTATAGAAATTTCTTTTACAGGAGTCATATTGTTACCCCTCAAGAATACTACGCGATCCGCCATGATAAAAGAAGGTAATGAACATGTTAGCGATAATTCTTCTCTGTCTCTTAGTAATATATTTACTGAAGACACGTGTACAGAGTATATTATTAAGAACGTCAGGACTCTTTTCAAGATAATACTGTAAATAAATTTCATCTTTCTGATATTATTTATATGAGTGAATATATTCTCTATTTATTATATCTATGAATAATATTAAAGACTCTAAAAATATCCGTATATGATATTCTTTGTTTATTCTATTTCTATTATCAACGCTACCATTCCAGCTATTAACAATATTAGGATAATAGTAATACTTTTCGTTTATACTCATCAAATCGTTAAATCAAGTTTTCTATAATGTAGTTACCTCTCTTTCAGTAATTATATAACCAGATATAGTTATGGCTACTGTTGCAGTCATTCTATTTACTACAAGAACATTATATTTTTCCAATTACACTATATATGATAGTTAATAAAAATAGATTAGGTATAACTCGGTATGCACCGAAATGTTTTCGTGAGGGAGGGGAGGGGAGATAGGTGTCCTTTATCCTTTTATTCCATCCAATAAACCACCGTGTTTTGAGAACTGGTACACGTCAGAGTTATCAAACATGAAGAATCAGTTTTAAACTCGAAGTAATTGTCCTCTGTCACGTATCCGCTTTCTGTGGAGGGAGATCCTACTTCACTTACTGAGTAGATAAGACCTCCTTTTCCTTTCAGAAAGTAGATTTTCACGGTGTCGCCGGCAGCAGCACATAAGTATCTAGGTCTGTAGAATTCTATATTACTGATAGATCGTACTATGAAGCCTCCGTCACCGGTGTGATCATTTTCAGAACTCAAAGAATCCAACGCAGCAGCCAAGACTTTTATACCCAACTCTCGCTTGATAGGACGGGGTGAATACTGAGATTTAAATCCATAATGGATGTATTGTTGCTGACAGCCTCAACAATATGTTGATTATGTTTTCCTCAGTTTTTATATGTGCTTGAAAAGAGTATTGACTTGTTTTCAAGTCGCTTCGAGAGTCACTGAAGGTGATTCGCCTAAAGCTTTTATATTATCTGATAATTTTAAATCTAGTGTGTTTTACGTTCATACCAATTCTTAATATCATAAGACAATATAGACAATCAAGGACTTAGTTTTTATATTTATTCTATATTGATAAAAATAGACTATATACTCAATAATAAGTAACTGCTTATGCTAGCTATTTATATAAAATTTTGTAATTGTTATTACCAATATATCTTCTTAACAGTGTGAATCAACATTTTTATCTCTTCTGATATACATTTGTCAGATGCTAGGTCTATAGAGCTTTTACCATATTTATCTTTTAAATATATATCTGATCCATATTCTAAAAGCATAGAAACCATTTTGCTGTTTGTTGGATTAGCTAATAATGTAATATGCATAGGTGTAGACATCTCAAAATCTACTAAGTTAGGGTTTGTGTCATTTTCTAATAACATTCTAGTGATATTATCATTATTGTTTTGTACAGCTACATGGAGAGAAGATTTTTTATATATCTTGTCTTGTTTGTTAATATCAGATTTATAATTTAACAGCAATCTTACTATTTCGGTATATCCTAAAGATGTGATCGTTAGTAAAGGAGTATCATTATTATAATCAGAACATATCAAATCTATTTCATCATTAGGATCAATATTACTATCTAGTAAGTATTTCACTGTTTCCACATCATTATCGTATATAGCTGAAAAAGGACATTGATTTTTTTTACATCTGTACTGAGGATATTAGAACCTTTAAATAATTAGATAAAATATATAATGATGTTTTTATATCCATAATTATTTTATTATATATGGGTATAAAAACATCATTATTATAGAATAAAGAATATATATATTATCAATGATATTAATGTTACTTTTTAAATTATATATTTGTACGCATACAAAGATATAGCTAAAGTATTAATTGGTATATTATCTATTCTAGTTTTATAAAGTACTATTAATCTGTATTTTAAACACTTTATCACAACGCTTATCTCTTATATATAAAATATAAAAATAATTACATTTGTTATGATACTATCGTATTTACATGATGGGGTTTAGTTGTATGGGAGTTAATAACCAGCTGGCTGTTCACAGATTTACAGAAACATATTTTACATCATTCAAAAAAGAACTTTTAGTTAGTTTGGGGATAAGTAACTTAGATGATATAAAAAATATAAGTGAGGATTCTAAAATATTCTTTCCAGAAAGGGGAATGGAACTCTTAAGTATTAAAGATCGTAAGTCTAAGCAAATAGTTTTTGAAAAATCTCTAGATGATGACTTGCTCAAAAAATTGCATACCTTGATATATAATGAATTGAGTACACTAGTAGATTCTGTTACTATAGATAATACTGTTACATTGATTATGTATGAAGAAGGAGATTACTTTTCTAAGCATAGAGACTTTAGTACTATCTTTTCTAAAAACATAATATGTGTTCATTTACTTCTATATTTGGAACAACCAGAAATAGGAGGTGAAACAGTTATATATATAGATAACAATACATCTATGAAATTAAAAATTGATCATCTATTTGATAAAACTATAGAACATGAAAGCCTTATTGTTGAAAGCGGAAGAAAGTGTGTAGCGTTATTCGATGTTTTCCTAGAAAAAAAATTATCTACGTCAACAAATGTAATAGGTAGCATAGAGTACTTAGGTAGAAAAATAAATTTGTATGATAGAGAAAACGATCTTCAATTGTGTTATTGTGATATGGTAATAGAAAGAATGACAGAAGATGAAGAATATAGCCTAGGAATGATATCTGATAGATCAGGTAGATGTATAAAATCGCATCATGATGGTAATATTGTTAGATACTGTAAAGAATATGGATCCTTCGATGATCTATGTATATTCAACATGAATGAAGTGGATGAGATTTGGACGGGTGATAAGAAACATATTATATGGTCTACTATTGATAAAGAAACAGGAACGTCTTTTATACCTATAGATCCTGTACTTTACGAAAAGTTAAAAGCTATTTCCTCTAAAGAGCATAAAGAACACAAAGATTTGCGAGGGTTTTGTAATAGCAGAACTGAGTATATGTGTTGTTCGGTATCAAAATACTATTTCAACTTACCCACAAAAACAGATCTAATATACGAAGTAATTAATTCTATTAATTCTGATATCAAACCTACAGATATACCTAACTGGTGTACTCTACCAATAGAAGTTAAACAAACCATTCTAGATAACATGTCATACGAAGAGTTATTTCATCTAGTAAGGGGTAAGATAGATCTATATTGAAGAGAGTAATGAATATATATACCTAATTTTAGAAAATCCTAATATGTAATTTTTGATATGTTTATAAATATCATAGATAGAAACTTCTATAGTAATTAGTATATTGTTATTCATGTGAGATATTATCATAGTAGTCAATGATTCAATCGCAGATCAGATATACCAAAAGAATCATATATCGTCTAACACAGTCTATCAAAAATAATAATAGTAGACAAGTAGGAGTTTTAACTGCTTGTGTAGAGAAGGTAAAAAAGACTATGATAAATGATATAAATATAGCTATATCAAAATATAATTATTATGAACCTCGCTTGTTTTAAAAACACTATATACTTCTGGGAAACTTGATGCAATTAGTAGAAATATACGATAAAAATTCAAGTACATGTTATGAATATTTTTTCTGTATTAAAGAACCTTAGTGATACTGATGAAGGATTAACCAAACCTGAAATATATACAGATTATTAATATGTATTAAACAGTGGAATCTAAAATTAAAGATAAAATAGCATGGAATATAATGACAAAAAAGTTATATAGGTAAATTGCTCGTATCGGTAGTTACTGGGAGTTATGTTATAATATAGAAAATTAGACAATATTTAGTAAATATGGTGAAGAGTTAGGAAAAAAATAGCAAAACGTAGTAGAAGATACTATACTCGTTAGAAAAGCATAAATTACGCTAAATGTATGATTAGAAAAGGATACTATACAAACATTACTATTGTTGAATCATGATTTATATTACTACTAATATAGAAACCAGTTATATTAACATTAATTAGGTGTTATAAAAATAGAATATTTTTATTATACTATACAATATATATATCTTTAGTAATTGATTAAGACGATACTTTTAAAGCCATGATATCATCGTATTCAAGATATTCACTAATCATATATATTATAGGTTCTGGTAGTTTATCGAAACAAGATATCCTGTTAATAGAACTTACCGCCGTAGCTTGAAGTAATGCTCTATCCTTAGCGAGTACAATAGAATTATTAATGCGCTTACCGTATATCTTAAACCTGTTTTGTAAAGTACGTAAAGCCGGATTATATATAAATCTCGCTAAAAAAGTAGGATTCGCTGTTAGTATAATTTCAGCAGTAATTCCTGGACAAAGTCGTATATTGTATAATTTTTCTATTTCTGATTCACACAATAATTTTATAATTTTATATTTAGGAACATCTTCTATAATATGTATATTTTTCTTTAAACCTATTGAATTATCATTATAGAATATATTTAATAGAACAATTTGTGATACAAGTTCAACTATACATTTATATCTTTGTCTTTCTATCCATCTCTGGGATATAGCACACACTCTCGTGGATAATAGTGGTGTATTGCCTTCAAGATCTATAGCGTTAACATCAGCACCGTGTCTTAATAGTATTTCCACGCTATTACTAATAGGGTGCGTAGCTGCGTGATGTAACGGTGTTTTTCCTGTATTATCTTTTTCATTTATATCTAATCCAGCGTCAATTAACATCTTTAACCTAGAGTTGTTTATCCATACTGATCTATGCAAGAGTGTACGTCCACCTCTGTCTTTTACTCTAATATTGGCACCGTTACGTATTAAAACTTCTAGAAATATATTTTCATACCTTCCGTTAGCTATATGAATAGGGTACCATCCAATTTTATCAACAACGTTAACATTGGCCTTATAGTTTATCAATAGTTCTATAGAAGTAATATCACTAGCGAATTGCAATGCATGAAATATAGGTGTCATACCGTTTACGTCTTCCTTTTCCACATCTGCACCACTCTGTAAAAGTTCTTTCATGATTTCTATTCTTTCTCCCATGGCTGCGCACGCGAGGGATGTTTTTCCTCTACTGTCTATAGCATTAATATCAGCACCGGCTCTTATAAGTAACTTTACCATATCGATGTGATTTGATTCAGATGCTATGTGTAGAGGAGTACAGTTTTCGTCATCTACAGAATTGATAAGTTCTGGATTTTTATCTATTAATATCCTAACTATTTCTAAACTTTTTTCTTCTGTGCCTTTTTCTAAAGGAGCGTAAACATAGTTACAGAATTGTCTTCTCATGTTATAGCGTCTACTTATACTATATATACTGTGTAATGGTATTAACATACACGCTGTATGAATAGGGGACTGATTAAATATTCCTTCACGTATAGATGGATCTGCTCCGTTATCTAGTAATATTTTTACCGCTTCTACATTTTTTATTTCAGCAGCTATATGTAATAGAGTTTTTAATTTGTAAGTAGTGTTAGGATTATATCCTTCACGTAACTTTTCTATAAGTATCTCGTTATTACAAGAATATATATCCGATTGTAACATATGATACATTCTGCTTCATATATCAAAAATGTTTGTATTTCACTTTTCAAGAACTAATTGATATTCAGCTGTATAGTGTAAAGGTGTTTTACCATGAATATCTTTTGCGTTAACTCTTGCACCGTGATTTATTAAAACACATGATATTATCGAATACATCATCACAAGATGCATTATGTAAAGGTATTATGTTACTATTATCTGTAGCGTTAACATCTGCTCCGGTATCTAGAAGTACATTTACCTCTTTTATGTTGTATTTAGAATTACAGGCTTTATGTAAAGGTGTGTTCCGTATATATCTTTACTATACACGTTAGTGCCGTGATATATTAGTTTTTATTGTATAATACATATTTACAGTTTTCGATACTATGTATAATGGTGATCGGCTATTTATATTAGCTCCTTAAGATAATAATAACTATATAGTTTTAAAAATCACTAGATGTATTACAAGCATGATGTAGTAGTATATCTTGAGAACCGTAACAATCACGTCGTTTACACCGATTCCGCTTTTTAGAAAGTCACTATATAAAGCCAAATAATGTAAAAGCATTGTTATGTCTATTAAAGTACGATATAAATCCATACTTTGTAGATAGATAGCAAGGTATTCACTCTTTCATTATGCTGTTAACGCCAATAATTTATTAATCACATGAAATTTAGGAATAATATTGTAAAATATATCTAACAATGAATTAGAAAAACTAGTAGAGATGATCAAGTAAAATCGTTAATTAAATTAGAGAATATAAATCTTTATCACTTAGTAAATCTAATATCGATAACTTAATTTCTGTAGGTAACAAATTCCATTCTGAATCATACGATGATAACGAATCTAACCTTTCTTTAGAATTATAAACTAATTCTGATCTGTTTCTAGCTATATCAATAGATTTTTTTAGTCTTAATCCATAAATATTAAAATTTGAAAAATCTAGTTCGTTCAGTAAGGTATTATTCACTAATTTAGATAACAGCCTTACATTATTACTAGTAAGGAAGATAGATAAATAATAAGATTTATTAATTCTAGTATTAAATATTGTACGTAGTTCGTTTTCGCACTTTAACCATATTTCTTTTTTGATACTACTTTTTTCGATGCCCTCTAAGTTATTTATAAAACCCGGGTTTTTTGTTATACACGGATTTGTATAAGACTGAAGAGCAATATGTACTATAACATAATGTATAGAATTTAAATTATCAAAGATATCGTCGTTTAATACAGCGGTTATACCCATGCTGGTATTATAAAGTTTATTAGCGTCTAAACCGTTTTCTAATAATAGTTCGACCACTTGTGGAATCTTGTTTACACGACATAAAAGACAACTATTATTAGATGAATAATAGTTTATTTCGGCACCGTAATCAATTAATAGTTTTATAGTCTTTAGCCGGTTTTCTATGCTTTCTTTACTATTTATACACGCTCTATATAACGGAGTAAGTGAAAGAGAGTTTACGGAATTTACGTTAGCTCCTTTTTCTAATAACTTAGTTACTATATCTAACGAATTAGAATTATTAAAAGCCGCCTGTAACACGGAATTACCATAGAAGTCTGTGTGATTAACATCAGCACCGTGATCTATAAGAATAGATACTATAGAAGTATCTCCATATTTGGAAGCAATATATAACGGGGTTTTACCACAGCAATCTTCTATGTTTGTATCCGCGCCTAAACTTAACAGTAATGAAACTTTTTCGAATGACCTAGAGTCGGTTGCGTTGTATAAAGGTGTAATACCGCAGATGTTTCTAGAATTAATGTCGGCTCCTGAATCTATAATCATTTTAACATAACATATTTCATAGTCAGATTTACATATAATATGTAAGGGTGTATTACCGTTCCTGTTTTTAGTATTTATATTAGAACACTTATCTATTAGTCTTTTAATTATTCTCTTAAAAGAGATATTATAACAAACATAATGAAGGGGGTGATCATAATAAGATGTTGTAAAAATGTTTTCAAGAATATCTTTATTATCGGTAATTATTTTATTCTCCAAATCTAGTATACACTCAGATATTTCTACCTTTTTATAAATAAATGCGTTGATATAGGATGTTCTTTTTTTAGTTGTGTCATCACATTTGTCGATTAATAATTTAAATATTTCTTTGTTTCCGTATAAAATAACATAATCTAAAATCGTATATCCGTTGAGAGTTATTTCATTCGGGTTAGCTCCGTAATCTAATAACAATTTCACTATTTCTACATTACAAGATTTTATAGCATTATGTAAAGGCTTTTCTTTATACACATCCACGCAGTTTATATCAACATCCTTGTCTAGTAACATTTTAACTATGTGTACTTCATCTTCCATAATCTTTTTAACCTCTGGTAATAAAATACTTACATCTTTTATAGGATTTCCAGAAACTAATTCTCTTATTACGTATATGCATTCTGCTCTAGTTAGATTACGTAATTTATGTTTTAATTTATCTACTCCGGTTATACGATTGTATAATAATAAATCTAATAATATACCATTAACTCTAGGTTTTGAACATGCTGTATGTAAGGGATGGTATCCGTATCTATCTATCAAACTTAATGAGTTTTTATCTTTAGATAAAATATCTACTAACGCGACTTTTCCAATTTGGAGAGCTTGGTGAAAAGGATGTAAAACAATACTACCATATGTTGTATTTTCTTCATTAGGAATGTCATATTCTTTTATAGCGTTAATTATTTCTTCATCGGACTTGGTACACATAATGCGATACAATTCATAAGGTTTCATATTGACAATAGTATTATAAACTGTTATTTAAACATGCTACAATCTATGTACATATCAACGCTATTTATATAAAAATTAAACTTCAGTTTTAGAAAGATTATGCAAACTATCCTTGGAATATTCCTAAAAATAATGGAATTTTTGTTTGCACATCGGCTACTAAGAACATAAAGGGCACGTTTGCTTTTACTACAGGGGTTTTACTTACACCATCTGTAGCGTATAATTCAGTAACACTAGCTGCTTCAGTTCCATATTCGTCTACTTTTATAACAGATTTTTGTCTAATGTTGCCTATCCTCAAAGTTTTTGTATCAGATATACCTACTAATTCACCAGACTTGAATATATCATTACATCCCATATGGATTAACGCATCTTTTAAATCTACGTCATCTTCTAATTCGAATTTAGGTAGGTACAGAATTATTTCTTTAAAGGACATATCCTTTTTAGATATTATTTTATTAATGTTCTTACCGCTATTAAGATAAGAAACTACATGGTCTATACCTGTAACTGAATCAGGTATAACTATAAACATCACAAATCTATAATCCTCATATTCTAACATAACTATTTGACTTTTCAAATCTTCATCATGCTTGTAATAAAATGCAATATTTTGCATCATCATCGTATCTACCATAATATCTGTTCCATTATATTTTTTAAAAGGACGTTTAGAAGTTAATTCTGTATCAAAAGGATATTTCCACTTAGATTTAAAGTATATTACGTTTATGATTACTAGCCTGATATCATCTCCTAGTAAAATGTTAAAATCCTTTATAAGTCCTCTTGTGGATGATTCTACCCATTTATCTATAATTTCTAATACACTATCATCCGTAAAATTGACTACTTTTGTATTAAATATATCACAACTAGAGTTTATAAAATCTCTTTTGATAGGATATCCTTCTTCTATTAATATAATACTTTTATTTATGAGTTCGTCCTTGTTATCGTAGGATTCTACATAATACTCAGACTTATCAGGTATAGGAATGTAATTACCAAATATTCCTAGTAGATCTTTTATTTTATCCCTTGTATCTTTTTTACATCCTATCATAATGTTCATTAATACGGTATATATTCCCCTAGGAGAAATACATATATTTTTTCCGGGGATATAAACCTTGTTTAGTATTTTTACTAAATAACTCATTGCTGTTATCAATTTAATGATCTAATGAACATATACTTATATTTCTATTTCTAATAATACTTACACGATGTTATGTTATATTTGTTTAACATACTAATAAAAATATTATTTTACGTTGTTTTTAAATGTAGATTTCTTTATCGTTAATAACATAGATGTTAATGGTTTATCTATATTATTTTCGTGATCATACTCCTCAATAGTACTAGTGAAAGTTTCGATATCTTTATTTTCACACGCTTCTAATATCTTTTCTATAAACTTACATTCTTTAAAATCTTTGAATTCTGGAAAAACGTCCTTATATTTATTTAGAGAAAGTTTAGCGCGTGATGCATCCAAACACAGATAACATATAATAGCATAAAGTAATTGATGCCTAGATGTATATTTTAACATCATAGTATTCATTCGATTATATCCTACGTGTTCAAAAATTTCACCAGCCCTAGCAAAGTCCTCTTTTTGTATAGATAATCTAGCAACTAGCAGCATACAATCATCAGATAGCTTATTATATCCTTCACCAACATAATAGCTAGAAGCATTTTCGTAGTGGGTTATTGCTTTATCTGGTTCTAATAGGTCATTCTCATAAATTTCAGCTATATCCATATGACATCTTGCTGCGGTATAAAACTTTCCTAAACAAGAATATACTTCTATAGCTTTATATAGACAGTTTATAGCTTCATAACTATCTATTTTCTTAAATGCGTTAGCGGCATCTATAAAACTCGAAGCAGCGGTCATAGAATGTTTATTCCTTTGTAATAACATATTACCTGATTTAAAGAATGCTCTACCCGCAAATTCCCATAACTGTATGGATGTAAAAAGATTAGCAGCACGAGTGATCATTTCAGAAGCTTCTTCTATCTCTATAGGTGGTCCAAATAGATTCTTAAAAAATGAATTACCCTTAATTTTATTTTCTGCATCCTCTAAAAGCTTATTTGCCTTTTGTACTATCTCTTGGAAATTCATATATACTAACTACTAAATAACCTTATTTATATTTACATATTATCCACAATACTATACTAATATACAAAAATAATTTTACATGTTAGAAATAATAGATAAATCTTTGTCATCGAGTAAAGATACTATGGAGTACTGAACTTCTACAGGAAGATATTTCCAATCACTACATTGTAGAACATCATCAATTTTGTATACTGATGTTTCTATGGAATTTAGTCTCTCTATTGAATACTGGATATTGTATTTTATCTTCTCTCCATATATCTTAAATTCTGATGTATCTAGTCTGGTTATTATAGGATTATTTACCAGTTTAGATAATATTTTAAAATCTCCATTAATGAAAATTAGTAAGCTATGCCTTGAATTAAGTTTTATGTTGTCTATGGCTTGTAGTTCTTCCTCGCAGGATGTCATGAAATTTCTTAACAGGGTAGAAGAATCTATCTTTTTCATATTTAGTTCAAAACTCTTGTATTTATTTTCTTCTGGATTCTTGAAACATTTGAGAGCTATGTATGATATAATCACTTGATTAGATTTTTTGTATTTTTCTGTTCCGCGTAATATGTTGATACCATATTTATCCAATAGGTTTACTTCTGCACCGTGTTCTAACATTGTATCTGTGATTTTAGGATCTGTTGACTCATATATTGGATTCCTTTTAAACAGGTTAGTTGCATTAACATCAGCACCCAGTTCTAATATAGTTTTTACAAGCTCGTGATTTCTAATTTCACAGGCATAATGGAGAGGGGTATTATCATAACCATCTCTAGAAGTAACGTTGTATCCTAAACTGATAAGGTACTTTGCAATATTTACACTATTCTTTTCTATGGCTTTGCAGAGAATATCACTATCTTTATTATCGTCTAAAATGTATTTACACAATTCTATATTGTCTGATTCCAAAACATAATCCGAAAATGTGATTTCATTGATAGCTTTCAGGGAAGTGCAGGCTCCGTAATCTATCAGGAGTTTAACCATGTCTGCTTTTCCACTCATCGCAGCTCTATGAAGCGCTGTTGTTTTGTATATATCAGCTTCATCTATTCTAGCTCCTTCATCCAGTAACAGTTTGGCTATTTTCAATTCCTCGTTATTTACTTCCTCAGCTAGATTCTTAATATCCTGATCGGACAGATTTTTATTTCCTTTGAATACCTCCCTGATGATAGGTATTATCACTGATTTACTCAGGTTCATCCTTTCAGCCGAAAGAACATGTTCCCTTATGGTTTCCAAGTCATCTTCATCATTACTGGTAAACAAGTATATAGTCATATAATCCAAGTTAGGGATAGAGGCAACTAGATGCAGGGGAGACCTTGCCAATGAACTTTCTAGTTCATTAGGTGTAGAATATCTATAATCTAGTAAAGCCTTTACGACGTTAAACCTTCTAGCTTGTGCTGCCAAGTGTATAGTTGAATTATATCTAGAAACCATGTCGTATTTATAAGCATGATCTTCTTCATCTAGTTCGTCAATGTTTATATACTTGTATCTATAACGATCATAATGTTCCTCACCGTCGTAGTTCATTTCATAGTAAGTAACCTTTTTAATAACATCGTCATCAGATTCAATGAACATAGAACGATAGATCTTAGCAAGATCCATTGTGAAATTATACCTGCACGGTCGGTAGTAAGTTACTTATTTTTTCAATATTTTGAAGAGTTGTTAATATACATATCCTTTAGTATAAGAAAAATTTTTAGTATATGTTATAAGGTTTATTAAAAATTTTTTATTTATATATTTTCTAGTAAATCTCTTATACCATCTAATAGAATATCAAATTCCCCTACTACTTTATTAGTAGCATTTACACCCATTTTGTTATAGTAATTATTGATATTATCAATAGGAATATCATAACCCCTGCATATATAATAACATTCTTTCATTATATACCGTAAATCACTAAGGAGGTTACCAATATCATGAACTTTGGATTCTATATCTTGTGGAATATCGGGTATAGTATTGGATGCTACTAACATGTATCTAGTTAGTAATTTATCTAGAGTACGACAACCACAAGGGCCTTTTAGAGTACTTTCCAAATTTGTCAATAACATAGTAGATAAATCATGATCCCTTGATTGAAAATAATCTTTTACATCGTTAAATTTATTATGTAACTCTCTAATTAAACCCGGTATCCTATGACGTTTTTTATGATCACAAGAATTAGTATCCGAAGAAATCTTGTTAGAGAGAATGTTAATAGGAAATATAACTACTATCAATACCATAATAACCTTAAGACACCGCATGACGCGCATTTATACAGTACTAATTTGTAAAGCTATAGTTTTTTTTCTATTTTTACGATGTTAGCATATTAATGTCTATCAATATTCATAGCATCATTCAAGATTAATTTTTTTACATTATCATTGTCAAGTTTACTTAATATACTTAATTTACTATTGATTGGAAGTAGTTGCCATTCTGTATCCAACGATGTCAACTTATAACTATTAATATTTACTGCTGTACACAGTAGCTCTTTCCTATATCTACCAATTTCTATAACCCTATTCATCGTATAACCGTAAATGCTTAACTTGCTTTGTGATTCTATAAGATTATCTAGAAAGTTAACAAAACTATTAGGATTTATGTCTTTAATATCTTCCAAGATACACATCACAAAAAGACTTTTATCGCCTATACCTCTAGTATTCATATAAGTTATTTCAGATTTACATTTAAGGGCAATATCTAGTAGTCTACTGTTTTTTGTAATAACTGATATATTTCTATTAAAACCTTCTGTATTAGATGTTATAAACGCTTTAAATTTTGAGATAATTATATAAGGTATAAGATTAAATATATTTGTCATATTATATTCATCAAAGAAGTTCATTAGATATTCCATAATTGTATAACTTACCTGACCTATGTTAATAATCTGGTTACAATTAGCTCCCTTGTACATCAATAAATTAAGAATGGTAGGTCTATCATAAATAATTGTTATTATAAGAGGAGTAATACCGTATTTGTTAACGTAGTTTGGATTGGCGCCTCTATCTAACAATACATCACAAGTTTTAATATCTCCCGTATATATCGCTATTAATAGAGGTGTGAAACCATCTATAGTCTCTTTATTTACATCAGCGCCATACTTAATTAATCGCCTTATTATTTTTACATTTCCCGTTTTTGTAGCAATATGTAACGGAGCGTACGAATCTACGTTAGGTGTATTAGGATTTACACCTTTAGATAATAACTCAACTACCTTTTTTATATTCCCTTTAGCGGTTTCTTTATACAGATAGGTATATCCATCGTTATCGACACCACACATATCTGTATCCATGAATATATCTTAATTATAATTCCATGTGATATAGGAATGAAGTATATAACAATTATATACTATTTCTATTTTCTAATAAAGTTATAAAAAATATAAAGAGTTATTTACGTAATAAGCTTTTCATGTCAGTATTTTCTAGTATTGAGAATATGTGATATTTTATCTCATAGGATAATTTATTCCAACCACAGTCTCCTGAATCCAAATATTCATCAGTTATTGATATTGCTTTTTGCAGGTTCATTCTTCTCACTGATGCTATTTTAAGAATACGAATAATCTTATATTTATATATGTTTATATGATTTTGTGTTTCTACTATCCTATTATACGATCTTGCAAGTTCATTTTTATCATATTGTTGTTTTAGTATACAGATGTTATACAGATTTGATTTACCTATTCTTATACTTTCCATGTGGATAAGCTCTTTACTACATTCCACAGCTATTCTCAGAAGTGTTTCACACCCTTTGATTATTCGCGCGTTTCTATTAAATCCCTTTTCTTGTTCTGGTAACATACTTCTAGTTTTAGAAAGAACTATTTCTGGTACTAAAGCAATCGCGGTAGAAGATGTGCATTTCAAAGGACAGATTTTTGATATGGATTCCATTATCGTAAAATTGTTGTATATATAATTGATTTCAGCTCCGTGAAGTATGAGTAGTCTAACCATCTTATCGCTAACATCTGATTGAACTGCGCAAAAAAGCGGTACTAATTCGTGAGAGGATGAATAATTTGCAGAAGCTCCTTTCTTTAACAGGATCTTACACATTTCCAGATTTCTAGATTTAATAGCTAATACTAAAGGTGTATTACCGTTCTCATCTTCTATATTCAGGTTAGCTTTATATTTTATAAGTTCTTCTACTATCTTTGAGTTGTTGTTTTTTACAGCCAGATGTAAAGGAGCTAGAGATTCAGTGTTACGAATATCAGGATCTGCACCGTGTTGTAATAGTACCCTCGCTGCTTTAACGTTATTTAACGTCACAGCTAAACATAGGGGTGTAACTCCGTTAAAGTTTTCATCTAAGTAGGTATTCTCATCTAATACACTAATCATTTTAGTATGATCATTCAGAGTTATAGCATCGTGTAATTCTTTTTTCCAGGACGTGTTATTCTTATCTGAGTAGAATTTCAGCAACTCTATAGCTTCATTGTTTTTGAACATTATAGCCAAATCCATAGGAGAAGGAAGATCTTCATACTCTTGAATAGGATCGTATCCTGATTCCAAAAGCCTTTTCAAAGTAAGACAATCACCATCCATAACAGCTTCGCGGATATATAATCCTAACATGATTGTATAATTACGGTGTTTTCAACAACCGTTCGATAAAAAGAATTATTATTTTTCATTTTTTCCTAATTAGTATTAAAACATTCAACAATAAGGGAGATCTTCTGCATCAATATTTTCCAAGATGTTATACTTAATCCCTAGTGGAAGATCTGACCAATCTTTTAATCCATTATCATGTACATCCAGGTCTTTCTCGAATGCCTTTTCCATAGCTTCAAGTGCCCTATCCAGAGACTCGTGTCTCAACAATCCTCTTTCAATGGTGTATTCTATTAGTTGTCTATAAATGAAGAATCCTTCACAAGATATACAATTTAAACATTTTGCTATGGTATTGTCATCACAGTTGAGACACAAGTCTAATAGAGAATGTCTATCCGAACCTAGAACAGTTTTCCTCATTTTCTCTACTTCTTCTACACAGGAATCTTTCCAATTCTTCATTTCATTGTTTGATTCTATTAGCTTGAGATCGTTTTCTCTGGCTTCCTTATTAGACACTATGCAGTACCTGCATTCTGTGTTTATGATTATTGTAGCTATTATTTGTTTGGCTATTTCTAATCCTGTATCAGAATTTGTATCGCAAACTGAAAGAGGTGTATTCTTCCCTGATGAAATTGAAGTATCTGCCCAGAAGTCTAACAAAACTTTTACGATAGCAAGATCAGATGAGTTAGCTGCGAGGAATAAAGGGGTTCTTCCACAAAAGTCTTCAGCATCTATGATGGCACCGTATTCCAGTAGTGCAAGCACCATATCTGGAGAACTTTCCATTACTGCGTGATGAAGAGAACTGAATGAAAGATCATCCTCAACATTAGGTAATGCACCCCTGGAAAGCAATTCAACTACTAATTCATAATTACCAGATCTTATAGCGTGATGAATGGTGTAAATAGATCCCATACTCCTTGAATTAATCCTGGCTCCCGCGTCTATTAGAAGCTTACAGATTTCCAGATTTCCATTAGCAGCTGCATCATTTATCGGACAATCAAATCTATAGATTTCTTCTGCATCAGCGCCATAATCTAATAGTGCTTTAGTCATTTTTACATCATTGAGCCTAACAGCATACTCCAGGGGGGTACGACCTTCATGATTTTCATAATTGTCAGGATCAACATTAAATTCCATTAATAAATGAATGATATCATAATGACGTAATAGAACAGCTCTGTGTAATGCAGTAGGTGTATACTCAGTGTACAGATCTGGATTTGCACCTTCAAGTAACAGAATTCTAGATATTTCAGTATTGCCATTTTCTATAGCGCAGTGCAAAAGAGAACACCCATATTCATTAATCATATTCGGGTCCGAGTCATTGTCTTTTAAAGCTTTAATAACATCAGAAACACAGCCAGATTCGATAGCCTCAAATACCTCCATGTTGTGTAATATTAGTAGTATCCGTGTATGTACACCGGATGTACCAAGCGATATAAAAATGATTAAAATTTCAATTTTTATTTAACATTAGGATGTCTATTTCATAATCCCGTTATTAGTAGTTAGTGGTTAGTAAGTACCATATTACTACTAATAAGATAAAAAATAAAACTGCTGATGTACAGTTTATACCCATAATGAAATTATTTATAAAATCCTCAGCCATGGAAATAATGAAATGATACAACCAATTCATATACAATGTTTATTTATAGGATCTATTATGAATTAATATTTTTTTACTTTTTAACTAAACGCGATTTAATAAATCTACTATAGTATCAATATTATTTCAAATAATAAAAAAATATTATACGGTTAGTAATGTACTTTAATGTATACCAAAATAAAATCTAATAGAGTAATGTCTTTTTAATTTCATATATATCATTAGGATTTATACATTTAATTGGGTATTCAGTTCCATAACCTCTATAATTATCATCAGTAGCCTTAAACATTTCTTCTTTATTAACATACTTACATTTATTGGTATCGTTCATGTTAGATTTCAAATCGTCAGTATATACTAAAGGTGCCATTGCCAAACAGAACTCTTCTTGGGATAGTTCATCTACATAAAATTTACCATCGCTGTCTACCATACCAAGAAATTCATTTCTTGTAGTATATTGGATACATCCAGAAACATACTCTATATCAGAATTTAAACATCCTATGAATATATTCATTATAATACATGATGTCATAAACTTACATTTAGTGTCGTAATCGAACACCTTTAATATCGATTCCGGAGTAGTTTTAGTTCCATTTACCTGCATGAATACCATGCTATCAGTAACTGGAGTTACTGTATTAAAGCATGATTTGATTTCACTACTTATTTCACGTAGTATAACCATTATTGTAAAGTGTAGTAGTTATATATTATTCTGTAATAAGGAATTAATTTGCTAGTTGGGTTATAAAACGTTCTAGATAAATCTATTAATAATTCATTTTTATATATGTTACTCGGAAGAAATTACTATTTACTAGTTAATTATAGAATAGATAAGTCTTAATAATTTACTTTTAGTATTACTCGGAAGAAATTACTATAGTTGACTGTATAAACATTATAAGAAAGAATAAATTCAAAAATATTTATAAAATAAATATTCTACCATCTTCCGTAAACATCTTTATATTCTGTTACTAGGTATTCTTTTCCTGATTCTTTTCCTACATATCTTACAGGAAATTCTCTGGCGTGTGTATCATTAAGCCAATATCTACAATATGGAATTTTGACATGGCCGATGACACTTTCGTTTACCTTTATACTTGTGTATCTGTAATCCACCACATTTTGTGTGAAGCCCTGTGGTCTTTCGTATGACATTACACCTCCTGTTACTATACCGGTTACTCTCCATCTAGGATTGCCGTAATTACTTCCTACGAAGCAAGTTATCTTGGTTTCGTTTTCATGTTTTTCTAGTAGATAGGTTATACCTTCTTTTTTAATTTCGATACATCTTTGATACGTTTCCTCTTTCCCAGAAGCAGTAAGTAGTACACAGGTAAAGCACAAACTTTGAGGACCTGTTTTTTTAACTGTAAAAGTAGAAGTATCTCCACTAACAGTTACTTCATATATATCTCTATAAGGACTAGGAACATAATTGAAAGCGTTAAGTCCGTTACCTCCTACCTGCTCTTGGGCTACCATAATCCCATCGCTGCCTCTCCAAGTAGCTCTTGATATTCCTTCTCCGTATTCGGTTCTGCATTGTAATTTTACAGGGCTACCCGGTACACCTTCTTCTCCATAGATATTTTTCAAGCTAAATGCTATTATAGTAATTGCTAGAAATAAATAATTAGCCTTCATCTTGATTGCTTTATATTAAACACTGGATAATGTACGAGGATCACATATAGTAGTTAATATACTTATTCACTTTTTAATTAAAAATGTATTAATCTTAAAAAAATATCAAAAATTAAACCAACCACCTCTTATAACGAGATTTCTGTCCAGGTTCCATCAAAGATGATCCAGAGATCAGAACCACAGAAAGGTCCTGTAATTTTTCATCGTAAGAAGTCATAGATGCTACATAATCTCTACTTAGACCCAAGTAACTTACCGTAAATATTACTGTAGTAGTACAATCAGTGTAATTTGTATTTGCTACTATTTTTTTACATTCATTATCTTTCGAATATTCTACCAATACTTGAATATCTTCGCTCAACTTCACACCACCTGCTCTAACATCTACTTTTACTTCGTGGTCTTCTATAGTTCTAGTCCTATTTATTATAAAATCAATCAAATCTTTATCTACATTATCTATAACATACGCATCTACGTGAGGCATTACTCTGAGTTCTATACCGTGTCTGTAACTCTCTGTTCCGTTGTAATAGAAGATACATCTATAGCGACCTTCGTCATTTCTGGATGACCTTTTAGGAAGTTCAACATTATATTCTTTAACTGGATCGTTACAATAGCATATACTGTCTTCTCCGGCATCATGTATGTCAATAGTTGCCTTAAACGCGTTATTTTTCATGTTTCCTTTTACTACAATCAGTTTAGTAGCGTGTCTGTCAGGTGGTAGAAGACAAGTCAAATTAACCATTACATCGTTATGTACTACCATAGTATAAGATCGACATTGTAGGAAGGTAGCCAATAAGAATAAAGAAACTACGTACACTTTTCCAGCCATTATTTTTTTTACCAACTACTAATAATGCTACACTAGTGTTAGTGTTATATTTATGTTTTTTCCTAATAATATCTGGAAATCGTTTTAAGATCTTCCATAGATAAATTTGACAATATTACTCTATGTATCTCAGGAGATAGTAGACACCATCTGCTGCTATGATCTTTACTAGCGTATTCATTGATGATCGATAACGTCAAGTCTATAGCTGTCTTCCTTTTTTCCATGTATTTTATATGCTTCTTAATAAAACAACGAAATATCCTTATATTTTTAAGATCTATCCTTCGTATACGTTTTATAGAATTAGTTAGACCATCCAGTTTATCTAATATCAGAACATCGTACAAGGATATTTTCTTATCACCCGTATAAAATACATTGTCTTTCATAATGGACAGTTCGTGTTCTATTTCATCCTTTAATGCTTTGGTTTCTTTATAGTTGTTTACAAATCTCATATTACGTATAAAACCTTGTTTCTTCTTTATAGAAGAGTCGTTTATCACAGAAAAGTATAAATATATTACAGCAATGAACACAGCAGGATTATTACGGGCTTTATGAATAGTGATGGGAGTATGAAATCTATTCATAAAACACATATCCGCTCCGTGTTCTAACAGTACGCGAGTACATTCTTCACACTTATTACGTATAGCGTAAGTTAGTGCTGTATTTTTATCATAATCTGTTTGATTAACGTCAGCTCCATTAGCTAATAAGTATTTCATATTACTTACTTTACTTTCTCTAGAACAAATCATTAAAGGTGTTATCCCGTAATTATCTGTTTCGTTAACGTTAGCTCCGTTTTTTAGTAATATCTTTATATTACTAATCCTAGAGTACATACAGGCTAAATGTATAGGTGTTTTACCGTATCTATTTCTTACATTAACATCAGCACCTTTATTAACAAGTAGTCTAGTAAGCCTAGAAGTATTTATAGAAACAGCCGCGTGTATAGGGTACATATTACAAGCATCGCATGATACGTTTATATCCTTTATCTTCTTTAGCAGTTTTCTTGTAATAGGTAAATTCCTTAATTCGTATATACACATGCAGAGTATAGAAATAGGTAGATAATGAATAGGTAAACTAAGTATGTATGAGATAATACTATAATACCTCTTACATATCGCTTCCATCAGTATATCGTTACAACATCTTATTTGAGCTCCGTGTTTAACTAGAATATTGAATAATCTTACACCGTGTTTACTAGACATTATAGCGTATTTTAACATTGTATATACATCTCCTATATCTGGATCTGCGCCGTGGTTTAATAATAAATTTACCAGAGTAACATTTTCTTGTTCTACAGCATGATATAATGCAGTATGCGTGTTTTCGCATATAACCGTGTTAACATCAACTCCTGCATCAATGAATAACTTTACTATTTTAGGACTATTAGTTTTAACGGCTTCTAAGAAATAATCTTCTAACATTGTATCTGTATCTACTAATAAATTATTAGTTATAAAATATTCTACTAGTTCTGTATTTCTAGCTCTAATTGCGCACTTAATAGTAATGTTTCGCATATAATATAAACTTGGATGTTTAGTTTCTTCCCATAGAATTTGACATAGGGGTATAGTACTAAAATATGAATATCCTGTAGCATAACCGTTTTTAACACAATATGAACTACCCTTGTAAGAATCTAATACGTAAGATCTACACGCCATTTTCAAATCAGCGCCATGTTTTATCAAAAGTTTTAGTATTTCTGTATATTTTTCTATATTATTTGCAGATGTTAGTAGACGCCTTATTCTTTTTTCGGGTTTAACCGTTTTATTATCATTATATAACATCATCCTACCCCCTGCTAACACTATAGCTATGTTAATGGGATGAGATTTTATAGTTTCACCACCGTTAATAACCGCACCGTTACCTAATAACATTTTTATTATATCTATATTCGAATGTTCTATAGCAATATGTAAAGCAAGTAGTCTATTGCTATCGTACATATTTATTATGTCTTTATCTTCTTCTATCAATACACGAAGCCTGTCTACATTATTTTCTTTTAAGATATTATGTAATGATAGCAAACGATCTGTAGCGTTGTGTCTGTAAACTAGCTTCATTTTTTCTGGAGTTATACAAAGATACAGTGATTTTTAATATATGAATTCATTTATTTTATAACTAAACTATAAATAACGTATTATTATATATTTCAAAAATAAAATTCTTTAGAAACACAATTCTTATTATTTTATTTTATCTATATTTAAAGGATCTGGAATAAAAGACGTCATATCTGTGTACTAATTATACTTCTAATCACAATATCTGTAATTTTTTGCATTAGACCAGTAAGGCATTTTCCGTTTATATACGATCGATATTTACAAATTGATGTTTTACAGTTAGTTAAATAATCAAATACTGTATCTTTATTATTTTCATAAGCGTTATACATGTGTAAACTTATAGTATTTACGTACTTTAGAAAAACTTTGCAGCATGTATTTCTCCTTTTTCTTCTTTTATAGGCTTTTTTTCCTTTCATGGATGTCTCTTTTATAGAGTCTTCCATTTTATTCATAGAAAAACATTTGTAGCCATGGGTGATGGTAAGTATATAACTAGTTACTATATGGATAAGCAGATTTCAGAATACATGGATATATTTAATATCTTATCTGTAGAAGGAAGAAGATCTATGGTATGTGTTATGATGTTTCTGTCCATAACCGGTAATGATCCTATACCTATAATATTTTTACGATCTTTAAAATCTAAATATACGAATCTAGATGTTGTTATTAAAACTGTTTTGGATAGATACGATTCTTATAAAGATGTTATAAACATTACTAAATCTGACTTCATAGACGAGTTAGAAACCGACTATAAAAAGGGTAATACGTGCGAAGAACTACATAATGCAATAAAAACAATAAATTACTTCGATAATACTACGGATGACTTTGACAAAATAAGTGACATGTATAAAATAAGATTTATATCTGTTATTACTAGTAACTTTATGAGAACAGGTAAATATGAATCTTATCTACTTATGAAATATGCAGAAAAATATTTTTTAGCTAAAGGTATTTATAACGAAGTATCCAAAGTTATACAAAAAGCTATACTGTACCGAAAGAATGAACCTTCTTCTATATGTTAATCGTTATCTATTGTAATATCGCTATCGCTATCATCAGACTGAGGGTCATATTCTTGTTTACTTAAAACTATTTTAAATAGTTGGTCGTATTCATAACTAGAAAGAAAATCACGCTTTTTAGAATCTTCCAGGTCTTGCCAATCGTCAGAAGGACTTTCAAGAGTATCACCATGCTCTATAATATAATCAGTGATATGGTCTTTATCTGGTAGATTGAAATAATACTTACTTACCATACAGTATATATAGCACGGATCACTTTCTTCATTATTTTTATCAATACACTCTATTTCGTAACATTTAGCATGTTCTTTACTAGATATTTTCATTAATTTCTCAAATAGTTCTTTATCATTAGGTAAGTAGTTATCTTCTTCGTTACTATCTATACTAGACCAAGCTATATCGTTAATCGTATTTTTCTCTAGATACGCTACTGTATATTCTCTATTAAATTTGGAAATGCTAATATCCTGAAAAGAAGAAAATACAATAGGATGTTCTACACTATGTATCTTGTTGTTTTCATGAGTTAATATACATTTTCCTTTTCTATTTATCAAGATACCAGCACGTACAAGTTTTTTATTACAGGATGGTGATATATATATAACGTCACAATAACATAATGTATTATTATTTTCACGATCGTATAAATTAATAGAAACATCCAAGTATTCTATTGTATCCAATATACCTTTTTCGGTTTTTAATTTTATCGTAACGTCAAATAACGCTACATAAGTTACACCGGATTCAACCATAGTTGTTTCATGATATACGGATTTATCAAATAGTACATCAGATGAAATATCTACAGATGAATTTATTTCTTTCAGATAGAATTTTGTATTTCCTCCTTCTGTAGCTTTCTGAAGCAATAATAATATGTACATACATACTGTATTTTTTGATTTTTTTTTACCAGGGTTATTATTTGTTTTTTTTAAGTAGTCTCCTACACCGTAAACAATAAAGGTTACCTTGTTTTCTATACGTACTTCACGAACTATATATTTTAACTGTGATACTATAAGATTCTCAAGTTTAGTAGTTAAGTCTTTACAGAGGGATTCATAAACAATTTGCTTAGATTTACAGTTTTCTAAGTCAAGTACTTCATATCCTGTATGTTCATCTAAAATTCTTGATTCTCTAAAGTCGTAATCCATGTAGTTGGTTTCTATTTCTTCTATTAACGATTTCTTAAAATCAGAAAAGTAATCATCTGAAAATATATGGATTTTTGGAATACCATCTTTTATATACGTGAAAGACATATTTGCAGAAAAATATCTATTATTTATGTTTTATGTACTATCTCTAAATGTAATAAATGAAATTAAAGTTATCAACTAGTATAGTATATAAAAATGGATACCGATTACAATTCTAGTATATATGATCACGCACCCGTTTATATACGACCTTCTGTAACAGGAAATACTCTGATTCTCTTGATTTATTTTATATCGTTTATAATAGGATTTCCTGGTAATTGTATAGTTATATGGTTTACAGGATACATATGGGAAAAATCTGTTACAACTACATGGTTTCTAAATCTGGCACTAGCTGATATATTATTTGTAATATTTATTCCTTTCGAGATTACTTATATATTAATGGGACATCACTGGTTATTTGGTTTATTCATGTGCAGAATAGGATCTCTTATGTTTAACACCGGTGCGTACGCTAATATATTTTTCCTTATGTTTATAAGCATAGACCGATATTGTCTTTCGTTTCGTAGAGATATATGCAACAAATACCGTTACAGGATTAATGTAGTAATTATGATAATTATTATTTGGATAATATCTGTACTGTTATCCACTCCTTATGTGTATTTCAAAAGTATCAAAGAAAAAGGTAATAATAATAGGGACTGTTTAGAAGATTACCACCATGATAATAATATGGCATATTTACTACGTCGTGTAGTATTCTGTATATCTTTAGTAATGAGATATTTGGTACCTTCCATAGTCATGTTATACTGTTACTGTTCATTAATCTTCAAACATAGTTTAGTTCTATCTAGGGGACAGGCTTATACCATAGCGATCATGATAACTTCATTTATGGTTTTGTGGACCCCTTACAATATATTATATTTTATAGATATTGTTGGTAATTATTACTACGACGCTAATATTATAATAATGGATGCTATTCCTATATCTATTGCTTTGACATTTTTAAGTAGTTCGATTAACCCCGTGATTTATACGCTGGTTGGTAGGTATGTATCTTTTGAAAACTATTCTATATACGAATCACTTAAATTAATATTATCCGAAGAAGGAGAAAACCAAACAAACGATCAAAATGAGATTAAAATGGAAAATATTGATATTGATTAACAAAAACAATATATCTATAAATTTTCTAGTTCATCATTTGATAAAAAACAGCATATAATTGATCTTATTTCTAAAGGCAGCATATACAGATATGGTTCTGTAGTTAATATAGCTTTTTCTAGTAGAGTATATCTAAGTAGTGACATGTCTATGTTTTTATCCGCTAGTTCTTTGTATACTTTAGCTGTTTGTTTTAGTAACTTTAATTTTGGATGGTTTACAAATCTGGATATTACATTATAGTCTTTTTCTATTATAAAATCGAATAAACTATATTCTCCAACCAGTTTTTGGTTAATTAATTCTTTTAGTTCATTTTCACATCGTAACATTATGTTTTTATAAGATTCTATTCCGTTAATAAAAGATAAGTTTCTTGCCACGAATGGATCTTTTACTAATTCTTTATTCTTCTTAATCATGATAACTAGGTGAGATATTAATGCTCTTACAGTTTTTTTACATGGACATGATTCTTCTATAGGAGTTCTTCCATTTATATTAACGCTGTTGATATCCGATCCTAAATTTAGAGCGAGTTTTATTTCCTTAAATTTACAACACGCTGCTAAAGTATGCAATATGGTATTCCCGTCAGAGTTTTTGGCGTTTACATCCGCTCCTTTTTGCAACAATAAAGTAAATACGTTACTAGTTTGATAAATGATAGACGTTTGTAATGGTATATTACCGTAAAAATCACGCTTGTTTATATTCGCTCCTAGATCTAGGATGAGTGATACAATTTCTGGATTGTCTGTTTTTATAGATTCATACAGTAACTCCGATAAGTAATCTTCTGATAATTCAATATCTTTTATACCATGTATTAATTTTTTTAACTCGTCTATACTATAATAATACATGGCCAAAGGTAATGTTCTTTTATCCATAGTAACCATAAACTCTACCGTATAAAATTTTATAATTTCATCTACTATAGTTTTATTCTTTCTCTTAATAGCATAATACAAAGGAGATACACCATATTCATCTAATACTTTAGGATCGCATCCTATATCTAGTAAATATTTTACAGCTTCCAATCTTTCTGCTTTTACAGCGTAGTGCAACGCGGTAGTTCCTCCGGTATCTAATATATCTATATCTAATGATAATATCTTTAATACTTCTATGTTGTAATGAGTTACTATACATCTACGTAATATTTTTATTTTTTCTATATTACTATTTGTAGTTACTTTTTTTCCGACTAATAATTGTATTAATGATAAGTCACCTTTTTTAACAGCATAATACAAAGCGGTATGCCCGTATCGATCCGGTATGTCTAATCTAATATTATTTTTTATTAATAGTGAACATGATTCTAATGTTAATTTGTTATATACCGTATAATGTCCTGGATATGGACCGCTAGGTTCTAAAGACAGTAAGTACTGAATCATTTCAAAATAACCCGTCTTTATAGCCGTTAACAGGGGCGTTTCTCCTTTATAACAAACATCTACACAGGCACCGTGAGAAATTAGTGTTTTTGTCATTATAAGATCTTTGTTTCTAACAGATACTATTAGAGGAGGTACTTTACAAGCAGACATTTTTGAGCCGTTACTAAGAAGAAACTCTGCTACTTTATGGGATTTTATACTTACTGCTCTACATAATATAGTACGATTTTTACTACTTAGTTTATTAACATCTATGTGTTTGTGAGAAAGTAATTTTCTAATTATATCAACATCATCATTATCTATAGCACGTTTGAACACACTCCTCCTTCTTCTTCTACAGGCCATTATGTATGGTATAATTAGCCTATGCACATAAATCTATGTTATATATTTTCAATGATTATTAAATATCTTATTTATTCAACTAATAGAACAAGATGTAGATCTCCATCCGTCTAAATCGTATTCTTCTTCTAACAATTCCGATGATATTCTATCAGGAACTATATCCTTACTCTTTTTATTCTTTATAAGTTTTTCACATCTTTTAGCCATGTTCATGAGATTTTCATGGGATTCTATACATTCAAGATTTTTCACGAGACCCGTTGGATAATACATCTTGTCGTTAAACACCTTTTTAATTAACATAATTTGTAATATTATTATCGAGTTTAGCTTTTCATCGTCGTATGACACTAGATTAGTAAAAGGTGTATTTCCATGGTTATCAATTATATTTATATCAGCACCGTACATAAAAAGTAATTTAACTTTACTGTAGTTATGCATCGCTTGGAATAAAGGAGTTGTTCCGTTAGAACATTTAATATTCGGATCTGCTCTATTATCCAATAATAGTTCTAATAGCGCGTAACTGTCTTTATCTATAGCCGCTACGTGCAATGGCGTAACACCCGCTTTATCACCTATATTAGGATCAGCTCCAGACTCTATTAGTTCTTTAACTATATTAAAGTTTCCGGAACCTACAGCCGTATGGAGCACTTTAGTACCTATAGAAGAAGACGATGAAGAATTTGGATCAGCTCCGCTATCTAATAGTATACTTACTAATTCTATATTACAAGTATTAACAGCACATGCTAGAGGTGTAGCTCCATAATCGTTTTCTACATTTATATCAGCACCGTTTTTAATCAAATTCCTTACCATATTTAACCCGTTCCTATAATCACAAGCGTAGTGTAAAGCCGTATTACCGAGATCGTCTTTGATATTAGGATCTACCCCTTTAGACAATAGTATATCCATAATTTGAATTTCCTCTATTTGTCTACTCGGATCCATGCGTGATATAGTTAAGCATTTACTGATGTCACTGTCTTTGCAATAATCCATTACCATTCTCATAAGTTCAACTCGTTGAAATGCGTAACTAGTTTTTGATTTATTCAATCTATTAATAACTTCTGGTAACTCTGTATATGTTTTTAAACACCAATTATCAGGTTCGATAAATGATGAATTAGGAGGCATAGTTAAAGTATGCAGTGAGGTAATATCATGTGTATCTAGTGCTACGGGATCTACATCGTTATTCAGTAATAGTTTTAGGGCTTCTATGTTTCTCAGTTCAACGGCCTTATGAAGAAGAATCTTTAATCTATAAGTTGTAGGTTTTAAATCTATACAGTTCTCTATTAGTTTATACAGTATACAGTCTATACCAATAGTATTTCTAGTTATTTCAATATAGTCCATTATATAGATGATTAATAATTTATGTTTAATATCGTAATTGAATAAGATAAAAAAATTCGTTATATTTATTTATTGATTGATTCAATTATAGATTTTAAGTCTTCATTATCTAACATTTCCATTATCATGTATTTTACGTTAATAGGTACTGAACCTATCATGTTTATATTGTTACTGCATTCTACAGCATCGTGAATCAGTTTATATCGTATACTTGAAGATGATTTATTTTTTTGGATGTATTTCTTATATATACTAATACAAGAAGATAGTTTCTTGACTTTAGGATGATTCAAGAATCTAATTAGAATATTATTATCCGGGTGAAGGAATATCGATAACGAATATCTATGATTCAACTTTATGTTCCTTATACTGTTTAATTCATCTTCACAAGTTTGTCTAATAAATTTAAATCGATCATTTTTGTGTATACATTCTATATTTGCTTTGAACCCATCCAACAAAAACATATTACTATCTTTTTCTAAATCTAGTACTATTTTAGAAATTATGATTGTAGCTATTTTATCGGATATGTGATTAATACAGGATAACGGCGTGTGACCTAATTTGTTAATAGAGTTTACATCAACGTTGTAAGACATAAGTAATTCCACACTATCTAATCTATTCGATAAGATAGCGCCATGGAGAGGTGTATTTTCATTGCTTTCATTTTTCATATTAGGGTCAGATCCGTATCGTAATAGTAACTTAGCAAATTTTATTTTCATAAACATAACAGCTGTGTATAAAGGAGTGTAACCTTCTCTGTTATATATATTTACTTCCGCATCATGATTCAGAATTTCAGAAAGTATATTTATATCTTTGGTTTCTAAAGCTTTATGTATCAAAGGATTCCTACAAGTTTTTAGGCGAGTGTTTGCTCCGTGCTTTAGGAGTAAGTTTATTAAAACCTTGTTCCTGTTACCTACCGCTATATTAAGAACTGTATCTATAGTATCGTTATGTATGTTTACGTTAGCACCTTTTTCTATAAGTAATGTAGTAGCTATTATATCATTCTTCGATACGGCATAATGTAAGGGAGTACCTAAATACGAATCTGTTATATTAGGATTTGCACCATAATCTAATAATAATTTAAGTATATCATGTTTTCCAGAATTAACACAATAATGTAACGAAGTCCTTTCTAAATCATCTTGTTCGTTTACGGGTACACCATACTTTATTAATAAAAGTAAAATAGAAATATCACAGTTATGTTTTATAGCAGTAATTAAATAATGATTGTTGCATCCTTCCGGTGTTGTTAATGAAGCGTTATTTTCCAAAAGAAGCTTAATAAGTATATAATTTGTGTATTTTATGGCATAATATATAGGAGTTTTAAAATGACTATTTTGGATATTTAGACTTACTTTATACGTTATCAGTATTTTAAAAATATCTATAGGTATTTTATGATATATAGAATCACAATAGTTTATGAATAAAGTATTAGGATCAGCGCCTTTTTCCAAAAGATATTTAATAATAGTTGTATTACGCTTACACAAAGCTAGGTATAATGGGCTATTACCTAAATATACCTGCTCTATATCAGCACCGTGGTCTATTAATACTTTTACTATTTCTATATTATCTAAGTTAATAGCCTTATGAAGAGGTGGAGATTTACATTTATCTATATCCGCTCCATTATCTAGTAAAAATTTAACAATATCTATATCAGAATTACTTACAGCTAAATATAATGGTGTTGATAACGCATTTTTATTAGAAAACATATACTTCTTAAGGATAATATGTTTTACCGCATTCAAATCTCTAGTTCTAATAGTCCTATGTAAATCTTTTCTAAGTTTTTCATTGCCCATGTTATATAATCATTATTTATTGACTATCTATCATAAACAGTATTTATTCTAACATAATATATAACCGTATGAACATTAATAAATATAAGTTTTCTTCTTTTTTTATTATATTGCCTATATTGATAAAAAAATCATTCACACCAACCAATTACTTTAATTTTTGAACTCCTGAATGTTTCTGCTAATTTGATGAAACGGTTTTTGTTGTCTTCATCATCCGCTCTCACATAGCCTATGGTAACATGAGGATACCATACCGGATCTGATAACACAGGACCGAAAATATCTTTGGGTGTCGGTACGATGTTAAAGAGCACATTCCTCAAGGCTTTCACATCGTCCGATGCTTCCAGCTTCATAACCACTGCTCTACCGTTTGCTCCCAATTCTTTAGACGCACGACTCTGTGGAAAGCAGATCACTTCCTTACAAGCAAAGGAAAGTGATGTCAGGTCTATATTTCTTGTTAATTCTTTAAACCTTTGGAAATTTGCTTCCTGATCCTTGTTTGTTATTCCCAATGTTACGTGGGGAGGTATGTCACACCCCGTCATGTATTTGACTGCTATGCTTTCCATGTCTAATATTCCACTTTCTAATCTAACGTCGTAGAATGAAATAGATGCCCAATCACAGTAATTCCAAGGAACTTCCACCTTTAAACCCATTAATATAGTATCCTTTTTGTTTTGCCTTTCTTTCACAACAATGTTTTCCAACTCCTTCTGTATAGCAGTAGCCATTTTTGGTTAAGAGTGTCAATAGCGCTCCAATAATAAAAAGATTAATATTTCATTTTATTTTGAATACGCTTTTATAATAGCATTAATATCATTATTGTTAAGTAGTTCAAGTATGCATTTTATTAATTCTATAGGCATATACGAAAAGTACCCTTTATAACGTAATAATAACATAGCTTTCCTCAGTTTTGAGTTTCTAATATAACACTTTCTTTTTATTTTGCATACGATAGAATGATATATACTAAGCTTTTTTTCTATAGTTTTTACTTTGGGATTATATAAGAATCTAATTAGAAAATCAACATTAGGATTTTTCATCAACAAAATATCTAATGACTGTGACTTAGATATTGGTATTCTTTTTAGAATGTTTATTTCTTTAATGCATCTATACATTATATCCGTTAAAAAACTATCCTGTTCTATAGTATCCATGTTAATTATAAATCCTCTCGTATTAACACAAGAATCATTATATATTTTTGCTAATACTAACCTAGAGATGATAAAGGTAGCTATTTCTTTTGATGCATGGTTTATACAAAGGGGAGTTTTATCATAATGATCTATATTATTGATATCACTTCCGTTATCTAGTAATATCTTAACCATTCTAATTTTGTTCCATAAAGATGCAATATGTAGGGGAGTTCTTCCATCGGAAGCAGATTGGTTCACATCCGCACCGTACCGTATTAACAAATTTACCATATTGCTATTGTAATAATTTACGGCTACAATCAGAGGAGTGACTTCTAAGTTTATTTCATTAATTCTAGCACCATGATATAATAAACTATCTACTAACGATAAATTATTCGATGTTACTGCCATGTTCAATAATGAACTACCTCTTTCATTCCCGCTGTTAGGATTAGCACCATACTGTAATAATATTTTTGTTATAACGTCATTATATTTAGATACTGTATAGTATATAGGTTCTTTGCCATAATTATCTTCTACATGTATGCAAGCTCCGTTACTGAGAAGTATATTAACCGCTTTGGTATTACACTCTATCACGAACAAGTGTAAAGGAGTTCTGCCTATCCAGTTACGCGTGTTAATATCAATTCCGTTATTAATCATTAACTCTAATATAGATGTATCATTGTTATACAGAGCCGCTACATTAAGGTATGAATGGTATATATTATCTTTTAGAGTTAAATCTATTCCATATTCTACCAGTAGTTTTACTAGTTCATAATTTGATTTTTTTATAGCATAAAATATAAGCTTACGTTGATAACTATCTTCAATATTAAAATCTGCTTTGAATTCTATTAAGAGTTTACATATTTCAACATCTACATGGTTAAATATATCTGTAGCAAAATTAGTTAGTAAGCTATTAGGATCTGCTTTTTTTTCTAATAAATACCTTAGTATTTCATACCTCTTTTGCGTAACCGCTAGATATAAGGGTGTAATGTTTTTGTATATTTCTTCTACGTCAGCACCATAATCTATTAACATCTTAGCTATCTTAATATTATTTTTAATTATCGCTGTGTGTAATAGAGGATATCTGAGTTTGTACATAATATTACTTATCGTATACAGAGATTAAATATCATTTATCAAAATTATTCTTTGTTAGACATCTTTTCTATAATAATATATAACTTCGTAAGGAGGCATTGATGTTATTCTTCAATCTGTTAACAACAAGATCCAACCGTTCTTTTCTGTTTAAGCCAATCTTTATATCACCACTGTATACCCGAAATTCGTTTTTATTAACTCCTATAAGAAATATTCTATACATCTAGCGTATTATGATCATCTTGTTTTCCAGCTTTGATAAAATTAAAACTGTCATTTTATATCCGGTTCTACGAATTTTCATATTTCTAATTTCTTCGTCGTATAAATTTTTATAATCGTTAAACTGATATATACTATTAGTAAAGTCTTCGTTTATTTTAAATACTGGTGATAGCTTAATGTTATTATGAATATGTGATATCATAACAGCCGATGATATAAGGTCCTCGGCAGTTATGGATAGAGAATTTCCATGGCAGTGAAACAATACCACGTTAATGGTATATGAGTTATTAAGTTAACGAGTACTTATGATTCCGATACTATAGATGAACTAAGAATTGCATTATTAGATGAAGATACTACGTCTACAGAAGATTGCAGCGATATAGAAATTAGTGATATATCTATATAGATTTAATTTTGTAAACATAAAAAGTATATGGTTTTTTAAAAACTACTATGGAAGAAAATATTATAGTAAAAACTTTTGATGAATTATATAAAAATAGATTCGTGGATGAGATCTATTATATGATAAACTTATTACGTTTCATAAAAATAAGGTTAAAGGAAGCAACTTGTGTTATTCTATAATAGAATACATTAATCCTATTACGATTCTTGTTATTCCATAGCTAAAGTTGTATATATAACTAACGGAGTTATGTACGTTACTTTAAACTATATGGGGAAAACCTGTAGGAAATCATGAACTCGTTTCGCTTGATAAATCTCATCTATAGGAGTAAACGCCAAAGATCTATCTACTAAACATTACGAATATAAGTACAAGGTGTCTACTAACCACGATAAAAAAAGAGATGCTTAATTAATATAATTAAAGATGATAGTTTGTTAGAAAAATTGGACTATTTTCTTGAAAGTTATGGTGATTGGAAGCTTACTACTATAAGACCTAGACAGTTTCCTAATAAGTTTTATAAGCACAGGATATCTAAATACTATTATTTTTCATTATAAACTTTGTTGTATTTTTCTAATAGATCTCGCATAGAGTCATTATCTAAGTTAGACAATATCATATACTTAGTTTCAATTGGTAAACTATACCAAGATACAAACAATTGATTAGGTTGTATTAAAGAATCAATGCACGTGCATATACTGCAAACTAAAAAGTTTCTTTCTATAGCTTCTTTAATATCTTTTTTGATGAAAGGATAATAACTTGGAAAATATTTCTTGAAATTTAATATAGCATCACGATTATAAAATTTATATATTAATTCACGATTAGTACTAGCGGTACTATAGTTTAGTAAATCTAATAGATTATATTTTTCTGATAATTTAATTTTATGTATATAATGAATATCTATTTCTGCTATAAGTCTATAGCTGTTAAGTATAGTTATCCTATTAATAGTACCTATATTAATTTCAAATCCTGTGGATGTTTTTATTTTAGGATTTTTATAAGCAGTTAGCACGATATGGGAAACCAGTAATCTAGATATTTTAGAGATATACCCTCTTCTATGTATTAAAACCGTAAATGGAGTTTCACCGAATGAATCTATAACGTTAAGATCTCCTCCGAGCTTCAGTAATTCTACTACATAGTATTTATCTACAACTAATAGTGCTTTATGTAGTATAGTTCTATTAAAATCATCTGTAATATTGATATCACCACCATTAAGTAATAGTAATTTTATAATATCTTTGTTTTTATTAAAAATAGCATAGTGTAGTGCTGTTTTTCCGTGATTATTAATGGCGTTTACATCAGAATGGTATAATATAAGGTAATTGATTATACTCATAACAGATTCATTGTTACTTCTTACAGCGAGGTGTAAAGCTGTATGACCGTATATAGAAGTTCTTATATCTATGTCAGCGTTATACTCCAGAAGTAGTTTTAAAATATCTAATTTTCCATATTTTGCAGCTAGATGTATGGGTGTATATCCCGTTAGCTTTGTTTTTATATTAACATTTGCTCCTCTAGATAATAGCAATTTTGTTACGTCATAATATCCGATTTTCACAGCTATGTGTAATGCATTCATTCCATTTTTAATATCTATGGTATTAGGGTTACTACCATAATCCAATAATAATTTCGTTATACCAATATCGTCTATACTTTGATGGAGAACTACATATTCACTAGGTAGATAACTAAAGTCGTTAATATCAGCACCGTATTCTAATAAAACTTGTATTAATTTTTTATTCTTGGCTTTTACAGCATAGTATAAAGGTCTTAATCTAAATCTCGAAGGTATATCGTTAGGATTTTCACCTTGTTTCAGTAACCATCTAGTGTATATTACATCTTGTGATATAATAGAAAAGTATAAAGGATATTTTTTAGTAATACAGTAGTTCATAATTCTATAAAGTATCAAGGTTATTTTTGTATAAGTATATATAATCAATTATTTTTATAAAAATTATAGTGGTTTTAAAGATCTTGTTAAAGATTCAAACATATAATTAGGGGCTGGTCCTATAACTAAAACAGTATTACATTTTTGTCTTTTATCATTTTGTACAATATAATAATTAACGCCTATAGCTGTAGCGTTTTCTCTTATATCCATCATTTTATTTTCGTTCTCTACTTTGACAGCTTCTTTAACCTGTCCGTTTTTTAACCATCTTTTAAGATAATCGGGAGAATATTTTTTAGATCTTTCATAAGCACTTATAGCTCCATGACCGCATTGAGTAATTATTTCACCTTTAGTCATTTTTAGATCCTCTCTAATAACAAATACCATTTTTAACATATCTGTGTAAGACGAATTATCAAAAACATTATTACTAGTCATTGTTATTACAATATATAAACTGTATTATTTATTCATATTTTTAGTATTTACTTAATCCGAGTTACATAAAAATACCCTTCATTGACCGGTACAATAATATACTTATTATATGTAAGTCTTTAAATAAGCTATATTAGATGACGTTTTATAAACATTGCGATAGAAACTCATACCTGTTAATGTTTCTATGTCTTTTACTCTTACTCTATGTAAGTTAAGTATTTTACTTACATGACTTACAGAATTTATATTCTCTCTAGAACACCATTCATTATAATAACTATCGCTATTAGGTACTACAAATGCCTCTGCTTTAAGATTAGTAGAACAATCATTTAAGGAAGAATCTTTATCGTTACAATATGTTAGTATAACGAAATAATCTGTCGGTATATGAACTTTGTTATAACCGCTTAACATAGATATTAACCTATCACGATCTCTTATACCGTTGCTATCGTTGTCGAACACAGGACCGGTTATAACATTAACAATACCATATTTTTGTATGTACCCATTAAGAACACGTGACATAAATACTTCCCATATCCTTTTGAAATTATGATACATAGGAGCAATATTTGTCTCCAATAGACTTTGAAAGTCAAGATCATTTGCCGGATAAAGATATCCATAAGTCACAACCTTTTGAGTAATATAGTATCTACACGCTTCTTTAGAATACATGATTCTCATATCTTGAAGATAGCAAGTTTCGTTATAGAGATCTGTACCATTATAGCTACTATCTAGACTGAAAGACGTCCAAAGAGGAAGTCTATGTATCTTGCTGTAGGCGGTAACGTAGTGATCGTTTTTAATTACACAATGATGATGATTATTGAGTAGAATAGCGGGCTTACCAAAAGGCAGATTATATATATAAGATGATGAACGTGTTCTAGAACGATCTTCTTTATTTCCTTTAGACGAGAATCTGTCTACGTTATTACAAGTACATCCTTTAAGATGATCTCCGACATATGCGTGTCTATCGCATGTAGATTCTTTTGTTATATCTGGAGAAGAACTATGAGTATACCTGCTATTTCTAAGAATATTACTCAAATATCCTACAGTGCCGTTGTTGTTAGCGGGCTTTATACCTAGTATTTCACACATTACGTTATACAGTTCGATGTTATCGAAGATCGGTACTCGTACGTCATCGAGAAAAGCTGGTCCGTAACCCACGAATACCGCTGTCATATCTTGGAAATTATTATCAGATCCATGGAATCCCCCTGATCGATGATCTAGGTTACCGTTTTCATCGGTTGACTGCCATCCTTCTTTTAAGTATACTCCTAATATCTCCGTTCTGAATCCGCTTCCATAATGCAATCTTTTAGGTAGCTTACTTCTATAACTTACGATGAAAGGTTGATCATCCATTACACAGCTAGTAGAAGATATAATACCGCTGTAATTGAATACTCCCGTTTGTGTTATATCTTTAGGTCTTATTACTGGAGCGGCTCCTGGCTTTATAACCACGTCGTGATTTTTTATGTAATCTTTTAGGTTTATTATCTTTTTGGGATCTACGTTAGACATACCATGATCCGATACCAGTATTAAGTTAGTACAACCTATTAATTTCATTTCTTTTAAACCTTTCATCAGTAAAGCAATCGCCTTATCAAGTTTTTCTAAAGCTTTACCTACTCGTTCATCATCTGGGCCGTATTCGTAACCAGAAGATCCGGGTTCTTCAAAGTACAGTGCGTAGAAGTAGGGTCTATACCCAGTATCCATTTTTAACCACTTCAGCACGGTATTTACTCTTTCTTCGTAAGGCACTGATTTATTATAGTTTCTATACATGGTAGGACGTTTTCCGGGAATAACTTTGTCAGATCCTGGCCAAAAGAAAGTTGCTGATTTCAACCCGCTCTTCATGATAGTGGTCCATATGGGCTCTCCTTTAAACCATTGCACTTCTTCCGTTTCTTCTGACCCTATAGTAAACTCGGTATCTGTTTCCCTATCTATGAATTCATTATCTGTTATACCATGAAATATAGGATACAATCCGGTAACTATGCTGTACAAATTGGGGAATGTATTAGTAGGATATACCGGTCTCATAGGTGCCCTAACTCCATGATCCGTTAAATCTTTTATTGTAGGAATATACTTTTCCCATTTATCAAGATAGTCATATCTAAATCCATTCATCGCTATTAGAATAAGTGGAGGTCTTTCAAATTCAGGAGGACAAGTTACCGAAAACGATATACAACCTCCAAATCGCGAATCTCTAGATCCGAATAGCAAACACAAGGGTATCATTATTACGGATATCGCGGCAATAATAGATAATGAATACAATAAGATATCTCTAGTTTCACACTTACGTTTTTTGATTAGAATATTGTAAAATATATCTACTTTTTTATCTTTATCTATAATATAACTATTACCAGCATCGCTTATGCATTCTTTAGATTCATAATCTTCACTGTATATAGATCTTTCTTCATCGGACTGATATCCGTGATCCATAGCGGTGCTATTTCTCAGAGACATTTCGTATAAAATAATTACTTAATTCATCACTTTTTTATTATATATCTTATTGTTTGAAAGAAAAAATACGTGCTAAAATAACAATTATTATACTTATACGATTTGAATTCTTATTTTTCAACAATATTACGTTTTGCTTCCTGTCATAATCTTTAATTCATCATTATTTATATAAGTAAAGATATGATCCTTAATTTCTTTGGGTAAATTATTCCAAGAAGGTGTACTACTTTTATTATCTAGAAATAAATCTTCTAATATTTTACTTGCTTTATTAAGAAGTACATGTCTTGATATAAAAGTATCTATGAAATCTTTATATAAAATATTGAATACAGTAAGTTTCTTATCAAAATTTAATATAAATCTATCATCCTTATTTATGCATCTTAGTAATAAATCAACATTATTATTAACGAATAACTCAAAAAGTGTAAATCTTGAGTTTATACGCACCTGTTTCATTTTCTCAATATCTTTTAAACAATGTATCGCTATACGCTGTAATCTTTTATTATCTTTAACTAGTTTCTTATTATGTTCGAACCCTTTAGTTTTCTTACTTATACAAGTCGAGTAATCTAGTCTAATAACGTGTGACACTAACAATGATATTATTTCGTAATTATTACAAGTTATAGCGATATCTAAAGGAGTTAACCCTGTATTGTCTGCTTCATTATCTCTTAAATTAACATCTGCTTTATAACGTAATAGTTTTTTTATGATATATGTACTAGCGTTATAGATTACTGCTTTATGTAATGGTGTAAATCCGTCGTTATTGGTGATATTAGTATTAGCACCGTGAAATAGTAATATATCAACTATTATACGGTTATCGTTTTTTACAGCTAAATGAAGAGCCGTATTTCCACATGTAAGGGCACGTTGATTTATAATCGCTCCGTTATTCAATAGTAATTCTACTAGTTGGCGACTATCGAATCTAGAAGCTATCATTAAAGGTGTGAGATTATCTCTTATAGTTTCTTGAAAATTAATATCAACGCCTTTTTTAACAAGATATCTTACAACCTCTATATAATTACGTTTAGTAGCTACTAATAGTAAACTGTTTCTATCAAGTTTGTATTTTGGACATAATGTTACTATTCCAATAATACGTAATAACTCTATTAGAAACGGCATAGTGTTAGTTATATAATCAAAATTATATAACTTTAAAATCAATTTATATTTTTATTATAATATAACCTTCGTATTCCATGACTGTTTATTTTAGTAATTTAAAAAGATATTCATTCTTAGTACATGCGTATCCACCTCCTCTATGACGTTGAGTAGGACTCCTATACACACCCATCCGTTTTTATTGTAAATTGAAACAATCCATTTAGAATGATCATAATAATTAATAAATGATGTTCCATTTACGTTTATCGATTTTATGTTATACACTTGATATTTTAACGAGCAATTGGATGTCATGTTTCTGATAGTAGCTCAGAATTCCAGAGTTGGAACTATCCATGAGCTCATTATATCATAGCGGAAATATTTTTCTCCTTTATAGATGATATCCACCAAAAATATTTTTTATAGTTATATAGATGATATATATTATTCAGATTCTTATTTGTTACCGAACATTCACACACGTTTGGATTATTAACCGGTAGTGTATTATCTAAGGCTTCCTTCGTAATTCAAGTTAATACATAACCAGAGTAATGATACTTGTATCTGAATACAGGAAGGTGAAATTACATTTTCCACCTACACTCGTATATTTTAGCTACTGTCATTTGGTGTTTTACAGCAGTGATAAAGGTATGTATCGATTTATACACCTCTGTCGCTTGTAACAGGCATTGTATATTATACCTTAGGATCTATTTTCCTGTACATATTGCATGCGTTTACAAAATTTATAACCGTATCTAGTATCTAATGCGAAATCAGATTCTTAAGATTCTAATACATCAGTTTTAAGAAATGAATATCTAACTAATTCCCAACTTCTTTAATATTATTTATGTTTCTCAAGAACTTTCAAGAAAATAAAAATCCTATATCTTTTAGTTTACGATCGGCTTCTGATAGCAGTTTATAAGATTCTTTTTCCATATTAAAATTAATATTTTATATTTATTGAATTGATGTATCATTGTGCTGTTCCTTATATGAAATAGCGCCGATTGTAATTTATTATCGTTTAAAACGGAGTATGGTAGATGATATTTATATCCTATATGTTAGATTCATGTTTTGTTTATATACACAAAAGTCATTAAGTGGTATATGATCAATATTTAACGAAATTAGATAGGATACGGTAATTGTATAACTTCTTTAGAGTCACTGGCTATAACTATATCACAGGTGTTTCACTAAATACATTTCTGATATTTATATCTACACCATTAGTTTATAAGTAATACGGATCCATATATATTATTACATTCGACAGCTATATGAATGGGTGCTTTTACATGATTTATTATATTTACGTCTATTCATTTATATAATACAACTGACATAACTTTATGGTACTTATTAGAAATAGCTAGAAAAAAATGTAACATACTATGTTTAATTATAGATAATCAGAGTTTTTTCTAAGAGAAAACATACCATGTTATAATTGGTATAATATAATATATTGTATTTCCCTCTATCATCTTCTATATTTATGTTAATCCCGTGTAAACATATTAACTCTACCATTTTTATTTTTGTGAATTATAGTACTATGTAATAATCTATAATCGTTTTCGTCTATTATTGATACAGCGTCTGATAATTCTTATATATTAATAAAGTATATCCTACAGAACCAACTATGTTTATATTAAGTCCTTTCTATAAAGATGTTTAATAAACCGCGATCATGATTTAAAACAGCATTTCTTAAAATGTTCATAGGTATTAATATTTCCACTCACAGCTTATCAGACAAAAAGTATACAGTCCAATACCACTCATATTGCTTTGTTAATATCCTTCATATAATCTTACGTATTCCGAATATAACCACGTCAAAATCATTGTTAGTTATACATTCTATAAGGTAGTCTGTATTACACTTTATAGCTATAATAGAGAGCATGTCAATATACGTAAATTTAGTACTTGTAGACGTAGATACTCTTATAGTAAGTCTACTGGAATCTATATAAGATCCATAGATTATTATCTCATCTCCGGATTTGATATGATGAATACAATTATTTTTTTTATTTAGTCTAAACATTCCTATAATGTTACTAGTATCTCTCAAGTTTAATAGTTTTCTCATTATAAAATTAATGGAATTTGGAAACATAGTATGACAAGAACATAAATCTTTTATCTCATTTATATAGTTAATTACATCTTTATCATGTTCTAATTCTTTTATAATTATATCCATTGTACTTTATATAAGATTTTAAATTGTATTTTCATTAATTATACACGAAGAATGAAAACCACAAAAATACTATACATTTCCAATCGTTAGGTAGTAATAATAGTCTTCATAATCTACACATAGTATTATAAAACGTTAATTGTTACACACGTCAAAAAGCATATTTATTCATTTACATTACGACATGATATGAGATATACTATTAGTCAATGTTTCTGATACAAATATGTTAGCAACTTTAGTATTTTCTATTATCTGTAAAATCGGTTAAAGAACACTCTATATATATAATTATTATATTTCATTTTACATTATTGTGGTTTTTCAGATTTGCACACACAGGTAGCGCTTATTATGTTATAATTAAACAATAAGTTTAGAAACGAAACAATTATACACGGTAATATACAAATACCTATTACAGTACCCATACTATACCAAGTTAGAAAATTATATATAGATAACAAAATATTAAACACGGAAATGATAGCACTTGTCCTTAACATATTCATGGTGTATAGTACTATAAACCATGACATTTCTAAAAATAATTGCAAGAAATACGCAATAATGATATGTTGCCTGTTTTTTCCTTCGATGGCTATCAAATACATCCCATGTCCCATATAGGCATAACTCATAACTGATAGTACACATCTAAACGCGTGTGCTTGTATTAGATGGTACTTATTATATCCTATGTAATTATAAAAATTATATTTTTCTATTATTTTTATAACTATTAACCATGATGCTACGGATATTAAAGAATAAGAATGATCACATATATATTCGAATACCGTCATTTTAACCCTGTAGATCCAAATCCCGAATTACCTCTATCTGTTATATTAATTTCATCCAAAGAAGGTACTTCTCTTATTTCTGGATATGCTATTTTTTCGAATATGATTTGAGCTATTCTATCACCCTTGGATACATTAAATGGTATAGAACTGAAATTAAATAATAGAACACCTACGTTACCTCTATAGTCTGAGTCAATTACACCAGCACCTACGTCTATAAAATAATTATAAGCAAGCCCTGATCTAGGAGCTATTCTACCGTAGTATCCATTAGGTATTTTTATAATTATATCTGTTTTTATTAATTCCTTATCCATAGGTTCTATTACATAATCATACGCGCTATATAAGTCATAACCAGCCGAATAACGAGTCTGTCTATAGGGTAACTTAGCCCTTTCAGAAATTTTAAATACTGTTACTTCTTCCATTTACAACAATAACCTATACTTTCAATTTCGTAGTAAATTATAAAAGGTTTATTAGATATAAAAAGAGCATATTTTAAAAACTGCTAGTGAAGCAATAACTAACGAAGCTGTAAAAATACAATATGTAGCTGTGTTAAAGATGTACATATAGTGTTTATATATATGAATGCCATTCCAATAATCTTGTTTTATAAACCAAGATCTATATCTAGATAGTATAGAGTCAGTTATAGTTTCTGATATTAGTTCATCATGGTATGATGATGACGTGTCTTGTTTAACTTTTTTAGAATAATATGCGCAAAAGGCAATAATAGTTATTATTCTACCCCAATTAATTTTATCTTCTATTGCTTGAGTTATTATAGCATTAAAATCTATATTCTTAGAAATAAATTTATCAAATTCATTATAATTATTTTTTATTACCATTTCACAAGCTGTCTTAAGGATATCATAGGATGCGGAATCTATTACAAAATCTCTTCTTGGTTTATCTGTTCTATATTCTATAATATAGTTCTGTATCATATTCAGAGCGATATAATAAGTTTCGTCTTTCATAGTACTACTAGCCATTGTATTACTATATAACTATATAATTATATAGTTATAGCTTCAATTTTTTAGAACGAATCTCTAAGTACTCCAAAGTATATACAATTTCCAGTTATTCTGCATTGTAATATGAAAATAAATGGTTTTCCAACTACAGTTTCACTACATGAAGAACTGTTTATTTTTGTATATTCGTTATTAGTAAATTCAATTTCTGTATCTGTATTTAAGCTGATAGATTCAGCCTTAATTTCTATGATAGATGATTGTACTATTCTTTCAACAAATAAATTAGTTTCTGGAAATACATTCGAAAACTTAGTTTCCATAAGATCTAGGCCTAAGGATTTAAGTAATTCTACCATATCATAAGACGATGACATCTTTATTTTAGGAATTTTAAACCTGTGTTGGGCTTTTTTCATCTTACTATTATCTATCCAATCTAACAAGTTATCCACGTTAATGCTATTCTCCAATAAATCGAATATATCTTCTTTATCTTCATTAGGTGATATCGTAGTAAGGATATATCTATTACTGGCTAATGAAGTTCTTACGACGCTACATCCTAAATTGTCTAATCTTCTTAACATGTGGAGACGTCTCTTCGCATCAACGAGAATAGAAACAATTTCTACTGAATTATGACGTTTCCTTATTTGTTCTTCCGTGGGAGCGGTAAAAGGTCTATTCCATAAAGCTTCAAAGTCTAACACGTTCTTGAATTTAATACTACATCCATCTGTTTCATCTACAGTACATGTTTTATAACAATTGTAAAGTATATTTTTGGTACGATGGTTGATACAGATATTCTTTAATCCTAATTTACCAAAATAATCTATATCAGAGCTATTCATACTATCGTTTATTTTTTTTATATATAGATCTATATTTTGACATTCTATGTTTAGTATATCATATATTTTATCAGCTGTTGAGTGATCCGTTAATTTACCCAACGCGCATAAAGAAGAAACTATACTACAGGGCGCTATTATCACATTCTCAGTACCTGTAGATTTTATATACTTGTATATCTTGATAGCTATATCTAACTGTATTTTTATAATATCCATACTGATAATAATTTGTATTAATAGATATTATTTCAGTTTATATATGATGTAATGCTATTTTTTAATGATTTTTCATCGTTTGATGCTTCATATATATAATTTTCTTCATCCAACGATTCATAATCTTTAATATCATCCGATTTAAAAAGTTTGTATAGTACGGTCAAAGGTATAAGAGATATAAATATTACTAGTAGTACTAAAATATAAAGTATTATATAACCTATCGTAAACTTCCAAGTATACTCTTTTTCTATTAAGCACACTACCACACTAGTAGTATATACCTTCTTTATACCGTAGTATTCTGACATTGAGTATATAACTTTTTTATGTTGTTTATCAGTGGGTTTATTACATACCATGACTTTAAGTACGTTATCGATATTGTTATGGGTAGTACCATTATTTACAGAGTGTTCGCAGTTGCTTAGATAAGGTAATTGGTCTTTCTGTTTATTTAGATCACATACATAGCAGTTGTAATTATCCGTATCTAGTAATTTATTAGATACATCTCCTCCTAGTTTAACCACTTTCCATATTTTTTTACCGGGTATTATATATCTAGGTATACTTCCATATTTCCACGTATACTCACCTATGTTAGTTATCCTACCAAAACGACATACAGTATTCCGAGGAATAGGTTTAGAATCTACATGGTACAATATATAGAATATAACAGTAACCGTAATAATTAGTGTACGCATGATTATTACTATTAATTGACTGCGTATAGTGTTCTATAGTATTATGAAATTATTTTTCTATTTATTAATACACGTATAAAAAGGTGTCACTCTTCAGGAGGAGACATAGAAGCTTTGTATAACCGTTTAATATCATCTAGATTATTAGCGGTTTCATACGTTTTATCTTCTCTTATCCTAACACATCTAGGAAATCTTATAGATATATTGGAAGCTGTGTGAGTGGGAGATCTAGTAAATTCAGATCCAACTATTTCCCATACAGGTGATAATGAAATATCTGAAATTATTACATCAGGATAGTGTATTTTATTAATAGTTAACCAATCAGGAATTGCATTTCTATCGAAAGGAATTACAGAAAGATTATCGTTAATTTCCTTAAGCTCTATATCGGTGTGCCCACCCGAACACTTTGTAACCGTGCACCATTTTTTAGATTTTGTATCGTAGCATCCCATAAGAAAACTGGATAGAATACCAGATTTATTACCTTTTCCGTAATAAGCACCCAGAACTACTAGATCAGCTTTATCTGCCATAATACAACCATCTAAGTAGTCTTTTTTTATTTTCAGCCATCTACGCATACCAGGTTCGTATACACCTTTTGCATCTTTGAGTACAAATCCTTCTATATTTTTACTTAATACTATGTGTAATAGTTTAGATAGCTCTTCATCATTATTAATATTCTTTACTTCTGAAAGTAAAATTCTATTAGGTATTTCCTTTATATTAACATGAATAATATTACGTCTTTCAATAAATGGTTTATCTACAAGTACCGTATCGTTAAGATATAGACAGTCGAATATGAAGAGGCATACACAAGCATTATCATACATATTTTTCTTGTTAATACCTAGAGTACCAAATGGTAGAAGTTGATTAGTTTTTGTATCTATTAATATAATTTCACCATCTAGAATCATGTTCTTAACTGAAGGAAATGCCTTATCGAGTAATTCTTCAAAATCAGCAACCTTATGCGGTGTAATAGGTTTAAGGCTTCTGCTAAAATATTTAAATTGTTTATTATGTTTATGTATTTGTATTCTTTCTCCATCGTACTTAAAATCTGCAACTATCCCATTAGGACATTTTTTTACCGCTTCTGAAAATGTTTTACACGCAGATGCTAACATCGGCTGTAAAGGTACCATCAATTCTATTATTGGTTTAATATTATCTTCTAAAGATCTTTTTACTACTTGCTCTAAATTGTTACATAACTTGAATATTTCATAAGCATCTTTATGGAGTCCGGATAACACATGTTTTGGACCAATATTCATTCTCAAATCATGTTTTATTAATCTTATAATATGACGAAGATCATTAGGCGTACATCTAGGTATTATTTTTTTTATTTCTTTGATCTGGTCACTTTCTTTAGTTACTGTGGATAGTCTTGTTAGAAAACAATCAACTTCATGCAGCATTAATGTACTTTCTGTAGCATAATCTACAGCAGATTTACTTTTTTTAAGAAATGACCCTATCACGTAAGCTACATCTCCTATATTAACTACATGATTATATATTTCATCAGCATCATGGCAAAATATTTTACTGAATAACTTTACTAATTGTTTATCGTTTATATTGTAAACTAGTCTATCTGTTCCAGGTAGTAATAACTTTATAATAATATATACATCAGAATAATCACGCCCGCAATGTATAAATTCAGATATAAGTTTTGTTTTCGTTATGTAACTTGGTTCTATAGATACAGATATACATAGTTCTCTAAATTCTTTTAATGTCACTTCCATGTTTTTATAGTAAACTAAGTACTTTTTACGTTTTTTATTCAGGGTCTTTTACTTTACCCATGAAAACTACAGAACCTGTTTTATTATATTTTATTACGAATATAAAAGGTCTATTTATATGGTAGTTATTATTAGATATTTCTTCCCATTTCTTCTGGTCACCTAGTATAACCTTATTATTTATAAAGTCTACTTGTGATTTAACATACAAATTAGTAACAGAAAACTTGTCTGGACTAACTGATTTCATGGAAGAATTTTCGTCAAAAATATCGGTTATGCCTAGTTCTACAAAGACAGACTTGATGTTATGTTGAGTTTGTATAGAAAATTTAGGAATACTAACAGAAATCTCCGAATATTTCATGTTATTCAATCCTAACTTAGATGATAATAAAATACGTGGCGTAATATGTTTTTCCAAATATTTGAAATTCTTATAAGTATCTGCAAAGAAAAGTAACATACTATAAGTGTTATGCAAGTAAGGTATGTTAATGATGTTAGATTTAATTTCATGGCAATACATATGGCCAAACATTCCACTCGTGATTATATACGGAACGACTTTAGTCAGATACTTAGTCACAAAAAACTTATGACTGTCATTATCTGAAAACGGTGATTCCCATAAATCAGAATACTTAATACTAAATAGAATAATTGATTCTGGTGTCCTTCGGATACTAGATAATATCTCTTCCGCACTATAGTTTAATTCTCTCATTTTATTATATAGCGTATCAACATCTCCTGAAACTAATGATGTTATATTAGATTTACTTACATACTTATTGTAACTATCATGAATACGCTTGCTGTGATCTATAAAGAACATAGATGTATATTCTGTTCTAGATAGCAGTTCTTTAAGTATTCTATCCGTATTACTATCATCATCTTCATCATCGTCTAAAGGTAACATATATAATAAATCCAGTAGTTGGTTTCTTGATCTATCAGTGCTTGCTCTCAATAACATTTTTACTATAAGTAGAATAGAAGGTGGTGATATTACTATATTTCTATCGGGTATTCTTTTAGTAATTAGTTCATAGAATTTTGTAGATATAAAAGCCAATTTATTGTTGATGCTGCTTATGTTACTCATATTTCTGTTAATTAACAGGTATACCCGTACAATAAGTTTAACTAACTTTTAGGTTTTTGTGACTTTTTACCTTCTAGTTCCCGTATCCATAATTGGGTCTTGGATCTAGATTCGTTCCATGTATAAAGGGGGATGTATCCAAAATCCTTAAATGCTTTGTCCGTTTCTATAGTAAACGTTGTACATTCCATAATCAAAGTATATGGATTTAGTAAAGGCGTGTAAGAACATATAGGTGATAGTAATATTCTTAAACCTTTATTGACATTAGCGATAAATCTTAAACACCATAAAGGAAGCTGTACATTCCGTAGATCCATACCTAGTTGACCAAAGAAATGCATGTTAAAATTATGATAAGACTCCATAGGTGATGTATCGTAACAGTAATACACGTTCTCACAAAGAGGACTATTGTGACCGTTTTCCACCATGTTTCTTGCTGCTAAAATATGCATCCAAGCTACGTTTCCTGCGTAGACCCTGCTATGAAATACTTCCTCACCCGCACATTTATACATTGTTCTACTTTTAGATGATCTTTTATATAACATTTCTAGTACGGGACAGTGTTCTCCAAAGATACCCAATGGACGCAATGCGCAAGTACATAATCTAAGGCCTATATTCGACATAGTACCATTAGCTTCTAGTATATATTTTTCAGCTAATTGTTTACTAAGAGGGTAAGCCTCTTTATGGATGGATTGATAATACGTATCTTCGTTTCCTCTCATCATTACATCCCCGCGAAAATTAGGACCCACAACAGAAGAACTACTCGTATATACTAAAACTCTTATACCGTTAAACAGACAAGAATCTACTACGTTCTTCGTTCCGTTAACGTTAACATCCATAATAAAATCTTTAGTGAACTTACCTGTTACGTCACTTATCGAAGCAGCATGAATAACTACATCGGTAGATCTAAGCGCTTCATCCAATGCATTTCTATTTCTAATATCTCCAAGTATAGGAGCTATAGTTACTATATTATTATACTGTTCTGCAAGATCTAATAACCATTGTTCGATTCTAGTATCATAAACACGAACTTCTTTTACCATAGGTTCGAATAATATAAGATTATTTACAATATGTCTACCTAAAAATCCACATCCTCCGGTTACTACGTATACTAGTGTACGCATTTTTCTTACTATATATCTAATACTAAAATTATATTTTCATTTTCTGATATATGCTATACTATAATAAAAACAAATGTATATGGTTATTATAAGAAACATAGAACATAGTAATAATGTAGTTCTGTAATTGTCATTTAGAATACTCATTATTTAATTTGGTTAATTCTTCTATCATAATAGTTTCCTGGCTCCACCCCTCTTCAGAAATACATGTATAATTACCAAAGTTACTGTCATCAACATTATGTATGAAGAAATAACACATGTCATTATCTGTTATTCCACAATCGGTAATAGTTTTGTTATCTTTATTTATCCACATGTAATTTGCCTGATGAGATTCTATGGGACAACTTAAAACATGATAGGATGATGAACTTAAATACACAGTTCTGTTAAACGCTTCTTTTTTTATTAAACTATCGGAACATATATTTTTAGGAACATCGTATATTTCTTTTTGTAGGAGTTTCCTTTCTCCGCCATAATCACAGATATTATTTGTCCATCCACAGTGAGGGTCTCTACTCAGGAAGCAATCATCACAAGTATTACCATACAAATAACAAAACGCTAAAGGTAGTTCAATGGTACTATCGTTGTAAGATACAAATAATTTTTCTAAACATTCGTCTAATACGAGAGAGAGTACAAGAGATGCATATTGTTTTAAAGTTAATTCCATGACATTTATAGTACCATCTTCATAAACTACTACTTTGTGTATTTTACCATTATCAGTGGAAAGATAGAATGTAGTAACAGTATAGTCTTTATGTTGATAATTTATAACAGTTGTATTAACCGTTAGATGCGTATACATATATTTTGCTTCAAACATAAAATCTCCTTTTATACTGTATAATGTCTCAGGATGAGAATCTATAACGTTAAAAGTATCTTTAGGAGTTGTAGTATTTATACAAGTACCCGGTCTGACTGAAGGAGTCTTACCACTATATCCTTTTAGTGGAGAAGTATTAAAGTTATTCTGTGTTTTATTAAACTTAAACATACATACTGCCGAATAGTTCCATTCATTAAAGAATAGTCCGTATATAACTGTTTCGTTTGGATTTTTACCTTTGATTACGACAACATCTTTTAGATTATTAAATTGTCTACGCAGATCATCTTCACAGATCATTATTGATTTTAGGAAGGTAGACCATTTTGAACTCGCTAACGATCCTGATCCTCCTTGATCATGTTTACATACTCTAGATACTTTTGGCATTCCTTGTTCCTCTAAGAATATATATATTGTATCATTCATACTGTTTGTTTCTTGTAACGAAACTAAATGTACAAATCTAGGATTTTTCATTGTAGAACTGGATGTATATAACGTAGGATTACCTACGATTCTACGAAATCCTGTACTTAGATGAGTGTATTTTTTTATAGTTGAGTATACTTCTTCACCGTCGATTAATACAAGCCCTGACATGTCGTAACCTTCTGGTGTGAATCCTCTACCGTAAGGTGAAGGCTCTTTGGTAGTTCCATTAATGTACCAACACGCTGGTGAAGTAGCGTTTGTTCCGCATACTAATGTTTTGTTATTAAATTGACCTATAAAAGTAATATAGTTAGCACTCAATTGAGTTAATCCATTATCGGGTGAAAAGTCTATTGTAATATTGCTTTTATCGGTTATATTTATTAAGTATACGGTATTTGTTACTCCTATAATTAGTTCGGTATTACAATCTGTGTGGTATACAACTACATCTTCCATGTAAGTTCTGTACATAAACTCGGTATTATTTTCATTCAACTTACTTTTAATACGGGGAGATATTATTTCAGCGATATTACATTGTATTACTAAAAGTATAACGATAGTTATGTAATACATTATGTTTATTATACTGTATTTTATAATATTATTGATAGTTTGTATATCATATGGATTATATATGTATATATTACATCATATTAATGCATATCTATTTTATGTTTTGTAATATAGATAAAAAGAAAATGATAATAATTTATTATTACTTATTAGTATCTTGGGTTTTGTAAGGACATTCTGGGTCACTACAACCCCCACCGGAAGGTTTAGATTCGGTATTTACAGATTTATCATCTGAAGATGGATGTTGTACATTATCTTTCGGACGAGAATCGGTTACTGGTTTTTTAGTTGGAGATTCCATGGCTTTAAAGTTCAATAGTATTAGTGTTTCTTTTTCATTTTTAATGTACATTCTATTTGTAATAGTGTTTATATAAATCACGATACTTTAGATATTATAAATATTGAAGTAAAAGAATAGTCTAAGTTACCGTAATATATAAAACATGTCTATGCGTTTCGTAGAATTCTATAATTGGTCTCTGACCATACGGGATAAACGTGTAGATAATTGGTTGTTAATGAATTCTCCTATTCCTACGATATGTATAAGTACTTTGTATCTAATCATCGTCTGGTTAGGACCTAAATGGATGAAAACTAGAAACGCGTTTAATATCAGATGGTTGTTGGTCTTATATAATTTTTCTATGGTATTTCTAAACTTTTATATACTAAAAGAACTATTTGTATCATCTACAGCCAAAGGCTATAGTTATGTTTGTCAACCTATAGATTATTCAGATAACGTTTACGAGGTTAGGATAGCCAGAGCATTATGGTGGTACTATATATCTAAAGGGATAGAATACTTAGATACAGTGTTTTTCATACTTAGGAAAAAGTTTAATCATGTTAGCTTTCTACACGTATATCATCATTTTACTATGTTTACTTTAGGATGGGTAGGTATTAAATGGTTTGCAGGAGGTCAGGCATTTTTCGGCGCTCAGTTGAATTCTTTTATCCATGTTATTATGTATAGTTATTATGGTATGGCGGCGTGTGGACATATGTTTAAAAAGTATTTATGGTGGAAGCGTTACCTTACTATAATGCAATTGGTACAATTCCATATAGCTATAGGACATACCGCTATGTCCATTTACATAGATTGCCCGTTTCCAAAATGGACGCAATGGTCAGTTATCATCTATTCTATTACTTTTATATTATTGTTTGGTAACTTCTATTTTAGAACATACAAGAAATCTAGTAAGAAAGTTAAATAAGTATACGTCTAAAATCGGTATACAGTTATCACAAATAGAAATTTATATAAATAGCAAATTAGTAATATAAATAATAATGTATAAAAAGGTTAACCTTTCTGGTATAGTTATATCAGAGCCAAAATCAGTAAAAAAATTCAAGACAAAAGATTCTATAATTAATGTCTTGCCAGAATACTATCATACTATTGCCGACAAAAGGCTCGAAATACGTAAAGATAAAGATAATTGCTGGTTCTGTAAACAAGATATGGGTATGTATAACTCCTTTTTTATAGAGACTCTATATGGTGATCATATAGGAGTATTTTGTTCCAAAATTTGTAGGGATTCTTTCGCTAATATGATAAAAAGTGTAATAGCTTTAAGAGAAGAACCTAAAATATCTCTTCTGCCGTTGGAGCTATACGAGAACCCAGAAGAAGTATTAGAAGTAATTAACGATCTAAGACACAAAGAAGGAATATACGGAAGTTGTATACTAGAATCCAAACAAAATATCATTAAATTAACACTAAGATGTCATTGTAATACTAATTAAATAATTTTCACGTACTATAAATGAATAATTCCATAATAAGTTCGGTAATTAACTCTATAGATTCTAGCAGTAAACGAACTAACATATTTAGCTTCGATGTACAACATCCTACGGCTTATATGCCCCAATATATATCCATTAACGGATATCATAATAAAAAAGACAATGACGCTAATCAGGTATACAGCGTATCATTCGATATTAGAGATCAACATATAGCGGCTGTAAACTATTTCTTTATATCTATACAATTACCAGAAGTATCGGGAGAAGGTAAGTTTGCCTACGTACCATACGTAGGCTATAAATGCATTCAACACGTTGCTATTACCTGTGGAGATATTACTATATGGGAAACAGACGGAGAAGAACTTTTCGATAAGTGTGTAGATGATAAGATAGCAGTTTTATCAGGATATTCTCCAGAGTTAAATGATATATCTACAGGATATACACCTAACGATACGATAAAAGATTCTACAACTCTATACGTGTATATAAAAACTCCTTTTGACGCAGATAAGACGATTAGTAGTTTGAAACTAGTTAATAATAAGATAACTGTTACAATAACATTTAGAAGTATTAACGATGTAATAGTTTATGATTCTAAGTTTCATGTAGAAAGATTTGTTAGAGACTTTGTATATTCTACTGAATTACATCTAATCGCGTATGCGGTTAGTGATATAAGACCTAAGTCTGCATATATAGAGTTGGATCGTAGAGTAGTTTCGTGTTCGAGCACGCCTACTCCTATACCCGTTATTTCAGATGTATACGCGTGTACTGCTATGTCTGTCTATGTTAAGCCTTATTATGGAATGATGGAAAACAAGTTTATTTCTTATCCTGGATATAAACAAACCGAATCTGACTATGTAAGATGTATGGTAAATCGCTTGCTAGATGACCTCGTTGTTGTAGCAGATACCGCACCACAAGGCTTTCCGAATACAGCAACATTTGTAAAAGTGCCGGTAGATGGACAGATAAATCTACAAGATGTTGATATAATAGTTAAGATTGACAACGTACCGGATGATAAAGACATATACTACCATACTAATCTATTAATATTCGGAACTAGGAAAAATTCTTTTGTTTATAATATATCTAAGAAGTTTTCATCTATAGTAGGTACGTATTCTCCTAATACAGATAGTATCAACTTTTCTAAAGTAAACCACTCTATCAGTATTACGGATGCTTCTATACCTGTTAGTTTTTGGGTGTCACAAAAGAACGTCTATCAGGGAGATAATAGATCTAACTACTCAAAATCCAAAGACTTGGTAGTAAACGATCCATTCAGGAAAGGGATAGATATGGTTAATAAAACGGACGTAATTTCTAGATTAGAAGTACGTTTTGGAAATGATCCCATATATTCAGAAATTTCTCCTATTACAAAAGTATTTAATATGTTACTTACTGGGAGTAGTATAAATATGAGAAAGATCATTTTCAACATGAATCCGGCTAATATATTTAGACCTACTACTCTTAACGCTAATACTAAGAGAGGGAAAGATAAACTTACTGTTAGAATATCTTATATCGATACAGATCCTAATAACCCCATACACTATGTAGCTAAACAACTAGTGGTTATATGTACCGATCTGTATAGGATAGATTATGATGGAAACATTAATATAACTAAAATTACTGAATAAAAAATGATTTTATAAATAAGGAACTAGTAAAATGAATATAGATAGAATAACCTCTTTCATCAAAAATGGTATTTCAGTAAGAATGCCTTTTTATGATACTTTGCCAGAAATGGATCTTGTATTTGGTAAAAATCATTTACCTAGTTTAGAATACGGTGCTAATTATTTTCTCCAGCTTTCGAAAATTAACGATATTAATCGTCTATCTACTGAAATGCTAGCTTTATATACACACGACCTTAATAAAGAATCTGATATAAGTAAACTTTTTGATTCTTATAACATAAAAACTATAAAATCTTATGGAAGATCTATTCAAGCGGATGCTGTATTCGTGGACTTGAGACCTAGCAACTCGCTGTATAAAAACGAACATCCATACTATAAATCTAACAACTACTTAAAAGAAAATAATCTATATATATGTGACTATACCATGATCACTTTTGAAATATATCGTCCGATATTTGAGTTATCTACTGAGAAGACGTGTATTATTAAAGTACCTACTCTTTTTGGAAAAACCATCATAAACGCTGTACGTGTTTACTGTAGTCTCTTTAAATACGTTAAGCTTTACAAACTATCAGCGGACAGTTGGTTAAAAGATAGCGCCATTATAGTGTGTCAACAACCCCATACCGCTAACATAAATAAATTTATAACTTATATTAGAAAAGTTACTAAATCACAAACTTGGGTAGACAGTAACAACATAAATTTCATATTGATCCATGATTCTGTAGAAAGAGAATTTATAGAAAAGTTCTTATCGTTTTCATATAAAATATATGAATCATTATATTACGTACATTCGTTACTTTACAGCAGTATGACATCTGATCTTCAATCTCTAGATAATGAATATCAAAAAAAGTTGATTAAGTTATTACGTGGTTAAAGTACATCGATAACATCACAGCTATATACTATTTACTTTATTAAGAATAATTTGTTCAACAAATTATATATAGTTAAATGAACACATACGCGGCGTATATTGACTATGCTCTTAAGAAATTAGATACTTTTCCTGTAGATATGACAGGTGGTAACGGTGATACTATTTCATTGAAGGACTACCAATTATTTGTTGCGAAAGTTTTTTTAGGACTTAATAGTATGAATTCTATACTATTATTCCAGGAAACAGGTGTTGGAAAAACAATTACTACGGTATATATGCTTAAGAATCTTAAAAAGATATACAGTGAATGGATTATTATCATTTTGGTGAAGAAGGCCTTAATAGACGATCCATGGACACATACTATTTTAGATTATGCACCGGAAGTAATGAAAGATTGTATTATTATGAATTACGATGATCAAAATTTTCATAATAAGTTCTTTACAAATATAAAATCTATAAACATAAAAAGTAGAATTTTTATCATTATAGACGAATGTCACAACTTTATATCTAAATCACTGACCAAAGAAGATAATAGAAAGCGTAATACTAAACTCGTCTATAATTATATAGCAAAAAATCTTATGCAAAAAAATAATAAACTGATATGTTTGTCGGCTACACCTATTGTTAACGATGTTAGGGAATTTCAGATGCTTGTTAATCTACTCAGACCCGGAATATTAAATTCTACTAAGTCGTTGTTTTATAATAAAAAACTGATAGACGAAAGAGAGATAATTTCAAAACTAGGATGTATATGTTCCTATATTGTTAATAACGAAGCATCTATATTCGAGGATGTAGAAAATACTGCTCTTTTTGCTAGGAAAACTGTACATATCAAACATGTATTTATGTCTAAAAAACAGGAAGAGTTATACCTAAAAGCGCGATACTTAGAAAGGAAACTCGGTATATCTGTTTTCAAAATATACCAAAGGATGGCATCTACTTTTGTGTTCGATGATATTCCAGATAAAAAAAAATTAACGGAAGAAGAATATGAAAAATTCGTAGATTCGTTATCTATAGATTTTAAAAATACTCTATACGGTAAAAAAATATCTAAACAGTCGTTAGATATATTATCAAAAGGAGGTACAATTAGTGATATCAAAGACGTTAAGGATATAGAATTATATAACTATTTGTACGAACATAGTTGTAAGTTTACGTTTGTATGTGTTTCTATACTACAATCTAAAGGAAAGTGTCTCGTATTTGAACCTTTTATAAGATCGTCTGGAATAGAAATACTACTACAATACTTTAACGTATTTGGTATAACGTATATAGAATTCTCTTCTAGGACGAAAGACATTAGATCCAAAAGCGTGACCGAGTTCAATAACATAGATAATACTGATGGTGAAATAACAAAGGTATGTGTATTCTCTCAAAGTGGAAACGAAGGTATAAGTTTTCTTTCTATAAACGACATTTTTATACTGGATATGACTTGGAACGAAGCATCTTTAAAGCAAATCATAGGACGTGCTATACGCCTTAACAGTCATGTTAATAACCCGCCAGAACGTAGGTATGTAAACGTGTATTTTGTAGTAGCTAAACTATCGTCTGGTAGATCGAGCGTAGACGATATTCTATTAGATATTATTCAGTCTAAGTCGAAAGAATTTTCACAGCTCTATAAAGTGCTAAAACATTCATCTATAGAATGGATCTATTCTAATTATACAGATTTTCAGACAGTGGATGATGAAAAAGGGTTTAAAAAACTAATTTCTAGGAATATCATATTAGACGAAAATACAATAACAAGTAAAAAAAAACTAACTATGGGAGAAAATATATGGTATTCATTTTCTTCTTCTTTAGTATCCATTTACAAAGGTTTCAAGTCCGTGGATAATAAAATATACGATACAGATGGATTTTTTATTACAGTATTACCAGATAAGCCTACTATAAAAATACATGAAGGAAAATTAATTTATATATTAACAGTTAGATAGCTCTTATCTATTGCTAGCAGATATTCTTACAGCGTTTATTATATATTTAATTACATTAGTATACAAATAATCCTTGTTAATATCTCTCGCGTCTATAAATGATATTCCTTTAATTTCTCTATTAGGTATGAATTTATTCAATACTTGTCTACTCGTAAGATCTGTTTCTACGTAAAGAGCTATAACTTCAAAATCTTTATCAATCAATCTGTCATATATAGAACCATATACAAAACAGTTCTTACAGATAGCGAGATAAGAGGAATCAATATTTAGTTCTTCTTTTATTTCTCTTACAAGACAATTAGTTATACTTTCCAATTCTTTTATTTTACCACCTGGAAAGATTATATCTATATGATTTGTATTATAGTTATTAGGGAGTGATAGCTTATAACTTAGTATATCACGTTCGATATTACTCATATACTTGGAGTATTTCTTAAAGAGTTTTATTTTTCGTTGTTTATCTTTCGTAACAGCTATTTCTGAAAATAAGAAACTATTATATCGGTGACATAAAACAAACTTATCATCTATTGTTTTCATTATACCTATTACAGATATTGGGTATGTAGCGTGTAGTTTTCCATATTCATATGCTACTAGTTTAATTTTTTGTATATTATCAGAATATACAGATGGTCTAAGGAGCAATTTGTTTTTGTAATACTCCCCCATATTTATATGTTAATAAGGTATTATAAATAAAATTTAAATATTCGTATTTTTCATTACTTGATCTATCAAATAATGATCCTAATTCTTTGATTTCTATATTATATAAAGGTTTAATGATTTCTGAATAAAGTTGGTCTATAAAACACACTATACAATATCCGTAAAATGTTCTACAAAGTATCTTATCTTCTATAGTAAGTTTTAATATCTTATTACCGAATGTTTTTATCGTAAGTATTCCGTCACTTTCTTCCGATAGTTCTCTACTTAGACACTGATATATTGATTCTTTATTTTTAACTCTTCCACCTAATAACACTAATTCTTCAAAGTTATTAAATCCGCTATATGTGAATGGTGCTATTGACCTAATACATATTTCTTTAATTTCGTTATTATACATATACTTTAGATGGTTCATATCGACCGCTAATATTTCTGAAAAGCTTCTTCTTTTTGATATAACCGATTGGTACATAAAAGATGTTCTTCTTACGCCTATTATAGGTATGTTATCAGATGTAATACATAACGCGAATATATGAATTCGTTTATCGTTAAGTATATCTTCTATACTAGCATTTCCGATGGTTATTCTTTCTCTATTTGTTTCGAAAGTAATAACGCAATCTTTGTTTTTTTCTAACATATTTTGTTGTTCTCTGGATATATCTAACATGATCCTAGTTTTTATAGTTGTTTATTTTTCACTTATGTTCGATAAACTATATATAATAAAATAACATATTGTAACTATATAAAATGTTGTTAATATGTCTCATTTATGAATAGTATTTTTTTAATTAAGATATAAAGGAATATATGATATTATTACTTACTAATAATAACATTTATAACACTTTCATCTAACTAATTAGTTTTAATGAGGATTTGTTACCAGTTAAAGCATAAAAATGTATTAGGAACTTATAACATGTTTCTGATGATCTATTCTACTATCCATCCATTATATAGATTTTTTCTAACCATACATCGCTCCATAAAATCTGATCCTTCTTCTGCACTGTAGCTATAACCAGATTCTATATCTGTTTCATGACGTGGTGCTGCTTTTACTACTCTAAGTCCAAAATTTCCAACATCCCCACATGTAACTACACATACATACTTACCGGTTGATTTTCCAGTTATGGGATTTGAGATATTTAACGATCCTATTCCTCCAGAAGTATCTAACTGTAAACCGACCCCCGTCTGTTGTTCCCACTTTTGTGTAACAGTATTAATCTTCCACCATTTTACTGTAACTTGTCTACCATATATCTTTTGGGTACTAAAAGTACAATTAATTTTCAGAGGACGACCATTCCACATATTCACCTTTGAACTGTGAGGAATTATGTTTACCTCATTATGTATCTTAGTTCTTTCTGCAATATTAAATGTTTCTAGATTGATTCTTTTATAGTCTGCACTACCATCTATCCATACTATACATATATACGAACCTTTGGTTTCTGTAGATACCGTAGGTATATGTAAGGTGGTTTGACCCACTTGTTTACTCTTATTCCAAATCGTTTTTATTCCTTGAGTAACTTCCTTCTCACCCATTTGCCACGCTACCTTTACTTTATCTGGTCCAGCACCCTGATTATCTTTAATAAAACAACTAAGATTTACGTCACTACTTTCCGGTGCGAGTACATAGGGAGGCGCGTATACTTCTACAAAAGCTTTTGATAGATTTATCAAACATAGCAATACTATCAGCGTTAATCCTTTTCTATGAAGATCATTTTTACCGATCATTGTGTATAATGATATCGAACTCAAATATCAATTATACTAATTAAGAAAGTGTATAGAGTTATTGTTTTAAATCATTACTATATACTAAACATAGTAAGACTTAATAAGTTATACGTAAATTTATCTTAATTAAAATCTTAATTAATTATTTTTCAATTATATTGCCCAAGAAAACAAAAGATGATTCTGTTCCAGATTGAGCTTCTTTCAACATAACGGTAACTGTACTTTCATTAGCGTATACTTTACCGTTCTTGATAAAACAATATTTTGAATTATCGTATGAAACAGTACCAGAGTCACTCCTAATTCTACAAATTAAATCGCTACAAACCACCGAAATATCAGATTCGTCTGTAATAGTTAGTATACCAGAAACTATATCACCTACCTTATAGTATTTATAATCTATGTTACACGTCACGTGAACAACTATTTCGTTATTAACTAATTCCGCTAACGGCATAGGAGTATCTTCTACTACCTTTATCTTTTTGGCCATAAAGCCAGATGTTTCTTTGTGTAAGTACTTGTTAATGACTGCCTTCTTTATATTATCCATTAGATCTAGATTTAATTCATGAGGTTGTATGACTACGGGTAAATACGCGTTTGAATTAAACAACGACATTTAGTTCCTTTCTAAAATTAATCATCCAAGAATACTCTGTAAATAATAGATTGAAAGGTACTACTATAATATCATTTTTATGTTTATATAACAATGATTTTTCAAATACTTTATTAGTCACAAAGAAATGATCTTCTGTTATCTTCTCTATATATTTTTGTGTTTTTTCTTTAGATTTAAAAATACTATTTATCATTTTAAAAAGTTTAGCATCATTTATACTCACTCTAGAATTGTGGTAAAAAAACTGTCTAATCAGCTCTCCTAATACAACGTCCGTTATATAAGGATGAGGTAATGATCTGTAGTTTATAGATATATCTTTTAGTATAGAATAAATTCTTTTCGTTTCTTTTGTTTTAAACTTTAGATAAAGTAATTTTTTGATATCAAAAGGTAAAGTGTTTATATCATCTATACTATAATCATCTAGAGAAGTTATTGTATCATTAAAATCTGAATAAACTGTAGCCAATAGATATACGTTAACAGGTTTAGAAACATCTTTATACGAGAACTTTCTAATAGATCTACCCAAAATCTGATTGTACTGTGAAAAAGTATCGGGTATAGTCATAAACCAAATATTTCTTACTTCTTTTAGGGTATAGGATTCTGACATGATATTAGAGGAAAACAAAAACATAATTTTTTCTCCGTTATCGTTCCCTGGGGAATTATAGACTTCCAATAAATCTTCTAAGGATGCCTTCATTTTACTCGTGACTATAGCAAACGTTTTAAGATTTCCATTTATCATCTTTGGATTGGTACCTTGTGATCCTGCGTATTCAGAGTATCCGTTATTAAGCATTATATACTTTATAACTAATCCACCGTATGTGGAATTAGAAAAATAGATAAAATTTTTACCCGTAAGATTACCGATGGTATCTATAAAATATCTAAATTTTGAACTTATATTAAGTTTAGTTAATTCATCTCCGTATAGGACACCGTCGTTTATTTTCAGATTAGGATAAAGCTCTTTATCCTGTTCTACGAATAACAGTTCTAAACTATTAGCCAAATTCAAAGGTCCTAATACAGCTAAAGAAACATTAGTCATGTTTTTTTCAAACATTTCATTATTGCACAGCTTCCGTACGTTTATATAGTCAGTTTCTTGTAGTTTAGACATTTTACAATAGACTACTTTTGTGTCTAAAAACTCTTTACCGTGAAAGATGATACTCGGTAGTTCTGTATCACATAATTCATAATAGGATATCTTATTCTTCAAAATATTTTTTAATACGCTTACACCTTTTTCGTTTAGTATTATCTGAAATACTTTCTTTCCCTGAATTATAATATCGTTAAAGTTTATACCTTCATCCGACATAATACTAATAATGTTAGATAGTGTAATAGGAGTATTAGTGATAGGAGACCCTGATAGTAAAAGAAAAGGTACCTTATTCTTATTCTTAATAATAGTCATTAATTCACCGGTATTGTTTCCGAATATGTTATGAGCCTCGTCTATGATGAAAATAGAGTCATTGTATTTTGACAAAGCATTATAGTTTACTACATTATCGTTGTAGTTAAGACTGTAAAAATTAATAGTTGAATAAATATGAATATTTTCAATAACATATTCTGTATTTATGAGATTAGTCGCCAAATCTAAATTATACGTGAATATATTAAGTATATTAATATTAGGTACCAATATGTAAACCTTTTTAAACTTTGACACAATAAGTGCAAATAACAGTGCTATGATAGTTTTCCCTGATCCCATAATATGAAACAACAGAACGCTTTCATTCTGATCTAGTATAGTCCTTAAAAGATAATCTAAGGTAGCTAATTGATGAGGTAAGATATTAGGAATGTTATCTATATGTCCATTAAAGAGTTCAAGTATTTCTAGGTTCATTTATAGTATTCAAATCTTCTATGAATATAAAAGACATATATTCGTCGGCCAAGTTCATATATTTTTTATTCTTCATAATAAAACTGTCAATATCTTGTCCATATAGTTTCACATTAAAATGAAGACTTAATTTCTGTTGAAATATGTTTAATTGTAATACAGGAATTCCGTCGTCGTCTGTTATGTATCCTAATTTCATTAGTTTGTCTACGTATTTCACATGCGTAGAATTACTAGGAATAATTAAAGATTCTACTTTCAGTCGGAACTTAAAATCTGGTATTTTATCCGGTGTTGGTAATATTCTCAAGTTAGGAACATGGTATTTATTAAACCACCCCAAAAGTATTTTCAGAAATGCATATCTAAAATAATTAGATTGAATTTTTGAATCAAGACTTTCGTTTAATGGTTTAATAAAATCATATTTTGAGTTATGTACCTTCTTTTTTGTATTAGTAAAATGAGTTTTAAAATTCACTAAAGCTATCCTTCTCATGATAGCGTTATCTACTTTATCGAATACAGGTTTATAGTTGGTATCTATTATAATAGTAGCGTGATTCCTGTTATTGATTTTATTAGAATAACAAGATCTTCCTACTACACAAGGTTCTGTTAACTTCTTGATATTATCAGATCTTATTTTTTTAGAAGTATTACAACTAAAATCAGGAAGTTCGCTACAAAATACTACTCTTTTTAAGTGCATGTTAGCGATAAAGGGATTAGGGCCTTTATCCATTTGTTCGGTTAAAATAACTTGACCGGTTTCTAAAAACATGTTATGCATGACAGATTTCAGTAATTTTTTTGTAGTTGATTTTCCAGTAGCTGTTTCTCCATAAAAGAAGAATATACATTGTTTTGTAGTGCCCATAAGACAACTCGATAGTATCTGTTCGTAGAGTTCTCTATTTTCAAAGTTTTCTTTTGTTTTTGGTTGGATATCGTCTAGTATAGACATTAGTTCTGTAGTTATATCATCTACATTTATGTCTTCTTCGTATTTATATCCAGTTGATACTGTACAAACAAATTTTTTTGCTTCATTACCTTGATAGAATATAGAATCTTTAATATCGTATACGCCATTAAGAAATTGTAGTTTTTCTGGATAAGTATCGGTTTCTATAGCATCTATCAACATATCTTTAAGGTTATGTTCTATTACTTTCCTGTTTCTAGGACATAGTAGTAAATCAGTACAATCTGAAGATAAATGATCTCTCATATACAATATTAATTTAGTTATATTATTATCATCTTCACACATTCTCCACACATTTTTAAGCCAAACTAGATACTCTCCTCTATCTGAAACATTAATTACATTAAGATCTATTATTTGCTGTGAAATACTAAATAGTTTATTACCTTCTAAGGAAATAGTCTTAATTTTACAACTATTGGGATTTCCGGATTTATATATTCTTACACAATCATTACTAATTAGTAAATGATGCGGATGCTTATGAGATACTTTTTTACATAGATTACACGGTGTAGCATAATAAATATCTAAAGGAGTTACCGTAAAGTTTTCAGCGGTAATATCCTTCAAATTAATTATGCTATTACCTATAACTTTACATATTTTTTTTATAGCATCATGAAAAGGTATATATTCTTCTTTCCAGTTTAATAGATCCGGAGATTGATGTTGTTGTTCACTAACAAAATAATAACAGTCTTCTTCATTGTAATCTACATAAGTGAATAGATAATTTTTAAAATGAATATTTTGTTTAGTCTTTTTATGAACGTGAACGTTAATCGAATCTTTTTTGGTTCCTACTATTCTAAGAGATGGCTTATGTCTATAAACTGATGTATCTATAGCCTTTATTAAACGGTTATTTGACTCTTTTGTTAATACAATTAATTTTTTACGCATATTTATAAGAGTATCTAGAGTAGTATAACAGTTGAAAAATATGAGATGAAAGCTTGTTTTTTCTTTATCCGTAGATTCGGTTATTGAAAAATTCGATTTCATATCGTTTATCATTTTATCCTTATCTCTACGATTACTTATCATCTTACAATCATTATAGGCGTAATCTGCTACGAACTTTGTAATGATATTCACAAAATTGTGAGTAGCCTGATCTCTATCATCTAACGTTCCGTCCATATCCACATCAAAAAATACCCTAACATTAGAATAATACTCTTCATCTTTTAGAGTTTCGAATAACGTACAATCCGGATTGCTATAGATATATTTTTCTAGTTCATCGCATGTAAATGATTCTACATATTTGCTATTATTACTTTCTCTATGCTTTGTACGTACACCTATCTGTTTAAGTACAAAAATAATGTGATTGTTTCTTATCACAGAAAGGGCCATTTAAATTATTAATTAAAATTTCACTAAAGGATTTAGTTTCTTCTATAAGTATTTACTGTTTTTAAAGTTAGATATGATATAATTATTGTTTGTTAATGATAAGTAACGTAACAAGCATAAACATACAGTATAAACAAATATAACTCTTTACATTAATATAAATTGATTTTCTATTTTTAATCGCATTATTATACGATTTAAATATTATATAACTCTTTGCATTTATTAGATACTATTAATCCAGATCCTTCCAGTATTTCTCTCTTATATCTTGTAAATCATATAAACCACAGCAGCACTCGTCGCTGAAAATTAAAGTCTAATCCTAGGTCACTTCTACTGTTTGAATTAACACAAACTGTATTATTAGAAAATAACAACAGAAATCCTTTGTTTTTTGCACGAGTTATGGGATGTTCTACAGTCTATAATATCATCAGCTGATATATTATTTATATTAACACGTCTATGATCCCCGCAACACGTGTTACGATCTAACTTCATGCGGTTGAATTATCATATCTCTTTGACTACAACACTCCTTGTTACAACCACGTGATGGATATTTGGGGCATTTTATCTAGGCAATCATCTAGCGGCGTCTTACTATCTACTAAATCTAGAATATTACCAAGTAATTACTACTAAATTCTGCAATTACTACTCGGGTAATATTTTAATCTACATATTTCTCTGTTTTTTGTCTTTTCTTCGTATTCTTTTGCTGTATCACAACGCTGACGTGCCAAATGTACGTAATTATATAAGTATATATTTAATCACCGTGGGTAAAGAAATCCAATAATCGTTGGTAATTATTTAATATTAATACGGATATTTTTCTAGCCGTGAATATTGACTTGCTTTTATTTAAGAGTATCCATTCTAAATAAAATACATAACAGTGTCTTAAAACAATCTCTAACGTTAAGATAATCATTAAATTCAAGATATCTATGAATATCCCATTGCGACAATTATTATGATATTGATAAGTTGCTTTACCATGCCTATTATCTTGAAGTTTCTTTCGTTCGTTATAACATTGATCGTGTTACATGACCAAGATTGTTGAGATACTTTAGGACACTTACACGTTCTGAAATTCTTTTGTAAGCATCTTCATGACTCTCTTTCTTTACCACTTTTGTCTTTTTTGGGAGTAGTGGTATGTGGTTTATGAGATGGTGCTCCTCTATCAGAATAGGAATCACCACCACTTACAGAAACGGAGAATAACCTCCAATATATTACTATAAAAAAGAATTAATAAAAATTCCATAAAAATCCTTCAAGATGGAACTACGCATTACAAACATATTACTACATAAAGAGAGTCGGGATACATTTGGAATGTTTTGTGACTAATCGCGTAAGTGTAATAGAAAGATCTATATTTAGCGATAGATAGTTTTTACAAAAGTGGTCGTAATCATGGGATATATAGATGATTCAGAGTGGTACTCTATTGCAAACAACACGATTGGTATACAGATAAATTAGAAATATAATTTGATGGTATTATTAAGAACTATACCGAATCGTGCGAGGAATGTATTAATAAAAAAACTGAAACAGAAAAAGACTATTCACGAAAAACGCTTGATGCAATACAAAAAGTTACCGTATTAATACTGAACGGAGAAGACTACATGTCCGACCCATGTACCAGGAAAAAGTTAATAAATAAAGTTACAGAATTTATAAATCACATATAACCTATTATACTAATCATTGCCATTAGTTTCATACAAATAACGTTTAGCTCTTCGAGATAAACCTGAGCAATCACTACTAAAATAGAATCCTATGTTTTCGTTTGTACTGTTTTCTGGTATACAAACCACAGAACCATTATTTCTTACTAGTAAGTATCCTCTATCTTCACAGGACGTACTTGATTTCCTACAGTCTACCACATCATCTTCGTTAAGTGAACTAGATGAAACTTTTGTGTAGTTATCACAGCATCCTAGTGGATTGATAGCTCTAAGGTTATTTACGTTTTCTCTTAGATCACAGCACCCTCCGGTACATCCTGGATCCGGTAGAGGTGGGCACTTAGCAAGGCATTTACGAAGATCTTCTTTTGTTTCTGAAGTAGCGTTACCGGATAAACAACACTGTTTTAAAGTTTGGCCTATACCCGTCTCATTGCTTATCAGATATTGAAGATTACATAGTAATACGCATAGGTCTCTATCAATAACGGCATCAGCGTATTTCTTGCCTGTTTCACAACAATCTGTTCCACATGATAACGGCATAGAGAGTATATTGTAGAAATTTATTACAAGAAATAATAGACCTAACTTGTAACGTATATACATTTTATAACTCTTTAACACTTATTTATATTAAAAAAAATATCATATAATCATGCTTGATACTTAAGAGATAGTGAGGATAGCTCTGCGCAGCTATACCTCACTTTAAAGTTTTATCGCGCAGATTATAAAAGATTTCTTTTTATAATAGAGATGACAAGGTAAAATGTTTGATATGAGTATGTACTTAATTTTATTAATACTATACTAGTATAATGAGATATTAAGCGCGTTCTGAAGATATCTTTCTTTCAATATATCCATGTCTTAGTCTTCATCGGTATATCCGTAAGCTTTTACCACCTTCTATATCGGTATCTCCCATATTAACAGTGCTCAAATATATGATTATACTAAACATATATTATCATATATCCATTCTAAGTGTATCATAATCACTAGCTATCGATACACGATAGTAAAACCTACCATAGCTATAGTATATATATGTCATTATTATATATTACTTTAGAAACTTATTTTTATGTTATTAATGTTCATATTTTTTGATATTGTTATGATAAGGCGGTTGAGTAGGTGGATGTTAGTACCTTATTATAAGCCTGCCTTCGCCAACATTCATACCGCTACAATTTGGAAATACAGCTCCAATTGTTTGTGGATGATTACCTTTATTAGTTTCGTTACCTGTTATACAATATGTTTTATTATCAGTAGTTGTTAATAGATAGCCATCGTCTGGGCATCCGGGTCCAGTTTTAGTACAGTTTAAAACATTCCAAGGATCAGGAACTGGTCCGTACCTGCCATTACAGCAATCATCTCTACATTCATACGTTGATATGAAAGAATTGTGAGAACAGAATCCTATTACTATTAGATATAACACGTACATAGAAATATTATTCCTCATATCTGCGTTAATTCAGATACTTGGTAAAAATTTGATAGTACTTCATCTGTTAATCACTATATTATTTTTAAATTATTTTTTTACTCTTTTAATAAACCACATTCTCCACTGAAACCAAACGCATACCCTACGTCTTTATTTCTTGTTTTTATATCTACACATACACTAGAACTATCATCGAATAGAAACATAAATCCTCTTTCTGGACATTCTTGACTAGATGTCCTGCAAGATATAGGATCTTTTTTCATTACATCTTTTAAACTTGATCGCTTACTATCTTCGCAACAAGCTCTGGGATTTTTAGATTTATGATCTTCTATCCTCTTCAATTGTTCACAACAGTTTCCTACACATATTCTATTGGAAGGAATAGGTGGACAAAGCCGCAAACAATCTTTTAAAGATACTGTATAATTATTTTTTGATACAACTCTAAACATCACATTATCTGATAATTCAGAATCACATAGATTAGAATCACATGATTCATAAATTTTACATAACGTATGTTTTGCATCTTTAAGATAACATCCAAATACACATCGTTTATTAGCAATTTCTTTATCTTGGTATTCTCTTCCATCTTTACAACATCGTTCCGTGCATCGTGGTCGTGCGCAAAATATAGTATATTGTAATATAGGTAATATTATAAGTACTATAAATGTTTTAATCATTATTATAAATTTGCGTTATTAATTCAGTATTTTATTACAAAAACATTATATTTCAAATCCTTGTACCCAATTTATTCTAGGTTCGTTTTTAAGTTCTAATAACGTATTAACAATTTCGAATGTTTCATCGGTGTCGAATTGATGATTTCTAGCTGCAGGATGATAACCTACTACTACCGTAGTTGGTGAGTTTAAAATAGATCTAAAATTCGAAAAATCACTTTTACCTAAGAAGTAAAATACAGATACGTAAGCGGCTATATGGTTAATGAAAACATTAGCTAACCTTTCCCAGAAAATCTTGTGGCTTTTTGTTTCACCTTCTCTACAGCTTAAGTAATAATTCCACGCTAGTACACCTTCCACAAATAGAAAATTGTAATTCTTGAAGAGTCTAACGTTATACCTTCTAGAAATATTTTCTGCTATAGATTTAATAGTCTTCTTTGAGAAATCTGGGGATTCAAAAGGCACTCCTGTAGCATCCGTAGGATACGGGTCTATACCTACTATGCATACTCTTTTATCTCTCAATGATTGTTTAAGCTGTTTAAAGATGTTTTCATGAGACGGTGATGTGTTTTCTTCAAGTAACCAAGGTCCTGTTTCTTCTATAACATCAGATATATGACAGATAATATTTTCCCAATCCTCGTGGTATTCTATAGGATACGGCCAGTTATTTAATTTTAACGTTTTCATTATAGATTAGAATTATTCATAATTATTTTGTTTTCAATTTCAATATATAATCACGTGCGTGCTAGAATAGGCCAGTCATTATACCACTTATTTTTATCTAGTAAGTTCAATTTCAAATTATCCCATAGCTCGACTTCTTTACTGATATCTAGCAACCAGGGATTAAATAGATGATATTATTTTATAATTATAAGTATAATTATAATTATACTTATTATACCTAATAAGTTGTATCGATGCTACTTCTTTCCAAAAATTTCTAAATGTGATATGACTACAATTTAATCATAGCTTATTAGCTTGCTTCCTTACTATACCAAAAAGCAGATATTAACATATCTCCTAAACTATAATTATCGGTTATTTTTTTACGGGTCATTAGTTTTAGAATACATACTATAGAATCTATATTGATGTTGTGTATACCGTACTCTCCTATAATCCATAATCTAAAAAATGTTATACTGGGCTTTCCAAGAGGCCATATTAAAGCCTGTATCAAAGTTTTATTTTTACTTTTTAGAACATCTGAAATCTTGTATTTATGAAGATATATCGGATTATGAATCCAGTAAATGTTTATAGAGCTAATATCAGTAACTTTTGTATTAGTTCTATCTAGAAAATACTCATCGATATACATCTTTTAGTTATTCTAGATATGTTGTGATCTACAACTCGTGTTTTCTTTTTCTCTATACCATTTACTAATAAACCACAACTAACTAGTGATGCTTTCCTATTAACATCCTGTTCTATGTATCTATATCTTAACATATTAGAGTTATAATAGCATAGTAATATCCTATATTTTTTAGTAAGAGTTGATCGGTGTTGTTCTTCTTCATTATTATTTATTTTAACAGTTGTAATGAGTATATCATTAGTAGGTTCTGAAGAATTTATAACCATATAGTGTCTAGTAGATAGTTTTTTCAAAAATAGATTTAATCCATGTATTCCTACTTTCAGTTTTACATCATCAGGTAAATCCAAAACCAGTATTAACAAATGCGAATTATACAATTTCAAAGATCCTGTATATTCGTTTACTATTATTCCACTAAGTATTTTAATATTAATAATATTACCAAATTTTGACAGGAACTTATCAAATCTAAACTGATTCGCGTTTAGTTTTTTTCTATCTACCATAAACCTATCTAGTGAGTAATCTTTTCTTAATATATTAAAGTATGTAGAAATCATAATTGATGTATAATATGGTATAGTTTTACGATTATAATTTTTTTCAATATTTAATTAGTAACTAGTTTTAAAATTGAATAACATATATTTTTATCAACTATAATATTTATCTTTTCATCATAAATTAAATGAATGATGATTGGATATTACATCGCAACATTTATGATTTTAATGTCAATCTCTTAAATGGACAGAGATTTGATTTTAAAATCTATAAGGATAAAATATGTATATTTGTAAACGTGGCATCAGAATGACGACTCACTGACAGGAATTATAAGGAACTTACAAAACTATATGATAAGTATTTTTGTGATGGGTTGCGTATAATGGCATTTCCTTGTAACCAGTTTGGTGGACAAGAACCCGGTGGTGTTAAAGAAATAATGGATACTATAAAAAAGTATTCAGTATTGTTTGATGTATCCGAAAAAGTAGTAGTAAACACTATATACGCACATCCTTTATGGAAGTGGTTACAAACAAGGTCTATACTGGGAGATGTACCTGGTCCTATAAAATGGAATTTTTGTAAGTTTTTAATAAGTCCTTTTGGTTATGTTATTAAGAGATTTGATCCTGAAGTAAATCCTATGTCTATACAAAAAGATATAGAACATGTTATAAAACAACGCGCTAATGAAGAATTGACTGTAAATAGATGGGTCATGCCTGATACGCCTTGTTCTGAGGAAAAATCTCTTTCTAATGATATGTTAAATGACGTACAATAAATGGAATCTAATTGTATTGTATTTACGTTAAATGATTATTCTTCTAACGATTATAAAAAAATAAAATCTCTAGACTACTATTATCTAATACTTGACAAAGATTCAGATAGTTCTCCTAGAACAATGTCTGGATACTTAGAGTTAAAAAGTGGCATACCTTGTTCGATTGTAGAAAATATAAATCCACGAATATCGTATAAAAAATTACAAGGAAATAAAGATTCTTTAAGAATTAGTAAAAAGGATATAATAGATAGTTTTAAATCTAAAGGTTGTCACGAAGAATATAGATCGAGAAGATTAGATCTTAGTATTTTCGATTATTATAAGTAAATTCATTTCTAGGTTTATGACTTTTATTTTTTATATATATATCTTTGTTTAATATTCTCTTACATACCGCCTTTCTACTCAGTACTGTATTCTTTAGCATAGATAGATATTCTGTAAAGTGATACATTATATGGTCCAATACATCATCATCTAGTTTAAAAGTATCTATAAAATTGAGATAGTTATCCTCTAGAAACTTAGTATATAATCCGCTTATTTCATATATGTTATAAATATTATATTCAGAAACATCACACTTTAAGATATCTTCTTTACATTCTCCGAAGTAACACGGGCTGATACCATCGTGCTTAAGAATATCATTTACTTCATCTATACTCATCATTTCTTGATATTCTTGGACGCTATTGCATTGACAAGATTTTTCCATTTTAATATTATCTTTTTCAGGCTTCGTTCTTAATGTATATTTAAATTTATGTTTTTAGTTTTTATATATAATAACCTAAAAGCAAATACAGTATTAACGTTAGTATATTTCTTCTGGTTGAATAGTTATCTTGTAAACAGTAAATCCTCTTATCTTTTTTATCAATTCCTTAATTTTAGGTTCTATAGTATTTCTAAATGTTACAGTTTTATGATATTTACCCATTCTGCTACATTGTAATCTATAACAGAAACGTTGATAAACTGATTTAAATGCATAATTAGTCATTTCATGAAATCGATATAATATTACATCTATGTCCTTTCTTGAATTCATAGCAAATACTATTTTTACCATGGTTAGTAAGTAAGTAGTATACATATAGTATTTATTTTTATATATTACTGAGGATGTAATACAATACTATTTTTGGGCGCGGATAACCCTTAAGACGTATACATTATATATCACAGAAGTATTTAAATTCTACTGTGATACTATTTACTATCATTACAAAAGTAATGATAAACATCCATAATACCCACACGTACTATAACGTGGTAAGGCAAGGATGTAATAATAAATAAATATTTATAAAATTGGTTATTAAGTTAAAACATTAATATAGATAATAATTATTATTTTTGCTAATTTCCTACTTAGGACTACCGCAAAATATATTTAACATTACTATATTAACTCAACTAATTTAAATTAAATAACAATGCTGAATAATGATCTGATATTTCTTTCAAAAATTATTTTCTTTACTACGTAGACCACTAAAGATATCTGTTGTACGGGGTCTACTAGAAGAGTCTTTTTCGGGCTCGGGAGTTGGTTGCTCGGGATTCTTAGGTTCGGATGGTTTACTTCCACTAGATGGAGGTTGATACTCCGAACCAGTACCATTGGAATTAGACTCAATATCTGGCCCTCCTCCAAAAATATTATCTGAATCGTCTGTGGGAGTTTTACTACTACTAGCACCTCCTGCCAATTCCCTAAGCACGTCACCAATTAGTTTAGACATATTATCCATTCTGCCACGCATGTCTTCGTGGCAGATAAGTAGCTGCCTGGTGAAGGCATCTTTAGCCTCTTGGCCTTTGAGTTTTTCATACTCTTGAAGAAGCTTCTTTTCCATGATTTATAGGCTAGAAAAAATAGTATTTTCTACTTATTATTTTACTGTTATTTAAACTAAAATACAGGCTTGTTTATATTCTTTTTTCTATCATTTCATAAACGGATTTAATCTTTTCGTTTTCTTCTTTACAATTACTTAATTGTCCACTATACCAAGCTCTAACAAATGCATGAAACTTATCTCTATCATAGTCGAATTTTATTAATTTTTCTATATCACCGCTATCAAATAATTCATCTGAAACAATTACTTTCCAAATGTCAGTATCGTTAAGAGATACTATGTATTTATTTAACATATCGTAAAGATTAGATGACTGGTTTCTTATCAAACAATTTATCTCTTTTCTCAATAAAATATTTTTATAAAACAAATCTGATTTATCCATATTTATTTGTTTTATAAGATTAGGAGATGTATAAAAAAATGAACTATCGACTTGATAACCATCTATAACTATCTCTTTTTCGGGTTTTAATAATTGATGACATTTGATCATCGTTATAGTTTTGATATCTCCGTTACATCTGTAACATAATACATAAACATGGACTTTATCAGGTCGAGAATACATCTTTATATTTCCATCGCTGTTGATTACACATGAACCTATTACTTTTTTATATTCTTTATATAACATTAAATTGATTCTTTGTTTGATAGGACAGACAACGTTGGATGTAATAAAAGAATGGTATAACTCATCTTCATCGTTAACACTTATTTCATAAACATAATAAAGTTCTATGTTGTTCATCAATAATATTATTCTTTTATTTATAAATTCATCCGTATCTCCTAATAAAATGTATACACTATTACTACTATTATATAAATAGTCTACTGTTGTATAACTACTCAGTCTATGTATTTCCATCTGAATACTAATATTTAATTTACATATAAAATAGTACTATAAAAGAGATTTTTTTATAATATTATAATAGAGTATATAATTCAGATATTTATATAATGTGTATATTATTTTTATTCTTCGATCCACACAACATATACGGGAGATTTAAATTCGTACTAGCATCTAATAGAGACGAAATTTATTCTCGTGAATCAATACCCGCCAAATTTTGGAATTCTAACGGTCATGATGTACTCAGTGGTTTAGATGTAAAATCTGGAGGTACCTGGTTAGGTATAAACACTAACGGTAAGTTTTCCGTAGTCACTAATTACTTACAACCTTACGAGGATCCTAATTTTATAAGTAGGGGAAAATTGGTATCTGATTATTTAACATCTAATATATCTGCTCATGAATATCTATGTTATTTATCAGAAAGAGGCCATCTGTATAACGGATTTAATCTTCTTACAGCGTCTTTTTCTAATGAATCTGATGAGTTATATTATTACTCTAACAGATCATGTATGGTACCAGAAAGACTAGAAACCGGTATATACGGGTTATCTAATTCTTTGTTAGATATATCATGGCCTAAAGTCTGTGTCGGTAAGAGACTATTCACTGATATAATTTATACTCATAAAAATGATCTAAATCAGGAATTGTTAACTACAGAATTACTAGAAATGTTAAACGATACCAGCCAGCTACCGATAGATCCTAGAATCGAGGAACAGGGTCAAGACTTCGTAAGACCAATGATAAAAGAATTTTCATCTATATGCGTTAGAGCCAATGGTTACGGTACAAAAACAAATACAATAGTAATTATAGATAATAATTATAGAGTTAATTTTATTGAAAAGACCGTAACAGGTTCAGATACAAAAGAGACTGAAATATCTAAATACACATTTAATTTATCATCTTAATAAAAATGGATTTATCAAAGTTCTTTATTTATATTATGACATACTGTTACTTTATTTAATATATTTATGATCTTATAGGTTAAAATAACACTAACCATTAGATTTATCATTAACATTATCATTACTATTATACTTAATCTCTCCATTTATCATCTACCTCCTCTCAAACACAGAGTAAATTCCTTCTGTATATTATAATCAGATAGAGTTCTACAGTCTTCTAACAAAGATTAGTCTTTGTTGACCTGGAAGTATTTCTTCCTTATCTTGAATCTTTGCTTTTATATTTTCAATCGTATTACCTGTCAATGTATTTACAAATATCTGTGTAATTACTGTTATACGCTTTTATTTATACGAATAATAAATTATGTTTTTTATATAATTGGTATTTTAACTACTTTTTATTTATATATTCATCATGCATTTCTTTTATAGATTTAATTATCTTATCTTCTATCACTAGTCCTTCTTTACTATCCTTATCACTAAGTACTATATTTGATTCAGAATGATTAGTAATCAGTAATACATTAGTCCTTCTATTATCTAAAGAATTAGCTATCACAACATGGTGTTTATATTTATGTAGAGCTTGTCTAGCTTTAGGTATTAATATAGTTTTATCCGTTTCTAATTTGAATGATACTACAAAAGCATTTGGACACCATTCATCTACTAAATGAAATAACATTTTAGGGACGGTTTTTAATTCTAAAGTAATATCGGTAGATGAATCTATTTTATGTTCATACATTTCATCTTCTGGAATATAGAAATCAGAAACAGCAGCTGCAAGATATACGATAGCGTGACTACCGAGGATAGATAAAGATTTAGAAATCGTTTCTAATAAGTTTAGATACTGATATATACAAGTATAACTAATAGCGAGTAACTTATTTTGTTCTATAACTTCATTATATTTTTTTAAAGCAGATACAAGTTGTTTATTCATATTATCATTAAAGTAAACAGTATTTTCTTCTATCTTTAATGAATCTAATAACATATTTCCCGAAGGTAATAATCTTGACCAAGGAAAAATAGAAGATTTGCGGTATAAGAAACATACTGAATAACCATTTTCTATTAGCTTTTCGACAGAAATAGCTCCTCTCATGCCTGTACTAAAATTCTCTAAAAACCTGACTGGTATTTTTTCTAACGATACTCTAGTCCCCCCAGATGTGACTAAAGCAATACGTCTATTTTTCTCTTGTTGTAGTTTGACCCAATCATTAATTTTGGTTGTATCCATTTTAAATGACAATTTATATTATTTTAATTTATCGGAAATTAATACCTTTAATTCGTTAATTCTTTGTTCTAGATAACGATTATGGTTTCTTAAATTATTAATTCTTGATTCCATGATAAGATTATCATAATATAACAACAATATTTCTATTAAAATATCGAGTTCCATTTTTTGTGATATCATGAATAAAGTATATTCATATTAAAGTAACATTATTTTTACATTTAAGTTGTAATACACATACACATGAAGTGCCTATCTTATATATTCCCAAGAAGGCATTCCATTTTTAAGAACTATAGAGTTAACAAACAAATACGAAGTAGAACAATAAGAGTTCCAAAATCGTGTATCTATTCCTAAACATCCACTAATTGCAGGATATTCCTTACACTTAGTTTCGAATAGGTACTGATAGTAAACTTGTTTGTTATGGACTAATTGATCTAATAGTTCTAGTTTATTACCTTTACGATCAAAAACTGTAGTTTTGTTAGTACCCATGTAGAACTACTTTCACAAGACAAGTATATTCCTTCGCTAGCATTACCTACAGATAATAATTCATCTATGCTTCGTTTACTACAATGTTCTATATTCGGAGCATATATACTAAAAACAATTTAGATCTATCTAATTTACTGTTTATATAATGAGGGTTAGTAAATTGGAGTAATGACCCCTTGCATATTATACCTAATACACATATAAAGATTAGCCTTCTAAAATTACAGACATGTATAGGAACCTACTAATTAAGTATTAGATTATGTCTCAGTAACAGTTGACGGTAAATCATAGTACTTGATTCTACTAGTAAACACATAAATTCCGTACCATAATGTTTATTGTTTACTAATAGTTCTCTAATAAAAATGTAGATTCTTGCAACGGAATTGTTACAGGGCTTTTATGAGTTGTCGATTCTATTTCACTAATGGGTTTACCCTCGGACCCGTCCAAAATATTCTTGTGGATGAACCTTTTCTACCATATCCTACACTAGTAGTATTTTCATCTTCGGACATTCTAGTAATATTAAAGTAGGTACAATCGTTATGTGTTACAGGACAGCATTCTCGCATACCATCAGAATTTACTTTAGAGTTTGTAAGTAGATATTTTTCTAAGTCTAGGAATTTAGTTTCATCATTGATATCATATTCATCTTCTTGGTTACCACCGCCTATAGGATTTAATATTACAGGTACTAATAAACACATTACAAATATAACTTTATACAGCATATTGATTTAGATATTTCTTCTGAATAAGATAGCCTCTTTAAACATAATATATATCTTATCAGTAAGTAAAGTATTATTTAATTTAATAATAGTCTTTAATTTATCAATTAATCTATACGTGTAGTAACTATCAGTATTTCTAAATTCATTAACCAAGTTATATACGCGTGTATGTTGTTCATCGGGTTTTAAATTTTTGATTTCTTTTAACTTCATATTTATATCACTTTCTGTTTTGTATGCTTTTAATATTATTTCATGAATACTATAATATTTCGAGTTTTCACTAATATCAAAAAGGTATTTATATTATTTTCATATCTAACCTTCTTCTATCATAAAGTGACTTAATTAAAGAATAGTTATTATCTTTATCTACAACAATGGATATTTTACCATCCCTAGATAGAACGTCAAATATATTAATATACATTGTTTTAATGTTATTTATATATAACTTATCAATTTTCTCATCTAACTATTTTTTTTTATCTAATAAGAAAGACGTATAGGTAATAGTCTTACGTGACTTACGTGGTATAATATAGTTATTTAGGTATTTACCTGTTTTTCGGATAAATATAATTCCTAAAAATATTATTACTAATATGTTAATATCTATTATCCATGATAATATATAGAGAAACATTATATTAACCGCTAATCGAATATGAATAATAGACATAGTGATAATAAATATAGCTGTTAATGGTAAACTAACATTATATACGATAGTTGCTATAAAAGAAGATAATATGGCGGAAAATATTGAAGTATCTAACATATCTTATTTTATGGACAAGCCTTTAATGGCAACTTCTAGATCACTTAGTTTTTGTTTTATTAAACTATTGCTTTTTTCGTACTTTTCTTCCAATTTTTTGCTATTCTTTTTTAAATTTAGTATCTCATTATCATGAATATCGTATAGTATTTTACTTATACCTTCAGGGTCTTTTCTAAGACTCATACAAAAGGAGTTAGAAAGATAGGAGTTTAGTATCTTGGAAAAATTAAGTGCAATGCTAGGAAAAACCCAACAGATAATATGAGGTACGAGATCGATATGAACATATGTCCCTACAAGATCGTATTTATATACACTGTTTGATATTAATCCAATTTCTAAAACGGTTTTGTTATATATACCATTTTTATAATTCAATGTTTTTATGAGTTTTTTAGATGACTCTAATTTACACCAATGCCTAAAATTCTTATTTCCTAGATTACATATTTTAGTAGCATTTATATATCCGTTGTATTTTAACATGATTACTTCTATGTTAGCGTAGTTGATGAAACAAAAGTTCTCATCTATATGTTTAACGATGTTATACGCAAACTCCATATTATAATACTTTCATTCAGAATAGTATTGTTTTTTACATTTTTATTATAAATAAAAAAACTAGTTTATTCATTTTCTTTTAATCGTACACATAATCTACGGGAGCTAATACGTGTTTAGTCGTCATTGTATTACTTTCACAAAGATGCATGATTTTTGGGGTTCTGTAACTATAGAACAGGGTAAGATTCCCATCTTGACTCATCAATAGCCTTACAAGGAGATGATGTGGAATTAGGAAAGCCACTACAACTAACTGTTTGCATATATTGGGTATATTTATCCCCCTCCTTAGAATATTTGATCAAAAATTCTAGTTTACTACTATCAGTGTCATTAACAGAGTCTACTTTTTTAATATCTACCCATGTAGTTATGGTTTCACACGCGGGTTCAAATAAAGAAACATTCCTATTATCAGTACTTGATGATAGCGTATGTAGTTGCTGTATAATAGTATAATTTGTACCCTATTTTTACATTATGATTTAAACTATAAAACTAACTTAATTACAAATAAAACACTATGTAGTTATATCATTTTTGATCGCATTAAATGAAAGGAACTATTATATTGTTTGGTAAACCAAATTGTCCTTTATGTAAATTTTCAAACGAAATACTTTCGAATCAAAAGATAGCTAGTAAATATGAGATTATTAGAATAAACATTGCTACATTCTTTGATAAATCAAAGGTTGTAGAGATACTTGGTATGGATAAGTCCTACGAACTATTAAACTCTATTGGAGAAAAACTAGGAAACGAATATGTTCTCGTATTTAGGTATGATGATGCTAGTAAGCAAATGGCGTATATTCCATTTAAGAAATACATAGTGATAGGACAAATATCACAAGATGCTATAGATTTCGATAAACTACTTAATGAATTAGAGACGATACCTTATAATATACTTCTTAAGGATAAGTAAATATCGTTTAGAGTGTTGGATATGATATTATTACTTTTATTACTAAACACTGTATCCAACATATCAGTATTGGATTCGTTCAAAAGATGCTCAATACATTGTTCTGTTACTTTTATTTTTATGTCCTTGTTAGATAACACTTTTTTAGCTAACGTGTAAGTAAAGTAGTCTAAGTAATCTTTGCCAAAAATTAGAACGATAGATTCTTTTGGTATATCTTCGGTTTTAATACCATCTGGGTATTCTGTATACCTATATATAGATGGAATATACTTGAGTTTGGAGTAAGAAACTGTACTATTATCGGCGTTGTATTTTATTTCATTTCCACTAATAACTATTATGCCTATACCTTCGTTAGGAAGTTTGTAACTGCGTTTAATTGTTTTAGTGAATTTGCTTAATTTTATAGTTACAAGTTCCTTAAGTATGTTGTCAGGATAAGATAATTCTATTTCTTTTAAATACGTATCACAGTTTAATGCTTTGCTTATAAGCTTTGTATTTTTAGAAGTATAGTACTTAGTTAGTACTTTTACTCTGTCTACGTTGAACGAATTACATAACGATATAAATTTTTCCATATATTCTTCATCACCACTGACTAAATACTTTAATAGATTATAAGATATCAGAGTTCTAAATGACATTATTTTTAGTTATATTCTTTTTACTATTCTTGTTATTATGTTATTTTTTTAGTTTTAAACGAATTAATAAAATGGAAATTGGGATAAATCCTATTAAGAAAATTCCATGGAGTGATAACGAACATGTATTTGTATCATCTTTATTTACTAATAAGGACAAATATCTAACATGTCCTATGAGATTAACTTATAAACCAGATAGTAAAACTGCGGTTTTGAATTTTAAAGGTACTAACTATACTTATCATCTAGATAACTTTGATGATGTTAGGAAATTATTACCTACTTTACTACTGAGTAAATAGTATATTTAATAATACTTGATTTATTTTTAAACACATTTACAGCTTTTTACAGAAACCTTATAAAGAACAGAGGTTTTAGGTGTTCTTCCTACTCTATAATGTACTATCAAATCATCCATGTCTTGAATACTACAACACTGTTTTAATTCTATACCATCTATATAATGGAATGCTAATAAACTATATAAGAAACTATCAGTATATGCAAACGACGTGCATTCACCCACACAATATCCATAATCTATACCTGGGGGATGTAATATCCATTTAAGGCCTATATCCCTAAAATTAATATATTTTCTATATATTCTACAATCATTAGAATCTTGAACACTTCTTTTTTTTATATCTAATGGATAATCTACATTATCATCAGAATAGAGTTCTTTTTCTATATCACCAACACCTAAAAGCTTCTTTATTAATTCAGCAACAGATATATCTCTATATTTGTCATTATTAGTAGTAACTGAATAGCACCTATCATCTTCAATTTCTGTTTCATTCACGTAGTATTCTAGAAAAACATGTCTATCTCTGTTAATAATGTTGTCTGAAGCTATTACCGTATAATTACAATTTTTATTATTGATGGCTTGTTTAGCCATATTTTTAGTAAGTAAGATACAATACCATTTATCATTAGGCAGTACATGATAATCTCTAGTTTCGCATATTTTATTGTTACTACAGTTACAAATAACTTTTAAAATTGTTTCTTCGTGTTGTGTATTAAGATATACACAAATACTAATGTTTAGTATTCTGTTAACAAAATATATATCACGCGTATCAAAATATATAGTATTCATATATTTACCACTTCCGTATATACCGTGCAAATCTATGGATGGTTTGTTCTTATAGTTTTCAGGAACTTCTACTATAGTATCGTGATAACCATCGTACAACTTTTCTTCACTCTCACCTATCATAGAAAGTATTAAATCTTTTACAGAAGATAATTTATCATATCCTATTGCGGAATATATTAAACATAAACCGATAACAGGTATTAGATGATAACGTATCATTATAACGCTTGACGTATATACAAAACTCTAACGAATGAAAGAAAATTACGTCTTATTTTAACTGTACTTAAATGATTCAACTAAATAATGGTATACGTATATTTGTTAATCATTCTATGAAAAAAGATATCTATATAGGTATTTCAGATTTTGGATTTGAAAAAGATATAAACGATGATATTTTAGGTATAGCGCATTTACTAGAACATATCCTCATATCCTTCGATAATAAGTATTTTAACGCTAATGCTAGTACATCACGTACGTATATGAGTTTCTGGTGTGTCGCTTTACAAAAGCGTCATTACGAAGATGCTATTAGAACAGCTATAAGCTGGTTTTTTGATAAGAAGGGCATGCTAAAAACAGATTTTTCTAGAGTTGTATTAGAAAATTATATTACCGAACTGGAAAATGAATATTATTACCGTACGGAAATGTATCATTGTATGGATGTATTAGCGTATCTATACGGAGGCGATCTGTATAACGGAGGTCGTATCACTATGTTAGAAAGGTTACCCGAAATACGTAATATGTTGAGTAATAGAATGAAGTTTCTATCCGGCAAGAACATAGTTATTTTTATCAAAAAACTAACTAATAACATATTAAAGTTATTAACAAATACATTCGGCACTATACCAAAGTATCCTATTATAATACCTCTGGATCCTCAGATACAGGATGCTAGGAAAAAGATTATAATGATGCCTTGTCCGTTTTATACTCTTCTTATACAAGTAGATAATACAATAAATAATTTACTAGCTATTATCTGTTTAGTAGAAAACTATAATCTTATCGATTATGAAACGATAAGCGATAAATTATATGTATGTATTTCATTTGCTAACGAATATCAATACGAATATCTTTTATATAACATAAAGGATATGGATTTTAACATAAATAGAATAGAACTAGATCTCGGAGAGGATTATATTATGAACCTATATATTAATTTTCCTTGGTTGAAGAATGATATATTTGAATATATACATACCATGAATACAAAAAGTACTATGTTGTTAGATGATTTAAAGAAAAATATGCATAATAGTATACTAGATCATAAGTTTATGATTATATATCCTAGCTTTACGAAGCTGTTATATAATATAACTGATAAACAAAATCATGGTATACTAGTTGTAGGGGATGTTAATTTTACACCAGAAACAGATCCAAATATTCATCATTCTAATAAAGAAAATAATAATAAATATTCTAAAGCTGGAATTAAATCCAAAAGTAAATATGTTCTGTACAGAAAGACACCGACGACTAATAATATAGTCATTGATTATACAGATAATAGTTTTTTTGATTATGCGACTTTTTACCACGTTATGAAATCAAAATATGAAAAGATAAATTTATTTTCAAGACTTAAGACTTCAAAAGGTATGTGTTATAAACACTGTTTTGATAACGATGATCTTAACGAATTAATAAATTCAGATACATTTATAAGATATAATAGTTCTAAACCCGCCGTCTTGTACCAGTATATACTTTTAGCATATTTTGTTACCGAACGAGATATAAAAGAATTAGTAGATCATAAAGATGCGATAGAATTAGACATGAAATATTATAGTAAAAATAAAATACTCTTTGGAAAGAATACTAGATATGATATACGTACCAAATCAATGTTTGTATGTGGATTAATCAAAGGACGTAAATTAAGTGAAAAAGTTATTACTGATGATTACATGTGGAAGTTAAAAAGTCTAGGATTAATATATTATCTTACTTGTATTAAACTGGAAATATCAAACACATTTTATATTTTTGCCTTTACTATATTTCCAGAAAAAGTATACAAATTTTTTGTTGGGTTAAAAGAAATAACTAATCGTTGTCTTATAGTTTCAAATAAAAATACAAAAACAGGAGAAGATGACTATTCTTCTTTGAACAAACAGATAGTTATCGATATAAAGTAAAACTTCTTTCTGTTAACATGTAAACGTAATTCCTATATAGTTGTTTACTAGATAACCTTATAACTGTGTTCATATAGGGACCGAATAAAATTTCTCCTTTGTAACAATAGATATTTTTGCGTCTGGTAGTTGTATTGATTTTAACTAAAAGCTGGAGACTCGTTATGTCCTTAAGAGTTTCTTCGGTCAAAAGATCATTCCTTTCAAACATATCCAGTTTTTCAGCTTTCTTACCACCCTTGTTATAAATTTTAACATATTCCACCATATTAACGAAATGATTAACATAAATTTCGAATAGTTTATCAAACGATATATTGAAAGACTTAATATAATCTTCTGATTTTTTTAACATATTTATATCACTAGGAATTACTAATAGATCATTAGGTAATGATAATTTAAATTTTCTCGCATATATTATATACTCGTATAAAAATTCATGGTCTATGTTTTTAATAGGTTTTAAAAGACCCATGTCATAAAAGTATACATAAATACCTTTTGCTACCCTACCCACACGGCCTTTTCTTTGCGTCATCATAGACTTGGATATAAATAATTGATCACCTCCGAAGGGTTTTGGAACGTATACACGACCAGTATCGTATACATGAGTAGCCGTACGAATGGTAATACTGGATTCAAGGTAAGGGGTAGACACCAAGATACAGGGACGTCCTCTACCGGGTTTCTGAACATCGTTAAGGATATCTGTAATGTCAGGTATTTTACCATGTATTATTATAAAATCTATATCAGAGTTACTTTTTTCTAGATATTTTTTATAACTTACACACTGAGAAACAGATGCTAAAAATAATATTCCACACATACCATTTCTAGGTTTACACCAGTTAAGAGTAGTCGATATGTTTTTTTTTTCTTCTTCTATATACGCTTTGGAATCGTACGAATATTTGTTTTTAACATATATTTCTTTGATAGAGTAAAGCACAGGACCTTCTATATGATAAAATTCTACATCTGGTAAGAATTCTTGTAATCTATCTCTATCGTCTTCTAAGGTAGCTGACATTAATACTAGAGAGTGTATGGTATCGATGTTTTTTCTTAGAACGGATATAATAATATCTGCTATTCTATCATGTTCGTGGATTTCATCAACTATGATGATATTATAACTGGATAAAGAGTAACTGGTAAGCTTGTTCGTAGATAATACTATACCATCTTGTTGTCGTGTAGTATGTTCTGTTTTTCCTCCGTATCTTAGTTCTACAGGCGATCCGTCAAAATCTGAAAATCCTAATGATTGTAAAAAGTTAATGCCATTACTTTTAACCAAAGCTACTCTAGGTAATGATAAAACTATTGGTTTGGAAATATAATCAAATCTTACGCGATCTAAGTTATCCCATCCTCCGAATAAGTAGTTATACCACATAATTACTTTTGGTAATTGAGATGTTTTTCCTATTCCTGTACTTCCGGTAACGACAATTTGTTTACGCTTTCTAAGTAATTCGAAAATCTGTAATTGTGTAATTAAGCTTAGAGACTTGAATTTAATGACGGCGAATGGTTTTGGATTTTTTAGTATTCCTACTGAAGATTTTTCTGGCATCTGTTTAGTAGAAGAAAAAATAGATAATATATTTCCAGCAGATATTAGACCTCTTTTATCATCTAAAGTTATATCGTAAATACTGTTATATCCTTTACACTTTAAATAGCTATAACATTCGAATGTGATAAATGTTTTGTCGGAAATCTTGTATATTTCTTTTTTTATATCGGTACTTATAGGATGTATGTTGATAAGCTTATGTATAGGTACTCTATCGTAAGATTTTGACATATCTAATTCAATATTTAACATGTAGACGTTCTTCTGAAAGCATATATAAGCTTTGGACCATCGGTGTTTTATAACTGGAAATATAGTATGCGAGAAAAATAAAGGATTTTTCCGGTGATATTCTTCTAGTTCTTTTTGACTATACTTCCTGGGAAATATATCATACATATTAGAAAACGCATAAATAGAAAACAGATCATTCGTTGTCATGATACTAACGTTATATATTTAGTTAGTAATAAATGGACAAGTATACAGAACTCGTTATCAATAAAATACCAGAATTGGGATTCGTTAATTTACTTTCTCATATTTATCAAACCGTGGGATTATGTTCATCTATAGATATATCAAAATTTAAAACTAACTGTAATGGTTATGTAGTAGAAAGATTTGATAAATCAGAAACGGTAGGAAAAGTATCATGCGTTCCAATATCCATACTAATGGAATTAGTAGAAAGAGGAATGCTATCCAAGCCTGATAATAGTAAGTCACAACTAGAAGTTAAAACAGACTTAGTAAACGAACTGATGAGTAAGAATAACGGATTTGAAGATATAATGACTATTCCTACTAGTATTCCGATGAAATATTTTTTTAAGCCTGCTCTTAAAGAAAAGGTATCTAAAGCTATAGATTTTTCAGTAATGGATATTAAAGGAGATGATGTCAGTAGAATGGGTATACGTTATGGAGAGAATGATAAAGTTGTTAAAATTAAAATAGCTCCGGAACGTGATGCATGGATGACAAATACTAGCATCCATCAGTTTCTTATCCCTATGTGTTACGGTACAGAAGTAGCTTATATAGGGCAGTTTAATTTTAATTTCATGAATAGACACGCTATTTACGAAAAAGCATTTGTATTTAACAAAAATACGGAAGTGTTTAAACTAAAGGAGCGGATAAGGGATAACAGATCTTCAAGATTTATTATGTTTGGATTCTGTTATTTACATCATTGGAAATGTGCTATATACGATAAGAATAGAGACTTTATATGTTTTTATGATTCTGGAGGTAATAATCCTAACGAATTTAACCATTATAGAAACTTCTTCTTTTATAGTAATTCAGACGGACTTAACAGAAATTCATACTTATCTAGCTTAGCAAATGAAAATGCTGATATCGATACGTTGTTTAATTTCTTTATAGAAAACTATAATGTAACAGCTGGTTGTATAAACGTAGAAGTCAATCAGTTAATGGAATCAGAGTGCGGTATGTTCACGTGTTTATTTATGGCCGTGTGTTGTTTAAACCCACCAAAGGGATTCAAAGGAATACGGAAAATATATACTTACTTCAAATTCTTAGCTGATAAGAAAGTAACAATGTTAAAATCTATATTGTTTAATGTTGGAAAAATGGATTTTACTATAAAAGACGTAGATGGGGAAGGTATGGAACAGTATAAAAAAATGGAAAAATGGTGTGCCAACACTATAAACATATTAGCTAATAAGATAACCTCAAGAGTAGAAGATATTATAAATTGATAATGGATAACTTTTTAAAGCAAATTTCTTCGAACGTGAAAAAACCTATAGCAGAACTTGAAGATCCTGATGCAGTAATAAAATTCTATTATATGAATATATCTTTTAATTTCCCGGACCTATATTATTGTAATAATAATTTGTTTGATAAACCCGAAAACAGCCTATTAGATATATCAAAATCTCTATTGATGCTTAACTCATTTTCACACGAGTGTTTTATATTACAAGATCTATTGAGAGTCATCCGTCGTTATGGTCATGTGTACGATGTTTATTTTCTACCTATTGGTTGGTTAGTAGGAAATGGTGAAGAATCGCCTAAATATCACGCGTCGATAAAATTAATAAGGAGCAACACGCAAGAAATAATAGATGGAATTGTACGCAGACAATTATCCCAATATGGAATACAAGGGGATAACTTATTGATTTCTGTAGATTCTTCTAATGAAGTTGGTATAAACAGACACTCTATTATAGGAGCTAGACAATTACAGCCCGTATGCGTGGTATCTTTTTATCCTTTTGATCCAGAACATAAAGTTTTTTTCGTTATATACGTAGGTAGGTATAAAGATAAGTATTGTGGAATTTCCTACGTGGCTGATAGAGAAGATATGTACAAGGTTATTAATAGGATATATCCATACGTTAGTTGTTTTTATCTTGTATCAGATGGTATAATAAATTTTCATACTACTCCCGTAGCCAATCATACAAGAAATATTAAGCCTCTTCCAGTTAACTACTGCAATACTTTATGTGAAATAATATATGATTTTGAATATTTGAAGTTTGATCAAGGCGTTATGTCTATTCCGGTGTTTATGCCTTTTGTACCTAAACAGTTTGTATCCATTATCAATTTACCGGATGATATTCCTATAACATGTACCGCATCAAATAATATAGAATATATAACACATATTGACAACAAAAAACTAAAAAGAATACTTATTATAATAAAAGACAAATTTCTAAAGGGTACTATCATGCAAGGTACTTTTAAGAAAGTAAACCTCGTAAGACATAAGAAGTATACATATACGATAACATATTCTTCATTCGATTGTCCTAAACTAGAAAATACTAAGTCTTCGTCTCCAAGTACATGCAATAAAGCTATATTGGACGGGCGTAGATACATTACAAAAACTTTTAATGTTACAATATAAATGGAAATAGCTAGAGAAACGCTAATAACGATAGGACTTACTATACTAGTAGTGGTATTGGTAATAACGGGATTCTCGTTAGTGTTAAGGTTAATACCGGGTGTTTATAGCGCCGCATCAAGATCATCTTTTACAGCAGGAAAAGTACTTCGTTTTATGGAAATATTTTCTACTGTTATGTTTATTCCTGGAATAATCATATTATATGCGGCTTATATAAGAAAAACTAAAATGAAAAATAACTAGATTCTAAAAATGTCTTACGGAAGTATCCATGTTATTACAGGTCCTATGTTTTCAGGTAAAACATCAGAACTAGTAAGAAGAATAAAAAGATTTATGCTATCTAATTTTAAATGTATTATTATTAAACATTGTGGAGATAATAGATATAACGAAGATGATATAAACAAAGTATATACACACGATAGATTGTTTATGGAAGCTATAGCATCTTCTAATCTATCTGTATTGGTACCTAAGATATTAAAGGATGGAATTGAAGTAATAGGTATAGACGAAGGTCAATTCTTCCTAGATATAGTAGAATTTAGTGAATCGATGGCTAATTTAGGTAAAATAGTTATTATAGCCGCACTCAATGGTGATTTTAAACGCGAATTATTTGGAAACGTGTGTAAGCTATTACCATTAGCAGAGACAGTTTCCAGTTTAACAGCTATTTGTGCGAAATGCTATCGTGAAGCTTCGTTTTCAAAACGCATTATAGAAAGTCAAGAAGTAATAGATATAGGTAGTAAAGATAAATACATGGCTGTGTGCAGGAAATGTTTTTTTAGCAAATAACGTATTAAGAAACTTAAAATATTGACAAAATAGTTAAATGAATATATGAAAACACATCATACACATAATGGAGTTTGATATTAGTTCTTGTAGAATGATATATTCGGTTCTTGAACAATACCACATCGTTACAGACAACCGTTATAATAATCATGATCAAAAATTCAGAATTGTATTATACTGTTTAAAAGATTCTACAATCAAGAGATATCCTTATAAGTTTGTTTCTGAAATTCACTTTGTAAGATACATAATTAATAAATTTAGAGGAAAAAATCTCTATAAAATTAGTATAGAGGCTATAGATATACCAAAAGGTAGACAACAAATAATCATAACCTAATTTTTATCAAAAAATTAAAATATAAATAAAATGAAAAATAACTTGTATGAAGAAAAAATGAACATGAATAAAAAACAAGTGAAAATACAAAGCAAATCTAGTAATAACAAAGCATCTAGATTTACATGTCTGGACGCGGTTCAATATGCTAAAGCTTTGTGCACTAAAGATACTAAAATAGTTAAATCAGTGAAACTAACTCCTTCCCATCATAATTTATGCAGTAATATTTCTGTGACATTAGAACCTAAATATAATGAAAAGCTTGTATCTCCGTTTATTTTGGTAGAAGGAGAAGGAAAAATATATCAAACTAGAAGTGATAACTTCAGTCGTGAGGAATCGTTCTTTCTTAAAATACGTCCGAGTGTAATTAGCCCTATTTTACATCAGATGATGGAGTGTATTTATAGTGACTTGGGTTATCTAGATCCAGAAAATACTATGGATGAAAAAACATTTAAAGATGGTTATATATACATTAATAAAAATAAGATGTCATCTACTATAATAGAATATACACGAAACAATAAGGAAGTAACTGGTAGAAAAACTCTATCCAGTGAAGTAGAACAATTATCAAAGAAAGATCCACAAATGGTTAAAGCTGTACTAGTTGCTTCTATATTTTTTGAAAATGCGGTAATGTGCAAAATAAGCTTTAACCTAAAAAAGCTTATTATGGAAAAAGTTTGTAGGAAAACTCTGATAGATACTAATGGAGAAGTAATTAGCGTCGTAACCTCCGGAGACGATGATATTGAAGATGAATCAGGAGAGTTTGAATACGAACCAGATGGTGTAACCGGAATTTTAGAAGAAAGACATGATAGCAACAGGAGAGGTGGTTGCAAAATAAAAGAAACAGATGAATGTGATGAACGATCATTATTTAACGTAAACTAAATGGAAAAGCTATTTACAGGTACATACGGTGTTTTCTTAGAATCAAATGATTCTGATTTCGAAGATTTTATCAATACAATTATGACAGTGTTAACTGGTAAAAAAGAACGTAAAAAATTATCATGGTTAACAATTTTTATTATATTCGTAGTATGCATAGTGGTCTTTACGTTTCTTTATTTAAAGTTAATATGTTAAGATTAAATGGAGCAATTTGATCAACTTGTTCTTAATAGTATTAGCGCTAAAGCTTTAAAGTCATACTTGACTACAAAAATAGCTGAAGCTATAGATGAACTAGCTGCTAAAAAGAATTCTCCTAAAAAGAAGACTCAAACTAAAAAGCCCGAGAACAGAATTCCTCTAGATCTCATAAATAAGAACTTTGTGTCTAAGTTCGGGCTAAAAGGATATAAAGATGGTGTATTGAATAGTTTAATATGTAGCTTAGTAGAAAATAATTACTTTGAAAATGGTAAACTTAAAAGGGGTAAACACGATGAACTAGTTTTGCTAGATATAGAAAAAGAAATATTGGCTAAAATAGATGAAAACTCTAGTCTTAATATAGACGTACTAGATGTCAAAGTTCTAGCAAATAGATTGAGAACAAATGCTGATAGGTTTGAGTTTAAAGGTCACACGTATTACCTAGAACAAAATAAAACAGAGGATATTATTAATCAACTTATTAAAAATTCAGCTATATCCATGGATATGAAAAATACTATTAAAGATACATTTTATATGATATCTGATGATCTCCTGGATGTGTTTAAAAATAGACTATTTAAATGCCCTCAAGTTAAAGATAATATTATATCCCGTGCTCGATTGTACGAATATTTTATTAAAGCTACTAAACCCGACGATTCAAAAATATACGTTATTCTAAAAGATGAAAATATTGCTAAAATATTGAACATAGAAACTATAGTTATAGACCATTTTATCTATACGAAGCATAGTCTTTTGGTATCGTCGATTTCTAATCAAATAGATAAATATTCTAAAAAGTTTAATGATCAGTTTTATAGTTCTATATCAGAATATATTAAAGATAACGAAAAAATTAATTTATCTAAGGTAATAGAATACTTAACAATATCTACTGTGAAAATAGAAAACATTGTAGAATAAATGATAGTAACAATACTTTTTCTAATCATGTTCTTCATTTGCATGTTATATAGCTATCACTATTTGAAACCGTGGATATTTTATGTTGAGCGTGAAATCATGTAGATGGAAATGGAAATGGAAATATAAATTCAGAATTATATAATCACTACTTGTTATCTTGTCTACTGAAATGACTAACCTCTATTCTAAGAAAGTTAGGAAATCTATACACAAATTTATACGTTCGGGTTTAAACTTTGACTTATTACATGAGAAACATGGACGCCGATTAATAATTAACAATATATTTGTAAAATTACCCCCAAAATATTATAATTTTGCTAAAAGTCTGGATCTAAATAATATATTAGCTTTTGATAGCGATATAGTACAACTCAATGACTTAAAAAAACTGATTATGCGACTACCTCGTTTGCCAGACTGTTTTACTGATGTAATACTGTTTCATAAAAAATACTTATTACTGGATGCTGCTATTGTGAGTAAGCTTATTAACTCTAATATGGTATCTCTTTCAGATATACGTAATATAATAGATAATAAAATAAAAACACCTGTTGAAATAGCATTACTTAACAGTGCCTTAATTATACCGGGTACTCCATTTTCTCTCGATGAAATAAAATATGTTTTTGAAAACACTAGTATAGAAAACGTGAAAGAGTTATACAAGAGAATAGAAACATCTGTTTACAGTATACTCTATATGGAAGAAAAGTTTTCTGTATCACCAGTTCATTCATCTCTATATCAAGTAACTGATGTTGATAAAATCATATATTTAATAAAAAAATATCCTGATGATGCAATTATTGATTATGTTAGTGGAATAGTAAAATCAAGAAACGATTTTATAGAATCAATAATTGCTATCATTAAGGATAGATTACCTGACATGTCACCTTGTTTGAATAAATGGATCTCAACACAGTTACCATCTGATAAACTTATAGACGAATTTGGAATATACTTTTATGCATTGTTTGAATGGATAGATATACCATTGTACATAGATAAGTACTCGTTTTTAAACATAACAGAAGAAGAAACGAAATTTATCTGCCGCTATATAAATATATACCAAAAAAAGTCCGAGTTATTTGTGAATGCGTTTAGATGGCATCTATATTATTGTAATAGCATGTACCCTCAAAAAGTATTTCCTGTTATTACGTATAAAAAAGATTCTAAAGGAAAATACATTGTAAAAGAATCATTCAAGTATTTAGATAATAAGCAAACTATGAAAGTATTATTGAATGACTTTAAGTATAACTATGCTATAGGGAAATACATACTTGAATCGTCGTCATCCAACATAGTAAAGATGGAAGCTATGAACATGTTAAAGAAACAAGTAATTTGCTTAGAACATTCTAATTGTTTTGACCTAGGTAAGTTATATTCTGTATTATTAAAATTTCGTTATCATCCTGTAGATTACGTAATGTATAGTGATGAACTGTTTGATTATATTTCTAAAAATAGTACTTTTGAGGATACTGACATAGGATTATTAACTCTAGCGAGCTTCTTATTTTCTACTGCTAAGAAAGGTATTATAGATATCAAGTTTCTAAATACAAACTCATTATGGAGTCCTCTTATGTATCTTATAGATGACTCGTGTAAAGTAGATTTCACTAGATTTATGATGGCTGTTAAGAATATAAAAGCTGACAACATAAATTATCTTAAAAATAAGGATGAAAATATTAATAATAATTTTGAACATATAGATAATATAGATATATACAATTTATTAGACTACAGTAGAATAAGATTATATGGAATAAACTTCATTAAAAAAATAATACTAGCTAATGTTGTTTTTGAATACATTTTTACATTAATAATTATTAGATATCAAAAAACTAACTATAATTTTAGATCATTTTTAGAAATGTTATTATATAGATGCTTAAAAGGATTTGGTATATCACCAAAACTTTATAAGAATGTGTATGTTAATGAGATGAATATTTGTTATGAATTAGAAAAATTAATCAATAACGATGTTGTACCTTTCAAGACCTATGGAATATTGATGAAACTATTAATAACCATTTTTGCTAACCTAAATGGAGTTAGTAAACATCCTTTTAGAATCAGATTCAGAAAGAGTAAAACTCTATTATGATGTTCCTCCAAAAAAATCTTTAAGAACTAAGTGCGAAGTAGAAAAAGCTGTTAAATATTTTATATCAGTTATAAAAAAATATATAAAAATAAAAGAATCTACATTCTATGTAGTAGTCAAGGATACAACATTATTTACATATAAATATGATAAAGGAAATATAACTCCAGTAGATAATACTTATTATACGTTTAGCAAAGAACTTACTAGTACAGACTATAGTTCTTCGGAAATAACATCTATTTGTTTTACTATTACGGACGATATGAGTATTTCTGTAAAACCAAAAACGGGCTACGTTGTTAAAGTTAGATCTGATAATTCTAGATATTATTAAACTAGTTTTTTTACTTTTTTTATATCTATACATCTTTCTGTATTAAATACTAGGTTGTTATGAAGGTTTATGAAAAAGAAATATATATAATTAATATCGTTACTTGACATAATATTGTTCTTCTGTATTGCCTGTAGAGCGTGTTCCTTACATTCAGAGCACGGTAATGCTTTACATATGTTATACAAGTGACGTTTGCAAGTTTCTATATCGTGTTTGAACTTGGTAATTATAATAAATATAACTAGCCAAAAGCTGCTTCCCCAGTATCTAGGATCCATAACTGAAATTTAACGTATCTAAAAAAATGGATATAAGGTGTGTAAACTGGTTTGAGAACAAAGGAGAAATAAAATATATTTACTTAAAAGCTATTAACAGAGAATCGAATGTTGTATTTATAAGGTTTAATTATTACTATCACTATGTATACGACGCTTCAAAAGAACTAGAATATAAACCTAAAGAACGTTTAGATTTAGGAAAGTTCAAAATCATTAATATAGATGAAAAACTAAATACCGATATAAGATATGTTGAACAACGAGATTATTATACTTCAGAATTAGTACTCGTGAAGGATCTAAAAAGAAATAGAGAAAAACAATATCTACAGGAATATTTAGATATATCCTGGTTTTATCTACTTAATAATATTACTCCGGACGGGTGTTATAAAATAGATATAGAACATCTAACTCTTATAAAAAGAGATTGTTATCATTGTGATGATGTTAGCAAAGTATTCATTCAAGAAATACCTATATTTGAAGTTAAATTTACTTACTTACTGTTTGACATAGAATGTCAATTTGATAAAAAGTTTCCGTCTGTATTCGTAAACCCTATTTCACACATCAGTTGTTGGATTATAGATAAGGTTACTGAATATAAATTTACCTTAATCAATACAGATCTATTACCGGATAAAGAGCCTAGTATATTACATCACAAAGATTTCTCTCCAAAAGACAGAATAACTTACTGTACAGAAGTTGTGATGCTACTTATAATGAAAAAAATTCTAGAACATAGATTCGACTTTGTAATAACTTTTAACGGAAATAATTTCGATATTAGGTATATATCTGGAAGGCTAGAAATTCTAGAGAAATCTTTTATATATTTCACATCTCCCGATGCTACAGAAACAGTCAAACTTAAAATATTTGAAAGATTTGTTACCGGTGGAACTTTCACTAATAAAACATATCACATAAACAATAATAATGGTGTCATATTTTTTGATTTGTATGCTTTCATACAAAAAACAGAACGATTAGATTCTTACAAACTAGATAGTATATCTAAAAATATATTTAATTGTAACATTACTATAAAAGAAATAGATGACAGGGTTTTAACATTGGAAGCCACGGTAAAAGATAATTCTAACGATAAATTATCTATATTTTCTAGAGTATTGGAAACCGGTAATTATATCACTATAGGAAATAATGACGTAAGTAAAATAATATATAAAGATATAAACCAAGATAGTTTTATAATTAAAGTTATATCTAATAACAGAGATTATGAAGTAGGGTCGTTACATAATATAAGTTTTGGAAAGGATGATGTTGACTTAAAAGTTATGTACAAAAACTACAATCTGGAAATAGCGTTAGATATGGAAAGGTATTGTATTCATGACGCGTGTCTCTGTAAATACATATGGGATTACTACAGAGTACCCAGTAAGATTAACGCCGCATCTTCTACTTATCTTTTACCACAAAGCTTAGCATTAGAATATAGGGCCAGTACTCTTATTAAAGGACCATTACTGAAGTTACTATTGGAAGAACGAGTAATCTATACTAGAAAAATCACAAAGGTAAGATATCCGTATATAGGTGGAAAGGTATTTCTTCCTTCTCAGAAAACTTTCGAAAATAATGTTATGATATTCGATTATAATAGTCTGTATCCAAATGTGTGCATCTATGCTAATCTATCACCAGAGAAATTAGTGTGTATAGTGTTAAATACTAATAAACTAGAAGCAGAAATAAATATGAGATCAATCAAAAGTAAGTTCCCATATCCCGATTATGTTTGTATCTCATGTGAATCTAGACTATCTGATTATTATAGCGAGATTATAGTTTACGATAGAAGAGATAAAGGTATAATACCTAAGCTTTTAGAGATGTTCATAGGAAAAAGAAAAAAGTATAAAAACCTTTTAAAGACAGCATCGACAACTATAGAAATTACTTTGTACGATTCCTTGCAATATATCTATAAGATAATAGCAAACTCTGTTTATGGTTTAATGGGATTTAGTAACAGTACTTTATATTCCTATTCTTCCGCAAAGACGTGTACTACTATAGGTAGAAACATGATTACCTATCTAGATTCTATAATGAATGGTGCTGTATGGGAAAACGATAAGCTTATCCTAGCAGATTTTCCTAGAAATATATTTTCTGGAGAAACCATGTTTTCTAAAGAATTAAAAGTAGAACAGATGAACGAAACGTTTAAATTTCGAAACGTTTACGGAGATACAGATTCCATATTTACAGAAATATCTAATAGAGATGTAGATAAAACCATAAAAATAGCAAAACACCTAGAAAATATAATTAATACAAAAATATTATATGATAACTTTAAAATAGAATTCGAAGCTGTTTATACACAATTAATTTTACAGTCAAAGAAAAAATACACAACTATAAAGTATTTAGCAAATCATAAGCCAGGTGATAAGACTATAAGAATTAATAAAGGGACTAGTGAAACACGTCGAGACGTAGCATTATTTCATAAACAGATGATACAAAAATATAAAGACTTATTAATGAAAATGTTACTAGAAGGAAAAGGAAAAGATATAACTAGATTAATTCTTCAAAGTTTAGAAACAGATATGGTAACCGAGTTTACTCATAACAGGGAATTTGATAAATACTTATTAAGTAGGAAACATCACAATAATTATAAATCAGCTACTCACTCAAATTTTGAACTAGTTAAAAGATACAATCTAGAGAATACAGAGAAGATAGAAATAGGAGAAAGATACTTTTATATCTACATATGTGATATTAGTTTACCGTGGCAAAAAAAGCTATGTAATATATTATCCTATGAAGTAATCGCCGATAGTAAATTTTCTCTACCTAAAGACAAAAGAATATTCTATGAAATATATTTTAAAAGAATAGCGTCTGAAGTAGTAAATCTGCTAACGGATAAAACACAATGTACAGTATTTTTCAGCAGGCTTTTCGGTACTAAGCCTGTATTTTCATCAGACTAATATCACGTTTTCTTTTTTTAATCCTAATTTATTCATTAGATACTCTACACCGGGTGTAATTTTTGTAGTTACTGATAAACCTGGAAGGTAGAATATCAAAAAAGTCAATACAGGATCCTGCTTTGTATTAGAAATAATAACAGACAAGTTTTCTAATGTCTCAATATTCAATAGATACGGGTTCGGTGATGTAGTAGTAGGAAGTTGTAGTACGGCCATGTTAGTAGGAAACAAAGTTCCGTCGTATAGGCCTGGTTGATCCAATTTACCAAAGATAGGTTTGTAATCACCGCCCCGTATAAGATATTTAGCTAGTTCTATATGCTTGGCATCATCGATATAGAAATTACCTGTAAGACTATGGATTCTAGGATTAAAAGCTGTGTTTTTAAAGAAGAATAATATATTATATATCGGAATACTCGTAAGTAACAAGAAACTTATGAACTGATCAATAGGTAATTTAGAGAATTTCTTAAAATAATCATTTAGATTAACAGCAGAAATTTGATTCAAATACTGTATATTTATCTTAGGAGTATATTGAGGAGGTGGACCTTGATGAAGACCTAACATAAATTCAAACTTGTTTAATAAACCCAATGTTATAGGATAATAGTTTCTTATATCTAGTTTTTCATACTGAGTGTTCCATAATGCTGTTTCAGGTATCCACCCGTAAGAGTAATCGTGATACAGAAAAGTATTATTAAGTATAGGAGGTAAATTCATACGATTAAATGTCTTTTGATCATCGGTACGTTCATGAGCGTTTCCTATAATATCTCTTATGTTAATATTATTACCCGCCGTACCGGTACCAGGATTAACGTTAGTCATAATTACCGTTTATTATTTGTAGTATGAATTTTTTATCATTTTTAGATAAATGTTTAGTATTATCTAGATATTCATTAACGTAATATATGTTTTCTTGTAAAAACTGTTTAAATAAAATAATAATAGCCACTTTAAAATGATTTATAATCGTACGCACAACTGATTTAAGTATAGATTTATCATTACAGGTCGCATAAACTATAAAAGAAGTAAAGTTTTCTAAACAACTAGATGCCGTTATGATTTTAAGGATTATATCATCATTATAGTTGTCTATTATTAATCCCAATGATGCTAATTTAGAATCAAGATAGTATTTCAAAAGGCTTTTGCTGAATAAAGAAAAAATAACAGAAGGTGAACGAAGATCTAAATCAGCTAGTTTTTTTAGTTCTCCTTTATAAATAACTACTGGATTATCTTCATTTAAGTATAAATAAGTATTATACTCTTTTATAGCATACTCTGTATCTTTATTGTATATCTGACAAAGTTTTTTATTTTCTAACGCTAACAAATCTACATTTTGTGTTTGATATATCATCTGCGAAACATACGTAGAATTTATTTTCATATCATTGAATCTCTTTACTAAAGTAGCATCTGTTCTAAATATAGATTCTATATCTCTTCTTATATCAAACTTTTCTGGATCTATTTTTGTAATAACATTAAACAAATCATCATAGAATCTATTAGCGGATGTAAACGTTTTATCATCTATAAAGTTATCACGATAAAAATCAACTAAATATGATTTCCAAGTTTCATCTCTCTCGTCTATAATAGAAAGGATATCTCCAGGTATACCATATATCAATTCTAACATAAATTTCTTAATTTCACTATCGTTATCTAACATATATACAACTTTTAACATATTCTTATTAACGCGAGCTTGTTTAATTTCTGAGTAGATATAACTTAGTACCTTTTCGTAAATTGTGATAGCGGGTTCAGATGTATATACTTTTTCATCATTATAGATTCTTTCTTTCATAAACAACCAATAACTCGTGGTACTATTTTTTGGAAATACAAATTCTTTAAACGTTTCTGTCATTATACTACTAACTACAGGTCCTGTTTTCTGTAATATAGTATATAGATCTTGATTATCATTATCATCAAATTTCATTCCTGTATCCGTTTTTAATGAATAGACCCATATTAGAAGTCGTAACACACTTATTCTATCTACTTTGATAAATCTAGTTTCCCTAAAAAGTTTGGAATATATTATCTCTAAGTCTTTAATAGGTTCGTTCAAGTGAAATAAAGGATTTAACTCTGTACTAAAGTTAACACTTATAATATCTTGAAAATAAGGTGAAAGCTTTGTTACAAATAAGAAACGTTCATCGTCTAGAAGTGTATTAGACTGTTGTTTATAAATATTAATAAAATCTGTAAAAGATGTATAGTTTTTTACTAACTGGTTTAGGTATAAAAGAGTCACATCGAAAGAAGATTTAAGAACTATATCATATGTCTCACAGTCTCTTATGAAGTGTAAGAATACATAAAAATTAGTATTATTAAAAATATCTTTAGTCAATACAGTTTTATGATACTTTTTTATAATATAGTTAATAGCTACCACATGATTAAGACAAAAGTTTGATATCTTATCAGCTAATTCTTGTGTAAAAAAATTAATATTATTCTCTACCGTGTATATAAGATATTTCCTTCTTATAAAATCCATACTAAATTACTATCTTATATTAATTGATATTTATAAAATGTTTAAATAATATTAATATCACAATGGTAAACAACAGTATTTCAATGATAGTATTTTACTATATATTTATATTTAATTAATTACTGTTATGAAATTGATGTGATATTATTATTTATCAATAAAACACTAATACTAGCGTCCAAATCATATATTAGATCTTGTATAGCATCTTCTATAGCGTGCACCAATAAATTCTTTTCCACATCCTTGATCACAGTTTGTGTTAAAGGTACAATAGTAGGATAGAAACAAGTTAATATAGGTATACCTGTAACACCTACTAGGCCATAATCTACAAAACTTCCATTTACTAATAACCATGTGTTTTCATCATCTGTATACACGAAATCTTTCAATATACCACACGTATAATTTTCATCAGGATATAATTTAATAGACGAATTATTTACTACATCTAACAGACAACATTTTTCATCGCTCTCTTTATAGAATATTTCCTCTACATCTTCATCTGATAACGTATTAGTAAGAACATCCTTAGTCGTTTTTACTATAGATTCTTCTAGTTCTAATATTTTTTCTTTATCTGCTTCGTAAGCTATTTCTAGAATTTCACTATCTACTACCACATCAGCGATGCTTCTTCCATCTCTAGTTAGCGCATTAGCTAATCTATTTATAGCATTAGGTAAAGATCCGTCTCTATATTCCATAAGCCTTGTATAATCTTCATATAGTTTTTCTAGTTTATCAGATAGTTCCTTATTTACGTATTCGTTCTTACGTTTGTCATATTTAAATTCAAATACGTAAGGAGGTTTATCTAATACCTCAGATTCGATCCACGTATCTCTATAATGTATTAGTATATTAGCTCTACAAGCTTCGTATTTAGGATGTGTATAGGGAACATGATTTACTGTACTAATATAACCACAGTAATGACCTGGATCCGTTTCATCAGGCCACGCATGTGTACCACAGTATCTAACTTTATCAGCGGTTGTCTTAGGATAACCATATTTCTTATAATCATCCGACTGCATAGCACAGTGATCTCTAGAAGTAATTGTTACAAAACATAAACCTTCGTACTTACTTATAGTTCTGGGTATAGTAAAACCAGGACATTTCATTCTCATTAACTTTGTTTTTAAGTCTAGTTCTGCAGTACATTCACCTCCTTCTATATGTTCGAAAGTATATTTCTTACCGTCTCCATAATCATTAGTCATTGATTGTATGTAACCCAATACGGATATTATATCTTCTGCTTTATAAGTAAGAATATTAGCTCGTGACGTACAGGGTAATAGAACTAACAGGATACTACTGTATGTTCTAAATTGTTTCTCCGCATCCAACCAAAATCTATCAGGATCATCGTACGCCATACCTAGGTTTCCTACAGAGAATTCAACATCCAATTCGTAAGGGAATTTTAAATTAGCTTTTTCTATATTAGAAATATCTACAGTATTAGGATCGTACTTTTCTGTAACTAGTAATTCACTACCCACGTCTACCTGTAATAGAAAATCAGGTGTCCAGACTTCTACTTTTCCGTAATAACCCACACAGGTTCTACCCTGCTTCCATGTAACGCACGTCCTTGACCTCCAAGGCATTCTATGATTATCAGTTAGATCTTTAAAAATTTTATGTTTACCTTCGTAGGTATCTATCAATACTGAATCGTTATCATATTTTGGATTTACAAAACTTACCATTATCATATCAGATTTATACCTTTTATCATAATTATTAACACAGAATATACCTATAGTACGCGGTTTAATAGAAGAAAACATTTTAACCGTATAAAAGTCAGCTAACGGTAATTCTATGATACCTTCTTTATCACCTACCGCAACAGGAGTAGATCCAGAAGGACAAGTTAACACAAAACTCGTAAATCCCCTATTACTATCGAAAGTATTTAGTTCTAAGTATAATGTTCTCGCTCTGTTAGCACATGTAGTAATATCATCGAGTATCATAACGTCAGTCCAATAACATTCTTTGATTTGTCTGTTAGCACAAAACTTTGCATGTCCTGGAATAGTATTAGGTTTTATAACAGTATCGTTAAAATCATATTTTTCGAACGTGAATAACTGACGGTGTTTGCTGTTCCTTTCAAAAGGATTTTCCACTACCCAACGATCTCTGACATCGTCCCATGTAGCCATTCTCAGTAATATACTACAAGTAGTTCTAGTAATGGCTACCTGAGAACCATCATACGGACAACCTTTCACTGATAAATAAAAGTTCTTCATGGGAAATATATCACATACATTACTAGGAATACTCTTAGTTTCTTCGGGTTCTCCAGGTGTAGACATCTTTAATAATTCCATTTCGCTTATATGTACTTCAAAAGGTTTTAAAGTCAGTGTAGAATCTTTTCCACAAGTTAATTCCACTATACTAAACTTTGAAAGCATAGCACCGAGTCTAGTAAACTGGTAAAACTTTACGTTATCTTCAGTAGTAAACTTGAGCTTAGTATAAGAAGTAATATCCAGTGTAGGAGATCTTAAATAACCAATAGGGCATGCTACTGTCAAACTGAAATCAATTATGATACCGCTAGTATTAAGATAGTATAACACGCTATTTATCGTGTCTATAAAATATGTAGCCAACTTTTCAGTTTTAGGCATAAAACTACTATCGTTTCTATATGATAGAAATATTGTAATATCAGAACCCGGCATCATACATTTTCTAACACCCATACGAGATGTATCAGATACTACATCTCTATACATACTGAATTTCTGCACAACAGGATCCAAGGGTCTAGAAAGACCAGAAAAGAAATAATAAATATCTTTACCTGCGTCTATTAACCCCGCTATTAACGATAACCCCATACCTGCAAAAGCGAGATGGGGAGACGTAACTATTCCTACGGTTGCCATAGATGTACCTACAGTAGTTAAACTCGTACTTACTGCTTCAAGTATCTCATCAGTAGTGTCTCTAAATCCTCTTTCCATACGTTCTAATCTGGATTGTCTATTTATAGAGTTCATGGTCATCATTTGTAAAGCTAGACTAAATACCATAGCTTTATCTACCGAAGAACCTATACGACGCATATTTGATTCATAACTACTAGAATCACTAGCAACACTAAACACAGATGAAGTAGAAGATCTTCTACTACTACCACCACTTCCTCCACCGCTTCTAATACTACTACTTATTGTATTATAATGAGTACTACTAGATCCAGTGTATGATCGACTTCTAGAACCTATAGTATCATATATATGGTCAGAGCTATCAGTACTAGAAGAAGATCTTATAGGAATTCTAGGAAGAGGACGGTTTGCTGGATTGTTATTAGGGTATCTATCTATAGGTAATTGTAATATTTCGTAAATGCCATCACCATCGGCACTTGATGTAGAGGACAGTCTTATTTCAGGACTAGCTATGCTAGGTATTCCTACCTGGAAGTAAATTTGATTTTGTTGATGCATAGCTGCCGCTACCGGACGGGGTAAACGAGGTAGAGGGGGTGGTTGTGGTGGTCGAGGTGGTATAACAGGAGGAGATACTGGTCTCTGAGATAGTTGGGAAGGTTGCATACCGTACACTTGCTGAGCTTGAACTACACCAGCATAGCGTTGATCAGGATTTCTGTTTCTAAAGAAACCCTGCGCTTGTAATGGACTAACATAATCCATTTCATGTTGATGTTCCAATCTACCTTGTTGGAAACCTCTAGCTCTAAAATGATTATTTACTTCTGCTTGATCTAAATAAATATTTTCGTTAGGCATGTTAGCCGGACGATTTCTACCATTATTACCATTACCATTATTATTAGAATTACTTAAAGCTATTCTTCCCAAAATACCACACACCGCTTCCTGTGAACTTCTCCTACACCTTTTACGTACTATACTATCATCATAATTTTTAGGATCGTTCACATTAAAGACTCCGTATGTTCGTCTTAGAGGATGATACATAACATCCTGATTCGCTCTTGCTTCTGGAATTATTGACGGACTTAATAAGGTACTAGATGTATCTACACTAAATATTCCTGTAGATACGTGAGACCTACTCGTTAATACATTAAGACCTTTACCGCCTTTAGACACATAGTCTTTTAGAGCTCTATCTACACTAGGACCTTGCCTTTCTTCCATAACATGATGTCTATACTGGTTTCCTTGTAGGCTATGGTCTAATCTATATATATCTTTGTTGAAATCACTTTCAGATAATACTACTGTAGACCTACTAGATGACTCATATCCGGTATAACTACTATACACCCCTTGATATCCTGGGTCAGGTCTTTTCTTTTTCAAAATACTTTTTATCGAATCCGTTTTCTTTTCTAATATAGCTTGTATATTTCCAGAAACTATATTTTTAGTATCTTTTTCTAAATTGAATCTTACTTTTTTACCCAATTCATAATGTAACATATCCAAATCAGTTTCTTCCTTAATTGTAGGCATGTAACCCTGAAATAGATTTCTTGATCTTTTTCTAATATCTCTATAGATATCGGCATCTCCTATTACCTTATCTCTTTTATTTTCTGACGTAGCACCTACTTGTAAGTAAGAAGCATCTTTAGGTATAACTTCTTCTATATCTAATATTTTCTTAAGATAATCAACAATGTTATCATCATCTTCGTCATCAGAAATACCCCGTTTAGTTCTAACTCTATCTGTGATGATATTATTTTCAAGTTCATTACACTGTGAGAAGTCATCATCATCATCATCTTCATAATTACGATACATACACATTAAAGCTTCTTTAGAGAAAGAAGTTTTTGATTCAGTATCTCTTCTTCTTCTACCTCTATTACGACGTTTCTTTATATAAGCTGATAAGGTAGATAATTTATCTTCTTTTGATTTTTTATTATTAGGCACGTACTCACCGCAATGTTTATTTCCAGTAACCATACATCTGTAAAATAATTCTGTTAAATCATCTACATTAGCTCCATTTTTTTGCAATGTTGAATAAAATTCTTCGGGTATAGAAGTTACATCTATTATTAAATCCATCGTACATTTTTCACAGTTACTGGTAATAGATTTTTCTACTTTTACGGTTCCTTTGGATTTCACACATACAGATATTTTTTCCATAACACACTTAAGAAATTTGTCAGAATCTCCGTAAGGCGAGTGTGTAGATACACCTTTAAAGTCTACAGGTATAGTAGATATATATCCAGATGATTGTACGCTATTTATACTAAACACTCCTATAGTAACTTCATCTACAGTGATATCATTACAGGAACTTCCTTTATACGTAATGTGTTCTACTTTAGGCAATTCATAGTCTGTATTGGTTTTACTATCATTAATATATCTTCTTATCGTTTTATCATTTTGTAATAACAGTTCTTTTGCTAATTTCTTTACTATCGTTTTAATATCTTCATTTTTATTACCTTTTGTTTCTACAGTAACGTTAAGAGCAACACTGTAATTATACTTTAGTATTCCATGAGATGAACTATCACTACATTTACCCAGAAACACGTCTCTAACTTTTTTCTTTATCTTATCCCAATCAAAAGATTTCATGAATACCTCTTTTTGTACATAATCTGCTTTTGAAAGATATTTAAAAGCTGCTACAGCAGCATAATCAATTTTTTCTTTTGATTCTGGTTTTTTGTCGGTATCGTGATAAACAGGAGTCTTTCTTTTGCAAAATTCTGAACATGAATTCGTCCATATTGTTGCTATTAACGTTATTATTATAAGTTTATACATTATGCATGATTATAAAACAATCAAACTTATATAACTTAAAACCTTTTAGTTCATTTTTGATATTATTCCATATTAATATTAGTAATGTTATTTTTTAACAATATACTACTAATATTTAAGTCGAGTTCATGCATAATTTCTTCAATTCCTTCTTTGAAAGCTTGTAATAGTATAGTTTCTTCTACTTCTTCCTTTACATCATCGTCTTCCAAAGGTATAACTATAGGATCTATACATGTTATTACTGATTTACCTATGTGTTTTAACACATCAAAGTCTTCTAGAGTTCCGTTTATTAATACCAATACTCTATCTTCGTCATCAGACGGATCATCATATTCTACAAAATCATCGTAAAGATAATCATCTAGTATACCACACGAATAGTTACCTGACTCTATAATCTTACTTACAGTATTATCGGAGAAATCTATTTTACAACACGTTTCTTTATCTGAGTAGATCTCTTGTAAATCATCACCGGATAAAGTATTTGTTAATACCATATGAGCGGTATCAGTAATTTGTTCTTCAAGCTCAAGTAGCCTTTCTACGTTAGCCTCAAACGCTGTTTCTAATATACCACCGTCTATAGAAACATCCGTAATACTACGACCTTCTGATGTAAGACTACTAGATAATCTGTTTATAGATTCGGGTAACGAACTATTAGTATATTGTGGTATAGATTTATATTCATCGTATAATATTTTTAAAGAATCTGATAACTTTGGATCTATATATTCGTTGTTTTTATTATATTTAAACTCGAAAGCGTAAGGCGGTTTCAATAGAACTTCGTTTTCTATCCATACATCTTTATAATGAATATTAATATATGACTTACAAGCTTCGTAATCAGGATGTCTATATCCTATATGTCTTAATTGACTAAAGTATCCACAGTAATGACCCGCATCTTCCCATACAGCTGGAGTAATATAAGTATCACAATACCTTGGTTTATCCGCTTGTTCTTTTGTATAACCGCTATTTTTTATTTCATCAACGTCAGTAGCACAATGATCTCTGGACGTTACTATAATAAAACACATACCTTCGTACTTGTTAATAGTTCTAGGAATAGAAAATGGTTCGCATCTTACAGACATCATTTTTGATTTGAGATCTAAATATGCTATACACTCACTACCCGCTATCCTATAGAAAGTATATTTACTTCCGTCTCCATAATCGTATGTCATGGACTGATGGTACGCCATTACAGAAATGAAATCACTGATATTATACATAAGCATATTAGCTCTCATAATACACGGTATTAACGCTAAAACTATAGAACTGTATGTCCTAAAACTTCTAGTTGCGTCATCCCAAAATCTTTCCGGTTTACTATACGCATTTCCTAAATTTCCTACATAAAACTCTACTTTCAACTCGTAAGGAAATAGAGTAGCTGATTTATTTATATTTTGTAAAGTGATAGTAGAAGGTTCGTATTTCTCGGTTATCATAAGTTCAGAACCTACGTCTGTTTCTAATTTATAGTCCTCCGTCCAAACATCTATTTTACCATGGAAACTAACACATTGCCTTTTATGTTGCCAAGTAACACAGCGTCTTGAACGCCACGGCATATTACCCAACTTTGAAACATCTTCGAATACCTTTTCTTTACCTGTGTATTCGTCTAAATATATAATTCCTTCCTGGTGTCTTTGTGAAACAAATTTAATATTAATTAAGTCTGATTTTAAATCACTATTATAATTATCTACACAGAATACACCTATCTTCTTTTCGTTTTTAGAAGCAAACATTTTAACCGTATAAAAGTCAGCTAACGGTAATTCTATGATACCTTCTTTATCACCCACGGCTACAGGAGTTGACCCCGAGGGACATGTTAATACGAAACTCGTAAAACCTCTACTATTTCCAAAAGTATAGAGTTCTAAGTATATAGTTCTAGCTCTAGAAGCACAAGAAGGTGATGTATCGTCTAGTACCATTAATTCTGTCCAATAACATTCTGTAGCGTGTCTATTGGTACAGAATTTAGAATGTCCAGGTATTTCATTAGGTTTTATAACAGTATTGTTAAAATCGTATTTCTGAAACGTAAACAATTGCCGTAATCTACCATTTTGTTCGAAAGGATTTTCGAGTACCCATCTCTGATATAAAGGTTCCCAAGTAGCCATTCTCAAGAGAATACTACAAGTAGTATGAACTACGGACACTATAGAATTATCAAACGGACATCCTCTTACCGTAAGATAAAACCTCTTTAAAGGAAATATATCACATACATTACTAGGAATACTCTTAGTTTCTTCGGGTTCTCCAGGTGTAGACATTTTGAGTAACTGCATTTCGTTTAAGGCTATCTCAAAAGGCTTCAGGGTCAGTGTAATATCTTTTCCGCAAGTTAAGCGCACTACAGGAAACTTTGAAAGCATAGCACCGAGTCTAGTAAATGTATAGAATCTAGCACCTTCTTCGCTAGTAGATTTAATAACGGTATATGCATTAATATCCAGCGTAGGAGATCTTAAATAACCAATAGGGCACACTACTGTTAATGAAAAGTCAAGTATAACATTACTACTATTGAGGTAGTAGAGAACGCTGTCTATAGAATCAACGAAAAACAATGACAGTTTTTCTAAAGACGGTATAATGCTAGAATCGTTCCTGTATGACATGTAAACTATAGTTTCAGTACCCGGCATCATACATTTTCGGACGCCTGATTTTGAAGTATCAGTAACATAATCTCTATAAGCGTTAAAAGTCTTAAGTACAGGATCTTGAGGTCTTTGTTTTCCTGATAATATATAATAAATATCTCTTCCAGCATCCAATAATCCAGATATCGCTGATAAACCCATTCCTGCAAAGGCAACATGAGGAGACGCTATAATACCTGATGCTGTTACGACGCTTCCTATAGTACCAATAGCTGTACTAACTACATCAAATACAACTTCTGCTTCATTTCGATCATCGTCTTGTACCATAAATGATCGTAAGTTTCTGTCCATTAATCCCTGAGTAATGAATTGGGCTGCTAGGCCTAATGCTAACGTCTTATCAAAAGATCTTGAGATTCTTTTCATTCTAGATCCATAAGCACTAACATGATTATCACCACCACTACTAGAATATTCGCCAGAACTTATACTACTACTGCTTCTCCTTCTGTTGATAATGCCGCCGCTACTGCTACTGCTGGTGCCGCTACTGCTACTGCTGGTGCCGCTACTGCTACTGCTGGTGCCGCTACTGCTACTGCTGGTGCCGCTACTGCTACTGCTGGTGCCGCTACTGCTACTGCTGGTGCCGCTACTGCTACTTACATGAAACGAACTATCATCTCTAAAACTGAGTCTTTGGCCGCTAGGTCCCACACCTTGATTAATACCAGAAGCTGCATCGCTAGACGATAACCAATAAGAGGTAAGATCTACTGAGCTAACAAGGCTACTACTAGACGAATCTAATACAAAATTACCTACTGGAGCAACACTTAGTAAACTATCTGACGAAGAACTGTCACTTTGTACTGCAGGTACTGGCCTTCTAGTACGCGGTAAAGGAGTAAGCATTAGTAGTCCACACATTGCACTCGTTAAACCCCTTTTACACCTCCGACTAGCGGATGTACCAGATCTAGTATTTGTATTATAATATACACTACTAGGTAATGAAAGCGGTAAATTACTGTGACGATTATTAGGATGTATAGGTTGCTCTGGAAAGGAAATTGTTTTACCGGGTTTAGTAATAACACTTCCTACATTTACTCCCACAACAGGATTTTTATGTATTACTGACGATGATACTCTACTACCACCGGATTTACCATATTTATCTATACTATCCTTATAGTGTTCTACTACTTTTCTGGTTTTTAGATTCTTTTGTTTTAACTTATCCTCTAATTGTTTTTCTCTTAATTCTAGATGGCCAAGACGTCTTTTTATATCATCTAATTCTTCTTCTATGGATGTAAAACTTTGTGTTAGTGCTTCTTTAATAGATTGTTGTTTTTGGTAGCTAATAGATGATATTAATCCTGATGTAAAATCGCCATCAGAATTTATGCTTTTACTTATTGTAGACATTAAGCTTTTTGGCGGTGTATCAACAGGAACCAAAGTAATCATTTTTTCTAACTTAGATCTCATGGAATCTTTTAACGTAGATATTATATTACCGTCTCCTAATATACTATCTTTACTACTACTTATACCTACTTGGATATGAGATGCCTTAGGAGGTATTACTCCTTCCAATCCAAAGTATTCTTTTAAATTTTTCATCTTGTGTTCATCTAATGATCTTTTGGGTCTGGTTTTATAAGACTGTTTAGGTAACTTATTAATATCGTGGTGCTTTCTACTAATCTTTCTTTTTTTATGTTTTTTATTCTTGTTGGGGTTTTTTATGCAGTAATCGTATCTATCATCATTGTCATTATCGTTATCATAGTATAAATACATACATTCTAGGTTGTTATCACCTATATTTGTTTCATCAATATCCGAATCATCTATATTTCTTCTAGGCCTTGATTTTCTTTTCTTTCTACCAGATCCTGTATACGCGCTTAGCACTTTAAACGAACTATCTTTTATTTTATCTGTAAGTGGTATATAATTTATACAATTATCACCACCTGTTACTTCACAAAGATAAAATAAATTAACTAAATCGCTATATCCCATACCTCCGCATTCTTTTAACGAAATATTAAACTCTTTAGGTACTTCAGTAACTTCAGCCATTAAACCCATGCGACAATCATCACAATGCCCAGTTAGTATTTTCTTTACTTTTACTTTATCATGTTGATCGTTATAGTCTTCACACGTTTTTATCATTTCTGTTATACATTCTTCAAAAATATCTGAAGATTCGTATGGTGGACTGGATGAAATACCATCGAAAGTAATGAATATATCAGTATGTGCATTTTCGTTATTATTATCAGTAAGAACACTATAATTTCCAACGGTGACTTTATCTACTGTAATATTCCTACATTTGGTTCCTGTATAGGTAATAGTAGATACGCTAGGTAAAGAACAAGTAAGTTTACTACCGGTTGTTTTACATATGAGATACTGAACATCTTCTTTTGACAACGATAGTGCACTAGCGGTTATACACGATGTAACTTTCCTTCTAGCACTAGTATTATCACCTCTTTTAGGATTTTTAGGAGCATAAATTGATACATCTAATACATATGTATAATTATACTGAAATCTACTATGATCCTTATCTGTTGATAATTCACACTCTTTTACAAATCTACTTTTTATAGTTTGTCGAATATTAGTCCAATTAAAACATTCTATGAATCGTTGTTCTTCTTTCTTTCTTACGGAACTAAGATATTTAATTGTCGCAGAAGCTTTATGATCAGATAATTCTTTCGGACTTATTGTTTTAGAAAGACTATGGTACTTTGCCTGTTTCCTTAAACATGTGTTTTCATCTTCGTCTTCATCATAATCTGAATAAACTAATGAAAACAATAACACAACCAATATAAATATTATGCTTTTCATATTATTAACAGCTATAATGATTATAATAATAGTACATTACTTAATATCCGTAAGTCTTTTTAGTTCATTTTTAATCTGTTGTTAATTGAGTAATAAAAATTGTCACTAATACCAGTATTATAAATGAAATGTATTGGGCCATGTTAGTTTTGTATTAAGTGTTAGTAAAAAGCTATAAGTTTTATAATAGTTAAACTTATTAGTAAGAATATATAACTGTTATTGGTTTATTCTACGGTAACTTAGCCAGAAAAGCTAGAGTAAGATTCATTGTCTAGTTCGATATGTTCCTGTATATGAGCCGTTTTAAGAATATTGTATTTCTTTGATCTTTTAACCCAGAAGCAGGAACAGATTATTATTAACAATACTGTTATTAAACTTATAGCCACGAGTGCCAAAGACACTATTAAAATGTTGCTTGAAGAAGACTCAATGTAATCACTTTCGTCGGATATTAGAGCTAGACTGATATTAGCATCCATCTCATCAAATATCTCGTTCAATGCATCCGATAAAGCGTTATATATTATAGCATCTTCTGCTATTTTCCTTGATTCTTTTGTATCTAGTGGTATAATACTAATGTTATAACAAGTAGTCACTATAGCTCCTGATTGATTTAGATACTCATATGGTATATAAGTATCATTAATCAATACGTACTTCCTTTCTTCTTCGTCCGTGTATACATAGTCACTGACTTCTCCACAGATATATTTATCTATTGGATAATACTTCTCCGTACGATTGTTGTGAACGTCTATAATACAACATCTATCATTTTCTGCGGCTTCCATAATCTCTTTCAAATCTTCATCGGTTAGTGTATGAATGAATATTTCATTAGTTATTTCAGATATTCTATCTTGAATTTCCATGATCTTTTCTTTATCAGCCTGATAAGCCAGTTCCAAAATATTACCGTCTACATTTACGCTTGTAATTTCTCTACCTTCTTTTGTTAATGCCATTGCTAGTCTGTTAATCGACTTAGGAAGTGTTCCATCTGTATATTCTATTAGCTTTTTGTATTCTTCATATAGTTCGTTCATTCTATCGCTTAGTTCCTTACTGACATATTCGTTATTACTATTGTATGTAAACTCAAAGGTATAAGGAGGCGACTGCAGTACATCAGATTCTATCCAAATATCCTTGTATTCTATATGGATATAGGATTTACAAGCGTCATAATCTGGGAAGTAATCATATATATCTCCGTTGTATCCACAGTAATAATCGGTAGGTGTATAGTAAAACGCAGTTCGTTTTCTACATGCTCTAGCATAAGTAGAATGCTTAATGGTATATCCGTGATTCTTCATCCATTCTTTTTCAGTAGCGCAATGGTCTTTTGATGTCACTACTGCAAAGCATAATCCTTCATAATTTACTACATTGGCTCTAGGAATACTGAATGGATCACAACTTACGGTTATATCACGTGAATTAAGGTCTAATTCAGCCTGACAGTTACCTCCATAATAAGTACCTACTCTCTTGAAATAATAGTGTTTACCATCTCCATAGTCTCCAGTCTGTGATTGTAAATACCCCATAGTTGATATGATATTTCCGAATTTTATGTCTTTATTTCTTGACGTACAAGGTACTAAATTAATAAGTATGGTACTATAAGTACGTTTCTTATTGATGGCATCTTTCCAAAATCTAGAAGGATTTTTATACGCATTGCCTAAATTATTTACTGTAAATGTTACTTTTATTGCTGTGGGAAATCCTGTTTTGCTTTTCTCTATAACATCAGGATCTATACTTTCCATGTCATAACTTTCCTTTAGCATGATTTCTTTACTACTATGATGTATTTCTAGTTCTACGTCTGGATTAGTGAAATCAATATCTCCAAAGTAACATTCCTGTCTTCTGTTATCACAGGATCGCGATCTGTAAGGCATTGCAGCTGATAGACTAGTAAATAACCTATCTCTATCGTTATAGTTAGCTTTATATACGCCCCTAGGATGTGAATTTTTCTCGAATAATATAATTATAATATCTGACTTGTATCTAGTATCGTAATTATGCATACAGAATACTCCTATTCTTTTCTTTTCTATAGACGCGAATAATTTTGATGTTCCATAATCACCTACAGGCAATTCAATTATTTTGTCATTCCCATCTATAGATACTGGAGTAGAACCGCTAGGACACGTAAGTACAAAACTATCAAATCCTCTATCTCCGAACAAAGCAATTTTTACGTATATCTTTCTAACTCTAGTTTGACACGACGTTACATCTTCTAACATCATAGATTCAGCCCAGTAGCACTGACTACTTTGTTTGTTAGTACAGAAATCTGAATGTCCTGGAACCCCATTTGGATCTATTATTGTATCGTTAAAATCGTATTTAGAAAATGTGAATAGTTGTTTAAATTCACCTTCTTGTCTAAAAGGATTTTTAAGTACCCATCTATTTCTAAAAGGGTCCCAGGTAGACATTTTAAGCAAGATACCGCAGGTAGTATGTACTATCATCGTTTGAGAAGTATCGTATGGACAACCGTCTGCTAGCAAGTAAAACTTCTTTAGAGGATATTTGTCACATACATCTGATGGAATAGATCTGGTCGATTTGGGTTCTCCGGGAGTAGCCATTTTTAACAACTGCATGCTACTTATGGGGACTTCGTAAGGTCGGATAGTTAATGTAGTAACTCTTCCACACGTTAAACGTACTACGGGTGTTCTAGATAGTAATACCCCTAAGCGAGTAAACATATATTTTTTTACTTCTCCATCATCGTACATGATCGTATATGCTGTAATGTCTGTATCTGGGGACCTCAAGACTCCTATAGGACAGGCAACTCTTAGCTGATAATCCAGTATAATATCGGATGTATTCATGTAAAGCAATTCAGAGTTGATGGTATCCAGAAAATACAGTTCTGTAATTTCCTTTTCGGGTTTAAATGATCTTGTGTCATTCTGGTAAGCCATGTATATCATCATACTATCTCCTGGAACCATGCATTTCCTCACGCCCGATTTTTCACGGTCGTTTATAAGTCCAGAATATGTATCTAATAGTTTGATTAATGGATCTTTAGGTCTTTCGATACCCGAAAACAAGTAGAAAATATCTTTAACCGTGTCTATAATCCCAGTTATAGCAGTAACAGCCATTCCAGCTATCATAAGCTTTGGACCGCCTGCCAAACCCGCTGATGTTAGAGTCGTTCCTAAAGTCGATAAACTTATGGTGACTGCCTCGAATACTTTTTCTTCCTTAGACATCGAATCTTTCCTTTGTATAACAGATTGTCTAACTTGATGTTGAGCCGCTTGCTGTCCAGCCATTAACATAGCACCTCCAAAAATAAGAGATTTATCTAGCGATGAAGATATTTTTTTCATTGATCCTTTATAACCACCAGAAGATTTTGAATTTTCATATGAATCAGTACCACGAGTTATCGTAGACTTGTCAACAACGTTAACTTTTTCTTTGGGTATACCTCCTATTTCTTCGTAGAGTGGAGGTTCTGATTTTCCGGCTAGAGAATAAGGTGATGATGTTGGTGATCCGGCTAGTGAATATGTACTTTCTAGTTTTGGTTTACTTTGTAACATACCACATACTACACCGTCAAGACTTCTTCTACATCTTCTATGTAGGTTCTTAGGTATAGCACCGCTTTTTGGATTTAAGTCTTCTGGAATAGCGGGTAAAGGTCTTCTAGACATATCACGAGGAGGTAGTGGAGGCGGGCCGTGTGGTGGAACAGGAGGTGGTGGTAGCGGTCTATTAGGAGGAAACATGTTATTGGGTTTTCCATTTGTAGGTCCTTCCATGTATATTTCGTTGTCTAGTTGAGGTGATTTGGCAGGTGAAAATTGTATACCACTACCCAATTGTGTTTTGTCACTATCGAGTCTCCTTCTAATAGCTCCTTTTCTAGTAAGTGGAGTAGTTAATACAGTTCCTGTATCAACACCTTTGACAAGAGTAGGTGAATAAGGAGACGGTGGTTGTTTTATAATATTTACACCTTTGAGTACTCCACCTATATTTTTTAATCTTTTTGTTATAGTATTACCCGCTGGATCTAAGCTGGTAGTTCCTTTCTTCATTTGTATACGATCTTTTAAAGGTGGTGGTGGATATTCGAAATCACTACTGGTACTACTAGATCTACGCGGAGGTGGTGGATATTCGAAATCACTACTGGTACTACTAGATCTACGCGGAGGTGGTGGATATTCGAAATCACTACTACTGGTACTACTATGACTTCGCGACTGAGTACTACCTAGTCTCAATGCTTGTAGTTGTCTTTTAACCTCTTCAATATCTTCGAAATCGGGTTCAGAATCCACACTACTAACCGATGTTCTTCTGGAAAAGTCGATTCTAGAATAAATTGATGGAACGTGCTTATTTTTAGGCGGTCTATGACTACTAAATTCTAATTCTGCGTACAATACGTCTGATATTGATTTTTGTTTCTGACCTATTGTTTCGCGTAACGCTTCTGTGAAAACATCAGATTTTAATTTCGGTGGTAGTTTGGGTGGTTTTCTTACAGTGGCGTATAGATCTTCTGGTTTTCTAGTAGAAGGTAAACTAGGAGCTATACTATATACAATATTTTTAGCTTTTTTCTTTACTTCACTGTAGATTGCTCCATCACCTGTAACTCCAGATTCCCTTTTCTGTTGGATACCTACCTGAAGGTGAGATGCTCTTGGAGGAATTATGGGTTTATTTCCTAAATGTTTTCTAGCATTATCTACAAATCCTGGATCTTTCTCCTTTTTCGGTTCTTTATCAGATCTCCTATTTCTGATTTTCGCATTACAGCTAGCCATTTCATCTACATCAGGATAGTGTAAATATCTACAATCAAATTCTTCCATACTAGAGGATTCAGTTTCTAAGATAATACTTCTTCTATGTCTAGAATGAGTGGTATTGTTTAGATTACTATGTTTTAATATTTCTACGGTTTTACCAACAGCTATAGAACTAAGATCTATAAATTCCATGCAATTATCTCCTTCTTCCAAATTACACAAATAGAAACTGTCGGTAGAATTATCCATCTCTATTCCTATTTCGTTCATGGTGTTATTAAAATCCACAGAAACTGGTGTTACACTCGCCATAAATTTCATGGAACATTCTTCACATCCACTAACTACTTGATGGGTATAAACTGTGTCATTATCAATATTTTTAGAAATGCATTGTATCAGTTCTTCGGAATTTATATTACTACCGTCGCCGGTATTAACACCTAATAGAGATACTTTAACTTTCGTCCCATTCGTAATATTATGTATAGAGAACTCTACTTTATTAGCAGTTACATTATTGCAGTTAGTGTATTGTAATATTTTTGTATTTCCTTTTAGTGTATTGGGGTTATTTTCTTCAGATTTATTTATAGTAGCATTGATATTTCCTAGCATAATTAATGAATCGTTGGAATACATAAATGCTTCAACAGTTGTTTCGTTGACGTCTAGTACGGATGTCAAGAATTTCATCGCTTCATCGTAATCTGAAGAACTATAGTTTATAGGACTAGAAGTAGTTTCTACAGATGGTGAAACTGTAGTTGGTATTATAGTGATGAACGTTCCATTATCCGTAACGGAATCGTTAGTAGTTACGGCTGCCGTAGTAGGGCTTTCTGGTGTTGTAGATTCTGTAACACTATCTTTACCTATAGTTGCCTCAAATACGATGGTATAGTTATATGCGTATTTACCATTACCGAGATTACAAGATCTATTAAACTCCGATCTAACATCTTCCTTTATTTTTGTCCAATTAAACGAATTAAGAAGACGGGATTGCTCTTTCTTTTCAGCGATTTTTAAATATCTGAAAGTAGCTGATGATTTACGGTCGATAGTATCATCCTGGACAAGCATACCAGTGTCATGATATAAACCGGATTTTCTCGCACATGATCTGTATCCTTCAGAAACGGAAATTAGAATTAATATAGTGGTAATATACAAGCACCAGGGTATTTTGAACGTCATTGTTATATAAACGCGTACCGACATCGCGATAACTATACTAATTATTCACTTTATCTGTACGCTATTAAATAGTAACACTATAATTATATATAATGGATATGTTGAAAATTATAAAAAAATACATAGATTCAGAAGAAGAAGCTCAAAAACTGTTAAAATGGGCTATAGATAACGCAAATATATATTATTTAAGAAATATTGTCAATACAAAAGTTAATATCGAAGAAACCAAGTTTAAAACTGTTCATAATATAGGAATAGAGTATTCTAAAGATAATAAATATAAACTATCCTATAGAAACAAACCGTCTATCGCCACTAACGAAAAATACAAAGAGCTATGTAATCTTATTAGGTCTACTAACGGTATAGAAAAGGAAACCCTTAGATATCTTTTATTCGGTATAAAATGTGTTCATGCCAAAGTGGAATATGACATAGAGAAAGTACCCGATTACGATTATAGTAACTACTTCGATGTACTCAAAGAAAAATCTACTATAAAATGCGTAGTGTGTAAGTCTACTAATACTATTCCTATGATACTCCAGACTAGATCATCCGATGAAGAACCTACCGTACGTGTAATATGTAAAGATTGTGGGAAAAACTTCGCTCCCCCTAGATTGAAGTTTAATTAAAACAGTGTGTAACTAATTATTTACCAATAAATAATCTAATACTAGTATAAATATGTTTGATATCACTAATTTGATAGAATTATACGAATCTAACGATTATGTTTCCTGTGACTATAAGCATTCTCAACTTCAGAAAGCTTTCTTGAAACTCCCAATAACAGAAGTTGTAATGTTAGTTAAATCTGGCTTCTTTCCATCTAAGTTATCTAAAAAGTTCTACAAACCAATAGCTAAATTTTGTGTGGATAAAATATATTTATTCAAACCTGAATACGTATCGTTAAAAGATTTATTTAAAGTAATTTATACATTCGATGATCTAAGTAAGTACAAAGAAATTATAAGATATTATTATTATGAATTATCTGTTTCTAACAGCTATCAAGTGTATAAAAAATGTAAAAACATCTTAGGATATACGGATGATTATGATAACGAAATTATACAAGAACTTTCTGAAGACGATTTAGTGGAAAAAATGGTTAACTTTCCAGGATTTAGGAAGTTAGTTTATAAAAAGAAAATTCTATCCATACGAATACTAAAAGAGATGTATTACAAACATAAGGTGTTACCTATCAACAAGGGTATAACTCCTATCAGAGAAGAAGATATATGTTTTTTTACAGATGTGTTGTATGATGCTCACGATGATGACGACGTTCTTTATTTATTACTAGAGATTAACGAACAAATATTGGATTCTGATGAGGTTAAAGAAACAATAATAAAAAAAATATGTAAAGGTGAAAATATAGAAGCATTTCGTTATTACGTATCTCATTACCTAATAGACCAGGCAAAGTTAGGAGTATACTACAATATCTTTTTCTCAGAACGTGATATCATTTCAGATTATGGATTAACCGACGAATCGTTAAAGATAATTTGTAAGTATATAGACAGATATTCTCGTTCTATTCCTTCTATAATAAAATTACTATTAGATAATTCTAATTATACGTTATTGGCATCGGTAGTAGACTATATACCGGAAGAAAGACTTAGCGAAAATCTGTATATGAATATAGTTAGACATTCAAACGAAACCAAACCTAAAATCAAGATTTTTAAAACAGAATTTTTATCAGAATGTCTGATGGTAATGTGTTATCTTAGAGGATACGATGATATTGTAGACTTTCTTATTGCTTTAGATGTAGAAGCTATTATACGAAATAGGATAAACCCTTTTAACGATTATACGTTTACAACGGATTGGTTCAATAAAAACACGGAGTTGGTACGTCTTTACATATCCTTTTATTTTCTAGATCCTGTTATGATGCGCAAACTACTATTCGAATATCCTCTTTGTGAGACTTCTACAACTGTAGCGATAGAAGAACTTAAGAAACACAGATCTTCAATAAACAATAACTATAATATAGACTATCGCGAAGAATTTAAAATCGTAGATTTACCTAGATCGTTTAATATACCAATAAGCGAAGTAGTTCCAACGAAAGAACATAATTCTAATATTTCATTTATTTCTGACAAGAGTTATAAATTTAAAATAACTTCACAGTTACTAAAATATAATATATTACAATCTATAAAAGTAGAAAATTTATGTTACTCTTATAACAATAACCTACATTTCTTTTATTTTAATACTGTTAAACCAAATTGTATAGTTGATAACACGTCTAGACTTATATATCAGATTGGAGATTTAGGTAGACTAGCTCGACACGGATTTTTATCATTTACTGATAACTATTTTGGAAAATGGATACCTTTATTAAATTATTCAAAAATACTAGATCATTATCAGTATAACGGACCTACTTGTGTGCTATCTTGGCAAATAGGTAAACTAGATCTAAAAGCGTTTGTAAAGTATAAAGATTTACCTGAATTCTTTTTAACAAAATATAATATCGATTTTCTATTAGAAAAAGAGGTACTATTATACTATTGTATATATTCTTATTTATTACTGTATATATTAGTAGGTTCGGTAACGTACGTAGAACAAGAAAACATATATTATTTTATTACAAATATAATAAATTCGTTTATTCAAGGATTGGGTATACGTAATTCCATAGATTTATTATCAGAAGAGGTGGTAAAAGAGATAATAATTATAAAAAAATTACCAGAAAGTAAACGTAAACTATCGTCTATCAGACCCGTAAGTCTGTTAAACTTATGTAAAAGAGTTTGTGCTTTTATATCTAGAGATGGAAAGAAGTAGACAAGTATATTATACTATTAATAAATATCTGGGTAGACATCCATCATCTACGGAGTATCAAGTATTAAAACATCAAGTAGACAAGATTTCAAAAATTAATAATTTTAACAAAGAAACTTTCTTTTTTTTGTTAAAGAAAAATAAAAATAAATTTTTTAAGGATCTAGAACTATCAGATGATTTACTTAAAAAGAGAATAGACGAATATTTTTCAAAACAGAAACATGCAAAAAGGCTAGGTAACCTATTTGCTATTATGGAATTACAGAAGATACTAATATCTAGTTTTACAAAGACGATAGGTATCCTTACAACTAAAGTACCGGAATACTATCACTCTACTATAAAACTAGAATATTCATCTATGGAAAAAATAGCGGATGATATTTTAGATTCGTATAACGTTGTTGAACCCAGTAAAGAAGTAAAAGGTAGACATAAGGTATCAGATCTAGTAGGTCATGTTTATAAGATAATGGAAGAATATCTTAGAAGACATAGCAACAGTTGTTTATGTTACGGATCTTATTCTTTACACTTCTTAAACAATAAAATAGAATACGGGGATATTGATGTCTTGCAAACAAATGCTAGAACGTTTTTGATTAATATAGCCTTTCTGATAAAATTTATAACAGGTAGACGTATAGTCCTTTTAAAAGTTCCTTTTTTGAAGAATTACGTAGTAATGCACGATGAAGAAACTAATCACGTCATGGATACATTCAACATACGTGAAAAAACCATGAACATGATACCGAAGATAATGATCGATAATATGTATATAGTAGATCCGTGTATACAATTACTTAATATGATTAAAATGTTATCTCAAATTGATAGATTAGAGGAACTTCAAGCTAAATTTGAGAAATTAAGCGTACGACTAGGAACGTTGTTAGAATATACAAGGTATAGATATTCTATACCATTGGATAGTGAAAGTATATTAGAAGTACGCACTAAACTTGACAAAGATAAAAGAAAAATAACAGTTGACTTCAAGAAATATAAGCTTAATTATATAAAATGTTATTTCTATTTAGATGAAGTCGAACTAAAGAAATTTATAAGTAAAAATTCTGCTTTAGATGAATATGAAGATTTTGAAGCGGTAACAAATTCTGAATACGCTATACGTAATAAATCAATGTATACGTACTTTTCAAATACCGCACTTATGAGATCAGAAAACGAAATACATCCCATAACGATAAACGCGTTAACTAGTCACGCACTTTTATATCATGTTATCACAAGGAAGTTTTACGACGATTTATTAGGTGATCTAATTAGATCTCTTATGATCGTAGAAAAAGTTCCTGTATTCAAAGTCATACCTAGAGATAAAAAACAAGGTAGGCATACGATCATTGATATTGAAAAAGATATAATATTTCACTGATTGATTACTCTTGCGGCTTTATCTGTTGTATTAGCAAACAGATTAGATAGCGCGCCAGTATTAATAAATCTTAGTTGCGGTGCTTGACGTTGCTGCTGGGGCGATGTTTGTTGCATATAACATTTTGGTGCTGAATCCGAAGAACTAATAGGACAAGGTGATTGGGGCTTATCTACTTTCAACACGCAGCTTGTTTCTTGTTTCATGCAATCTATAGTTCTCACATTGCATAGTTTTATAGCTTTTAGAACTAAGTATCTTCCTTCATCCGTATTTAGAATGAAAGGACTAACAAAGTATTTTGGATCGTGAAATGGAGTTCCAGCACTTTCTTCCATTTATAGTATGAATATTTCTTCTTCCTGTATTAGAAAAAACGTATAACTTAGTTACAAAAATAAAATAATTATATAAATGTTTAAAAATTACAAATATACGCTGTTATCTGAAGATACTAAGAATATGAAACTACTCATTCCGGGCTTGGAGGATGATAGAGAAACTAGAATAATAGAAAAACCTAGATATAGAAATATATCTATGAAGATGTTTAAAGATCAACTAAAAGATATAGTTAAGAAAACTTACAATCAGACTTATTTACAGTTATTACAACTTCTTGACAAATCTAATATAAGATGTAACGAATTAGAATTGTTATATCGAATAATCAATATTAATCCAAAGACTAGCCATAGATTCTATATAAATAGATACGATAGTCTATTGGGATCTTTTAATAAATTACATGAGTTTATAAGTAACATTATGATTAAACTATTTAAAACAGGTGATTCGATATATATGTCGTTTATCAGTGATAATATCACTCTAGAAATTAGTGTAGATAACGACACAGAAGGAAAACTAATGAATATACATTATATTATTAAATTTGGAGATATAATTATACTACAATTAGGCAAAACATGTATAAAATTTAGCGGTAATTTTGTGCTAATGAAGGATATGATTTTCCTAGTCACATATTCTAACAAAATTGTGTATAACGAAGATGAATTTTTATTAGAGATATATAACACATAAAATTGATAAAATAATCAGATATCGTAGATGGATATATGTTGTACACATATGTTAGATATTTTTTAAATATAAAATATACGAATAAAAGATATTTATTGCTATTTTTAAATAGATAATAATGAACGTATCAAGATTAGAAGAGTTAATTTCTATGAATCCATTTAGTGATATGGATAATATAATTATCAATGAAAAAGAGAAATGTATACTAGGAAACAGATGTTTTGTCAAACTTTCAGAAGTATATAATATGCCTATGTGCTGTATAGATACGAGTCAATGTTTAACCATGGATAGATTCAAATTTAGCTTAAATGAACTACTCTACACACCTTTTTACTATAAACAACTACAATATCAGTACCTAACACCCCAGTTCATATTTAGATGTATACAAGAAGCTAACGAAAACAATATGAGTTGTTATTATTGCTACACTAAGAAAAAGGAACATAATGGACTAAATATTGATATTTTCATTCCAACTACAAATTCAAAGTCTTATATAGTTATAGGACTACGTATAAAAGATTTTTGGAAACAATCTTTTAAAGTAAATAAACATTAACCATACTGAATTTATATATATATATATATTTATGTGTATTTATAACTTATGTACGTTTAGTACACAATGGTGTTATTAACTTAATCAATAAAATTATATTTTTATAAACAATATTTTCCTCGAAAAAACTGAAAAAAAAATAAAAACCTTATCGATAAACAAGTGTTTATTGATAAATTATATATATCAATAAATATTTTATTATACTATGGCAATATTTAAAAGACTAAGGAGATTTCTAGGCATTGAAAAAAATAGACTAAAGAAAAGAATACCTAGCATGTATGTATCAGAACTAGATCTATCTAAAGGCTTTATGGTCATATCCGACGTAAAAACAAACGAGATAATAAATATAGATTTATACAACCAAAAAGGTTTCTCAAACATAAACCACGATTATGAAAAGAAACGTCTGAATATATTGTCTAAAAGCTGCTCTGATATAAATAATAAAATAATATATAACGATAAGTACAGAGTAGAGATGAGAAAAGTCTGTTACTAAAAAAACACTAATGATTTTTGTAGAAACACTACATATTTATTTTTACTTTTATAAATCATTCTATGTATGTAATGTTATTACTTAACATTATACTACTAATATTATAATCTAATTCTTCCATTAGTGAACCCAAACCAAGTTCTATGGAATACAATAATATATTTTTTTCTACTTCGGATCTTGCGGATCCTATAGACACGGGTATTATGTTATCATCTAAGCAGGTTACAACACTAGCTTCTGATATCGCAAACATGCCATAATCCATATGAGTTCCGTTAATAAGTACAGTAGTTTCTGTTATGTTACCAGTATCTTCTTCGTATATAAAATCATCTATAGTACCGCATGTATAATTACAATTAGGATACACCTTAGTACTGGTATTGAGTTTAAAATCCAAAAGGCAACACATGCCGTATTGTTCTTTCATTATTATTTCGTACAGATCATTATCTGATAACGTGCTCACCAATACTTCTTTAGATAATTCTTTTATTCTTACCTCTAATTGAGCCATTTTTTCCATATCTGCTAAATACGCTACTTCTAATACATTACTATCTATGTTAACATTTGCTATATCTCTTCCTTTATCGGTTAAGGCACCAGCTAATCTATTAATAGACTTTGGTAGAGTTCCGTCAGTATACTCGTACAATTCTTTGTATGCACGATATAAATCTCTTAACTTACCTGATATATTACTATCTATATATTCGTTTCTGCTAGTATTATATTTGAAATTAAACGCATAAGGTGGTTCATCTAATATTTCTTTTTCTATCCATGTATCTCTATAGTATATGTGCATATATGCCTTGCATGCTTCGTACTGCGGAGGATAATAAGTTCCGTACAGAGAACCGTGCCCACAGTAATTATCTGGAATGAACACACTGATACTAGGATATTTATACTTATCACATCTTCGTAGAGTGTTAGCATGTGAAGAAGAATATCCTTTAGACTTTGCAGAGTCTGAAGTAGCACCGCAATGATCCTTAGATGATATAGTGATAGAACATATCCCTTCATATTGAGGTAGAGTAGATCTAGGTAAAGAAAATTCTTCACATTGTAAGGATAATAATTTAGTAGTCAAGTCTAATTCAGCAGTACATTTGCTCCCGCTTAACGTAGTAAACATATACTTTTTACCATCTCCATACTTATTAGTAAGTGCTTGCTGGTACTGTAATACAGATATTCTCTGACTATGATATTTTATGATATTCTGTCTCATATTACAAGGTACCAATACAATAAGCATGGAACTAAAAGTTCTGAACCTCTTTTTTGCATCTGCCCAGAACCTATCATCATTATCATACACTTTACCTAAACCCGATAATGAATACTTAAATTGTAACTTGTAAGGGAAATAATCACTGGCTCTACTAAGACTGGATAAAGTAGCAAGATCAGGATCATACTTTTCCGTTATCATAACCTCACTCCCTATTTCTGTCTCTATTACGTAGTTAGGATTCCATATATCTATTCTTCCATGAAAACTAATACATGACTTACTACCCACTATATTAGAGCACGTCCTAGAACGCCACGGCATGTGATTATGTACCAAGTCATTAAATAATCTATTTTGTCCATCGTATGTATCTAGAGGTATCGTATCCTTTGGAAAATTAGGTTCTACAAATTTTAGTATTATCATGTCCGATCTGTATCTCGTATCGTAATCGTTTACACAAAATACTCCTATGTTTGTTTTCTTAACTGAAGCAAACATTTTTACAGTAAACAGATCAGAGAATGGTAATTCTATAATACCATCTTTATTACCTACAGCAACCGGGGTAGATCCAGAAGGACAAGTTAACACAAAACTCGTAAACCCTCTACTCCCAGAAAATAAATATATTTCCACATATATTTTTCTAACACGATTTTCACACGATGAAATATCATCCAGAACCATAACATCGAACCAATGACAATGGTTCGATTGTCTATTGGCGCAAAACTTTGCATGACCAGATACCTCGTTAGGTTTTATGATCGTATCATTAAAATTAAATTTAGTAAACGTGAATAACTGTTTATATCTGTTTTTATTATCAAATGGATTTTCTAATAACCATCGTTTATTTTCTTCTTCCCATATAGACATTCTCAATAATACACTACACGTAGTATAAGCTATAGATACTTTAGAATTATCAAAGGGACATCCTTTTACCAATAGATAAAAGTTCTTGAGAGGGAAAATATCACAAACATTTGAAGGCATCGATTTGGATTCTTCACGCTCACCCGGGGTAGCCATTTTTAGTAATTGCATATTAGATAGAGATATTTCAAAAGGTCTTAAAGTTAGAGTAACTTCTCTTCCACAAGTAAATCTTACTATAGGTGACTTAGAAAGCATCGCCCCTAATCTAGTTACTTGATAGAATCTAACTTCCTCAGTAACATCTTTTAGAGTAACAAACGCATTCACATCTAAATCTGGAGATCTTAAATATCCTATAGGACACGCTATGGTTAATGAATAATCCATTACTATATTACTGGTATTAAGGTAGTAAACTATACTTTCAGGTACATCTATAAAATGTAAATCAAGTTTCTCTAAAGATGGCTTAAATGAGGAATCGTTTCTATAAGCTAAATAAATAACTAGATCAGAACCTGGCATAAGACAGGTTCTTACACCCATTTTAGTAGAATCAGAAACTAGTTCATTATACTGATTGAACTTTTTAACTAAAGGATCTTCCGGTTTCGGTTTACCAGAAATCAAATGATAGAGATGTTTTCCTAGATCGAGTAGGCCGGATATAAAAGATAATCCCATGCCGGCAAAAGCTACGGTAGGAGATGCTATAATTCCCGCAGAAAGCATAGCATTACCTATACTACTAAAGGAGGCACTGACCGCCTCGAATACAGCTTCGGCTTCGTTAAAGTCTACGTTTTTGAAATTTTCATTTCTGATTCTAGTACTAATCATACCTTGAACCATCATCTGTGTAGCAGATGCTAGAGCTGCTGTTTTATCAAACTTTTTAGCAGTTTCTACCATTTTCTCTCTGTATACTCTTTTACTTTGAACATCTATATTTTTAATCGATGCTTGATATATAGAACCTCCTATATCAGATCTGGATATATCTCCTTGATATCCACTTTCTGATAGTAAACGATTACCACGCACTCTACCGGAATGTCTAAGTCTGGTGGTATATAAACTACTACTATCAAGATCATCATCCATATCACCGTTCGATAACCAACTGACCCTACTATGAGATGAGACTTGTCTGTCGTACTGCCTACTTCTCTGATGATTGTCCATCTTGGCTTCATCTAAGAAGGTTACGTGAGATATTGTGTGTTTTATACCCGCTTTGTTTAATATACTACTACTTACGGGAATTTTTGGTATTCTTGATTGTGTCTTAGAATTTCTTAATTTATCCACCAAAATATTAATAGCTGTATGTTTTCCGTTATTGTTCTTACTATTTTCACTTATATCAGGTACACGTCCTAATAATGCACAAGCAGCAGTATTACCAAATCTTCCGCATTCGTTAATATTATTTACACTCTTAGTTCTCCTCAATGAATCGAAATCACTTTCTCGTATAGTTTCTAGATTTAAACTATCTATACGATTACGAAATCTCTGCATTGAACTTGTGACGCTATGTCTAGGTTTTACTATACTCGTACTAGTATCTACATTAAACATCAAACTACTATGTTTTTGATTGTACTTAGTAAGTAATACTTCACCACCTCTATCCCGAAAGTCTCTAATTCTTTCTTTCATAGCACCGAATATTCCACCAGAAACAATCTTTTTAGAACTATGGCTAGTTTTGACATCTCCGTGTAACGCCTTTGCTTGTTTTGTTATTCCAGCTCCTTCCGTCAGATATCCTTCTATCACTGTTTTATGTCTGTTATCATCTGATAAAGCAGACAATACGCTAGCTACTTTATTGTTAACTACACTATATACACCAGCTATAACAGGATTTTTACTAGGAGATGGAAGGTTTGAAGTCGAAGTTCTTAAGATGTCTCGAATACTACCAGGATCTGTATCCAGAGGTACAGAAGGCATGTAAGGTGAGAAAACTCTTCTAGCTTCTAATGATAATCTGGAAATGATCTGACCGTCACCTATTATTCCATCATCTTCAATGCCTCCATAGATTCCCGTCTGTATGTGTGATGCTCTTTCTGGTATTACATGACCATCTACACCTAGATAAGTAGCCATCATTTTACTTTCATCATCTGTATCTGTATTTATAGAAGATACAGATGCTCTTTTCTTTCGAGAATGTAAAGTTTCTGATTCTTTGCCACTAACACATACAGAGTATTCATTTCCTTCGTTATAAGGTTCGTAAATTTCATACATACATTCAAGATCTTCACTGTCTATAGGTATATCGTTTAGATCTCTTTTATATCTACTACCTTTTTTATGCATGTACGATGATAAAATTTTTGTTGCTTGCATGGTAGTATCCGCGGCTAATGAAATGTAGTTTGTACAATCAGAATTATTTTCTAGCATACACTCATAAAACAAACGGGTATTAATATCATCCTTTGGTATTGAGAAATTTCCAATAATACTAAGATATGAATCAGGTGGTGTTACAACTTCTGCCATCAAAGACATACTGGTATCTTCACAATTACCCGTTAACGTTTTTTTAACAATACTTATAAAAGAGTTAGATGTCTTGCATGATTCTATTATCTTAGTAATACAGTCAGGAAACTTATCAGAATCCATATAAGGATGTTGGACAGAAACACCTTTAAAGTTTATAATTATATCTTCAGCGGCACTACGCGAGTCAGTAACAGAGAAATTACCTATCGATACTGTACTTATAGTAACGTTATTACATTTATGATTTTCATATTTTACATAATCTATGTTTGGTATTTTGAAACTGTATTCCAATCCTCTAGTCGTTATGTATTCTTCTATACTATCGGTAGTAGTTAGTCGTTGAATTAAAGACATAAGTGTTTTTTTCTTGTCTTCTCCAACATTAGTTCCCTTAGATACTTGTACCATTACTCTTAGAACATATCTGTAAGAATAGTTATATTTATAGTGTGTACCTCCATTAGCTTTTTTAGTACACTTAGATTTATACGCATCTTTTACTTCTTTTCTTATTTTCTCCCAGTCAAACTTTGCCATGAACAAAGATTTTTCTTTTTCTTCAGCGAGTAATAAATATTTATGTAAAGCTTCTGCCTTAGTATCCGTCGATTGCTTATTCTCAACTGACTGTTGTCCAGCGTGATACATAGGTAAATGTTTCATACATGTTTTTGTATTTATGTTACGTATATTTATAAATGTATATATTATTATCATGTATTTATACATTATTGATAATATATAACATACTATATTAAAGCTATAAAGTTTTTAGTTCAATTTTGATTTTTAATAATATTTAGTGTATAACTTCGAGAAGTGAGTTATTAATCATTTTTGTACATAGAAAATAGTGTTTATCATATTTTACAGTAATAAAATATACATACATTACTCTTAATTCATTTTGAAAATGGGAAATAATTTTAAGCCTATTCCAAAAGCCGATTATCAAATAGTAGAAACGGTACCACAGAGTTTAACAGCTATTAATTCTAATAATCTTTCTACTTATGAGTGCTTTAAACGATTAATAGACTTAGCAAAAAAAGAAATTTATATAGCCACGTTTTGTTGTAACCTAAGTAGCAATCCTGAGGGTACTGATATACTAAATAGATTAATTGATGTCTCGAGTAAAATTCCTGTATATATTTTAGTAGATGAAAGTAGTCCTCATAAAGATTATGACAAAATTAAGTCTTCCCATATTAGGTATATAAAAGTAGATGTAGGCGTGCTTAATAAAGAATCAGTAGGAAATCTGTTGGGTAATTTTTGGGTAGTAGATAAGCTTCACTTTTATATAGGTAGCGCATCTCTTATGGGAAATGCACTAACAACTATCAAAAATATGGGTATATATTCCGAAAATAATTCTCTAGCAATGGATTTGTATTTCAGATCGGTAGACTATAAAATTATAAGTAAGAAAAAGTGTTTATTTTTTACTAGAATGGCTACAAAATACCATTTCTTCAAAAATCATAACGGTATATTCTTTTCTGATTCTCCAGAACATATGGTAGGTAGAAAAAGAACTTACGACTTAGACTGTGTTATTCATTATATAGACGTGGCAAAATCTACTATAGATTTAGCGATAGTATCTCTTCTTCCTACGAAAAGAACAAAGGATTCTGTAGTTTACTGGCCCATAATAAAAGACGCTTTAATAAGGGCAGTATTAGAAAGAGGTGTTAAACTTCGCATCTTGCTTGGGTTTTGGAAAAAGACTGATGTTATATCTAAGGCGTCTATAAAAAGCCTTAACGAACTAGGAGTTGATCATATAGATATCTCTACTAAAGTATTTAGGTTTCCTATCAATTCTAAAGTGGATGATATTAATAATTCTAAAATGATGATTATAGACGGAAGATACTCTCATGTTATGACGGCTAATCTAGACGGTTCTCATTTCAACCATCATGTATTTGTTAGCTTTAATTGTATGGATCAACAATTCACAAAGAAAATAGCAGAATTATTTGAAAGGGACTGGATATCTCCTTATGCAAAAGAAATAGACATGGTAGAAATATAATATATATGATAAAAAAGAACCAATAAATAAATAATATGGGATTTATAGAACAGTTACAATGTTCTGAACAACCAATACTTTCATCGTTTAGATATTACGGTTTTAAAGATTTTCATAATATAGTTTTTACTACAATAGATGATGAAACATTAATAGTAATTACCGTAAACAATGTATCGTTAGTGACTAGATTAATAACATTTGAAAAAATAACATTTTTTAAATCATTTAATAGTATTTGTATTAGAACCCCCAATAATAATTCTGATATCGATACAGATACTTATTTTATACCAAAGTCGTTATCACTGTTAGATATTTTGAAGAAAAGAGCGTATGATGTAGAATTAAAAGATCTCTCATTTGCGATAATGTCAGAAATGAATAACGATGAATTAAGAAATAGTGATATGGTATCCTTAAACAAATGGCTACATAAATATAATTTACTAGACTACAGGATCGTACTAATAAGTGACATCGATAGAAGATATAAATCATATAATAAAAAAAATACAATAATTGATGTTATATCTGTAAATGGTAGAAATTATAATATATGGGTTAAAGATGTTATAGAATACTATTCGCCGGAATACCTAAGATGGTATATTGATTTTAAAACAGCTTCAGAAAGCAATAACTGGTTACCATATAGCTTGTCGATAAGCCCTTTAAATGAAAACATACACGCTTTTGAATTCATAGTTACATTAGACAGATCTAACGAACGCTTAAATATCGGAGCGATATTTCTATATCCAGATATAATGATTACAGGAGTAAACAGCGAAGATATAATACAAAAGTTTTTGGACCAGTTAGAAGAATTAATATACCAAAAAAATTCTGATACTATTGTTCTAGCAGGGTATCATCTAATATTCTTCGAAAATACTATTTTAGAGAGATATATTAGTAAGTATAGAGATTGGGTATTTACATGTAACCGTCTAGTACATTGTAAAACAGGTAGTGAAATATTTTTATTCGATGCGGCTATGTTTTTCCCCCCATCTAATAAGAAAAAGTATGTAAAACACTGGACGGGTAAAAAGATAAAATTCAAAAACTTTTTTCAAAAAGATAGTCAGCTAGAAAAATATATAAACAGTAACAACGTAACAGACCGTATATGTTATTTACAGTCTTCTTTACATAAACATATATATTGTTTAATGGAGATATTCGAGTTAAAAGGATTTGATTTTAATTTTTCTGGGTTGTTGGATATACTTATTTTCAGTATTCGGATTAATAGTAATAAAGATACTTACTATTACCCTAAACATTATTCTTCGGTGTCTATGTTATTATCATCTATTTACACAGACTATTATTCTATTAATGATATAGACAAAGATAGTAAGAAAATAGTTTTTAAATCTATTTTTCCTTTAATAACTGAAGGATATTACCCTGAAGGAAAACCTTATTATACTAAAACTCCTAAAGAAGGATATCTATCAATATGTCTATGTGATATAGAAATATCTAATGATATAAAAAATCCTATATTGTATTGTAAAGAAAATAAATCGGCTAAGAAGTTTACGGGAGTATTCACATCTGTAGATATAGATACCGCTGTAAAACTAAGAGGATATAAAATTAAAATATTAGAATGTATCGAATGGCCTAATAAAATAAAACTATTTGATAATATACGTTATGTGAATAAATTATTTATAGAGTATCAGGACGACAAACCTCTTCAAGAATATCAAGATTATGTACACAATGAAAAATCTTCACAAGGCTATATATTTTCTTATTTACTTAAAGGCAACGTTACTGAAGATATTCTAGCTATGAAAAGTTGTAGAAATAATCTTCCTATAATAGCGTTTATAATAAGTTATTGCAGAAGCTATACTTACAAACTATTAGAATGTCCTGTATATGAATCAAGAAATATAATTAAATGTAAATATAATCAATTTATATATAAGTAAACAAACAAATATAATTGAAAATAAAAATAGAATAGTATACCACTATGGATACTAATCGAAAAAGGACACTGGATGAATATGAAAGCGGTGAAGAATCACCCTGTAAATTACAAATAGTTGAAATTAACGATGTAGGAGAAGATATTAAATTTACAGATAATCCATATTACAAACTAATCAAATCTTGTGATACTAGTATTGAAATAGCACCATTAATTGGATATGTTATGATTAAGATAAACGATATTAAGGGTTTAACAGATAAAGTAAATAAACTAAATTCCACTAGTTGTATAAACATTCCTATAGATAATATTCCTTTGAATTTTCTAGATGATGATAATAAATATTTTACTGTTTCCGAAGTAAATTTACTCCGTATATGTCATGGAAATGATATGATGAATATAGATAAATATGTTGATGATAGTTTCGATTATGTAGCTATATTATGTTTAAAAAATTCTGGTAGATCTGTGATTATGTTAAATCATTGCGACAAACAACACTTAATGCAAGATAATTTCTGCTTAGTGTCCAGATCTTTCTATGTTATAAACATATTGACGCAAATAATCGGAGAATCTATATATTTACTAGTTAAAATAACTCCTAGTGATTCATTTAACAAAAGATGGTTATATGTTATTGATTCTAACAAACTCATGGGGAAAAAATATTATACCAGAAATTTAAGGGAAGATACCTATCTAGAAAAAATAAAAAATATGGAAAAATATATCTATAAAAACATAGAATTTATAATAGTGAATAGCATTTTGTTGGAAGATTTAAAAGCTCGTCTTGATATAATAAAACAGTTAAATCATACTATAGATAAAATGTTTAATCATAATAATAATAAACTATTTAGTGATATAATAAAATTATCAGAAGAGATTATAGATAAAGACTTTAAAAATATGGAAAAAATGTCTGATAGTATATTGGAAGACGTAAAACAAATATCTAAAACCAAGAATAAATTACGTGAAAGGCTCTTAAAAGCAGCGGTTTCATCTAAAGAAATAGAAGAAATATTATCCGATATACCTATTATAGAAGATGGTGTGGTAAAGCAGTTTTCTTTAAACCAACGAGCTGTATATGATCACTACAAAAAAGTAATCTATAAAAATAATAGCAGCTTGGACTTAGGATGTATGAATATAGAAAAAAGTTATATGTTCAATCTATACAGGGTATACGGACAAAACGAGTACATGATTACATACATACTAAACTTAATAAGTAGAGTAAAAACGGAATGGAAGCTATAAAAGTAAACTTAGGTGAAATATACAAATCTAATATTAATAATATTAATTTAGCTGTATCAGAAAGAATAAACAAAGTTATATCAGAAGAATATCTGTAAATATATATATACAAAAATACTACTGGATACTTATATAAAATCACTTTCAGTATAGTTGTATTTGCTTCTACATTAAATGGAATTTCCAGACATACATACTTATAATTCTGACAAGTATTTAGAGGATGGAGACACTGTGATATTAGGTGATACTATTCAGTTTCAGTTTATATATGAAAATATAGATAATAAAGAACACATTTCTTTACCAAAAATAAAAATTTTTAAGTACTTTAGAGATAAGATATCTTTCGAAACACTAGATAGAATTATTAAAAATGATTACATAAATCCTTCATATTACCAATTAAAGGATAAAAAATTCTGTGCATACAATAGAGATTTTTATCACCTATCTACCGGAGGTTATGGTATTATTTTTAGGATGGAAAAATATGTAGTTAAATTCGTTTTTGAAGACGGAGGTAAAAAATATAAACCTATGGAAGTAACCTCTGAATTTACAATTCCTAGATTTTTATATAATAATCTTAAAGGTGATGAAAGGAAGTTTATAGTTTGTGCTATCGCGATGGGAATTAATTTTAAGATAGATTTCTTACGTACAATCTATTATAACACTATGAGTTTAATGTCAGCATTATTTAACATCATGGAAGGAGAGCCTCTAGAAAACAAATATTCTCATAGAAAAGTATTACGTTATTTTGCTAAGTATAAACAATCTAATGATTTTGTAAAATTAATATCACAGTTTTATCCGTATGTTGTTAACTCGAATATTAATGTAATTAATAATTTTAACTATCTAATTAATTTTTTTGAACGCAGTAGGAGATCAAACGGTTATTTTAACAGAGGTAACATAATAATATTCCCTTTAGCAAAATGCTCAGCAGAAAAAATAACTCCAGACAACTATGCACAATATGGATTCTCTAGTATAGTAGAATACACTAAATTTATGTTTTTACAAATAGCCTTATTGTACATAAAAATTTATGAATTGCCTTGTAGTAACTTTGTTCACTTAGATTTAAAACCAGACAATATATTAATTTTTGATTCCAAAGAATCTATAAATATATACGTAGGTGATACGCATTATGTGTTTAAAGAACCTATAAGATGTACATTAAACGACTTTGACTTTTCACAGATATCAGAAATTATTCCTAATAAAAAAACTGTAACTGCTATTAACAAAGAACAGAACTGGTATTACGACTTTCATTTTTTCTCGCATGTACTATTTAAAGTATATCCAGAAATATCCAAAGACGAAGAATTTGCTTCTCTGCTTAACGAATTTACTATCTGTGATAAATCCATCTGTGAAAACTTTAGACTACAGGTAAATAAATTACCATCTATATCGTTCTTGATAAATATAGTTTCTAGAGATATTTTTTCAAAGTGGATAGATGGAATATCAACAAGTCCTCAGTAATCTATACTATTTATTTTCTGAAAAGTACCTAGAGAAATTGAGTCAACATCCAGACACCAGTAATGTTAGATGCGGAATACATATAGGTTATTTAAGCGGTGACGCAAAAAACTGCATAGTTAGTATAATAAACGCATGTAACAGCAATGAACAAAAAAGCTTTCAACTTCTAATAGAATCATTGATTGAAACAATAGAAAATCTTCCAGAAAAACAACAAAAAGAGATAGCTGGAAACATAGGAATTAACATAGATGATTACAAAGCTGGTAAAAAGACAGAATTACAACAGCATTGTGAAGCCTATGCTAATCTAACACAACATATAGATATACAACACTTCAACATAGGTACGTGTTATTCACCTAATGATAAATATACTGATATAAAAGTTATAAATACAGGATCTGCTTTGTCTAATTGCGGCGTAGAAGTTATTCTAAATAAAATTAAAACAAATAATACTACAGTACCTATAGATAATAAACTATCCATGGATTCTTTTTCAATAAAATGGTTTGTTATATATATAGTTTTATGTGTTTTGATATTATTGTTGTTAGGTTATATATATAGAACTGTCAGGATAAAATACACTTACGGTGTATATATTTAAATCTAAAATAATAAAAAAATAGCAAAAATAAAATAGAAAATTAAGTCCAAGAATATCGTATTCAATCAGTATTCGGGTACGTGCAGTACAATGGCTGATAGGAATGTTAAGTCTTCTAATAATCTTGCCAGGAAGCGTATTAAGAAAGTTCGTATAAAACAGCCCGATCCTACTACTGAGGAAATAGATACTTACGGATCTGATATAAACGTTAAACTTATTCAACCTAATATAAGTATAGAACAAGATGATGGTGAAATACAAACTATTCATATAGATGACTTTAATTAGTTATTGATAGTTACTACAGATGTCCAGAGACATTTCATTAATATAAATTTTAATTAGTATGTTATGATATGAAGGATACATTACTGTGAATAAGTTATACTACTGGTTATGGGTTATACTACGATAAACTGACAATATCCATAATGTGTAATAATGAAAAGAATAAGTTAGACTACGATACTGACAATATCCATAATATGTAATAAGTTGTACTACAATAAACTGACAATATCCATAATATGTAATATGGTGTAATAACGAAAAGAATAACTTCACAAGCTGTTGTTCTACATGGCGCTTATTATACCACATATTACATATTTGTATTCTAAACTTGTCATGTATATCCTATCTACGTTTGGATATTTTCATGTATTATTATATTTTATACTATACCTTAACAGTATTATTACTTATTATGTTAAAATTTTTATTAAACATAGTATAATAATGTCATCTTTTTTTCTAATAAATAGTAAATATGTCTAGAATAAAAATATTGATAGGTATAACTGGCAGCGTAGCTACTGTTAAGTTACCTCATCTAATAAAAGAATTAACTCGTTTAGAAAATATAGAATTAAGAATAGTCGCTACAGAAAATGCTATGAAATTTACAGACCAAAAAACTTTAGGTATTCCTATTTATACAGATAAAGATGAGTGGACTACTTGGAAAAAAATACCCGATCCCGTCTTGCATATAGAACTTAGGAGATGGGCGGATGTTTTTCTTATAGCGCCCTTAACGGCAAATACGTTAGCAAAAATAGCCAACGGTATATGCGATAATTTACTAACATCTATAGTAAGAGCCTGGGATATAAATAAACCTCTTATTTTTTGTCCCGCTATGAATAGCCTTATGTGGGAACATCCTATTACAGAAAAACATATAGATGCTTTAAAACATATGGGTTTCATAGAAATAGAATGCATAGAAAAAAAACTAGCCTGCGGAGACATAGGAAATGGTGCTATGGCAGAAGTTACAGAAATCTATAGAGTTATTAGAGATATAACGAGATCTTAAATATATATAAAAATAGTGTATACAACTAAAGTATACTCTTTGTGTTTTAATAGTCTAGGCTATATAGCTGTATAAGTTTATGTTTACTAAGATTGATGAAGAAATATTAGATATAATAGCAACATTATCTACAGAATTTAGTAGCGATATCTCGCTTCCCATAAGTCCGCTGTATCATGCGATACAAGCTAGAAGAGATACTTTAGTAGAAAAGCTACTGAATATTTATAACTATGATGTTAATGCTAAGGATGTAGATAGCAAATATTTTCCATTACACACTGTAACAACACTTCCTTCTTTCCACGAAGCTAGTTACCTTCTAGAAATGAGTAATTCAGTAGAAAGGTATAAAAAAATCTATGTTTACCAACTTCTGTATATATCTTTAATAAAAAAAGCTATAAACAGTAACAGATTCTTAGAAATCGAATTATTATATGAATATGTTAACAACGATTTAAAATGGTTATATATGGATAAAGATGTATTAACATATCAAAAGAACTGATAACAACAATGTCAAACGATATAATACAAATGGAACTAAATATCACTAATATGTTACTTAGTAGAGAAGCTATAGTTAATGAAAAAGATTTCATGGGGTGTATACCGTTACATCATGCGCTGCTATGTATGGTAATAACAGTATGGTAAAATTACTGTTACAACACGGTGCTGATACCAGCATAAAATCACGGATAAAGTATAACGCTAACTATGCTATAGCTTCTGGTAATATTGATATTGTTAAATTAGTAACGTCATATTTTGATGATTATAAGTCAGATAATATATCCATAATCATATCTTAAAGTTTTAACACATTACATTTGGCTTCTTGTAAATATGGCGGGTGGTTTAGAGTTATCTAAAGCACTGATAGAGTATGTGCTGGTATTAATATACGAACAACATCACTATTTAGACTTAGCAGTGGAATCAGGGAAGCTATAACTAGTAAAATTTCTTATAGAAAAGAATCCTGAATTTATTACTTCAAACTACTTATCGGTGAAACACTATTAGGGCAGCTAATAAGTACGTAAATATAGATTATATGGAATTAGATAAATCTAATAGACTTATTACGATTTAACTATCGAATAAGTAATAATATGTTTATAGTAGATAATGATATAAATCTACTTGTTTAGAAATATATATGAAACAGAATTAGATAAGATAGCGTCATATAGTTTGTTAACAAATATAATATAAGACAATGTATACCTAAAAACAATCAGGAAATAATACAAAATTATTCATATCTAAAAGATATTATTGTATATAGTCCTTATATAGAGAAATACATTACTATAATAAGTAATTAAAAATAACTTTTTTAAAACATTAATATGAAAGAAATAATCATATATAGTTTTATACTCGTTGTGTTGAACTCTATTGGAGTTTATGGACAATATCTATATTTAGGAGGACTATTTGGCTCATCCCATAAGACTATTACCATGAAGTTATGCTGCCCCTCTGTAGATGGTGGTATGTTACCAGCTGATAAAATTGGTAGCAATATAAGAACTACAGATTGTCGATGTAGAAGTAAATCATCTATAATTGTATCTACTACCGAAAAAGAAGAAAAATGTTTTCCTCCTAATACCCCGTGGTTGGAACGAGTTATAAAAGACAGAAACTTAACAATACCTAAATGTGTATACTATCCTGAAATAATAGGAGCTCCTAAAGGATTTGGTTATAAATAGTTTTATTCTAGAATTCTTACATAGTGAATACCGGTATCCGAATACACATGACAAGTAATATTGTATTTTTTAACAGTTTTGAAAATTGTGATGTAAGAAAGCAAAATTAAAATCATTATTATATGTTACGTTATGTATACTATCTTCGTTTATATCAAGACTGTAATTATCGATGTCATTTCTATGATCGTTACTATATTATTAGGCTATCTCCATGATACGTTATGTTCATACCTATAGCACATCCAAAATATACGTGTATATAACTATCTCCTATTGTATTATTATATAAGATGAGAAGTTATAACAAGGACTTCTTGACAAGACGTTGGAGGTTCTAAACTTGTAACGTTAATTAGACTGGTGGAAACTATAGATATATACCAGTATAATTATATAATAAAGTAATTTAACTATTTTACAATCTTTTTATTTAAAAATCATAAAAATAAACCTAAATATATTAACTTAAGTAGAGATCTGATAATGGGTATTAAAAACCTAAAATCTGTGCTGTTGTTAAAGCATAGATTGAAGGTACTTGATTCCGCTATAAAAACTAAAGAAATGTACGTTGATTTTCTAGGATTATTTATGGCAGTTGCATATTCGGTTACATCTACCTCAATGTTACATCATATTATAAAAGAAAAATTCAAGTTTATACATTCTATAGCTGATAAAGTTACAGTATTTGTAGATAGAGGAAGCATTTCTCTAAAAACATCACTAAGAGAAAAAAGAAAACAGTCGTTGAAGAATCAGTATAAAAGGAAGAAAGAAGAACTAAAAAGCTTAGAAACAGCTATAGAAAATCTTTCTGTAGATGATGAAATGTATGAAGAACAAAAAGAAAGTTTGTTTTCTAAAATAGATAAAAATAGTTATTATATGTTCTTAGCAGATAAGAAAAATATGGAAGCTATTATAACCGATGTATTAACTTCCCTAAAAAATGCAGAAATCTACTATTGTGATCATATAGATGCAGAATTTATGATGTGTTGTAAAGCAAGAGAATATTATACCAATAACGGTGAATGGCCTTCTATACTAAGTAGCGATCAAGATACCATATGTCTAGTATGTGTCGATATGCAAGAAAAAATATTATACGATACTAAAAGCGTATATAGATTATCTCCTAACAAACACACCTCTTATCTTACCAAGTTAATAGTATTAACTAACGGTTGTGATTTCTTTAAAGGACTTTACGGAATTTCTATAAATAAAGATAATTATATGAAATATGAATTATTCACAGAATTTAATAGGGAGAATGTATTCAGAAGCATAGCTCATAAGAACTATAATCTGAATAACAATAATACTGATGAAAATATAGATGAAATTTCTACTAACATAGATATGGTTTTTGATTTTATAAGCCACTATACATCGTTAAATGAAGATGCTTACAACTTTGAAGATTTACCAGATATACGTGTTAAGGATTTCTTGGACGTTATGGTCCGCAGTAAGTGGTATGAAGCTAAAAATAAATATGATCTTGGGCCGGATATATTACAAAACATTTACAACGTTTATAAAGTACATAGATGTAATTATGGAAAGGAAGAAGAAACAAATATACTAAAAATGATAGAATCTTATAAATATAGAAACATAAAAATAAATAATATAACTACGTTTATAAAACTTCTAGAAATAGAAATTTCTGATTCTATATGTACGCTAGGTATATTACCACCTTCAGAATTGTATATAGGTTTTGAAGGAAGATTCTATTTTAATAAAACATCTATTATTAAAAGTTCTCCAAAATTAATTAATATAGATATCTAGAATGGTATTTCCATTAGTGTGTTCTACTTGCGGTAAGGATCTCAGTGAAGCTAGATATAGATTATTAGTAGAACAAATAGAATTAAAAAAAGTAGTAATTACTTATTCCCGTAAATGTTGTAGATTAAAATTGTCTACTCAAATAGAACCTTATCGAAATCTAACAGTCCAACCTTCCTTAGATATTAACTAATGGATATCTCATTATTCGATTATATAGCACCTGGCGCTGTTATGTTAACTCAATCTAATCATTCTATTGTAAATTTTTTTAATCCATCTGAGGAAAAGCATTCTTCTTTGTATTTCGGTTATGGTATAGTAGACTTTATCATCAAAAATGATATAAATTTTTCTATTAACGGATTAAATAATTTTACAAATTACATTATAGAATTCAACACATCTGGTTTTGCTATATTACCTTTAAGGGAATTCATGTTAGATAGAAAGTATGTGAAAGTATACTACTATATGGAAGGAATATTTCCAAATTATAGATTAATGGAAGATACTGTAAAACAAGCATTTTTACACGCTAACAAAGAATACGGTTTTGGAAAAAATAAAACTTACTGTTTCAAAATGATAGCAGACTGTTATCTAGATATAGGTATAAATGTTAAACCGTATAAGATTTTAGGAAAATATCTCTACCTTAGTCAATCCTTCTGTGACGATGATAGATGGACTAAAGTATTAGATACTTTAACAGGAGAAAATCTAATTACTAGGAACAGTTACTATTTTATAAGGTGAATTAATAGTCAAGGTAGTTCCAGGCTTTTTCGGTTTAGACGACTTTTTCTTCTTAATGCAATTAGCTAATACTCTAATGGTATATAGATAATCCAGTATAGCAAATTTTCTTAAGTCATTATTGGTAAGCCTTATTCTATCCTCGGTAATAGGACTGATGACAGCACCGTCGAGATCATGTCCTTTAGAATATTTGTAAGCCATGTCTAAAACCTTATTGTTGTTGGCTATATAGGTAGCCAATTGATTCTTGACCGTATTTTCAGCTTCTTCACCGACTTCTTCGATTTTTAATCCGGCTATGTATTCAGGATAAGTATCCTTACACAATCCTATTTCACATATAGTCTTATACATTTTATCTAGTTTTGGTGACTTTAACGGTAAATCTATAATTGTTTCTATTTCTTGAGAAAAAGACATTACTTTACCTCCGGCTATAGTCTCTATATCTTCTTGACCGGTTAATATAGGAAATATTTTATATTGTGCAAACTTAAGTATAGCGTATTTCATATCTAGTAGATCGGATACTTCACTTGCAGGCCTTTTTTTTGAATCAAATAAGTAATTTTCTATCTCCATAACTATCCTTGCGGCGTGAATGAGTTGATTAGCAAGAATTAAAGTTAAAAGTGTGGCAGCTGTAGTGTTTATAAGGTAATTACATGTTATAAAAAAAGACTTATTATGAGTCAATCTAGTAAGAATGTTTCTTAATTCGTTGAATTCTGTTTCGTCTTGTACGTGTCTCTCATAATTTCTAGTCTTATCGACTAGGTATTTTACACCCGCTATAGTAGGAATAGATATATCGGACTCACATTTTTGATATATGCTATTTATAATACTGTCCCTATTAGAAGAGTTATATATATATTTGGCCCTTGATACTATACCAGCTATTGCTTTATCATCTAAGTAGTCTTTTAACAGTGTTTCTATTAAAGATTTAGATACCATGTTAAAAATCCTCGATTGTTTCTGTTCTTCCATTTAAATTAAATATTTTTGAAAATGATAAAACTAGTTTAATTGTATAAGGTGAGTAGTATTTGTTACTTTATTACAGCTAGTTAATATCGAAAATACATATCGGAGTAGTTTACTTCTTAGTCTAGATAAGTTAAATATTGAAAGTTCAGAATGATTAGATTTATCTAACGCTACCAACTGAAACCTGTATGTGTTCTTAGATATTATGAATAATATTCTATTTATCGTATACAAATGAATGTAGAAAACCATATATTTTACATTTCGTTAGTATAATAGAATATTATAGCATCGTGCTATATATGAAACTAACTTTATTTTCTTATATGTATTAGTTATTATTGTTGTTATATAAAGATATTAAATATTATAGAGTTACATAGTAAAAATATATGATCAAATATTGGAATGTTAATTACACAAAAAGAGATGTATCGTGATTATTGATTTCATGATTAAGATGAGATATTGTGCTTAAGATGCGCGTGGATAATAGATTAATTAATTCATAATATAACCCAAAAGTAGAGTATACAAATTATTTGTTATTTTTATAAAAATAAAACTTATATCAATTGATAGATTATTACAAATTAAAAGAAACTATGATCGATAAATACTAAAATTATTTACTTTACATGACTGTTAGTTAGTTATTGTTCTATGGAATATTATAATCCTAGCGATGCGTCGCTTATCGGCGTTTGTAAAGAATACGTAGATCTATTAACACATGTCGTAGTAGAAAGTAATAAAAAACCAATAGATGTATTTGATTGTTTATCTAGGGAAGGAAAAAAATTAATGATAGCTTCTATAATTATTTCTATTTCAAGATGCCATGAATTTGAACCTCGATTATTTTTACAAGTGTTACATAACTCTGGAAAACTTGATGATGAGTTATTAGAAATAATTAATATGGAAAAAGAATGTACCGAATATTTTTCAAAAATTAAGGAACTCGAAAACCATAATGCGTATGATGCGATAGCTAAGTTACAGAAACCTGAGTTATATATACAGATAAGCAGTATTGACGAAGTAATAGAGAATAAGTTTAAAGATAAGTTGCTATTGAACTATGATGAAAAGAAAAACTACATAGATGAGATGATACAACAATTTGCATGTACAGGAAGTTATCATGCTTATAGCACTCTTGGGCATATTAATATTAATTTTAGTGAATATGAAGGTGAATTAAGTAGAAAAGCACGATCTGTATTAGATGATGCTCTAATTGCTAGAAAGTTATATCTTGTAAATCATTAAAAATACTAAATAGATAAGAGAATATGATACAAATATAAATTTGAGAGTAAATAATTTGTATACGAATCATCTTATTACTTCATAGATATTACCGTTAAGTATCTAAAATAATGAAGTATTACATAAATAGATGAAAGATAATGCCATTATTATAGATTTTTCCTATCTCGTTACTCAAGGAATGGATAAACGCTTTTACTTCAAGTATGATAAGTTTGATAACAATAAGATAGAAATTACTTTCTATAATACATAAAAACAATGTTAGATTATAGATATACTAGTATAGAAACATATACAAGTTAGGAGATCATAATTTAATACTTTTATTTAAAATGAAAACATTGTACACTATTATATTACTTATAGTATATACATCGTATTGTTTATTAACAAATATAGATGAATCATCAGAAAATGACAATAGCATTACGAGACATGTTTTAGAGAATGAGTATAACGAGTCTATAGATTGTTCGAATCATCCCATGCGTATTCTTTGGGTAGGTATTCATAATTCTACTAACTTGACGGATATAGTAAATATAACATGCGTTGCATGTATAAACACAACTTCTTATTTTTTTGGATGGGAGAAGATAAACAAATATGAACCAGTTCCTGATCTGATATACGATACTGATGAAGACCCTAAGTCAATAATGGGTCTTAGTTATGGCTATCCGGCATACCTTTACAGCGATGCACATAAGAACATAAAGTTTATTGAGATAATTACAAATGAAACGGTTGTTATAAAGTGTTTACGTTCTTCCAATAAAACAAAATGTGTAAGAAGAATTGGAAATCTAGAAACTGTAAGAAAGAATGATACAGATGATCGTTACGAGTATGAAGAAAAAATAGAAGAAGTTCACGATTATGAATACGCTTCGGGCAGTGGATACGAAGATAAACACGATAATCAAATGCATACAGTTTCTCATTACTTACTTATCAAGAATAGTACGTTGTTAAGCCATAACTATTCGTGTATTCTCCTATCAGGTTACCACATAGAAATGAATTATGTAGTTCCGTTAGATATTATGTAAATTATCGTTAGTTCGTATAAATAGAATGAGAATAAGTTTAATATATTACATCGTTGAAATAATATAACGACAGGATACTTACGCAACACGTGAATAAGCGTATATTTCATATTATTCGATTTTTTCATGGTAACTGTAATACAGAGTTCGTTACTTCATAACTAGAAAAAAGCTATTAAATATGTTCTGAAGAACTTTATTATTCATAATAATTATGTAGAGATCATAGCTAGTATAAAAGATGTTAATTAATATTATTTATAATCTAAATCACTTAATCAAAAAAATATAAATACTAGTATATTATTTAGACATATGAATAAAATCTTATTAATAGTGTATATATAAAATGCAATTACAGCAATCCGATTCTATACAGGGGATATAGTGAAAATGAAACTGTATATTCGTTTGATATTGATGAAAAAGGATATAAGAGATCTATAAGACTTCTAATAGTTCTGTTGGGGGATCCTTTTGGTCGATGCTGTTACTTGGTTCATGACTAATCCAGAAAATCTTCTAGATTTATCGTTATTTGATGTAGAAGGGATTATAATATGGAATAATCTAGTTGTAAAAATGCTAGTATATATTGATCATGATTCTCGTAGATGAGAGGAAAGAAACCCACACGATAATGTTCTTCATCCTCTATATCACCAGACACTAATTTTACATGTTTGTTATAGGGAGTATATTTATGCGTTTAAGGATTTTTTAATTCCTTCACAAATTTATACTAGTTACGCTTTAATACACATATATAGATCAAGTTATTCATTCTCGGATAATGTATTAATGTATCACGTAAAATAAAAAATGGATCTGTGTCCTTGTTATTTTAAGCTGTTAATGTAGTAGACTATTACATTATAAAATAAACCAGAAACAATCTCGTGTGTAATTAAGTATAATATTTTTACTACTATTCATATCATATCGAATATATGATTAAATACTAAAACTTTACACGCATATTATCAATATGCTTCTTTTAGGAAAATAACACTAAGTCATAAATATCTACATCTGAATATATCACTTATTGGATTTATCATTTTTCACGTTAAGTTAAGATATTATAAGCTGTTACGTCTCTGATAAATACGCGTTTAAGTTTAAAGAACTATTGAGTTTAAGCAAATTTCCATAAAAACACGATATATACTAGCATGAATAATTATTATATAATTATGTTAAACGTATGGAATAAGAAATACGATGAGATAATAACGAATTCAAAACTGGATTAAAGAGAAGAACCTTATAAAAAGTATTGTAAAAATTGATAATTAAATTTAAAACTGATATACGTTACACGACGTGTTATCAAAGATGCAAAGAGGTATATTTATAGTGTTAGAAGGACTAGATAGATCTGGTAAAACTGTACAATGTGGAAAACTGCTAAAGTACATGTTAGAAAAAGGATATAAAACTGAATCCTTAAAATTTCCAGATAGAGAAACCGAAATAGGTAAATTAATTAACAATTACTTGGAAAATAAATTAAACATCGATGATCATGTTATACATCTTTTATTTTCTGCTAATAGATGGGAGTTATCAGATATAATCAAAGATAAATTAAGTCGTAATATTAATTTGGTAGTGGATAGATATGCCTTTTCTGGAGTCGCGTTTACTGCAGCTAAAGGTAACATATCTATAGAGTGGTGTAAGAAAGCAGACTCTGGAATACCGTTACCTGATCTAGTTATTTTCTTAGATATACCTGTTAGTCAGTCTTCTAATAGAAAGAATTTTGGAATAGAAAGGTATGAAACAGTTAGTTTTCAAGACGAAGTTAGAAAACGTTTTTACGATCTTATAAACGATACAGACTTAGTAAACTGGAAAGTAATTGATGCTACAAAAACTATAGAAGACATTTCAGAAGAAATAAAATTACTTGTAGAAGATGTGATTAATAAACTTACTGATCCTATAGGAAGTTTATGGATGTCTTAAAAGATGATATTAAATAATATACTATATCAAGTTTAAATAACAAGTGAAAAATAAATGAGTTTGCGTATAAAAATCGATAAGCTTCGTCAACTTGTAACCTATTTTTCAGAATTCAGCGAAGAAGTATCTATAAACATAGATGTCAAAAGTAACGTTTTATATATATTTGCCACGCTAGGTGGATCTATAAATATATGGACTATTGTTCCTCTGAATTCTAATGTTTTTTATAACGGTGCAGAAAATACGGTATTTAATCTACCCGTTTTAAAAGTAAAGAACTGTTTATGTAGTTTTCATAACGACGCTGTTGTATCTATAACAGCGGATCATGAAAATAACACCGTCACACTGTCTAGTCATTATACGGTAAGCATAGACTGTAACAACGAACAAATACCTCATAGTACAGGAACGAGTATTTCTCTAGGTATAGATCAGAAGAAGTCTTATATCTTTAACTTTCACAAATATGAAGAAAAGTGTTGCGGAAGAACTGTGTTTCATCTAGATATGTTACTTGGTTTTATTAAATGTATTAGTCAGTACCAATATCTCAATATATGTTTCGATGATAAAAAGTTGTTGCTTAAAACACCGGGTACTAGAGATACGTTCGTAAGAAGTTATTCAATGACTGAGTGGTCTCCTACTTTACAGAATTATTCGTTTAAAATAGCAATTTTTTCTTTGAATAAACTAAGGGGTTTTAAGAAAAGAGTATTGGTGTTTGAGTCAAAGATAGTCATGGATACGGAAGGAAATATACTAGGATTGTTGTTTAGAGATAAAATAGGTACTTATAAAGTCAATGTTTTTATGGCTTTTCAGGATTAATAAGTCAAATAAATGGGGGGTGGTTTAGTTCTACCTACTAGAGACCCACCCAAAGAACAAGAGACTTCGGAAACTACTACTAATATTCCTAAACTGTTAAAATCTATTCCCGGAGTAAAACTAGGAGAACAAATAAGAATAGGTTACAAACCTGGTTCTGANACTGCTAAGGCATTTCCAGAATTTGATATTAAAGAAGTAAGTAATGGATTATACGAACTTAGTAGAAAATCGTATCTCGGTGATACACAAATGTGTTGTATAAATCCTTCTCTAAGTTACTATTGGGAGGACTCTAAAAATAAAATATTTAACGAGTATAGTACGGGTAGAAGTCTTAAAACATGCGATCCTTTAACAAAAACAATATCTGGTTCTACATTATGTGATAATATATTAACGAATTTATGCATGGATGCAAAATATGGAATAGACAGAACTGTATGTAACGAATGGATGGGATATGCTCTCAATAGACCAGATCTTTCCATTCCAAAATCAATTAACGATAGATATACAAAGCTATGTTCTAAGGGAGCCGACAACATAGTTTGTGAAGACTGGTTACACCATTTAAGAATTATAGGAGGAAAAGAAAATGATGAAGTTATAGATAACGTATTAATGCAACAAACACCTGAATTTAAAGAAAAATATATGAAATGTAGTTTTCCTAGTCATAATACAATATTTTTGTCAGATAGAGTCATAGAACCTAGAGAATGCTGGGACCAAGAATGTATTACTTCTAACGTCCACTTTCTTCTAAGTAAAAACTATCATAATTTATCATTATGTCATATCTATAGATGCAATATCAGTATCAATAATCTTTTGATCGATGGTAAATCATCAGTTAAAATATCTTGTCACGACGAGAATATAACTAATAAAGATAAACCAAAATCACGCAACAAAGTAAAATTTATAGATGATATACTCACGTATTCATTTAGTATAAATTTTGGATTCTTTTTTGTGATTTTTATTTTGATAGCGTTAATATTAATTGTTTTACTTTAAATGGGGGCAGCAGCTAGTATCCAAACGACCGTTACAACTATTAATAAAAAAATATCTGAAAAACTAGAACAAAGTGCCTCTGCATCAGCTACTGCTAATTGTGATATTAATATAGGAAATATCATTTTTAAAAAGAATAAAGGATGCAACGTTTTAGTAAAAAATATGTGTTCCGCTAATGCATCGGCGCAATTAGATGCTATAGTATCCGCCGTAAGAGAAGTATACGATCAACTAACTGAACAACAGAAAGCTTATGCCCCTAGTCTCCTTACGGCGGCACTTAACATTCAAACCAACGTGAGTACAATAACACAAGACTTTGAAACTTATATAAAGCAAAAATGTAATTCGGAAGCTGTTGTCAATAATACCATTAACGTACAGAGTCTAGAAGTGAACGAATGTTCAGCTCCTCCTGGTCAGCTTATGACGTTTGAATTCATTAATACTGGTACAGCTACTGGAAACTGTGCTATGAAATCAGTATTGGATGTTCTTACAAAAAGCAGTGATAGAGTATCCGGTAATCAGTCAGCTGGTAGTGATTTCGCTAAATATCTATATATAATAGGAGGTATAATATGTTTCTTAATTCTACTATATTATGCTAAAAAGTTATTTTTTATGTCCACCAACGATAAAGTGAAAGTTATATTGGCTAAAAAACCAGACGTACATTGGACGACGTATATAGATACGTACTTTAGATCATCACCGGTGTTAGTTTAGTGAATTAAATTCAACTTAACGTGATATACATTAAATGCATAACTTTTTGGTAGCTCGTCTACAAGCAATGGAAGATGTTTCAAATAGGAATTTAAGTATGCTAGAACTAATATTAACGAGAGCTATAGTTACTCATTGGATAATACTAGACTTGATACTAAATCTAATTTTTGACAGTCTAATAACATTATCCGTCATTATATACTCTTTATATTCGTTTGTAATCAGGAATAATAAAGTATTATTATTTTTACTGACGTCTTATATTGGATTCAGAATTATTGTCATGTCTTTAGTGTATATAGTATCCGAGTCTATAGATTAATATTAGTTGATCGCGTTACTAATTCTTTCGCTGTAAATACGTCGTTAGTAGAAAAATCATCTATTTCAAAAATATTTCCTCCATCGATAGAATAAATTATGCGAACTATGTTATTCAGTGATACTTCGGATAAAGTTATACCCATAATTAAATTATCGTTATATGTTACATAAACTAATGATCCGGGTTCTGTAAGTCTGTGTATTTGCGGTGTATTAATATAATTCTTTTTTATCTTAAATATATCCAAATACTGTCTAGATATATTTTCAAAGTGATTTCTTATAAACCATTCAAAGAAATAGTTTGTAGGTTTTAGATTTCGTCTCGTTATCAAATCTTGATGGGCAGTCATATAATCTAAATAACAAGATTGTGATAATTCAGACTTATAGAGGTGTGTATTTGTAGACAATAGTATTAAAGATTCTGTATTAAACAATAATACTAGATGGTTAATCGACATAGATATAGTACTTCTAGGTATAGAAACTAAATCAAATTTGAAATCATCTGAAAATATATTATTCTTATAAAGAGAATATAATATAGCAACTACTTGTAATATTACATCTTTAGATAAACATACTTTATTCATATCTAGATTAGTACGTTTCATGTTCTTGAAATACTCGAAGTATATAGTTCTACCATATGTGTGATCTTTAACACTATATACTAGAGGAAATCCTAAAGCTTTACCTGCCTTTACTAAAGCAGATAATGTTACCCAACAATTAGCTTCTTCTATACATACCTGCTTACGAATATTAAAATATTCTCCTATATAACAAGAAAGTTCGTATCTCATTTTTTCTTGGTAGTAATCACATAATCTCTGTTCTGTAAAAGGTATTTGCCTATTGGGCTCGGTAGTTGCATTATTTTTACTCATTTAATCTTAAAAAAAACTTATCTAAATGAACAATCTTCTATTAGAAAATCTGTTTGGAGAAAAAGCATTATGCGCGCAAGTAACGAGAGATCAACTGTTCGAAATAATAGCGGCGGGAGCGAAATCAAAGTTCCCTAAATCTTTACTGTCTATGTACAGAGTAACCCCTAGAGTAATGACTCGCTATCCTCTGAAACTTCTAACTAACGAATCTATTACTGGAGTAGTCATTACTACAGTATATAATCTTAAAAAGAATTTGAGTATTCCTCAGAACAACAAACTTACAAAACAGGATATAGAACGCTATTATTTAGACAAAAGTGTAGAAGTTATTAATCTTATGGTTAGTAATACGTCTCTAGGAGATTTGGCGTGTGGAAGAACCAGAAGAGCGAGATCGTCAAAGAAGAAAGACCCTGTTATATTCTTGGGTATATCAGCGCCTCTTATATTGGTTATGAATTCTAAGAAATCAATAAATACATACGTACAAGATAAGAAATCTGATCCTAGCAGCGATTATGTTAATATAAATCCAGGTATCGGAGTCCTAGAGAACTACGGAAACACGTATCTACTAGACATTCATAATCCTTCATCAGTATTAACTATTTCTACTATATATGGGCTCGATAATAATATGGAACTGAAAAAATTGAGTACCGATAGTGAAATAGATGCTTACCAAGATGTAAACATTGGTAAATCCATAGATCTAAAAAAGTTTAATGAAATATTTACCACGATGAAAAAACATTTGTCTCTATCAAATTTTAGTATCTAAATGAATAGAAATATCAATTTTAGTCCTGTGTTTATAGAACCTAGGTTTAAACACGAGTTCCTATTATCTCCTCAAAGATATTTTTATATATTAGTTTTTGAAGTAATAATAGCTTTGATTATATTGAATTTTTTCTTTAAGGAAGAAATATTATATACATTTTTTCCGTTAGCTAAACCTCCTAAAAATTCAATAAATGGTTTACTGGATAGAACTATGCTAAAATGTGAAGAAGATGGGTCTTTGATGATTTCAAGACCTTCAGGTATCTATTCGGCCTTAAGTTTAGACGGATCACCTATAAGAATTCCAGATTGTGGTTTGCTTTTATCGTCAATAAATGGCGCATCCTCATCAACATCTCCTTACTCTGTTTTTAACAGACGATAACGGATTTTATTCTTATTTATCAGAGAAAAGTGATGATGAAGCTCTAGAAGACATAAATACGATTAAGAAATATATGGACTTTATTTTAAGCATCCTTATACGTTCTAAAGAGAAACTAGAAAACATAGGATGTTCTTACGAGCCCATGAGTGAATCGTTTAAGGCTCTTATTAAAGTAAAAGACGATGGTACTTTAGTGAAAGCATTTACTAAGCCATTATTAAATCCGCATTCTGAAAAGATAGTTCTAGATAGAGGTTATACTTCAGATTTTGCTATAAGTGTAATAAGACTATCGAATAAAAGTAATTCTATACTTCCAGGAAACACAAAATACATAAATCCAAACGAGAATATGTATATAAATAACCTAATATCATTATTAAAAAGGAATTGAAAGAAAATATTTTATATCGTAATAAATTAAATATGCATGAAGTACGTACGGACTTTTTTAAAGAACTTGAAATGACAAAACCTTATATGTTCTTTAATGAACTAGTAGGTGAAGAAGACTATAATAAAGCGTTAGAAGGTTCTAATACTAAGTTTCAAGGACAGGGACAGCTTAAGTTACTCTTAGGAGAACTTTATTTCTTAAATACATTAATCAAGAACAAAACCTTATGTTCGGATACAGTTATTGTATATATAGGGTCAGCACCAGGGAGCCATATAAATTTTTTATATCATTATATGGATGATCTTAAAATAGACTTAAAATGGATATTAATAGATGGTAGAGATCATGATCAGTCTCTAGAAAATCTCAAAAATGTGTCTATAATACACAGGTTTGTAGATGAACAATACCTGTTTAAGCTACGTAATATGATTAGAAAAAATAATAAAATTGTACTTATATCAGATATTAGATCTCTGAGAGGAAAAGAACCTACTAGCGAGGATCTGTTACACGATTACGCATTGCAGAACCAAATGGTAAGCATTCTTAAACCAATAGCCTCGAGTCTGAAATGGAGATGTCCGTTTCCAGATCAGTGGATAAGAGACTTCTATATTCCTTGCGGTGATGAATTCCTGCAACCTTTTGCACCTCCTTTTTCAGCAGAAATGAGATTACTGAGTTGTTATTCAAGGGCACCTGTTCGTCTGATACGAATGGATAAGAATGCTGCTATAGAATATGAAAAAAAAATGTTTTATTTAAATACCAAAATCAGACCGAAAATAGTTCTTGATTTTGATTATCCGAACCAAACATATGATTACTTTTATATGTTTTATATCCTTAAGGATATTGTATTACCAACATCTAAAGAGTTCTCTACCTATAAACAGAAGGTTATATTTCTTCAGGAGTCGATTTTTGCCGCATTAAATATAAAACCATGATGAACCAATATAACGTCACGTATTTATCTAAAATATTATGTTTAAAGGCAGAAATACTATACAAGCCTTTTTCGATAATTAATAGAAGTATAGTTAAACAGTATAATATAGAAGTTAAGTACGATGATATTATAAGTATAGTAAAGATTAGACATAAGACAGAAAATAATATCTTGGTATTCCAAATATTCAACGAGTCAAATGTAAAATATTCTCCTATAGAATATGATTACGGTGATCCTATTATTATAACATCTAGCTTACAACACGGTCATAATAAAATCCCTATTAATATGTTGTATATAGATGTTGTAGAGTCAGATATGTTTCCAACGTTTTCCAGACTAGATAACGAAACTATTAAAATTATAACTAGTATTTTACAGTCCGATAACAAAAAAGAACAATCTATTAAGTTACCTAAAGTATCAGAAAACGAACTATCTGTAAAAATATTGTACCATAAAGACTATCCGTTGAAATACGTTAGGTATTACAAAAACAATATGGTAACTGGTACAGAAGTTATAGATAGATCTGTAACGATTACCAGTTGATAAGAACGATTAATGCTAATATCGCTAAACATAATATTAGGTATTTTGGGTCTATAATAGGAACGTGTATATCCTGTTCGAGAGGTTTAACCGAGTAATCCACAGATATAGCGTGACTAGATAAACAATCGTTATTTACTTTTAAAATACCATCGAATAAGTTAACCTCACCCAAAGATACACTGCAATCTATAAGATTACATCTTTTCATGTTATCCCTTAAAGCGGTAGGTATTTTAGCGGTTTTTCTTTTACACGGTTCATACCAACAGTAATAAGGTAACAATAAATCTTCTCCAATTTTTTCTATAGTAGGTTCTGGATGAAGACATAGACAGTCCCTATCTTTAGATTTAGATTCACAATATTTAAATATTGCTTCATCGTTGATAACGTCATCCATATTAAAATTTAAAACCTAAAAATAATAGTTATAATCAAAAATGTCTGTGATATCTAAAGTAAGTTATAGTTTATATTCTCAAAACGAAATAAATGCTACAGATATTAATATCAATTATGTTAAGAACGATGACGAGGTCGGTACTGTCAAGGACAGTAGGCTTGGTGCAACAGACGGTGTACTATGTAGAACGTGCAACCGTACTGAATTAGAATGTTTCGGTCACTGGGGAAAAGTTAGGATCTATGAAAACATTATTATTAAACCCGAATACATAAGTGAAGTGTTACGTATTCTAAACCATATCTGTTTAACGTGTGGTCTTCTTAGATCTCGAGAACCTTATACTGTTAATATTTCTTCTCTTACTAGTTCTGAATTAAAAAAACTAAAGGATAAGATATCATCTAAGAAGAAATCTTGTTGGAATAGTCGTTGTATGCAACCTTACCAAAAAGTAAATTTCTCAAAGAAGAAAGTATGTTTAATTAATAAAACGGATGAATTCTGTGTTCCTAATGCTTTAGTGTACGAAAAAATAACTTCAATTCACCATAAATTTTGGCCGGTGTTAGACATTCATCAAGATCCGGCTACTTTATTTTATAAAGGTTATTTTTCGATACCACCGTTACTAATTCGTCCTGTAATCAGCTTTTGGATAGATAACGTGCCTAAAGATACTAACGAACTTACTTATCTTCTAGGAGTTATCGTCAAACATTGTAATGCAAATGCCGACGAACCTACTATTCAAAAAGCTATTATCGAGTATGATAATATAAAGCTTATATCCACTAATAGTACTACTAATAATCTTTCTTATATTACTTCTGGTAAAACTAATATGTTGAGAAGTTTCGTAGTTGCTAGAAGAAAAGATCAAACGGCTAGATCTGTCTTAGGACCCGATTCTTCTTTAGATATTACAGAAGTAGGTATACCAGACTACGTGAGAAATACTCTAACCGAAAAAATATTTATAAATGCATTTACGATAGATAAAGTCAAAGACATGTTTCAACGCGGTGATATAAAATATTACTTTAACAAACAATTACATCAGTTAACAAAAATAAAACAAAATAAATTTATTAAGAATAAGATTCATCTTCTTCCAGGAGATTGGGTAGAAACTAACATTCAAGAATTTACTAATATTATTTTCGGTAGACAACCTTCTTTACATAGGTATAACGTTATATCATCTTCTGTAAGAAAAACCGAAGAAGATACTATAAAAATACCTCCAGGTATTGCTAATTCACAGAATGCGGATTTTGACGGGGATGAAGAATGGACCATAGTAGAACAAAATCCAAAAAGCGTAATAGAACAAAGTATTTTAATGTATCCAACTACTCTATTAAAACACGATATACACGGAATGCCTGTATATGGTTCTATACAAGACGAGATCTTAGCCGCTTATAACCTATTTCGTGAATCCGATCTAACCCAAGACGAAGTCCTTAATATCTTAGGAAAATATGGTTTAGAATTCATAACTGAATATGAAATGAAAGATAAATATACCGGTAAAGATGTTTTTAAATTTTTGATCGACGAACCAGAAATTAATTATCCTGACATATTATGTAATGGGGAAATTATAGCTGATAATATAGACAGTAATTTTATCGTATCGATGAAACACATGTCTATATCCGGCCTTATAACAGATTATAAATCTAGTGTAGAAGGTATAAAATTTATAAACAAATCATCTTATGTGTTTAAAAGGTATTTAAAAATATACGGGTTTAGTATCACTTTTAGAAATTTGTGTCCAGATTTTGAGTTCACAAAAAAACTTAGAGAACGAAATATAAAAAAGATTAACGATATTAAACATTCTTATGTTAAGTATTTGTACGATGTTGCTAAAGGTGATATCATACCATTATCTAGGTCCGATGAAATGGATGCCATTGATTCTATTCTTTCTGGCCTTACTAACTTTAATATCCAGGAGATTGAAAAATACATGAAAGAGATTATATCAAAAGATCCAGATAATAGCTTGATGAAAATGTCTTGTGCTGGCTATAAGGTAAATCCAACAGAACTCATGTATATCTTAGGTACTTACGGGCAACAACGTATAGACGGAGAACCTATTGATACAAAGATATTAGGAAGAGTATTACCCTATTTTTTACCCGATTCTAAAGATCCTGAAGGAAGGGGTTACATACTTAATTCTCTCATACAAGGATTGACGGGTTCTCAGTATTATTATGCTATGTTAATAGCCAGGTCACAATCTACTGACATAGTTTGTGAAACATCACGAACAGGCACATTGGCTAGAAAGATTATTAAAAAGATGGAAGATATGGTAGTGGACAGTTACGGACAGATTGTGTACGGTAATACTCTCGTCAAATATGCTGCTAATTACACAAAGATACAAGGATCTGTTTGTAAATCTGTAGAATTAATCTTTCCTGATGAGTCGTTAACCTGGTTTCTAGAAATAAGCTCTTTATGGGATAGGCTAAAAAATGGTTTTATATATAACCAAGGTCAGAAAATAGCTAAATATATTTTAGCTCCTTTTAATTTTAAAGTATTTATGAAATTGAACGAAACCAAACCCATGAAGTCTAAAGATTTATATGACAAGATACAACTCGTCATCAAAGATGTAAGAGAAAATTATTTCTTCGACGTTGCTAGTATAGACTTTATGGAATATGTCTTCTTAACCCATTTAAACCCTTCTAGAGTAAAGGTTTCTGAAGAAACAGCAAACTTAATTTTTGAAAAACTTTATGAAAAATTAAATTATACATTAGGAGGAGGGACCCCCATCGGCATCATATCCGCACAAGTGCTAAGCGAGAAGTTCACTCAACAGGCTTTATCTAGCTTTCATACCACTGAAAAAAGCGGTGGTATAAAACATAAACTCGGATTCAACGAATTTAACCAGTTAACAAATCTTAGCAAAAACAAAACAGAGATTATCACTCTCATATCTAATGATATCACAAAACTGCAAACCATTAAGATGAATTTTGAATTTGTATATTTAGGAGAATTGTTTCCAGATATTACAATAGAAGAAGACAAAAACTATTATCGTATAGATATAAATATTAATAGACTTTACATAAAACGTAATCAACTAACAGAACTGATTGTTGAATACATGTTAGAAAAGTTTGTTTCTTACAGCGTGTTAGTTAAAAATTGGGGAATGGAAACTAACATAGTTAACGAATATATCATTAGATTTAGCTTATTCATTGTATTTACGGAACCTGTAAATCTTAATAAAAATAAATTTATGATGATGTTACCAGGAGCTGCAAATAAAGGTAAAATTAGTAAATATAAGATCCCTATTTCTGAATATCAGTCATACACCGATTATAATAAAACAGTAAAACTATATAGGCTTACTGTAGAATTAATGGGTCTTAAAGAGCTTGGAACTTTTGATCTAATTAACGTTAATGTCATACCAGGTGTGTGGAATACTTACGAGATATTCGGTATTGAATCTGCAAAGAGTTACCTTTGCGAGGCTCTGCTCAGTACGTATGGAGAAGGATTAGATTACTTATATCAACCTTGTGATTTACTAGCTAGTTTGATATGTTTAAACTATGAACCGGAATCTATAAACAAGTTTAAATTTGGTCCTGTAAGTGCTTTGAAACGTGCTACATTTGGTGATAACAAAGCCATCATTAATGCAGCATTATATAAGAAAACAGAACCCGTAAATGATAACAGTAGTTGCCACTTTTTTAGTAAAGTACCAAAAATAGGTACAGGATATTACAAATATTTCATAGATTTAGAAAAGTTTCTCCGGATTAAAAAGAAAATCTCTGAGAAACTTATAGATAAAAAATTAGTAGATATAGGTGATAGTATTACTGATTTCTAGATCGGTTATATATACTTATCTATTATTTGTTTCAAGAATGATTTATTTTCTATAAAAGCTCCTCTTATGGATTTCAGTTCGTGATAGACATACAAAAAGTATATTACAAAAGGTACATTTTTGTCTCTAATCTCCATAAGATAACTCATAATCATAGCCGAGCTTCTGTTAATACCCGCCATACAATGTACTAATACTGGAATCTTTAAAGATTCACATTTTTTAAGTACATCTGTGACTGCATCGATGTGTTTTGATATACTAACAGTGTCATTGTCTTCCAATGGGAAGTGTAATACTGTTATATCAGTTCTCTTTAGTTTATATTTTAGCATCGATACATTTACAATGTATTTGAAGAATGTTTTGTTAGGTAATTCGGTTACATTCTTATAGTTTCCTAGATATACATAATCAGTAATTTTAGTTATATCTTTAGGAGTAAACTTTACACACGTATTAGTAGACTTAGTAATAATATGCTTATATAGTTGTTTTTCATCCATTTATATAGGTTACAAATGGGAAATGAAGTAGAGTTATCGGTTCATGGAATAGAACTTAACTATGCTAGAAATAATGTTACTAAAAATATACGATATGCTAAAGTATCTACTTTAATATTTTTCTTTTTACTTTTAGTAATCAGCGTTGTTTTATTTTTTTTCCAGATATCTAATAATAGTATATTTGTAACACTGAGTAAATACACTCGTATAAAAAATAATTTGAGTTCCTGGAAACCGTTAGTAATACAAAAATCTAAGATAAATAGTGAGTTAGGAAAACACGTGGCTCTTAACAGGCAGGATTTAATGAGATTTAAATGTGTTGACTTTGGTAGTTACTTTCTACCGGTGAGATTGAACAATAATAACTTCTTACCAGAAGCTGTTAGAAGAGGAGATGGAGATGGATGGATGGTAAAAAAGGCAGGAAAATACGATCCAGCTGCTGAACAGTATTGTGATTTTATACTGGATAGATATAAAGATACAATTACATGTGGTGACCAAATGTTTAATACTCTAGGATATAGTGGCTATTTCGAATCGGGACACTGGTGTCAGACCTTTTTGGATTTAGTTAAATAACTATGATGTTGATAAAAATTCTACCATTAATAAGTTTTATAGTAAACATCACTCAAGCTTTACTACTTCTATTTTAATGTATGAATTAAAAAGTTATTTCGTATTATTATGTTATATTAAACAATTAAATCGACACTATTCTAGTTCTGTATTTATTAGACAGTATCGTTTTAAAAGATTACATAGAATACGCTAGAAATATTCCAGATAGTAACCATAATAGTTTGTTGTTGACATCGAATATGGCGAGTCCTATGATAACAACTATAGCGATTAAAAACATCATAGTAATATCGTATTTCCCAAATACGGAAAACAAAGGATAGTACATACGATGATAAAATGAAGGCCAGTTATCCATAATCCAGCCATCTATACGTGATTTAATAGATGTCCTATTTTTCTTGTTCTTCATAAATTCATTGGCTAGTTTGTAATCGTGGTGAACGTATCTATCGTTATCCATGACATATCTAGTTATACCCAAAGTATTCTCAACTCTAAGAATTTCTAAAGATATATCAAAGTTTGGTTTATTGTTCGTAAAGTAACTATATAATTTCCGGACAGCGTCTTGTCTAATAATATAAGCAGATAACGATACATCAAAACTACCTTTAAAAGCTTCTAGATCCGGAAGTAACATAAGATGTTGAGACTTTCTATCTTTTAGCAATTTGGTATGTGTTACTAATTGTAATACATCTACATTGTTATCATTAAGTATCTTAATTATATTATCTAAATTTGTGATAAAACTTTCTCCGGTTATTGTATTATCATCTTCTATAATAATAACGTAATTCGGTAGCTTTTCTGTATTATCCATAATATATCTCCATAGACTTATATGGTCCGCGATGAAGGTTTTAGTGTCTTCTGTGCATGTTAGTCTACAGACGTCAGAATAATAACCGTCTCTAACAGAAACCGTTTCATCATATTCTATATCACCTACTTTACCCTCCGCTTTTACTTCTTCTACATATTTTCTACTTTTTGGAAGAGGTTGAGGAGACGGTGGAGGTGAAGGGTCTCTGTGATCATCATATTCGTTTTTAATAACCCTTTTATAACTCCATTCGGATACTTCCAAACTCTTAAAGGGTACTACGATAGATGGAGATCTGCCTATTGTAGCTATAACAAATACAATTTGTTTCTTGTCACCCGGCGCCATTTAATTGTTAAAATTAATTATGTATAGTTCCTTAATCTTTTTACTATTTTCTTCTATCCACTCTGTTACATTGACGTAACTAGCTAAAAACATGTAAAAACTAAATTCAAGATCTTGTCTATTCAAACTATCGTTAAAATAAGTGAACACGTTGCTATTAGGTAATAACTCCTGCCTAAGCATATTATATCCAGTGATTTTATGGTTCGCGTGTTCTTTACTAATTAAGTCATAATGAAATGGAAATGGATCACCAAATTTGAAAACATAAAAATCTACATTAGATGAATAATACTTAAGAACATTATATACAAAAAGACTAGTCAATGGAATAATTATTTTTTTCTTTTCAACTTCTAGTTTTACATGAGTTGTAAAAAATGAAGCATTATACGCATTTGTATCATTAACCCTTATAAGAACTTTAGTAGTTTTCTTCATTATATCCTCGAAAATTTCTTTGTCTTCGTCAGTACCTTCTTTTATTCTTACGGGATGTCTTATCGTTATGATTTCTGTATTCTCAGCTACCGCCTTTTCGTAAGTAATGAATAGTTCAGTACTTGATATACAACTAGGAAAAAAAGCTATTTCATCGTTCCTCTGTATCTGCCTATAGATACTGATATCATAGTTAGGTGTTTTCCTATCTTTCTTAATAGCTATTAATCTTTCCATTTCGAGTTTTATTCTATTATAGTGGACTATCAGTTCTTCAGTTGCTATTTTCATGTACGTTTCTGTAAATAACTCTATAGTGTTGAACTGTTTAGAATCAACTGTTCTAGTTTTCTTCAGGAAATCAAATACGATAACTGATATAATATGGTTCAAATCTGAATAATTAGTTTCTTCTTTTTTGTTAGTCATATAAGACATGATAAAGTCAGCACCGCTGTTGAGCACTATTACTAACGCTACTATAAAATGGATATTTAATATCTTAGCAGAATAAAATAACTCCATAGAAGACATCTGAATATCAAAAAGATTAGCGGAAAGCCTTAGGAAGAATATACCTTTTTTAATTTCTGTAGCAAAACGTTTTTCGTATTCATGTCTTTTGCTGTTAATATCTATTAGGAAATTCAGAATAAGACGATTTATATTATACTTCATATTCCACATTTGTGACTTCATAATAGTATCGAACGACATAATCGTGTTAAATATAAACCGTTGACTATGTGAGAAATAATTATAGGGTTCTGACATAAATATAGACTTATTATAGGTAACATTTATAAGAGAGATCTTCATAACATCGGTAGCGTCTAAGTTTAGTTCCTGTATGTTTATCCCACAGAGATTACAGTATGCTAGTCCATCTTCATAATATATATATTTAGCTATAAACTTATTAATGTTCTCGTAGTATTCTAGACTAACTTTTTTAGCGTCTATAATAGCTATCTCGTGTTCACATGGTACAAAATCTATGCTACTTCCTTCTTCCCAGAATTTTAATTCATCTACGTATATATACTCTATAGGATTCTTCCTAGGTTCAAACGTGACTTGTTTTATATTAATTAACTCCATAAACAAGTCACACAAACCATAATTAGACAAAAAGAAGTAACTATATAAGCGAGGGTTTTTAAACTTGGGTATAATAACCTTTCCCCATTCGTAAAAGTGCTTATTATCATCTTCAAAATGATTCCTGTATGTTTTGTTAGTTTCTTCTAAGTATACGTATTTTACATCGAGGTAGTCTTTAATAACTATAGGTATAGTTAATTCATCTATAATGTAGTTAAAAATGTACCTAACGTTGTACTTTCGTTTAGATATTTTTATACCTATATTTCTACACAAATATGCAAAATCTAGATATTTTTTAGAAAAACGTAGTTGATCTAGATTCTTTGATACGTATGATAATAATTCCTTCATGTTAAAAGGAATTTCGTTTACCACTTGTCCATATTTATCTTCTTCCTTATAGGATAAACTTGTCGTAAAACTCCTGTAATTGATGTTAACGTCATTATTACCTTCATCATTCACGAGTATATTAACATGTTTTTGTCTTATTATGAAATCTAAAGTAGAAAAGAAGGTATCGTACATATTATAATTCATATCACCCGTCATCCTATCACCTAAATCGATACTAGAATTGTCATCATGTATATTCTTTTCAAAATTATATCCTATATAAGAAAATATAGCTACTAAAGATTTATCATCTATATCTATGTTTTGTTCTATAGTAATATAAAGAAGTTTTATATCTTCGTCTGTGATCATATTAACGTTATATAGATTACAGATAAATAATTCTTTATTTTTTGCTATAAAATCTTGATAAGATTTTTCGTTAATAGTATCATCTTTTATATACGCCTTTATCTTAGGTACTACCTCTAATAATACAGATTCCTTGTTCTCCATTTAATGTATATAACTAATTTATAATAAACATAGTAAATATAGGTAACTTCTTAATAACCATAATTAAAATTGAAAAAAAAATATCATTATAAAACGTAAACGAACAAATAATATTAAATTTAATTTAATTTGTTAATAACAAATCAAATATGTCTTGGACAAATTCCGAAGATAAATCGTTTAAAACAATAGATGAGCTTAAAGCCAAAGTAAAGGTAGATAGCAATCATCACGTTTCTAATTCCGCTTCTGACACAGAACCAGAAATGATACCAGAAGTAGTTAAAAAACCTATTAAAAAAGCTACTAAAAAATCAAAAAAACAAGAACTTGTATCTTGTAATTCTAATAATCCAAATATAGATACATTTACTAAGGAATTGGACCTTTACGATCTTGATGTTCTTAGTGATGGAAAGTGTGCGGAAGAAAATAAACTATCTTCTATAGATCTGGTAGAAACTAGGTTAGTGATAAAGACTATATCTAAATCAATAAAAGATATAGCACATAGAATAGCAGCATTAAGGTCCGTTGTACATGACTTGGATCTTACAGATATTCCAAAGAATATGGGTCAGGTAATCAAGGAAGTAGATAAACTAAAAGAAGCATTATGTAATCTAGGTGTGAACGTGCCAGCATCTAAACAACAAAGGAAAAAAGCTAAGTAAATGGTAAAGAAAGTTTTTTTTCATTATAAAGATGATAAATTATATTACGACGCCACATATAAGAATCTAGTTCCTACCAGTAATGAAACATATGAAATAATTAAAGCATATAGAGTTCCGCATCATTTGAAAGAAGTAATCGTATATGAACAGTCTCTAGAAGAAGCATCTAATAGCTTAATATTTGTCGGAGTCGATTCTAAAGGACGAAAACAATATTTTTATGGTAAAAATCATGTAATATTAAGAAATAAGAATCGTGATAAAGTTTTCATTAAAGTGCACAAAATAATAAAAAAAATTAATAGTTACATAGACAAAAATATATGTTCTGAATCAAATACTCTAGAGTTTCAACTAGCGGTATTTATGTTAATGGAAACTAGTTTTTATATACGAATAGGAAAAGTAAAATACTATAAACAAAATGATACAGTCGGATTATTGACGCTACAAAACAAACACCTTACTGTTACAGACGAAAATATTACTATAAAATTTACTGGTAAAGATAAAGTTATCCATGAGTTTAACGTCAAGCGTGAAAACAGATTGTATGAACCGCTATTAAGAATACATGACTTTTCGAAACCAGATTCTGTATTATTCTCTTTATTATCAGAAAAGAAAGTTTATGCATTTATTAATCAATATTCTATAAAAATAAAAGACTTGCGTACATACGGTGTAAATATTACCTTTTTATACAACATATGGAATAATGTAATTTCTATGTTGAAATTACCGAGTATTAAAAAACTAATAGTATTATCTATAAAGCAAACTGCGGATACTATAGGTCACACTCCTAATATTTCTAAGCAAGCGTATATGGCTATTACTATACTAGAACTAATGAAAGAAGAAAACATAATAGAAACTATTAAACAAAAGACATTTGACGAATTTCTTAATTTTGTGATTAATTATGTAAATAAAAAAAAGATATAATTAAATGGACCATAAATCTAGAATGCTTTTAGATACTATATTTAAAGATATGTTAAACACAAAAGACGTATACGCGTTAATAAAATACATTTTTAAAAAAGATCCTATAGAAACGATATTTTCTAAAAAAGATGATGATATTTTCATCAATTTTGTTTATAATGATAACGTTCTAGCATCCGATTATCTAGGTATGAAAACTAGCAGAGTGGAGGATTGTAGCAGTTGTAGAAAGATAGTCGCTGTAGAATATATGAATATATCTATTATAGATAATGACTTAGAAGGATATATAAAACAATCCAATAAACTAAAAAGATTTATTAAACTATATAATAAAAATAGTGCTATTAAAAAAGCAAGAAATATAAAATCACATCAGAAAATGCTGAAAGATGCTGGTATAGATGATATAGGATATGAATTTATAAAAGACGCCATCGGTCTAATAAATCATAAGTAAATTTCATAGCCGTGTATGGATCTATACGCTTTATATGTTTATGTTTATTCAATTCAGTAGATGATGTTAAATCGCGCCAAGCGATATAACTAGTCTTTTTATCAGATAATTCTTCTTGTAAATGTACTAGTGTATCTTGAGCAGTCATTTTATCTTTGTATAATCCACGTACTGTAGTATTATCTCTATCTAAACGAACAGGTGTTGCTTTCTTAGTTAACATAAATAGAAAAAAAACGATAACTATAATATAAATAACCAGTATAACTATCATTTAATAAATGGATAAATATATATCAAAAAAACCCCTTAGCTGTTATTTTGAAGAACTAGTAGATACGTTTATTTCTGTAGTTAACAATATAGATAAAGTGAATGAATCTAAACATCATGAAGTCGAACTTATCTTATTTAAACCACCTATTATTACCCTCACTAACTTATATAATATAGCTACTGCAACAGAATCTTATATAGAGTTTACTATGTTACCCGTAGATAAACCAAATACCAAGTTTAGAAATAGAATACCTTTGTCTAAGATTCACGGACTAGACGTAAAAAATAATCAGCTAGTCGAAAGTTTAGATGGTTTTATTTGGGAAGAAAAATCTCTTTTGTTAAAAAAGGATATATCGGATAATTCTTCCGCTGTTATAAGGCACTCTGTTGAAGAAAAAACTTTATTCGTTGATTACAAAAGACGCAACGCATCTATTAAACTAGAACTTGTAAGTCTAGTAAGAGCTAAGCTTAGAAACATAGTTATAGATTTTAAAATGAAATATTTTCTAGGTTCGGGTGCACAATCGGCGAATTCTAGTTCTCTATTATGCGCTTTAAACCACCCTAAAAATAAACCCAGTCTCTATATAGAGTTCGAGATCATGACACAAGATAAGAACATATCTAAAAAGAAACTACTAGAAGAACTAAATATGTCCGCTAGTGCTTTGTTTCTAAGTCAACCAAAATATATTAGACTATGTCCTAGTATCAATCCTATACTAAGAACTTACTTACTTAAAAAGCAAGATATTATTAATCTATGTACAGAAGATTTATATATTACAAGTAAGACGGATGGTATATTTTCATACATCTATATAGAAAAGAAATCTATATTCTGCTATTTTGGTCATCTTGGATATATAAAAGAATATACAGCGTCTAGAGAAGTAGAAGAAGCGATATATCTATATGCTGAAATGCGTAAAGAAGAATCTATATTATATCTTACTGTTATTAAAGTAGTAAAACCGTGTATGGAAGATCGTTTGTCAGAACTAGAATTTGTAAAAAACAATCTTACAGGTATTCATGATAGACTGTTATTTGTTACAAAGCGTTACGATGGACCCTTTGAATCTAGTTCTGATCTTGTAGCATCCATAGAAGAAATGTTAAAAACAGAACAAGAAGGTATTATACTTTTTTACTCTAAGGGAGAAAACTCTACAACAGATTATAAAGTTAAGAAAGATAACACTATAGACCAGACCGTTAACGTTATATATAGATATATGTCTAGTGAACCTATAGTATTTAACGATAAAGGTTCGTTCTTAGAATATAAAAGATACAGTAATGATAAAGGTTTTCCTAAAGAATTTTCTACTGGAAGATTAGATCTTGGTGAAGGCGTTGAGTATGTAAACAACATATATTGTATAGAAATTAAAAAACTTAATCCTTATACTGGTATTACTAATCTTGTATTACCCATAAAATTCATAGCAGAATTTTCTCATAATGATGAATTAATACATCCTAGAATTGATAAAACTATGAAGTATCTATATGAAAGCAGCTACTACGGAAATCAGTTATCAGTTATTATGGATCATTTGAATGACCAAAAACTAAGAATAGGAGATGTTTTTGAAGAAGAAAAATTAGCAGATGTAGCAGCAACACACATAAAATTAAAAGACTCTATGCGTCTGAATCCAGACGGTAACTACTTCCTATCAAGCAGAGTGAGAGGAGCGTTAGGTGTTTTATCTAATTTTGTTAAGACATTGTTAATATCTTTGTATTGTTCTAAAACATACCTAGATAATCATTCCAAGAGAAAAGTTCTAGCCATAGACTTTGGTAACGGCGCTGACTTGGAAAAATACTTTTACGGTGAGATAGCTCTGATGGTAGCTACAGATCCTGATGATAATGCTATAGAAACTGGCAAAAAAAGATATAACGAACGCAATGCCGGTGATAAATCTAAATATTATAAGTTTAATTATATAAAAGAAACTATTCGATCTGAGACATACGTTTCTAGTATCAGACAAGTATTATATTTTGAAAAGTTTAGTTTAGTAGATTGGCAGTTTGCAATACATTATTCATTTCATCCCAAACATTATAGTACTATTATGACTAATATACAGGAATTAACGGAATCAGGATGTAAAGTTCTTATTACTACTATGGATGGGGATTATTTAGATACCTTGAAGGAGAAAAAGAAATTTATTATTCGTAGATTATTACCCGAAACCGAAAACTATCTATCGATAGAAAAAATAGACGATGATAAAGTTTTAGTATATAATCCTTCGAGTATGTCTAAACCCATGGCTGAATACATAGTTAGACGCGAAACGCTGATACGTGTATTCAGAGACTATAAGTTTAAGTTAATAGATTCATGTAGTTTTAAAACTATTATTGATAGAAACGTAAGTTTTATTAACGGAGTTTCAAGATTAGAATCTAGGGGATCAACAAAAAATTTCTTCGAGTTAAACAGGAAAGCTTTGGAAGAATGTGATGATACTGATGTTCTTGAATTATTGAGTCATTATATGGTATATGTATTTTCTAAAGAAGTATAATGTATTTACATTGTTTTTTATATGCGGATATTAGTTACGAGTTTAGTTTCCAGTTATTTAAACCATGTCGGGGTTAAATATGGGTTCTGAATCTACCATGATGATACTATGACATTTTCATTAAGTGCTAAATATGATATATATGATATGTTTAGGACATTTCATGTTGATACGGATGGTAAGTATTCTAAACCCGGATCATTATACAACTACTACATAACTTATAATGTGGACGGAGTAGAAAGTTCTTTCCTTTTTGAACGTGCTACAGAAGAACAATTATATAACTATTTATCCTAATGATAATTCATGCGATAGGCGACATAAGCATAGAAGAGATCGTAGGCACTAAGGATGTGTATAATAATAGTAACAGTCTAATACTTTATTTGTTTTAAAGCTATTAAAGAGCTCCAGTAACATCATTTTCGGATGTTTATTTTTAGATGGTTTACGTAGTGTACTACTTTCCTTTCTAATAGGACACTCTTCATTAAATGATTCTAATATATTTTCACTAGGAAAGATAACAGAAAGGTAATCCTGTCGGTTTTTATATACGTTTTTTATTTGTTGGTATATAATTCCATTATCGAATCTGGCTGGTTTATCAAAGTTATATATTTCAAACAGTTTACCATTATCACAGAAAGATACAATTATGTAATCTGATTTTAATATATTATTTATATCTTGTTGAAACCTGATGACTTTATTATTAAACAAAGTATGTATGTTTATTAATCCTATACTCTTAAATTCTAGTTCCATTTTAGTCGAATAAAGATATAATGGTTTACCTAATTTGAATTATTATATCTTGTAACAACTATCACAAAATGTTAATAAATGATAAAATACATTTTGTGTGTGCTTCTTTTAAACAATATATACAAGTAACTAAGGTACAGATTGAGTGTTGTAAAGATATTTATAAAATTAACAAACATGTAGTTAATTCTAATATTATATCATAATAAAGTTAGAACTATATAAGATGATAGATACATCTAATTATGAAAACTCAATATATCAGAAAACTAAAATGTTATAATGAAATTTGGTAAGATACTTTTTATATTAATGAAAAATAATAATTAAAAGTCTACACAACACAAAAATAATGAATATTTGTATTAATCCCGAAATTACTAATTGCGTTCATTCGACTAATAATACTAAATCTATATATAATAAGTGGATTCCCATAAGAAATAAATATTTACCCGATTATGAGTTAATGGGATTTATGATTAAAAAGTTTAATAAACTGTTCGTTGAAAAAGGTTTACCTATAACAGCTGTATATAGTTGGACCGTGTTTCGTGAAGCTACTGTATTTAGAGGTCAATACAGAAGTTGGATAATGTCATTTATACATACTATTTCTGGTAATAACATTGCTAACTTTAGATTAGACAGATCTTACTCAGACTCTAGATATAATTCTATAATAATAGATTCTATATCAGGAAAGATTATATGCGAAGGGATTGGTATAATGGAGAAGTTAAGATCTTGCGGAGTAGACTTTATTAATGATAAGTTATTCTCCGAAGAAGAAATAATAACACATGTATACGGAGTTCAAACGCTACAGGATATATGTATTAGGATGTTACGTAATACAGTAAGAAAAGAAGATTATGATAAACTAGAACTTCCAATATCATTACTAAAAGAAATTAAGAAATAATACCGTGAGTATCTATGTCAAAATTGAAGTAATAATATCAAATAATAAACTATAAACGTAGGTGATTATGTCGCATCTTTATCTTAATAATGAAGATACAGAATATAGAGTTATTGATGATAATGGATTCTCCATTATACTGCTTAAGCATACGGATTATATAAATGTTACAAAATTATGCAAGATCAATAATAGAGAATTCTATAGATGGAAAAGGCTAGTCTCTGCGGAACGTATTATCGAAACTGTTTCACAAGATATAGCAGATCAAGGTTTTGAATTTCCTTTAGTATATATGTATAGGAAAGGTAACGAAGAATTTTATGGATTTTATGCCCATCCTCAATTAGCGTTGTATATAGCTAGATGGATATCTGAAGATGTATTTAATAGGATTAAGCGTTTAATAAACTCGTATACAATATCAGATAAAAACGTATCAGTAAAATATTTTTCATACCGTGAAGAACTATGTCCCGACGCTGTAATAGGAGAGTGTTGTAAGACTAAATCATCTTGTGAGTATATCCATGGAGATGTATGTGATATATGTGGTTTTGAAGCATTACACCCGACTGATATTGATAAAAGATTAACTCATGAAAAGATATGTATGCAAATACTGTGTAAAGAAGATATAACATATGATAAAGATAATTCTACCGACGACGATAAATGCGGTATTTGTTTGGATACTATAAAAGGAAAAAAGAAATCATATGGTATTTTATCAGACTGTAAACACATGTTTTGTATTGATTGTATTAAAACATGGATGGGTACTATTAATTCTAAGAAGCAATGCCCGGAATGCAGAGTACCTTCTAAATATATCATACAAAGTCCTATCTGGACAGTAGATAAATCTTGTAAGAATCAGTTAAGAGTTTCGTACAATACTATATATATAAAATCACGTTAAGTTTGTTTTATAGAAGTTGAAAAATAATATACCATCACTAAATGGCTTTTCAAGAACTTTGTAGTAATTTGTCTAAATTTGATAAGTACTCACTTCTTGGAACTGATAAAAAAATATCTATTGAAGGAAATATTTCTGCTGGTAAGTCTACTTTATTGAATATATTATCTGATAACGGATATAACGTTGTTCAAGAACCTTTAGAACAATGGAGAAGAAAAATATCAGGTACTAATCTACTGGAAAAACTATACAAAGATCCATCTAGATGGGGATATACTTTCCAAGCTCATGCTTTTTGGACGCGAATTAAGACTTATATAGATGCTTTGAACAAAAATAAAGGTAACATAATTTTAGAAAGATCTGTATTTAGTGATAAGTATGTATTCGCAACAGCGTTGCACGATTTAGGATATATAGATGATACAGAATGGGTTATTTACAACGAATACAGTAAGTGGATGACTGAATTTATGGATATAAAGATAGATGGGATTATTTATTTAAAGACGTCTCCAGATACATGTTATAAACGGATGTTGAATAGAGCTCGTACTGAAGAAAATAATGTTAAAATAGATTATTTGAATCGGATCCATGATAACCATGAAAAGTGGTTATCTAAGAATAACAAGCACGAATTTAAGGTTCCGGTGTTAGAAATAAACGGAGACTCTGACTTCATTAACGATAATAAAAAACGAGTAAGTATACTTAATGATATTTATGATTTTATATCAGGGTTATATATATGATTAAAATTTTTATAGATTATAGAATTTATCAATTTCCTTATCTGTTAATTCTCTTACAGGCGTTATTATCTTATATAAGTCACACAACGCTGCTTTATCATCTACCAGTTCAGTATAATCATTTTCTGTAGTATAATGAGTATACTCATATTTTTTGTTTTTAAGAATATAATCCTATCTGGAAATATTGATCTTGATTTCTATATTTATTCTCGGTAATTACGTGATACCATTCGAATACTCTGGGTATATCACACGCATTTCTTATATCTAATGAAATGAGGTCGCCTACTGCAAATTCTTTCCAGAAAAATTTTTCATCGTAAGTTTTAGTATTTACATCGTTATCGTGAGCAGTTAACATTAGTGTTTTACAATTACCATTTTCCATAATTCTTGTTTTCGATATAATATATGACACGATTTATAATAAAAAATCTTATAGGTTAAATAGATTCGTTAGTTATATACCATTATAAAGATGGTAGCTACTTGGAAAATTATATATTTAACCATCCTTTTGTATATACCCGCGGAAGGACTCGTTTTTCATCATAAAGTAATTCCGAGCAGTAAGCTTTCCACAGAAGGTGAAAAAATAGACGACGTGCCAATATGTCCGTATAGAATGTTCAATAAAAAGAAGATCATGGGTCCAATAGTATCTGTAAAGTCACCTGATAATCCAACGGGTCCTATGATGGCTTTGGATGCTTACCATAATCATACATCGTGTAAATATAATCAATATTGTACTTTTTTTGATTTCTGTATGGTAGGCAAAACTACTATTCAATTTGGAAGGCAGAAAATAGACTTAGTATATTTTGTATTCATAGAGGCTGTAACTAGAGATGATTACACAAAAATTACACAAGAAACTACCTTGAAGCATTTAGAGGATGTTCGATTTAAGCCAGTATCCGTTACATTTGCTGCATTAAGTAAATCAAAAATCCCCACACACCACGAATGTAATAAATCAGATTTGAAGAAATCTGTTAGAGATTCGTGTCAAGAAGACCGTAACGCCGCTATACAATATAGTAGAGAACAAAAATCACATTACGATTTCTTCTTGAAAAGTAGCAGTAAAAAATATAATGAATAAAATGAAACAAAATTTCATAATAGCTTAATATATACGGATTGTCACAAAATTAAATTGTATCATATAAACGACAAGTTCTGTTATACAAAACTAGAAGATGTTAGTGTAATGAAGGACAATAATTATATAAATATCAACAAACTGTAGAATAAAAATATATGGATTGGGAATGTATGAAATAATCAAAAAAGATTATAACCTACCTATCATGATAAGAGTAAAAGGCAGAAAGATATCAGGTTATACTATGTATGTATTGAACTTGTACATCATGTAACGATGAATATCTCCTTACGTAGCTTCAAAAGTACCCATATTGTTCAAATACTATGAAAGAATTTAATAACGTAACATGAGCTTGTAATGATGTATTGAGTAGTAAAAATATAATATTTGGTGATTATTAATAGCAAGTACAAGAAGGATATAGAACTATTATATGTTGTGGAATTAGACGATATTTAATAAGAATAAAAATTTAATAACAGATTTACTAAAAAATAAATATCAAATGGATGTTAACTATTTCAGAGGTAAATTAATAGATATAAAAACTAAACTAAATGATAATGAAAGAAGTTTAATATCGGATTCTAATAATCGACGTAAACTGTATATCCCAGTAAAGAAGACTATTCTACGATTATTGATCTTGTTACAGAGTTAATAGCTTATAGGATAGTAGATGGATATAGAGAAGCTGAAAAATAATGTATTTTTATCATAAACCTAAGCAAGTATGAGGTTTAATAATATAATAACCGGTTATATAGACCAAGAATTTTGCTATATACAATATTATGGATTTCATCTTGTTATGATGATTTCCAATTGTTATATTAATACTAGTAAGCTATGCAATACATTTTATAAGGATTTTAAAAAATGGCTGCGTTTAGATAATTCGTTATCACTTTTACAAGAAATAGAAAACACAAACTTTCCATCAGAGAAAAAGTTTTCTATTAAAAATTCAAGATCAATTATTATTCTAGATAAATATTATCACGAAGAAGTAGAGGGGTATTACATTCATCCTGACATACTACCGCATATTATAGGATGGTTATCTCCTACATTTGCTATTAAAATGTCTAAATTCATCAATGGATATGTATCTAACAGTTTTACAATTACAGGAAAAGATGATAAAAAATATAATACATTACCTCCATCTTCATCATATAAACAAGAAGATAACAATTGTTTTATTGATATGCTTACCGAATTAACAGATAAACACCGTAACGATATAACAGAACTGAAAACCCATTATAGAGAGCAGAAAAAAGAACTAAAATATCAAAATGATGTCCTTACTGCAAAAATAACAGAATTAAAGAGCGTAAATGATGAAATTAGATATAAGATAAAACATTTTGATAATAATATTAAAGAAATAAAAGATGAAAATACTAGTTTAAAAACACATATCAAAATCACAGAAAAACATAATAGAGAATTACAAAAAGATAACAATAGATTAAAGGATTTAATAAGAGAACTTCATGAAAAGAATACTTCTTTGAATAACAATATAACTGAACTTAGAGAAACAATAGCTAGAGAAACAAAAGAATTACATAATCAAGTAATCGAACTGTCTAAAGATAAAGGAATAGAACCTATGGACGAATACCGTGTTGATAGATGCTTTGTAAGGAATAGATTCTACCACGCTAATAAAAAGAATTATATTGTCATCTTTCAGCATAAAAAAGATTTGTTTATGTTTAAATACTTTAAATTACATATAAGAAAGGTATGTATAGAGCTATTTAATTATAGAGAGGATTATAACTTATTTTTAATAATTTACGAACCTACTAATAAATCTATAACCAGATTCAAGAATATGCTTGAAAATAACGACCATATAGAAATAAAAGATAATAACTTTAAAATAACAGGCACTAGATATACCTTTATAAATATATTAAAGGACATAAATAAAATATTTTCAGATAACTAATATAACTTTTTGTACTGTATAAACTGCATAATTTTTTACACTATAAATATGGATGGTAACTCTAATAGCCAACAGAAGAAAGTCCCTGACGGGATGATTCCCCAGGGCCAACAAAAGCTTCCTCCAAAAACACCACCAACTAGTGGTGGTAGTACAGGAGATGTAAAAAGTACTGGTCAAAACACAGGAACATCCCAGAAAAGTGGATAATATAAAATTAAGTCTAATATCATGTGTATAAGTATGTGTTTTAAAGATGTTAGAACTCTTTACAAAAATAAAAGAAGAAACAGCTGTGAAGTAATTTATAAATGCAATTCGTCTGAAGAAAATAATAATCTATTTTGGCATGAAAAATCTAAAGGAGAGATAGTTTGTATAGACATGCACTCTTCCGATGAGATATTCGATGCTTTTCTAATGTATCATATAGCTACAAGATATACATATAATAACGATGACATCTATCTACAAATAGTATTATATTATTCTAATAATCAAAATGTTATATCTTATATTACCAAAAATAAATACGTTAAGTATATAAGAAATAAAACTAGAGACGATATTTATAAAGTAAAGATATTAGCTCTAGAAGACTTTACAACAGAAGAAATACATTATTGGATTAGTAATATATAACAGCGTAGCTGCACGATTTTAGTCATTTCCATAAATATAAAATCAATGGAAGAAGACTCGCCGAGCATATATAACGTTCATGGAAAATATTCAGTAACAGATTTATCACAAGATGATTGTATTATTGAAAATATAGAAGAAACATTCGATTCAATCAGGTATAGAGATATAACCATCATAATAATGAAGAATAACGGTTACATTAATTGTAGTAAAATATGTAAAATTAAGAATAAATACTTTTCTAGGTGGTTGCGTCTTTCTACTTCTAAAGCATTGTTAGATATTAACAATAACAAGTCATTAGATACAGTTATTATTAAAGTATATGGCAAAGGCAAGAAATATAGTATAACAGGTTTTTATCTCAAACAAAATATGACACATTATGTTATGGAGTGGATAGGGGATAATGATTTTACAAACGATATATATAAAATGATTAATTTCTACAATACGTTATACGGTAACGACGAGTTAAAAATTGTATCCTACAAAAATACTTTATGTCCGTTTATAGAACTTGGTAGATGCTATTATGGTAAAAAATGCAAATACATACATGGAGACCAATGTGATATCTGTGGTCTATATATACTACACCCTACTGATATTAATCAACGTATTTCTCATAAAAAAACTTGTTTAGTAGATAGAGATTGTTTGATTGTATTTAAAAGAAGTAACAGCAAAAAGTGTGGTATATGCATAGAAGAGATAAGCGAAAAGCATATTTCTGAACAGTATTTTGGAATTCTTCCAAGTTGTAAACATGTTTTTTGTTTATCTTGTATACGACGTTGGGCAGATACTACCAGAAATACAGATACTGAGAATACGTGTCCTGAATGCAGAATAGTTTTTCCTTTTATAATACCTAATAGATATTGGGTAGATGATAAATATGAGAAAAAAATATTATCTAATAGATATAAGAAAATAATTTTCACAAAAAATAACTATAATAACCATAAAAATATAATTACATTTATGGTAAATAGCTGGTTATATCTTACCAACTTAGAGTAATTATCATATTGAGTCTATAGTGTTTTTTAGTTATATAAAAACAAGGCGTAAAATATGATTAGCCCCACATCAGATGAAAATATAAAAGACATTGAGAATTTTGAATATAACAAAAAAAGAAATCGTACATTATCTATATCCAAACGTATAAATAAAAATTCAAAAGTAGTATTATACTGGATGTTTAGAGACCAACGGGTACAAGATAATTGGGCTTTAATCTACGCACAACGTTTAGCGTTAAAACTCAAGATACCACTAAGAATATGTTTTTGTGTTGTGCCGAAATTTCACGCAACTACGTCTAGACACTTTGTATTTTTAATATCAGGTCTTAAAGAAGTTGCAGAAGAATGTAAAAGATTATGCATAGGATTTTCATTGATATACGGTGTGCCAAAGGTAATAATCCCATATATAGTAAAGAAATACAAAGTTGGTGTAATCATAACGGATTTCTTTCCATTACGCGTGCCTGAAAGGTTAATGAAACAGACTATAATATCTCTACCAGATAATATACCTTTTATACAGGTAGACGCTCACAATATAGTACCTTGTTGGGAAGCTTCTGACAAAGAAGAATACGGTGCAAGAACTTTAAGAAAAAAGATATTTGATAAGTTATATGAATATATGACAGAATTTCCTGTTATACGTAAACACCCATACGGACCATTTTCTATATCTATAGCAAAACCCAAAAATATATCACTAGATAAGACAGTATTACCAGTAAAATGGGCAATACCGGGTACTAAAGCCGGAATTATTGTTTTAAACGAATTTATAAAAAACAGATTAACATCATACGACGCAGATCACAACAATCCTACGTGTGATGCCTTGAGTAATTTATCTCCGTGGTTACATTTTGGACATGTATCTCCACAACGTGTTGCTTTAGAAGTATTAAAATGTATACGAGAAAACAAAAAAAACGTTGAAACGTTTATAGATGAAATAATTGTAAGAAGAGAACTATCGGATAATTTTTGTTACTATAATAAACATTACGATAGTGTTCAGTCTACTCACGCATGGGCTAGAAGAACATTAGAAGATCACGTTAATGATCCTAGAAAGTATATCTATTCTATTAAACAACTCGAAAAGGCAGAAACACATGACCCTCTATGGAATGCATCACAAATACAGATGATGAGAGAAGGAAAAATGCATAGTTTTTTACGAATGTACTGGGCTAAAAAGATACTTGAATGGACAAGAACTCCGGAAGATGCTTTGAGTTATAGTATCTATATGAACAATAAGTACGAACTAGACGGTACGGATCCTAACGGATACGTAGGTTGTATGTGGTCTATTTGCGGATTACACGATAGAGCGTGGAAAGAAAGACCTATATTTGGAAAGATAAGATATATGAATTATGAGAGTTCTAAGAAGAAATTTGATGTTGCTACATTTATACAGAAATACAGTTAAGATAAATAATATACAGCCTTGTAAATATTCTAATTCATTGTACATGGAATTATTACTATACAGTATTATTAAATTTTTTATATGAAGAATATAAAACAGTATTTACCGTTACTTTGTTTTACACATATTAATTAAACATGTCTACTATTACCTGTTATGGAAATGACAAATTTAGTTATATAATTTATGATAAAGTTAAGATAATAATAATGAAATCAAACAATTATATAAATGCCACTAGATTATGTGAATTACAAGGAAGAAAGTTTACGAACTGGAAAAATTTGACTGAATCTAAAATATTAATAAACAATGTAAAAAAAATTAATGATAAAACTAACCAGTCAAAAACAGATATGGTTATATACGTTAAGGATACGGATCATAAAGGCGTGAAAGATACATGTGGTTACTACGTACATCAAGATCTAGTATGTGCTATATCAAATTGGATATCTCCATTATTCGCCGTTAAGGTAAATAAAATTATTAACTATTATATATGTAATGAATATGATATACGCCTTAGAGAAATGCAATCTGATATGACAGAAATAATAGATATAGTTGATAAACTAGTAGGAGGATATAGTAGCGAAATATCAACAATAATAGACTTGTTTAATAAGTTTATAGAAAAATGTATTACTAACATATCATTATCAAATGAATTATCTATTATATTAAACAATTTTATAAATTTTAAGAAAAAATATGATAATGACATAAAAGATATTAAGTCTTTAATTCTTGAGCTAAAAACCACATCTAGAAAATCAGATAAACAGTTATCGGATATTTCATTTGATAAAGATAATAACGAATTGAATGAAGAAAAATTGGAAACAGAAGTTGATAAGCTAATTTTTTTCATCTAAATAGCATTATTTCATTGTAGTGCAATCTTTTACATTAGATAAATAATAAAGGTTGATTTATATTTTGTTAGATATTAAAGATGTCATTATCTGATAAAGATGTAAAAACACACGGTGATTATCAGCCATCTAACGAACAGATATTACAAAAAATACGTTGGGCTATGGAGAATGAAGCTGATAGCCTTAATAGAAGAAATATTAAAGAAATTGTTGTGGATGTTATGAAGAATTGGGATCATCCTCTTAACGAAGATATAGATAAAGTTCTGAATTGGAAAAATGATACATTAAACGATTTAGAACATTTAAATACAGATGATAACATTAAAGAAATTATACAATGTCTGATTAGAGAATTTGCATTTAAAAAGATCAATTCTATCATGTATAGTTATGCCATGGTAAAACTCAATTCAGATAACGAAACATTGAAAGATAAAATTAAGGATTACTTCATAGAAACCATTCTTAAAGACAAACGTAATTGTAAACCAAAGCCGTTACCCGGTTTAGAAACTAAAATACTAGATAGTATTATAAGATTTTAAAAAAACATAAAATTAATAGTTTTTTATAGATTATCCTATTATACAATATGGATAAAAAGTGTATATCAACTAGCCAGTTAGATAACGGATTCTTAATTTTATATTATGATTCTATAGAAATTATTATTATGTCCTGTAATCATTTTATAAATATATCGGTATTACTAGCAAAGAAAAATAAGGACTTTAACGAATGGCTAAAGATAGAATCGTTTAGAGAAATAATAGATACTTTAGATAAAATCAATTATGATCTAGGACAAAGATATTGCGAAGAGCCTTACGGAGCTTCTCATTCCAGTGTAATTATTGAAGTCAAACCTAGTAACTTAATAGATAATAGGACAGCTGGATTTTATGTACATAAAGATTTGATACCTTACATATTAACATGCATATCTATACCTTTTAGCCTTAAAGTTGTCCGTATATTAGACACTTATATAGGTGAAAAACTAGAAAATATGGTTAAATTAGGTGGTAATACAATTACATAAAAAGAAAAAATAATGTTTTTATTAATATACCAGCATGATTTCTTATATAATAGTTAATTCTATAGATGATGTATTTTATCGTATATGTTATGGAAACTTAGTAGTGACAGCTATGAAAGATTGTGATTATATTAATGCTACAAAACTATGTAGTATTGCTGGTAAAGAATTTTATAAGTGGCGTAGATTAGAATACTCTAAAGAACTAATAGCCTACATAAATACAATGGTTAACACAAAAAAATCCGTGATAAAAATAAGTACCGTAGTTAATGGTGCTCCTAGTAGTAGAGATATACTAGGTTATTACGTTCATCCGTTACTAGTACCTCATATACTATCTTGGATATCAGCAGAATATGCATTAAAAATTTCAAAGATAGTAAACGCTATCTATTCTAAGATGTATCATATAGGTGAAAAACCCAAAAATTAAAAAACAACTGATATAATTATAACTATAATGCGTAATTATATATAATAGAATGGTAATATTAGTAAGATATAACGTTTTTAACAATATACAGTTATTTGTGATTACTATAGGATTGTTATGTAGCGTATTGTTATTGCGTAATATAGTATACTTATACGATAGAATATTACAGTTACTAGTTGAATAAATAAAAGAAATTATAATGGATTTTAAATGTATAATTTCTAAACATATTAACAATAAATTCTGTTATATACAGTATAATGATTTAGAATTAATAATGATGAAAGATAATCGTTTTATAAACGCTACACATTTATGTTTATCAGGAGGAAAAGATTTTTCTACATGGTTATCGTTATATACATCAAAGTGTCTTATAGATATATTATCTAAAACCCATTTTCCATGGAACATCTATGTTAATGAATCAGAAGGAATAATTAAAGAAAAGTCTTACGATACTGATGAATATAAAGAATATAATGTTATTGGTTTATACGTTCACTATGACCTTATACCACATATAGCATCATGGGTATTTAGTTCCTTTGCTGTAGACTTATCCGATATCGTTAATAAATATGCTAGCAATCGATATAGTATATACAGAAAAACAGATGAAATGTTTTTAAACGATATTTTTGAATTTATAGTAGACTATGAACTTAATACTAATGAATAATTGGGGTACTTAGTAATAAAAGTATTCATGCTAACAAGAAATAAAAACGAAATCTATAACTTTTAATGGTACCGTGGATTAGATGTTTTCTTGAGTTCTAGAGGCATTAACCTGTTGAATAGATTAGTAAAAAAAATATAAAACTAGAATATTTAACATCTTCATGTTTGTGCATTAAATAAACTAGATTCTATTATACAATTATACTATTGATATAAGTTACCTACCGAAGTTAGTTATAAAGTATTATCATTCTTAGACAAGCATTTATCTAAAATCACTAATACACTCTATCCATATTAGTAATAATAATTGAAAATTAATTATTGTGATATGTTTGAATGTCGATACAGTAGTATGCCCTAATATACATACCGTAATTATGAATACGTTTCATAATAATATTTGGTGTTTTAGAGACACTCCTTTACATAAAGCCGTAATGTTACCAGATGCTGTTGAAAGAATAAAAACGCTTGTATCTAAAGGAGCGGACATAAATGTAATATCAGATTTTAAAAAGACAACGCTACATTACGCCGCTAAGAAATTGGCTAGTCCTGAAGTTCTTAAAACTCTTGTATCTCTGGGTACTAGCGTAAATGTTATTGATATATTTAATGCTACGCCTTTGCATTATACTGTACAAGAAAATGGACTAGAAGCAACAAAAACGTTATTAGATCTAGGTGCAGATCCTAATGCTAAATACATGAATGGCCAGACTCCGTTACATTGTGCCGCAATCGTCATACCCGATGGTCCAGAACTAGTAAGAATACTCGTCAAGTATGGTGCTGATGTTAATGTACTAGACAATAAACATAATACACCGCTAGCTCTCGCTGCAGAATTATCTATATCAAACAAAACTATAGAAACACTTATCGAACTTGGTGCGGACATACATATTAAAAATGATGATAGTGTAACGCCTTTACATTTAGCCGCTAAAGCATCGGCAGATACAAAAACAGTAGAAACACTTATCGCGTACGGAGCTGACGTCAATGCTACATGCTCGGAAGGGAATACACCTTTACATGACGCTGCTACTTCATATGAGTTATCCACGACTATAGAAACACTGATAAAGTACGGGGCTAACGTAAATGCTGTAAATTCGATGGGTGATACACCTTTACATTATGCAGCCCGTTCTCTTAATTCTGATCATAAGATGAAAACACTCATTGCACACGGTTCTAACGTAAATGCGACTAACAGGAGATTATTAACGCCTTTACATTTTGCAGCGCATTCAGATAATGCAACAGAAGCGTTAGAAATATTAATAGCACACGGTGCTAATGTAAACTCCACAGATATCGATGGAAGAACACCTATGCATTATATCTCTAGGTCTTATTCTAGACAGCCATTGAAAAACGCTGTAAAGTTACTAGTCAAACATGGTGCTGATATAGAAGCTAAAAATATAATAGGTGTTACACCTTTATCCAGCGCGTGTAACATGGAATATGATCTAAGCCTTATAGAATGTTTTATAGAATGTGGTGCAGATATAAATACTAAAGATATATATGGTGAGACGCCTTTATATTCTGCAATCAAGTATCCAAAGGTTGTTGATTTATTAATGAAATATGGTGCTAATACAAACATAACGAATATGAATAACATTACTCCTCTAGAATCTGCTGTTACAACGTGTATAGACTCTACTAAAATTATAGCAACCCATATTATATTAGATGCATTTAGATTTCCTGAACTAAAGAATGACACAATATTTACCAGAAACCTAAAAGTAATAGAGGAATGTGAAATGCTTATAGATGTAAAAGAGTCCTGTGAATATGACATAAATAAAATGCGATCTATTAAATTTAACGGTATGTACGGACTAGATATATTTATTCGATCGAATGATAGGAATTTGTTAGCAAGTTTGGTATCTAATGTAGAAGATATATACTTAGAACGGAGTTGTTTTTTAGTGTACGGAAATATATTACAGAAATCTGTATATGCTGCTAGAAAAAGATCATCATTACTAAAAAACTCTATATCAATGCTAATTAATATTAACACAGATAGTTACTGGGATGTATTACCTATAGAGCTCAAATATAATATATTAGCAATGTTAGAGGATGATGATTTGTTTACTATTGTAAGTAACTCCACTATCTAGTGTGATTTAACAATAAAGGTATAACTAGTAAATATCAGGTTTATTAAGTAGCTTATTTTTATTTGATACATTCTTAAAGATAAAAGTTTAAAAATAATTTCTTAGTAATTGACCATACGCCATGAATACCCTACCATGTATTATTCAGGATATTGATTCGCATTTCTGTTACGTAAAATACGATGGATTTACACTTATCATGATGAAAGACAGTGGCTACATAAATGCCACGAGACTATGTACGTTAGGAAATAAAGACTTTAAAGAATGGATAAAGTTAGATCACAGTATAGAACTAATAAAAGAAATAGAAAAAAATATCAATAAAGAAACTACCAAATATGCAAAAGCTGTTATATCCGTAAGATCAGATTATTATAATACAGCAACTGCTCATGATGTAACAGGATTTTATATACATGATAGTATAATGCCACATATCTGTGCCTGGATATCAGCTAAATTTGCTATAAAAGTATCTAATATTGTACATAACTATCTAAATGATAGATATATACGATATGATAAAGATGAAGTACACCAAGAAACCTATAAAGATATTAAATATATAAAAAAACAATGTAAGTTAATGAAGGAAGTAAGAGTTCTCTTTAAAGAAAACTATACTCGAGAATTAGAAGATCTCAAAAAGGTAAAGGAATATTATAACGAATATGTTAATAAACTAGAAGATAATTACTCTCAGAGACTTAAAGAGTTGGAATTATCTATAACTGAATTAAAGAATAGTAATAAGCGACTAAAGAATAATGTAGATAATTTAGAGATACGTATGAAAAATAATAACCCACCTACTGAGAGTAGTAAAAACATGGTCTATAATTGTTTCAACAAGTTATATCACATTCTAACATTTAGAAAATTTAAATAAACAATTAGTGTAATATTATAGTTTATTAAATGAATAATAAATCTACTATGTATGAAAAAATGGATTATCTTTAATCAAGGCAGTTAAATTACGTAATATAAAAACTGTATCATCTATTCTAGATATGGACACAGATGTTAATTTCAGAGATATAGATTTAAAAACCGCTATACATCATCATGCAGTAAATATAAATAACGAAGTGCTATGGTTAACGCGTATGATTATAACGGTAATACACCGTTATATTTTTCAATATATGCACCAGAAACAGTGCTCGTATAAATATAGTTAACAAAATAGATGTTACACCTTTAGAAATATCAATAGAAGAATCTATTTATTCTACGCATATAATGATACCTTATTTTATTTTAGAGTCTTTACGTAACCCAGAAATAAAAAACAATAATATTATAGAGTATAATGATACATTAAAAAGTATAAAATAAAAACCGCGTGTCACGATGAAATTAAGGAAATGAAAAACATTCATCTTAATTCGAAGTACTATTTAGACATCTTTGTAATAAGTAAGGATATGAATCTGTTAAGAAGATTAGTCAATTACGTGAAAGTGGATTATCTAAATCAAACGATGTTTCCTATTTATCTTTACAAGATTAAAAAAAGATAGAAATGATTCGAGTAAGATCAGAAAGACTAGAAGCTGTATTAGTATTACTTGATGGTTATTGGATGCTTTTACCTATCGAAATAAAATTATTGATATTATCTCTATTGAAAGATACTGATTTATTAGTTATATTAAGTACTTGAATGATAATAAAGCGTAAAAATAATACTTATTATACAATATATAATATAATATAATATAATATACAAGAATAATTATGATAATATATATTATAACATTATCATTATTATTTATTAAAGTAATAACCAGTAGTAAAGAACCAGTAAAAAACCCACAAGATATATTACATATTATAGAACATAATAAAACTGGTGTAACTGCTTGTTCGTTATATTGTTTTGATAGTTCTAAAGGATTAGATCAACCCAAAACATTTATTCTGCCCGGTAAATATAGTAATAACAGTATAAAACTAGAAGTGGCTATTGATATATACAAGAAAGGTAGCAAATCAGATTATTCTCATCCATGTCAAGCATTCCAGTTTTGTGTATCTGGTAATTTTAGTGGTAAACGTTTCGACCATTATCTATACGGATATACAATTACCGGATTTATAGACATTGCATCAAGTTATTATAGCGGTATGTCTATAAGTACTATTACTTTAATGCCATTACAAGAAGGATCATTAAATCATGATAGTGAAGAAGATTGTACCACTCCTCCTATTAGTACAATAACTCAGTATCAGCGTATACCAGAACCAATAATAAAAGAAGGATGTAAACCTGTTATACTACAAAGGTATGGTGAAAGTGATGACCCTACCTGTATTATGTATTGGGATAATACTTGGGATAATTACTGTGATGTTGGATTTTTTAATTCCCAGCAGAGAGATCACGATCCTCTAGTTCTTCCATTAAATAATTATCTGGGTATAAGTGATGCATTCCAAGACTTTCAATCATATTATTGCAAATCATTAGATTTGAACCAATCATATAGTGTATGTATATCGATAGGCGAAACACCAACTACTGTTACATATCATAGTTATGAAAATATTACTGTTAATGAGTTATTAACAAGAATTATGATATTATATGGAGAAGAGAAAGTACATAAATTACCATTTAGAAATATTACTATAATGGCACATGCACAAATACAAAGTTTACCTCTTATTAACAGTACGTGCGACCCTAATAAATTTGATGATGATGATGATGATGATGATGATGATGATGATGATGATGATGATGATGATGATGATGATGATGAATACAATTTATATACAGAGAGTACACCTAGTAAAGTAACAACAAAACCTAAAAAAACTATCACAGATGAATATGATTCTATATTTAATAGTTTCGATAATTTTGATTTGGAAAAGAGATAAATATAAAAGCTAATTTTTTGAAAGAAGAGTACACAGTTATCAACAAATGGTTATAATACATTTTATACTGGTGTAAAATATACACTAAATATAAATAGTTATTATAATCTACAGCATGGACGAAAACACTAATACTGTATGCGTTATATGTAGTTAAACTCAGATAATAAAATGCTATCCTATGATAAAAAGTGAGAAATTTACTAACAATAACTGTGTCTATTTATTACATTGTGCTACAATAACTAGAAGAGGAAATATAGTAAACTCTTTACTTAGTGGAGGTTACAACACTCTAGTATTATATGGATACTCATGTTTAAGTATAGTAACGTTGCATATATATTATAATAATAAAAACATCTAAAGTTATCAGTGTCTGTATTTAGAGAATTTTTACGAGATAATACTAATTTATTAGATGAACAATTAATATAATTAGATAATAATTAGATATTAGTATTAAGTGTAATGAGAGGTATAGCTCTTAAATACTCAGCTAGAAACGATAATATAGATATTATAAAACGTGTGAATTGGATAGTAGCGCTCTGTTTGATACCGTTGCATGTATCTATAAAAGTATTAAGATTATGTTAAGTTTAGGATTAAATATTAACGTAGCAGATAAATACAACTATACATCACTATATGGATCTGTATTATATCACGATAAGTATATATAGCAGAATTATTATTAAAACACGGTGCTGATCCTAACATTAAAAATGATTTTAACGAAACGTCCTTGTCTAGGGTTATAGATAATCCAGATACAGTAAAATTATTATTAGAATATGGTGCATCTACTAATATACTATACGATGACAGTATGCCTTTTATATATAATATAAAGTGTATGTTAGAAAACGGTTTACATCCATTATCGTCTAATATAGTTATAGACCATGATAGAATTTATAATTCAGCGAAAATAATAATAGCTGATATGATATTATCAGATTTTGTATCTGCTAATAGTAAACACCTTTTATCTAGTAGAAATATGGAAATAATGTGTAATAGTCAGTATTAAATAAAATAATCATGGATTGTAAAAAATAACTCAAAAATATTAGATCTATATCTCTTTGTAGTAAGTATTCATTAGACACGTTACTCAAATGTAACAAGAATCAAGGTTCTAATTTACTTAGAAATCCTAAAGTATATGCATTTCCTATATACGGTAGATATCTAAAAAAAAGGTTATTATTGATAGAAAGTACTATGAATATGTTAAATTGTTATATACCTCATATAATTACTGGCATATCTTACCTTATGAGATTAGATGCTTAATAGTATCACTCACTGATAGATGATGATATTATACTTCCAATGAACAAGTAGTGAATCCATAATCTGCAAATACATACTCATGTCCATAATCATATACTAAAGTATTTATCTTCTTATTTTTCATATACGCTATAAAGTTTTCCCATACCAACTGATTACTATTATTTTTTGTGTAGTTTTTTACCGTCTGAGGTTTAAGATTACTTGTCACGGATATAAGGTTAAATATTTTATCCAAGAAAAAAGAATAATTAATAGTTTTTGAAGGAGTATTCTCTTGACAGAAAAATACTAGGTGTTTAAAAATTTCTATAACTTCATTTATTTTACTCGTGTCTAAATTTAATTTTTCTTCTTTTATATGATTTATTATTTCAAATACTAGTTTGTAATCCTTTTTATTTATTTTTTCATTCGCTTTTAAAAATGATGATACAAAATTAGCGTCTATATCTGTAGAAGAGATATTATTTTTTGTCATTACAGACTTTAATTCTAAAATGACATCCGAAGAACACTGATTAGAAAGTAATCTACGTAGAACATTTCTCAAGTGTATCAATTTATTAGATACATGAAAATTTGATTTTTTAGATACTTTATTAGAAAGTTGGAATACAGATTGACAGAAAATACAGAATTCATGACTAGATTCTGTTATCAATCCGTTATGTTTACAATTACTACAATGCTTTAGATTACTCATGTTAAAACTCTTCTTATTTCTGGATCTAGTATTTTAGTTAACAGAGTTTTATTTCTACTAAATATTAGAAATTGTTTTAATATATTTTTCTTATATTCGTTGTTATTTAACATTAATTCTATCAATTGTCTATCTGATTTTAGATATTCAATTAAATTATTACTACAGTTACTACACCTAACTGGAGGATCTATATCATATTTATATTCCGACATTTACTTCACGTAAATTTAAACAAATATTTCTGTTATACTTTTAGTTGCTAAGTAAGGTAGATAATCTTGAGCATACACTAGAATACAACAATTTCTAGAAATAAGATTCATAGCTTCTTCATGTGACAATAAATCATCTTCAAACATAACAGTATGATTCATCAGTTGTTGTTGCTTTAAATCACATAATTTCTTAGTGGATTCTTCTTTCAACCAATCGTAGAACATTCCATCGTCGTTCCCGTGTTCTTTATAATACTGATTCTTCATCACTCTCATTAATCTTGACTCTCTTGACTGTTTGCTATAAATAGATAGAGGATCGTACATCCAAGGTCCCATTTCCGTAAATAGAATAGTATAATATCCTTTAAGAAATACATCTCCACCATCACAACTTCCAGACATAGTAGATAACAAATCGTGAGTCTTGTAACAAACTGCTGATTTTAGTAGATAGGTAATACCATTGATGTTTAGTTCATTAGCTATATCCATAGGACGATCATTAATTACTGATCTAAAACCTGTAAAGCACTCTCCGGATACTATATTTTTATTTTGACGCCGTTCTATATAATAGATAAGAGTTCCGTTTACTATTACTGGAGAGTTTATAATCCTATCATGAGAAATAGAATTTAAAACTGGTAATGCATCTACAGTCCTACAAGAAATAGTACCCTGGTATCTCATATTAGCAGGCATAAACATTACTCTACCCGTGGTACTATCGAAACTTAGAGAATAGATTGAATTAGAGTTAATAGATATAGGGTTGTTTATAGTAGTAATCATTTTTGAAGGACTGACGACTATATAGGATACAGGTTTAAGAACTACGTTAAGCGGTTGGTAAGGATCTGTTATAGATACTAGAGCAGGTCTGAATCCTACAATAGATAAAATTGAAGCTAGCATCTGTTCTTCGTCAGCCATCATCTGAGAGCTGTTTATATGAATAATCTTCATAAGATGATTATCTACAAGATCACAATCCTTGCTGTAGAATATACCTAATCTCAAATTCAATATTGTTTTTCTCAGCATAGTATGAATACTAGCTCTATGTATTTCGCTAGATACAGAATCATTAATACCCGTAAAGATAATAGGAGAATCTTCAGTAAGCCTATTAATCAACAACATATAATTCTCAGGTTTTACTTTCTTCGAATTGTATAATTGTTTCATAAGACTATAACTATCACCTAGTACCATTGCGTTTTCTAGAGCCGGAAGCTTAACACCGAATAAAGCAACTAATATAGGATGAACGTAACCTATGGAATCCTGGTCTTTAAATCTAAACAACATATCACTAGACGTTGACATATCCACAAAGTTTGTAGATTGAAACCTCGTAGTATCTATCAGAGCCTGATATCTAGATGGATCGTAAGTATTTTCTAGTAGTTTTAACTGTTCCCCTATCTTGTTATCTGAATGTGAATAAATAACCATTAGTGGATGACTAGTTTTGACAGAAACACTATTACTAGAAAGCGATCCTTTAACGTGAGATAGTAACTCGAATAACTCTTGTCTTTCGTTCCTAATAATATTTAATTCTCTCATAACTCTAATAAGATCCTGTATCGTAAAGTTATTTATGTCACATTTTCTATCCATAAGATATCTTACTATAGCATCTGCATCTTTTCTGAGATTATATTGCCAGTCATGAGTTGATGTAATTTCATCTATATTGATAATTGTATTTTTTTGTTTTCCAGAATCTAAAACTCCTTTACATATATCGGGTTTTGGTTTACTACTACGAAGACGCACGGGCCGTTGTTGTTTGGCACCTGCTGATATAATATCTTCTTCATTAATTTTATTCAAGACATCACATACGTTGCATAAATTACTTTTATCTGGTCTATGTAAATGAGATCCTATTACTTCTAGGTTATTATAATAAACAGGTTCTAACAAAATATTCGGATATTTAACTTCTTCAATTGCTATATTAGAATCGGATTCCATTTATATTTGATAGTTTTTTACTCGCAACGTATCAAAATAACTACCTAAAGAGACATAAGTAGTTAAGAGCATTATGACTCTTTTCAAGGAATAATCACATCTTTGATTTCTCTTATATCATCCGGCAATGTAATACCATTATCCTCTAGGTAAGTATTTATCCACGCAATAATTTCATCAAAAAACATTTGTCTACCTACTTTATCGTGATTCGATAACGGTACTGTGATAGGTGGTAAGATATCAACATACTTATCATGTAGATTTCTTATCCAAAGTGGAGCATTACTAGGTACGGATGATATTTGCATTCCTCCAACGGGTAATACTTGTGGCTGTTGAATATTAGAAGAAGATGGTACTACAGTACTACTATTACTACTAGATGAAGAAGGTGTTTGTGGTCCAAAACTACTGCCAGATGATGATGTTGTTTGTGGTCCAAAACTACTGCCAGATGATGATGTTGTTTGTGGTCCAAAACTACTGCCAGATGATGAAGGTCCTTGTGGATCTACACCACTAGTAGAAGATGAAGGTCCTTGTGGATCTACACCACTCGAGGGAGATACTAAATTTTGTTGATTATTTAATCTATCAAGAAAACTGGTAAAAATACCGGCAGTATCATTACTACTTAATATAGACATCATTCTATCCTGAATAGATCGACTATCGTCTGTATTATATTCATCTGCTATAGATTCCTTCTCATTTCTACTATCATCTTCATCCAGTTTTTCTGAAAATATTTCTGGGTTATTACTGACATTACGTTTAATTCTAGAAATAAAATCTCTGTGGAAGTTGTCGGTCATTTAGTATCCTAAAATTGAATTGTAATTATCGATAATAAATGGACAATTCTATGGATATTAATGATATATTACTGTCCGATGATAATGATAACGATTATAAGAGTTATGATGAAGATGAAGACTCTATATCCGATATAGGAGAAATAAGCGATGATTGCTGTACAACTAAACAATCGGATTCTAGAATAGAATCTTTCAAGTTTGATGACACTACTCAATCACCTCACCCAAAACAATTGAGTGAGAGGATAAAGGCTATAAAGCAAAGATACACTAGACGTATAAGCCTATTTGAAATAACTGGAATTTTATCCGAAAGTTATAATTTATTACAACGCGGAAGAATTCCATTACTTAATGACCTAACAGAAGAAACGTTTAAAGATTCAATTATTAATATTATGTTCAAAGAAATAGAACAAGGAAATTGCCCTATAGTTATACAAAAGAATGGAGAACTTTTATCCTTAACTGATTTTGATAAAAAAGGAGTACAGTATCATCTAGACTACATTAAAACTATATGGCGTAATCAACGTAAATTATAATTTAGATATATAGTGTTCTTGAATAAAATCGAATATGAATTCAATATCTACAGAATTTTCTTTATAGTTAATATTGTAATGATCTGTTATACACTGAAAAATTGATATAAGAGTTGTCTTGTGCTTTTCATATTCTTCTACGAATATGTTTTTATACATTTCACGGTTATTTGATATCTCGCCTATCAATCCCTGAATATTGTTAACTTTTCTTTTCTTTAGATCGTCTATAGAAACTTTTGTCTTGAATGATGCCATTATTTCACTAAAAAGAACGTGTAAGCGTTCGTTAGTAAGTATTTCAGAATATACAATACTAGAAAGTTTAGAAAATATGTTAACGAATTGTGTTGTTTTGACACAGCTAGTCTGAAATAAAATAATGTTAGGTAATATTTTTTTAAAGAAGTTTACGTATTTATTGTTAATCTGATCTATACCATCTATCGTTATATCACAGAAACACTTAATACCGAATATCACGTTTTCTTTCGAGAAAGAAAATACATCTTTATATTCTTCAAGTTTTATTTTATCAGATACTACATCTGTATTAAAAAGTGCGATTATTTTTATGATATAATTACTATCCGCTAGAACTTTATTTATTGTTCTTATAATGAAAGTATTATTATCCATTAATACTTTGTAAGCTTGTTGTTCGTTATTAACACTTTTAATTAACGATACGATTTCTAGTATCTTTTTTAAATCCTGTACTATTTCATTTGTGTCTTTCTTCATATTAGAGTACATATTGTTTATAGAAGTAATAACCTTTGCATAGACTAACATATCTTTAAATATTCTGATAAATCTTTCTTTCGTTTCTTTATCGGTTATTTTGTTGAGCATAGACTTTACGTTTGCTGCTGATCGCATATACCAAAATGTAAACATCTTGAACTCTACTTGTTGCATGGCTAGAATAACAGCTTCGTCGGACATTGTACAGTTAATATCATAGCCTATCTTACTTTCTAAAATAGGAAAAACCGTTAAAAACGAATCAATGTCATTATCGACGTTTACTTCATACACTTTTTGACCTGTAATATTCTCTAAATATTTCTTACTTAATTCATAAAATTCGATAAATGTATTACGGAACTTCTCCATGATTATTTATAGCTTGTAGTATTTTTCTAATATTGTTTTAATTTGTGTATGTGTATAATCTTTACTGATGCCTAATTTAAGCATAGTATTAATAACCCAAGTCTTTATAAATATTTCTTTGTTATCGGTTACCACATATTTAAATACTGAATTAAAGTATTTAACTATAGGATTATTCTGAGTAGATATATTATCCATAAATACAGAACGTTTTGTAGATAGAGGTTCTGTAAATAATTCCCCGTCTACATAAAACCCGTCCGTTGTTAGTTTTAGTCCATTTTGTTCTTTTATATCAACCGTTTTAACTTTATACGGAAACATATCTTTTAGCTTGTTAGTGCGTGGTTCCTCAAAGTATATCATATCTTTATCTTCTTCCTTTTTAACTATTACTATTTCATGTACTATTTCTTGGACTAGTATGTATATCTTGTTATTAATAGATGAATACTTCATAGGGAAGTAAACAATGTCATTAGCTATAAGAGTTACGTTTTCTGTATTAACAAACTGAATAATATCATTTTTAGTTCGTATGCGTTTTAACGTATAATAACGGCAATTACGTAGGCAACTTATGATAACATGATATCCTTTCGTACTTTTTAAACGCTTATTATCAGATTCCAGTGAAATGCTTAAATCGCTGTTAAAGAAATCATTAAATATAGGAGGTAGAAACGCTATTTTAGAATCTGTAACTACTTTACCATAATTTAGGATGTATGGACTAATTACATTTTTATCCGTTTGTTTATTATGAACACATGCCATAAAAGTATCCGTATGACTCTGGTTCTTTAAAAAACAACACGGTATACATATCTTTTGTAATTTATAGAATATAGCAAGAAACCCTATATTATTATACTTTCCAGTCTTATCATCACAAGTAAACATTACTTCGTTATTATTAACGAATACTTCTTTTGTAAGAGATTTATAAAAGTTATCGCTTACCTTTGTCATATCAGGTTCTAGGGAAGATATTATCACGGGTTTCCTATTCTTATCTTTCGTGTTTTGACAAATACGTGACCAGTAGATAGTTTCTATCTTGGTGAAATCCATGGACTGTTTTACTGTATTGAACAATCGGTTTATAAAAACAACTAGGAAAGTAAAATATTTTTCTATATTCGGTATGTGATTTTTAACTTTTATAGAGATATGGTTCTTAGCTAAAATGATGGATATTTTTTTATCGACGGAAAGCAATATATTGTTAGTAGCCGTTTCAATGAATATAAAACTAGTCTCAATATCTAATTTTACTTTTGATGTAATTGGGGTAGCTAGATTCACCTTATACGTAATATCGCTTTTGATACGTTCCATCTGTACGTTGTTATTAGGTATCATATCTGTAAAAAGCTTTACATTGTTAACAGTAATAGTGTTTCCGTCGCTGGATATAGCTAAAGAACCATCATCGTCCCATATAGATAGATTAAGGGATTCATCGTTAATAACAAAATGGTTTCCTGATAAATTGATAAAATACTCATCAGATTTGATAAATAGTATCTTCTTATCTGTATTGTTGAGAACTATATTTCTTAATCCGGTCATTTTAAGATTAGTTCTAAAAACATTGTTAAACTTTGATTCTACTGTGAAGTCTAAATCAAGATCAGGAAACATTTCTATAAGACGAGATTCAAATTTAAGTACATTAACATCTACTTCTTCGTACGAACCTAATTCTTTTACCATAGTATCAGCTGCTTTTACCACCCATATCACCAAAAAGTTACACGCGTCTATATAAACATTATATAAGAAGCTTTCTGACTTAAGTAACGTTTTTCGTTGTGTCATAGTGAATGGATTAAAAGTAGTATTATCTACATAACTATATTCCAAATTATTTTTATGGGAATATATAATTATTTCCTCATCAATATTTAGAAGATCGCATATGTAACCTTTTACCTGAGATATTTTCAAAGTCAGTATTATATGCTTTTTTAGAACCCTCACTCTATCTATAGGAACTCTAAGGTGATTCTTTATGAAGTAATACATAGAAGATCTTTCATCTATCCCATCGTATAGTGTAAGATATAGAACGTCCAATATCTCCTGATCCTTATCGACTAATACAACTAACTGAGGATTTACTACGTACATTTATAGATAATAACTATAGAGTAAACGTAAAAAATAATTAGTATTTAAAATTTTACGAATACAATATGTACGAGATAGTACCTGATTTAGATACCAATATGAGTCTCGAACTAGGAGACTTTAAACTATCCACAACTCGTACAAAACCTAGAGAAGAAGATAACCAATATTACCTTTCCAAGAATAGACGTATGTACGTATGCAGTTCTAAAGGAAGCGAAAGAACCAAAAGTTTGGGGTTCTTCTTATCTAAAATTCCTTTCCTCAATTACAAAGAAAAAAATTATATGTTCCAGAAGATGGATAATATTAATAATATCCAACTAACCAAGAAAAATAACGTTATATCAGCACCGTATGTTATACTAATTAATCTGTCAGCGAATGGTTTTAAATTCACAGAAAGTTTTCTAGAAATATATTTCCCAGAGATTTATAAAGAAAATAGCAAGAAGTTTAAATTTAATACTCAAATTCAGTTGATACAAGAGAAATTAGGATATGAACATTCTAGTTATTATAATATAGAATTTGAACATTATTATACCACTGTATGTCTGATACTTCAAAGTAAAAGAAACATGGAAAAGGAAGATCCTGAACTATTTGACATACGAGAAATGTCTCCTATACTAAAATCATTGTCTGAGATTACTTATAAGCTGTATGTTTTATATATAAAATCTAAATTTGTCCAATGGAGTGTTAGTGCTTCAGCGGTTGTAACTCAATTAGTGAATACTGTGTTGATTACTGTGTATAATCTTATTACTAAATTTATAACGGAGAATAAGACTTTCAAATGTAAACTAGCTCATAATAACGAACTACCTATAGATATGTTGGTATCATATTACGAAGAATTTTCTGAAATTATAACAAATTTGATGAAACTTAATAGATACAGAGTAAATAAACACATACAAGAAACTTTACTCAGCTTCTGTACCATTTTTGGCGAGGTAGAATAAGCCCATACCTATCATGAAGTAAATTACCATAGTTATCAAAATTTTAAGTATAACAAAGGCTAGTGTATTACAACGTATTCGTGTTTCACAAAAATGCATTATACAATGCCTTACTAGTTCTATTACATTGCTAGCCACTTGTAGAAATGCTAAAGTACTTATAGAATTTAGTATAGAACTGTAACACGACATTTATTCGTTATCAAAAACAACTGCGTTGGTATCTTCGGGATTCATTATTCTTTTAATATTTTCAAAATAAGATTTAGTCATTTCAGTATAATAATTAGTTAATTTTAAAATTTTTGGTCTAGCGATATTATAAGCCTTCTGGATATCTTCCTGTGTAATAGGATTATCATCTATGGTTCTTCCGGTCCTATGAACTACACTGAGAACGGATTTAATTTGGTCTATACCTATTAGGTCCTTATACAATGATTTAGATAATTCTATAAAGTCTCGATATTTCTCCAGTATAGATATTTTTATATCATCTGAAATCCTACCTTTGAAATACCTTTCTATAAAATAGATATGCATAGCAAGTTCTTTGAACATCATAGTACCGTGACAAGTTATCTTCTTGATACCATCCATTTGCTTTTCGGAAATCTGTGTGATAGAATTTAGGATATTTGTAGCTATAAACTTAGAATCTTTCATATTTCTATCTTTGAGAGCATTAGTAATTAATTCTATTACTTCATTAGTAGCATTTTCATCAGGTACTTTTTCGTCCAGATTTTCAAGTAGTTCTCCTACTGATACACCTCCTGCTGAAACTATTAAACGATCTATAGTATTAAGCGGAATGATATGTGTTATCGATTTTCCATCTATAGTATCTTCTTTTAAAAGTTGTTTAAGATTTTCTCTAAAATTTGTATTTTCTGGTAGAAACACATCTGTATCCATAATTTCATTTAACGCGTTAGCAGATAGTATTCCTTTGATATTAATTCTATCTAATATGCTTACTGGTGAAATAAATTGTACTAAGGTAGCATCTTCTTCGGAAGCTGATTCTTTAGAACCACCAAAGAATGACCTATTAGCGCGTCGATAACTATCTCTATTACTACTATTATTAACAGACAACATAAAACTTACTAGATCATGAGCAGATGATAAGAGTTTTTCAGCCTCAGATTGAGAACATGATGCCTTTTGTAACATATTTGTTAGATACCTTTTGCTTACTCTAGGACTAACATAGTAAGATGTATAACTATGACTAGATATAGTAGTTCTATTGACACGTACGTTAAATCCCATCGCCTTAAAGAGCATAAAGATAAAAGTCCTATAACTTTCAGGTGTAATATAGTACGGGGAACCTTTATCATCGATCTTAATACCGGTATACGCCATAAGGATTTCTTTTACTGCGATATGTGGTTCTTTATTCTCCATTAATCTTAGGAACTGAAAGAACAACATAAATCCAGCATCTGAAAGTCCTATATGTTTGACATCATGAGTATCATATTTTGGAAAATCTCTTACTGATATATTGTTTACACTTTCTAATATCTCACGTATCAAAGTTGGAATAGTTTTACCTTTAAGAATTCTTGGGAATACGCATATACGAATAGGTGTCTCTTCCGCTCTTAATACATCGTTTAACATAGAACAATAGGTTATACCATTTCTATTGTACAAAGCGAATAGATAACAAGTAGTTCCTAGGAACGTCATATCTATAAATTTCATATTCTTATATTCGTCGTACGACATACCATCCCAGAAAAGAGATATTTCTTTAGGGACATTACGTGGTCTTGCTAAGCTCTTGGATACAATATTTAATAAGTTAATAATATAAGGTCTATTAGACGTCATGTTCAATATACGTATTCCTAGTTGTTGACCAGTTACTGTAATATTTACATTGCTATTATCTGGTCTAAATACAAACTGGTCAATATAATCTAACGAAAATAACTTGTTGTCTTCTATATACTTTATCTCTTTACTAAAATGAATTGATACAACATAAGACGCTAACATAGAATTATCGACACGTATTCGTACACCACCCAAATATATATTTCTCAACGTAAAACCTGAAAAATGTTGGAAATACATAACTAGATACTTTAGTGTCTGCATCGTTATAAGATCAGTGTCTACATTAGGATTTTGTACAAGTACAATATTATTAGCGTTACAATGGAATTGTATTTTGAATATAGCATCGAATATAGCTCTAGACATTGGTTCTAATAGCGCTCTTACATTTAACAAATTAGCCAAATCTTTCTTTTCCATAATACCATTAATTAACAATGGTCTATAAGTAGAATAATCAGCTCTTCCCTCTATATATGGATAAGTAAGACTATGTATGTAAGAATTCGGAAAACTGATATTAGGATTTATCTTTGGAGATAAAATACTAGGCGATGACGGATGTTCTACGTATCCACCGAAATATCTAGCGTGAGCTTCACAACCCGTGGTTCTTATTTGCATCAATATTTTTGTAAATGGAGGAAGATCATTGAATGATATGGTACACGGTATAGGATTCGTATATCCACCGGTATTTTTGTTCCATGTAGACACTATTTCTCCGTTTTCTCTTATATTGATAGGAAAATAAATACCTAAATCATTTTTCCTAGAAAGAATATAATTAATACCTAATGTATCTAACTGTTGTAATCTTTCTGTATCAGTAGGTACACTAATTAATTCTGGACTGTATATAGTATCTAACGCATGTACATATCCATTCGCTAATTTCGGATCTATTTTGTAATCTAAACATAGCGAGGGTAAAACACTAGAAATCAATTTATAGAGATAATCTGAAGATTCTAACTGATCTAGAGTTACAATATTCTTGATTAACATCATTTATTATATAATAATAAATGACTGGATTGATGGTAACAGATATAACAAATATAGCTAAAGAATATAACTTAACAGCCTTTTCAGAAGACGTATATCCGTGTAATAAAAACTATGAACTTACTAACGGACAGTTATCAGCTCTTAAAACTATAAATGTTGTATTGACAACTAGAGCCGATAATTATGAGAAGGATGTAACGTATGATGACGATGATAATCGTTGCATAGTATCTGAAATAGGTAGCCATCATTCATTCAACGATGAAAAAGACAATTATATCCAGAGTAACAATATACAACAGACTCCTTCTTTGTCTGCTGTGTTTGATGATAATAAACGGGTTCATTTACTCGAACAAGAAATTGCCGAACTTCGTAAAAAGAAAACTAAAAGTAAGAACTTGTTAGATTTTACCAACACACTTTTTAATAAGAATCCTCTTAGAATTGGAATACTCAATAAACGTGCGATAATACTAAACTATGCATCTATGAACAATTCTCCATTGTCAATGGAAGATCTTGAAGCCTGTGAAGATGAAGAAATAGAAAATATGTATATATCTATAAAACAATATCACGAAGTTCATAAAAAAAAATTAATCGTTACTAATGTTATTTCAATTTTGATTTCTATAATAGAACAATTATTGGTAAAAATCGGATTTGATGAAATAAAAGGATTAAGCAAAGAAGTAACATCTAATATAATTGATTTGGAAATAGGTGAAGATTGTGAACAATTGGCTACTAAAATGGGCGTGGCGAATAATCCAGTTATCAATATTTCATTGTTTATACTAAAAATATTTATTAGACGTATAAACATACTCTAATTATGCCATACCACCGTCCATTGAATTATCATTATTCATCATGCACTTTTTCCGAGAAGTTCTTTTTGTCCTAGTTTTTCTACCGGCATTAACTATATCAAGATCTACACCTAGAAGATCTTCATTTACTTCACCAACATGCCCTTTTACCTCTAGTTGACCATCTCCCGTAATTACACCGTATACTATCTTTCCAGAATTAGTAACGGCTTGAACTTCTTGTTCGTTAGAAGCCATTGCCCCTCCTCTACGTCTAGAACATGTTTTTCTAGTACTTGTAGTTCCGGTACAACGGGATGACTTACGAGGAACACCAGCTGTTACAATATCTTTTGACGGTGTGTTGTTATTGCTAGTAGGGGTTACAGATGGTGTGGAACCTTCAGAAAAATTATTAGGAGGTACATTTGCCGTAATAGCATTAATATGATTTAGTAGCGTCTTTAACTGCGGGTTAAGTTTGTGCATAGCTTCAACATATTCGTTAAAGCTGCTATGTTGTTGTTGAGATCCTCTTTTTCCCGTCATTTAAAATACAGAAAATGAGTATTATAATCATTATTTTCTTTGTACTTATATGTTATTTTGCTTTGTTTTTCTATACATCATCCGGTGTGATATTCGAATCCAATTATAAACTCTATAAAAACGGTGATATACTAGCTGACAGAATTAACGAAGAAAAAATATAGATGATACAAATATTGAATTACTTAAATACTATAAGTAACCAAGCGATGAAGAGCTCTTATCTGATCAGGATTAAGAGTTTGGTTGAATAAAGGATCGTCGTTCAAAGTACTCTTTAGTACTTTATCTCTATCATCAGGAGAAGGTATACACTTATATCTTTTATACACTGCGTATATTAACAAACAGAATATTATTACTGTTACAACGGTAATAACAAAAGTATCCATAATTCCCATTTATTGATAATTAACTTTTGACAATATTTATAAAAGTTTAACTAGTAATCACTAAAAAATAGTGATTTACTGTATTTCAGTTCCAGGTGACGTAGCGTATCTAGATTCATCTATTACGTTGTTCGTACAGAATCTGTTGTATCCAGAGAACAGTAGAATTCCAAGGAGTAGTAATATCGCTAGTATAAAAGATATAATACTAATGGACCTCAATGCACTATCTGCGGGTTTCCCTGATTTGCTTAGTTCTATGTAAGCACAGATACATGCTACTATTAGCAATATTATACCGAATACTACTACGTAAGATGGTCTGTTTCTGAAAAAGCTGAGAGGATCCATTTAGATACCTGAAAAACTACAATACCGAATATAAAAAGTGGAATAGAAACCACATAAAAATTGCAGAATGTATAAAGAATATAATACTAAATTTTGCTCTAGTAGACATACTAATATTCATTATACACGATAATATGAATATAGTAACTATTATAACGGGTTCGTAGTTTGAAATCATTTATCATCGATAAGATTATACATTAAACAGTAAATAAAAATTACCACCCCACTTATAATTCTTTAAAAAGTTAAATACCTTAATTATATCATGATTGCGAGGATTAACAAGATATAGGTTTTTAAAAGATCTAAAATACATATGTATATTATCTATATAAGATATTTGAACATTTTCCTTTTTACTAGGTATTAAGGAATATCTAGAACTTACGCATACAGGTTTATTATCATGTATAGTAAACAACTGAGGTGTTATTGAATTAGTTTCTGGAATAATTAAAATCAATGAATTATTTTCGATATACATTTATTGTGTTAGAATTTATTACTTTAGAGTTATAAATCCTAAGGAAATAAAATAACACAGATATACATAAGAGAACTATACATATCGGTATTACAGAAAAAAATGAAGGTAATTTAGCTTCTTTATTATAAGAATCATCTCCTAGTTCAGTATCTTCATCTATACTTCCTCCACAGTTAGCTATTAACTCTGCTACTGAATTTCTTAGTCTTAAAGTATCTACGTTAATATCACATCCTATATATTTACATTTGGTTCTTTGAAAATCTTGATCGAAAAGTAAGTATTTTCTATCTTTTGATTTATCAGTACATTCATGTAACCAACATACTTTAGGACCTAGGGCCAACTCTAAACTAAAAAGCTTGTCGTTTTTAGGTGTTGTAACACACCAACAATTTGGGTTATTCCTGTGCTTAGAACAGTAAGATAATATAGCGGTATCTGAATATCCGAAGTTATCTGGTCTAGTATAATCTACAAAATCAGAACAGTAATTGGCATCTAGATGATCACTACAAACTTTCGTGTATGTATCAAAAGCTACTTCTCTTTTCGTTGCTAGCCATTCTCTACAAGGCAATGAACCAGGTGTCTGTAAGCATATAGATGACATAATAGTATCACAGTGATCGGTTTCATAGTTATTAGAAAATATTTCTGGACAGTCCTTATTGGATTCCTGGTTGCAACATCTTTTGATATCCGGATCTGTGTATAAATAGTCTTTGTTAATAAACCTACATCTAGTTCCTTCTAAAACATAACTTTCTGTACCGTAAGGTATCTTTTGTAAATCAAGAATAGAACCTGGTCTAAATGATAATGATTTGCAAGGTTCTCCTGGTACTATTACGAATTTTTTTTTAGCTTCTGATGATAGAAAAGATGCACATTGTTTTACTGTAGTATCTTTAGTTAGACAAAAAGGTGGAGATATTTCACTAGCGATATCACCTGAGTGTATAGTTTCTGCTTCAAAAAATTTAATATATTCATCGTTATAACCACCAGTATATTCTACTCTTAAATATTTAGATTCTGGTACTTGAGGAGTAGTTATTACCGTTATGTTACTAACGCGTTGACCCATTTATGTTATATCAAATCAGTAATTTGAATGAGTCTGAAACGCATTAAGATTTTCTAATGAAGAAGGTCCACTCATCTGCCTACAATATCTACGAGAAGGCATAGATATTTGCCTATCTATGCCATATATTTTTACTATATAAAATCCGAGAATTACAAGTAGTACGACATCTATAGCTCTTTTAAATCCTTTTGATATCTTAGAAGTACTTGTCAAATAGATTGTAACTGCGGATGCTAGCATCAAGAGTATAGAGATTCCTACATGCGTGGCGTCTGATCCATTCTTTAGGTGTAAAGCTATACAATACGCGATTATTAACGCCGGTACCGGTACGAAAATTGCAGAAAGAATAATAAATATCAATGCTACCAAAGAGTTTGTATTAATAGCAAATACCAACATAATAAGCGCCAACAAGGATTTTATATCATTGTTGTTAATTATATTCGAGTATAGTCGTTCTACCCCATCGAATCCTCCATTAGCGAGTCCTTTCTTGGGTAAAAACGATAATTGTTGTTCTTCTGTGAAAAGTTCCTTTTCTTTGATACCAGCACCCGCGTCGAATTCATCGAAAACATTATAGTAATTTAAATAATTGTTATTCATTTATATATAGATAAAAAATGTCATATATTACGGTTATAGATGATAAACTATATTCTTCCTTGAGGAAGTTGGTAGGTCATTCACCTCTATACTTGTTTAACGATAAAGGCAATTTTGTTGAAGTAGTGAAAAATTCTGAATTTAGATTTTTGATACCTCCGGGTTACTTTTCAAATAGTAACATACCATTATATGGATTGACGTTTTCTTATGGAAGAAACTGGATGAAAGATAAACAAAAAATTATTCTTCCGGAATTATATCCTATACAGCGTAGGGTTATAGAAGAAATTATATTACAGTTTTCTAGAAAGTGTAAAGAGAAAAGGCCTTTGTATACAACTCTGCATTTAGCTTGTGGATTTGGAAAAACTGTAACCGCTAGTTATCTAATAGGTACGCATAAAAAGAATGCTGTAGTTAGTGTACCTAATAAACTTATATTAAAACAATGGGAAAACGCTATATCATCATTAAAAGTAAGTTATTATATATCTTATGAAGGTGTTTCAAAACTTTTGAAAGTATTATCTTCCAAAAGTTTTAGTATATTAGTTGTGGTCGATAAACACTTCTCGAATAAAGAGTTCTGTGAATTTGTATATGAAAACTACGATGTCTTTATACTCGACGAAGCGCACATATATAATCTCATGAACGAATCTATTATGACAAGTTTTCTATGTTACTATCCTCCGAAGATATGTTATTTTCTAACGGCGACTCCTAGACAACAAAATGCTGTTTATTGTAATTCGATAATAAACTTCATAAAGTTTTCTCCTTTGCAAAAGGTTCTTTATATAATACGAGAATTGTATAATGAATACACAAATCCCAGTATACGAGCGCACGTATCTCAATTACAAACGACTGCTAATAAGTATCATCTATATACGGAAAAGGCATTAGCAGAGGACATTCATAGAAATAAAACTATAGTAGATAAGATAATAGAAACATTTAAAACTAATCAAGGTAATAGAATTCTAGTCATAACAAAGTTACGTAATCATATGATAATGATATATAATAATTTAAGAAAAGTATTATCCGATAAGGTTTACTTAGGCGACGCACAGAAAAAATCTACTACAGATATGATTAAAGAATTAAGGAATATGGATAAGTTTATATTAGTATCTACTCTACATTACGCCGGTACAGGATTAGATATTCCAAACTTAGATAGTCTGTTCATATGTAATACCGTTATGAACAGTATGCAGAGTGAACAAGTAATGGGTAGGATATGTAGAGATACCGGTTCAAGTCCTACAAGATCAATCTATTTATTTATTAATACATCGATAAAAGAAATAAAGTCATTAGTAGGTGTATTTACTCAACGTTTTGCACAACAGGCTACAAAGTTAGGATTTAGAGAGGTCTCTCAAATGACATAATGAAGATCCACACGCTTTACATCGAATATTACTATTAGCGAATACTTTTCCTGTATTTAGATAATCGCTTAATTTATATTTACTAACCCCAGAAAACATAACCAATTTTGATTGGCATATAGAACACGTTGTACATTCATCTTCTGGTATAACAGTAGGTGATTCTTTACGCGTAGATGTTGTAGATCTGGATCTTTTCTTCCTCTTCTTAGCACCTGCTATAGCGTCTGCCATTTAAGAGCTATAAAAATAATTCTGAATACGATCTTTCGCATATGTTGCGATGTTTGATAAAATTGGAAGCATCATCACAAGTAACCGCTATTAATGAATTTATATTCTTTATATCATTACATGATGCTGGTATTTTTGTGTTTTTATTTACTAAATAATTTGCTTTTACACCAAATGGTGTAAAGCTGTAATTTATTAAATTATTCCCTATACACCGAAATTTGTTACCGTATATTTGTCTATATCTAATAAAGGCTTGGTGTTCTAATCTTAATTTATCAGCTATCTTAGGAACTATTATATTAAAAATGAGAATAAAATAACAAACTATTAAAAATAGGACGAACATGTCAAAGTCTAAAGATTTAGATAAACTAAGAGAATTATTAACATTAAAAAAGAATATACATTTATTGGGTAAAAATAATACCGTGAGATACAACGAATTGTTAGATTGGACTATCAAAAGTTATTGGTCTGTAGGATCTATACATATAGAAGAACATGTATGCGTTGATGAATACTATCATAGTATAAAAAATAATCCATATCTATTACAAGGAAGGTATTATTTTTTACATAAATATTTCGGAACAAAATATGTTTATCTTCATGAATCTTTATACGAAATGCCAGGTGGTACAGAAGCACCCATTGAAAAAAGTTTAAAAGACAAAATTAAACTAGTAACTAATAAATATCATGATATACGATTTATATTATTCGTAGAATATAAAAATACATTTGCTATAGAAGACGTAGTATCAAAAGATAATTACAAGCTATATGATATTCTAAAATTTTCTAAGTCTGTAGGATTAAAAGTCAACGGATGTTTGACATTACAAATAGATAAGAAAACACAATTAACTAAGGAATATTATGAGTTAATCCATACCAATATAGAAAGGATAAAAGGATTTTATATAAACGGTTTAATATGTATTAGAGAAGATACGTTAGTAAGAGAGGTATCTAATACAAAATCTAAAGAGTTTTGTTGTGTTCAATCTATAAAACTAGAAAAGATAGATGATAATTTGTGGTTACCATATGCAATTACGTTTAATAATCAAATATTAAAAATATCTGGATTTAAGAGTTTAGTTAAAGCTAGACTCTATGTAGGATCTTTTGTATCTGTTATAAAATATAGAAACGTGTTGTTACTACCTGATAATACAGTTCCGGATAAGCAGATTCCAAAAAACGAATATATTAGAAAAATTTTGGAGTATTTTAATAATGAATATTTTTCAATAGGTAATTATATGATGAAAACCGGAACTATAGAGATCAATAAAATAAACAATACAGTAACTGGTATATTATTACCTTTCAATAATACAGAAGAATTAAAACAAAAACTAGAAGACGCCGAGTTTGTGAATAAACTGAAGTCTAGGTCTTTATTCGATCTATCATGTGATTATTTCTTACAGGATAGAGAAAAAATAATAAAGTTAATAAATGAAATGGATTTTAAATTAGACGATAATAACAAGATAGTAGAATTTGATCTTAATTCAGAATCTGTTATTAAAGGAGATAAAATTCTAGAAGATATATATATGAAATTTCACCAGTTTGTTATTGTGTTTAATTCTTTATCAACGGCTAAGTCTATGCTATGTGAAAATCAATAATGATTATATGCTCCGTAGATATAGGTATTAAAAATCCAGCATATACTATATTTAATTACGATAAAGATAATAGTACTATTAAATTAATAGCTATAGAAAAATCTGATTGGTCTAAGAACTGGGAACGTAGCGTAGCGAAAGATCTTACTAGTTATAACCCAGACGTCATTATCTTAGAGAAACAGGGGTTTAAATCTCCGAACTCAAAAATAATATATTTCATTAAAGGTTTTTTCTACAATACTAATACAAAAGTAATTGTAAGAAATCCTACTTTTAAGGGAGGTAGTTACAGGAATAGGAAAAAGCAATCTATTGATACATTTATACAAAAAATTTCCGAATATTCAGAGTATAAAAATGACATATTAAACAAGTATACAAAATTAGACGATATTGCAGATAGTTTTAATTTAGGATTATCTTACATGGAATCATTGATAAAAAAGTGTAAAATAAGTAAAGATTGATAAGATAAGATGTATGAATTGTTTTCATACCTTCATGAAATAGAAGATGAATATATAAGGACAATATTTAACTTTCACATTAAGAGATGTGATGAAATATCTGATATATATAATATAATAATGACAAAAATAAAAGATGCAAAAAACTTTAATGATGTTATTGATGAAAGATTTAACAAAACTATTAAAAAATTGATTTATTGTGACATAAAAACAACAAAACATATCATAAATCAATCATGTTATCCCATCAAGAATAAACAGATAAAAAAAATAAGTAAGATAAATCAATATTTTAACATAAATATTATATCAGATACACCAGCATCTACACGTACAAAGGAAATATTTCTTTCAGATAGATCATCTTTGGTTTCTTATATCAAGACGAGTAACAAAAAATGTAAGATAGATTATGGCGAATTAAAGAAAACAATAAATTCTCATAATAGATCTATATATTATTCTGGAAGGAGATCAGATGAATATATGTCTACAGAAGTTCATAAAGATCGGAAAAATCCATGGATTAAATCTATTTCTAAAAAACTAACTCTTGATATAGAAAATCAATCTATTACAACTAGCGGAAAAAGTTCTATATTGCAGACGATTGAAATAATTTACGCTAATCGTACTTGCATAAAAATATTCAAGGATTCCACTATTCACGTCATTTTATCAAAGGATAAGTCAGAAACAACTTGTGTTGATACTATAAACAAATTATTTTATATATATACCGTACTCTTCGATCTCATAACAGATATTACAGGTAACAAAAAATTCTTAGAATATAAAGCAGTCGCTTCTAACATAGTATCCGCGGATAACTTTAATGATAAAATCTTAATTATAAAAAACCATCCTGATATGTACGGTATACATAATTTTAAAATAGGAATGTTTAACATTACTTACAAGTTATCCATAGATATGATTATATTTCCATCATTAATGGAATTCAACAGTAAAATAAAATTCTTTAAAGGCAAAAAACTCAATATAGTAGCTTTAAGTTCATTGCAAGATTGTATTAAATACGTTAAAGAAGTAAAAGGAATACTACTTATGATGAAAAAAAAGTCTGACGAATTGGAAGAAATAGATATAATTACAGCATCTGTGGATAGACTCAAAAACGTAATTATAAATATCTAAAATAGAAAAATTAATACATATCTAAAATGGATCAGAAACTAGGAAACAAGTTTTTGGAGCCTGATCCTAAGCAGAATGTTTTTTATAGGCCGCTACATTTCCAATATGTATCCTATGAAAATTTCATTTCTTATAGACTTAAAGAAATTTTGTCTGTAAATAGAACGTTGTTATCTTTTAAGAATGATACAGAAAAGATAGTTCTCAGAATTAATAATATTAAAATTATACCTCCTGATTACTCTCCTATTATTGCCAGCATTAAAGGAAAAAGTTACGATGCCTTAGTGACTTTCACAGTAGATATCAGAAAAGAGGTAATGACTAAAGATGGACTCCATGTAAGCACTATTAGTAGTTACGAAGGAAATGACTCGCAGTTGATAAAGATACCTCTCCTTATAGGTTATGGAAACAAAAATCCTCTCGACAATTCTAAATTCGTATCTCCCAACATTATAGGAGGAGTATTTATTAACAAACAATCTATTGAGAAAGTAGGTATTAATATAGTAGAAAAAACAACTACTTGGCCGAAATTTAAAATCGTTAAACCCAATGCCTATACTTTTTCCTTTTCATCTATTTCACCCGTTAATATATTACCTACGAAATATAGACATTATAAAATTACCATGGATTTATCTCAATTAGAAAACTGTTCCATATCCTCAGCAAAAACTTTCATTACCGTTAATGTTATTGTTCTTATTAAGTTCTTGATTAATCAGGACTTGAGTTATATTAAGAATAACTTGACTTATGGTATGCCCTTGGAAACAGTTTATCTTATTAATGCTATTATCGAAAGTTCTAAAACAATATTAGAAGTGGAAGATTTCAACATCAATGAATATATAGAGAGCTTGATAGAATCAGAATTCCAGAAACAACGTTCTATAACTTCTATAGATGAATTTAGATACGATCTTATATATAATTTTCTACCACATATGGTTAATAGCTCTGATCAGTTAAAAGGATTCTATCTATTAGGATTGTTGAGAAAATTCATATATTGTATCTATCATACTAGTAGGTACCCAGACAGAGATTCAATGGTATGTCACAGAGTATTGACTTACGGACGGTATTTTGAAATTCTGGCCAATGATGAATTAGAAAATTATATAACTAATATTAAAAATGATATAACTAACAGTCATAAAAACAAAGGTGTTTGTAACGTTAGTATTCACGTACTTACTACTCCTGGATTCAATCACGCATTCTCAGGACTCCTAAGCGGAAAGTTTAAAAAGACGGATGGGAGTTATAGAACGCATCCTCATTACTCTTGGATGCAGAATATATCCATTCCAAGGAGTGTAGGTTATTATCCCGACCAGGTAAAAATATCAAAAATGTTTTCTGTTAGAAAATACCACCCGAGTCAATACGCCTTCTTTTGTCCATCTGACGTACCTGAAAGAGGTCCTCAAGTAGGCCTTATATCACAACTCTCTGTTTTAACATCCGTTTCTAATATCAGAACAACGGAGTATATAGATCTAAAAAATGCTATCATGAAATATATATATACTTACGATAAAAACGATATCAGTTATTTTGAAACAGGACATATTATTACTATAGAGAATGATTTAGTAGCAGCTATTAATCCAGATTTGGTAGATAAATTTGTAGACGATTTCAAATTCAGAAAACGAGTAAACTATTTCGATAACCTAGAAATAGGTATTTCAAACGTTAAAGATCACATGAATGAAATACGTATTAATATAGGAAGCGGTAGATTGATAAGACCTTTCCTTGTAGTCTACAAAGGAGAATTAGTGATGGATACCATAGGTGAAGAATTAGAAAAACGTATAGATACTATTACGTTCTCAGACATTCAAAAAGAGTATCCTCATGTTATAGAGATGTTAGATCTGGAACAGTTTGTTTTCAGTAACGTATGTGAATCTGTTAGTAAATTCAGAGAATTAAGCGACGAAGATAAAAAACTATACGACTATTGTGATTTTCCAAACGAATTTAGAGACGGATATGTAGCATCTACATTGGTAGGAATTAATCATAATTCTGGACCTAGAGCTATCTTGGGATGTGCTCAAGCCAAACAAGCTATATCGTGTTTGAGTTCCGATATTAGAAACAAAATAGATAACGGAATACATCTGCTATATGCAGAACGTCCCATTGTATTAAGTAAGGCCACTGAAACATCCAAGATAGCTATCAACTGTTTCGGCCAGCACGTCTTCGTGGCTCTCATGTCTTATAAAGGAATGAATCAAGAAGATGGTATAATAGTTAAGAGAGAATTTATAGAAAGAGGTGGTTTGGACATTGTAACGGCTAAAAAGCATCAAGTAGAAATTCCTATAGAAAATTTCAAAAACAGAGAGCGTATCAATTCTACAGCTTATTCTAAACTCGATATTAACGGTTTAGTGAGATTGAATGCGTTCTTAGAACCAGGAGATGCTATAGCTAAAAATATTTCGTCTAGAACTTTAGACGATGATTTTGTTGCGGATAATCAAATTAGCTTCGATATATCGGAAAAATATACAGATATGTATATGTCTAGAGTAGAACGGGTGCAAGTAGATTTAACAGACAAAGTAAAGGTAAGAGTTCTAACCATGAAAGAAAGGCGGCCTATTATGGGAGATAAATTCACTAGTAGAACCAGCCAAAAAGGTACTATCGCCTATATAGCTTCAGAATCAGAACTACCTTACGACAAGAACGGTGTAACACCAGATATAATCATAAACTCTACATCCATATATTCGAGAAAGACTATCTCGATGTTAATAGAGATGATTCTAACATCAGCCTATTCTATTAAACCATATAATAATAGCGGAAAAAATCGACCTGTATGTTTTCCGAGCAGCAACGAAACAGACATTGAATATTATGTTGAATTTGCAAGAAAATGTTATCAGTCCGCTATGCCAGAATTAGATAAAGAAGAATTGGAAAATGAAGTCTATTGTGAAAGTGTCTTATACGATCCAGAAACCGATAAACCGTATAAAACAAAAGTATTTATGGGACCTCTCTACTATCTTAGGCTTAGACATCTTACTCAAGACAAAGCTACTGTTAGATGCCGTGGTAAGAAAACAAAACTTATTCGTCAAGCTAATGAAGGTAGAAAGAGAGGAGGTGGTATCAAATTTGGTGAGATGGAAAGAGATTGTCTCATCGCTCACGGGGCTGCAAATACTATTACTGAAATTCTTAAAGATTCTGAAGAGGATTACCAAGATGTTTATGTCTGTGAAAACTGTGGCGATATAGCTACTAAAAAGAACAATAATGTTTATTGTATTAGATGCACCAAATTAAACTTGTATACTGTTCTGACAAAAATCGATACTACTCATGTATCCAAAGTGTTCCTCACTCAAATGAATGCTAGAGGAATCAAAATCAATTTAACCTTTAACGAACAGAATCCTTTATTCTATAAACCGATGAAGCAAATTGATCTTTCACCAACAATATTAAAACCATGATCGATCATAATCACGATCAGCTTGATTATCTAGTTTCTTCGGTAATTCTATGGCATGTCTACGCAAGTCATCATAATCTTCTTCAAGTTGTTCCATTTTTGATTTAATTTTGCGGTAACTATCCCCAAAACTATCTGATTCTAATCTACGCATTGCTCGATCAGCATCATTAATTCTATCTTCATCAGACTTGTTTTTTTCTCTAGGATATTCCCTATCTTTATCCGGATGGGGCTTATATATATCCTTTTCAGCACCCAAACTACGATACCCTCTATCGTAATAATATCTATCTTCGTCTTGTAGAAGATATCTATTTCTACGATTTCTCAAAGATTTGGGTGTATAATCATCGTTACATACAGCATCCATCATTTCATCTTCGAAGTCTCTAGCGCTTTCAAGATTGTTAGCTCTCTTAGGAACAATATGTTCATCGTCTGAATTCCTACCATCATCATATTTTTTATTTCTATAATGATAGTCATCATAGATATCATACATGTTTCTACGATGATGACCTTTCATTCCTTGCTTCTTATGTCCATCATCCATACCATGATGTCTCCTTAGTATAGGAGCTTCATCCTTTATTATATCACCTTCATTATTATCATCATCGTAGTCTTCTTCTCGAGGAAATTCGTCTTCGTTACGATTTGGAATATCATTTTTACTAGGACAGTTCTTTCTACGATCACAGTCAGAATTGTCTATATAATATTCGTGATAATCTTTAGGTCTACGTTCTCTGTCATTACTATAATCATAGGAAGGGTGTTTATCATCATCTAGATACCATTTCCATCTTCTACAATCATCAGGGAAAAATAGAGTATGCCTATTTTGATAGAAGTCATTTTCTTTATCCTTGAAGATACGAATAGCGCTACAATCATGAATACAATTGGGACTGAAAGACATTTTTGTAGTCGGGTATTCATCTGTTAATCTAAGATATTCATAACTATCACCAATATGGCATTTAGTATATAGTTGTACGAAATCATAATGATTCTTCTTAATAGTAACTTCATCAGTAAAACAATAGCATAGGCCATCCATGACTTGTTCGGACATCGAATAGTCCGTCTCAAAAGGAATACCGCAAAGAGATATCTTTAGTCCTTTAGTCTTTGCTTTTTTGGATGCCATAATGAAGTTAAGAAAATCTTGGTACGCACACATTTCTTTTATATGGATGGTAGTATTTCTTTCGTATTCCTCAGGACCAGCACGCGGTTTTCTACCTACCGATTCCATAGCCATAATGATATCATCGGCTGACATCAGATGAATATAGTACATGGGTAATCCTATAAACATACATTTGCATTTAAATCTAGAATGAACGCTAGACACTAATCTTAGATAATCTGTAACGATACTAGAAACTTTTTTAGATACTGCACGAGCGGAATCTGAATAACTAAATTTGGCATCATTATTTCCCATGTACAGTAGATACGTTACGAAATAAAGTACATATCTACCTTTGGTAGAAATATCCGGCATACGATCGTTGGACATATCGATTTTATTATATAGTTTTTTGATACCATTATTATTATATTTTATAAATTCTCCTAGGAAATAATTTTCTAAGTTCTTAGGATACAACAGTTGTGCTTGTACTCCGTGGATACGGTCATTATCACAACTATAATGAATAAAAGTCCTAAAGATATTACGAACGACTTTTCTATCTCTCCTACTTAAGAAACTTCTTTCATTCAAATCATGATCCCAAGTTCTTACAATTAGAGTTTCAAACTTCCTTATACACTTTTCGATACCACATTTGTCCCAACCCATTTATATATTGAAATAATTATGGAATATATTATAAATTATTCCATGTATAGATGACCATATCCTGTCTGGTAATCTATCTTCTTAGCGAGATTTACCATAGAGTGTCTCAGAGTATCAGCATGACGTTCTAGACGGTCTATAGCTTCCGCTACGATGCTACAAGATTTAGCTACTTCTACGTGATCTTGTTCTATTCTACCCAACCTTCTTTCTAATCTTTTTAGTGCTTTTTGTCTAATAGGAGCCATATCACCACGCTTTTTATTTTCATCGTCTATGTCAACTTTCCCATTTCCAGGAATATTTTTATCTATTCTATCATCATCATCATCATCATCATCATCATCTCCATTAATAGGATCTTCGTCTATAGGCAATCCATCCGATGCTTTACCATCATCGGGAGGAACAGAGTCTTCTGAATCTAGTTTAACATCTCCCGTGGATTTAACTTCGCCTATTGTATAAAAAGGGTGATCGTAAGTGGTAATAAGATCATCGGACATATTACCTTCTTCTTCCGGATTGTCTACAGAAATAGCAAATGTATCAAACATTACACTTACGGGAGAAGGAAACTTAACTTGGGTAGTTCTTGTATTAACCTCATGATATGCATATTTCTTGCTATCTGGTAAGTATCTTAGATAGAATCTTACCTTATCATTAGTTTCTGTAGCTATTAGATCGTCGTGTCTATAACACAATCCTTTCAAAACATATTCTGGTACAGAATTATTAAAATACCAAGTACTTGCTGTAGTAGCTAACATAACAACTCTCCTATCACCGGGATTTCTAACATTATTTTTGAGGTATTCTATATATTTTTTATACATAATCATGTATGGTCTTGCGAACATATTACTACCCCATTCTAGAATTTCACCGAAAGCAGAATCATCTGGAAACAGATAACAAGGAATACCTATAAACATGGATTTACATCTGAATCTCATATGGATGCTAGCGATTCTATTAAAGTAACGATGTCTTATACGACGTATAGTTTCATATATTTTATCCGTTTCATCTTGTGTTACGCTAATACGTTCTTTGGCTGTAGTTATAAAAAACATTACTATAAAAGCGATATATTTTCCTACTGTATCTACAGAGTTAAAACTATGTATTTGTTGCAACATTTCTGCAAACTCTCCGTGATTGTAAGACATTAGACTGGTATAAGCTTTTCCTTTAATTAACGTTTCATAATTGAGTATTTTGCCATAAAATTCGGAAACTGATCTATGATCTTTGAAACTCTCCATATGATATCTTATTATATTTCTTATACAGTTTGAATAGTAACGATTGATATACGTATCTTGCCTTAACTGTGTATTCCATGATTCTTTTACTATACTCACAAATAACGTAACTGGATCGTTGGTAGATATGGGTTTAGGTATTACTACATTATCTTCTTCATCGGCTCCAGGAACAACATCCATTTATAGATGTGATTTTAAGGTGTTGCACTCTACAGACCCTTCTCCGTATTCAGCACAAGGATTCCATATGGTACCTATCTCTCCACGAGTATAATTATAATATACACAATCTGCTAGATTAGTAAAAAGTACAGGATTTCTACTTGACGTAGCTAAATAGCCAAATTTTGATGCAGATGCATATTGGTTATTATAATTTACGCATCTCCATTTAGCTTTAGGATCTGTTTCCGAGTCATTAGGATCAAATACTCTTTTGTCGATGTACAAACCTCCAGGAGATCTAGAATATTCCAGACCACCATATTTTTCATTAAATTCTATTATATTATGGTAGTTATCATATATAGTATAGGCTTGGAAAAGAAAAAGACAAATTACTGCGGTCGCTAATATAACTATGAATATGAAAAGAGCATCCATCGATTTATACCAAATTAATTAATGTTTTTACATATTTCACTTATAGTTTTGTTAACGGCTTTGTGAAAAGTTTTCATGTTAACAGATGAAATATTGAACTTATGATATGTACCTAATTGACATTCGCATCCGAAAAAGTTAACAATACACATAGTCATTACATCGTTAGCGAATACAATATTAGACTTAGGATCATACGCTGATGTTGTTGGAATATTTTTTTTCATATCTACTTTTGTTATATCAAATTGTGATATCTGATCCGATATAACTTCTTTTAGATAGGTTAACATATTTTTAAAATATGTAGAATAATTAAACCATGTATACTTTTCCATGAATATACGTATATTACCTTCAGGTGCAATAATGCTAAAAGGAAAATATGTTTCATAATTTTGTGAGTGAATTATCTTGATATTTTTATATTCTCTATTGAATAATTCAGTATCTAAAAATGGTAATCTGTTTACTAACTCGTCATCAATTTTAGTTCCACTACTAAAAGCGGCTAATTCTATAGTTTTAGTATTTGTTGCTCTATATTCAGAGAATGAATGTAATAGTGTTTCTTTTAATTCTTTTATAGGATCTAATTTTATTACCTCTTCCGGTTTGATAATATAATAGTCTATATCCGCTAAAGAAATATAACTATCGTTTTCTTTCTGTGTTTTCTTCAAGTGAATACAAAAGTTGCATTGCATAGAAATAATTTCGTATATATAATCATAAAATATTTTGTGAGTTGGTAATGATTCTATAGATGTTAGCCATTCTTCGTTAATGGCGGTAGTAGTATTTACCATAACAACTCCTAGGTTAAGTCTAGGAATTACTAGATGTATCTTGCACATGTGCTTTATAAAGGTTGCAATACTGGGATTGGTGCTAACATCAATATGATACTCTTGACGATGCATTATTTACGCTATTAATATTTCTATTGTTCTTTTTATATTTTTTATCTATTTCTATTATCTTAGAATTTATGATTTTAAGAACTTCTTGCATTAATGAGATAGTAGCTGAAAATTCAGGATCTCTAACATTTGCTAAAGTTGATAGCATATGATTTATACTATCTTCATTTATATCGTCTATATAATCTATATCATCCATTCCTACTATTAAAATAGTATATAAAAAGGAAAAAAAATAAAAAGTATTTAATTATTACTCCTGATGGATTATAGGGTATTTATATACTGTTTTTAATATTCGTGATATGGTAGATATATATATAAGTTTAGCATATACAGTTAATAGATTTACAATCTGATAATACATTTAATAAAGATGGAAATCTTTGAACTAATATCCGAAAATGAGAAGTATTTTAATGGAATACCTATAACACTACCAAAGAAGAAAAAAACATATTTTTACAAAAATAATACATTTATATTTTATATACCTTCTGATAGTAAAATAGAACAATATATACAACGAAGTGATCTACACTATTTAGATTTTATAGTTTACGGAAAGGTCATAATAGATGATCTTGTAATGTTACTTCTTTATGTAAACTTTGAATATTATGGTATATCTATAGATGGTAAAACAAAATACTTAGGGAAAAGTATAAAAGACCTAAAGATAAGAGGAACTAAACGGTGGAAAGAGTTTACTTATTAAATGGATATACTAACAATCATGAAACAAATTAAAAATGGAAAAGACATTAATCCTTCTATGGTTACTAAGTTTGTGGAATTAATAGGTAATAAAGAATTATTTTATGATCCACTACCGATAAAACTAAGTTCTAATGCTCTAACAGACAGAAATACTAACTACTCAGAAGAACACGTTAAGAGTATGATTACCATTATTTATGGTTATCTACCTAGAATAATAAAGAAAAATGTTTTTGTTAAAAAGATAAGCAAATTATTAGCTACACCTCCTGATAACACATTGAAAAGAATATTTGGAGAAACATCAGAAATAGATATTAATACATTCATTAAGAAATTCCTTAATGAATTAACAAGCTAACTCTTCGAAAGATTCTTGTTTGTTATAGCTTTTAAGTAGTTTCGTATTACTAGATGTCTCATCATCAGATGAGGATATACAAATCTTTTTATCTTTTTTATCACAGTCATCATTTATAGAAGTTATCTTACTAAAATCTTTAAAATAATCTGTATCCTTATTATCATTGTTTAATATGGTATGGAGTTGATCTTTCATATGAGAGAATTGGCTTAACAATATAGTAGTATCAGATTTTTGTTCGATGACAGATTTATCTGCAGTATCATAGCATATACGTATGTCTTTGTTCGCAAATACAGTATTTTCTATAATATAAACTTTTTTACCTCTAGATGCTGCACGCATGACAGATAGTGCTTTTATTATCTGTTTAGTAGCAACCAACGACATAGACCTAGTAATATTTTCGATATCGGCATCAGATACGTTGCAACAACATAGATGTGTAATGCTTGATCTACAATTTGATGGTACGTGCCTATAAGTTTGACACAACATAACGATAGACATCTTTATATGTCTACCTGTATTCACTAGCCAAGACAATATCTTAGATTTTAACTGCATATCACCCAAATCATCTAATATTACCAAAAACTTGTGATTGATGGAACCTTTTTTTCCAAGATTTACTAAATCTTGTTTCATTTTTGATAATGAATATTCTAATTCCTCTGCGGTAGTTATTTTATATATATGGTCAGGCCATACATAATAATTATACGATGAGTTAAGTATAGGAGTGAACAAGAAAATATGTTTATACTTTGCTATAAATGTTTTAAATAAAGATAAAAGAAATGTTGTTTTACCAGATCCACTACCTCCTAATATGACCATTCTAAAATAATCATTCAATAAGCTATTCCTATTAAATTTAACTTCCCTTACAATATCCATTTAAGTTGTTTGTGGTATTTATATATCTCCGAAATTGATTATAACTATAGCAAAGGATTATTTGTATTAAAGTTTATATATAGAATAAAATGTATCTATATATCTATTTTAATATCTGTATCATTTAATACGTTATTTATCAATGATGTATGTTTTAGTTTACGTATCTTAAATATGAATAGACAAAGCAGTAAGAGGCTCAAAAAAACATGCGCTTGGTTTATACATTTGATAGCCTCAATGTGTGGAACTGGATTGCTAGGTCTATTTGTTACAAACGTTACATTATATAGACAAATAAAAATATGTGGAAATAGAGACGGTATGTCAGGATGGGTACAGATTAATAATAACTGTTATACTATGGTAGAAAACATAACGTTTAATGAACTTATAGGACACTGTGCGAAACACGATTCAATAATTCCTAATGCTTTAGACCAAAGTGAAGTATTAATCGTTTCTTCTGTGTTGGGCGTTAAAGACCATTGGATGCCTTTTACCAAGAAAAGTAGAAATTGGTTTCATGGAAAAATGCCTGTAAACGTTAAAGGAGATGGTAATAAACGTATGGAATTAGGAAAACCTTTAAAACCCGATGAATCAGAAAAATGCACTATATACTATGATAACGGTATCATAGAAGAAAACTGTGAAAAAAAGCATAAAGGGATTTGCTTTAGTCCATTTTTCTAAAATGTTATCATTAATTGGTAATCTTTTAAAATAAAAATATTTACAATAAATATACAATATGAATTTTGGTAATTTTTATATACTATTAATGCTAATATTATATCAGATATTAGATCTTCTGTAGTAGCAGAATGTAAAATACCCAACAATTATAGCGTAGATACTGTTGTTAACACAAACATCCAGCGGTAAGTCAAATAGAATAACTGTACCAAAGAATACATAACTGGAAATATATGCAATACAGGATATAGAACATACGGATTTACTATTCATGACGTGCATAAAAATGATGAAGGTATATATAGATGTCGTTTTTATCTAAATAGATTACAGATATACGAGACAACATGGACTATGTATGTTATTCCTACTATCAACGCGTATACTCTAGATGCTAGAGATAATAAAATTATATACGCGTGTAATAGATCAAGATCTCGCTTATATGACGATGATATTGGTATGGATATTATAATAGGAGGAGTATATATACACGTTCTTGGCACAACTCACAGTTTACATATGTATACATTTGGAGATAAGAACTATCCAGATATATCAAAACAAATAACGTGCTTACTAACGTTTAAAGGAGTAAAAAGAACTAAGCGTCTGACAACTTACGATAACGAGTGGGAATCTCTAATAAATAATGATGAAATGCACATCGTCTAAATGTATAATTTCTGTTCTTAAAATACACTATAACATAAAATGTATAATTATAATACGTCTATTCTAAAGACGATTATTATGACTCGGTATCTCATGTAGGGGATTCAGTAACTCTAAACTGTAGTGATTATCCTAATAATAGTAAAGTAGATTCGATTACTTGGTTTAAATATTCCGATCCTGCTAATAAATACCTAAGTATATCCACTATTAACGATACAAAATATTATGAAAATAATCATAAAATATTTACAACGGTATCAGCAGATTTAAAATTAAGTTCTTTAACTATTTTGAGTTCGTATATAGGAAATCATGGATGTTACGGTTGTAGATTTAAATCGGGAATTTGTAATAGGGAACGTAAGACGTGTCTAGGTATACTAGATTCAGTATACCTCTCGTGGACGTCTCTTATGCATACTACCAGAGTAAGATGTTATATAGTATCTTTAAAAAAGGTTTGAAAACTAACTGGATGGTAAATGGTGTTATTACTGAAGGGATGTCATTTAATGATATTAGTTATGATGATAGTTATTTATCCGGATGGTAGAGTTGACGATAATTAATAGCTTTAATGATAAGGTAGTTTCTCCTATATATAGAGTTAATTTTGGGCATAAAGTATATGAATATAAAATAAACCTAACAAACATGGTTCCTGATACTATATACGATAAATATTATAATCCATCAAATTCACATATAACAAAAATGAAATAATAAAACTAGTTTGTAATGTAATGTAACAGTTAACTAAAATGTATAAAACTATAAACACCGCTGGTATAGCACGCGTCTTGAAAAGCCTGATACCAAATGGCTATAATGAAGAACACAATATAGATGACTTGGATATATTAAAGATAAAAGAGTTTATAGAGATATCCATGCAAAGATGCCTTTCAATAAAAGCCGTTACAGATGCTACAGTATTATACATAGAGAATAGGACTAATAGATATTCTATATCTACTAGTCATGATAAGAATGAACCGTATGAAGAAAATGGTATTATAATGAATAATATAGAATGTTATTTTGTATCATGTCTAGAGGGATCGTGTACAGTAAATGTAAATCTTGGAGACAGGCAAATATCAGATAATATAACCGAATCATCTGGATTTCTAATGGATGTAAACACTAATCACGTTATAGATACAAAACATGTAGGACTATTCATTACAAAAATCAAACTAGATGCCCATGTATTTTATGGAGAAAATATAATAATGTTTCCAGAAAAAAACTTATTTTCTCAAACTAATGGTCCTAATTTCATTTTATATGACATAACCGTTCAAGACCGTAATATGCTTTTACTTATAACTAGTAAATATATTTACAATTTATGCGACGATAAATACTATGATATTCTTGAATTAAAATATCTAGTTGATAACTGTAAACTACCTATGCCTCTTATTCCATTATCGAAGTACGATTTTACGTTTACTGATTTGTGTATTATCAAATCGACAAACATTAAAACAGTACTTTCTAAAGTTCATGCTCGTGTAGAGTCGTACTATAGAGACGACACGTCTCTTCCTGTTACCGTTAAGGTAATTTATGGAACAGTAACAATATAACAGTATATTTTGTAATATGTATAAAATAGAAAATTAAGAATATATGTTTTTATAATGGATATTATAACTAACACAACTATGTTTGATATACAATTTAATGATATAAAGAATATAGACTATATAGAGATCGAAAATCCTTTATTAGTATATTCGTGTGATTCTTATAGTCTATATAATGCTAAGTATGATAAAAAGCATGTTAGTTTAAAGATTTTTAAAAGTCCATCTAAAAATAGTATAAGACAGTTCATAAAAGAACTAGACTGGCTACGTGCTCTACAATCTTCTGAACACGTCATTAAACTATATGGATACATGTTGGATATATCCGTGCCTTTATGTAGTTTAGTAGTTGATAATAACTGTTTTACGTTACGAAACTTTTTAGACATGGAAAAAGATATAGATTATATCGAAAAAACAAGAATTATCATTGATGCCGCAAAAGGCCTAAAGGCTCTACATAATAGTTACTTAACTCCAATACTCCATAAAAATTTAAGTAGTGACTCTTTTTACTTGACTAAAAATGGTGTTTTAAAAATAGGGAGTGGTGCGCCTTATAATATATCCAACAGAGTAAATTTTATGGCATATTTTGATTATGACATGTTAAAAGACATATTTTCAAATTATACTATAAAATCAGAGATTTATAGATTTGGAATAGTTATGTGGGAAATTATTACCTGTAAAATACCTTTTGAAAATATGGACTATCAAGAAATATACAATATGCTAATAAAGGAAAATAAAGGAGAGTATATACCTCTAGACTGTCCTATAGAATTACAGGGTATTATTATCGCGTGTAGAACTATAGATCCTGTATTTAGACCTTCCATAAGTACAATAACTGAATTTTTGGAAAATTTTTATTCTAATATAATTAAAAACAGAAACTTAAAATAGAATAAGTAGAATATAATATAAATATACACGGTAGTATCATGTTTGCCATATCGGTGTTAAAAGAGTTATATGATTCTGGAAAGCCTTTATTATTTTCACCTAGGGGGCTTCACAAAATATTATGTAATATCAGACACGGATGCAATGGAAATACTAAAAGTCAATTAGATAATTTATTGGAAGAAACTATATACGATTACGGGGAAAATCAGATACTTAAACATATAATAACTAATATTTCTGTTCTATTAATAAAACGATGTTATAACATAAACGAAAAATTCATTAAAGATAGCAACATGATATATAATACCGATGTGTTAGAATTCTATGATATAAGACAAATACCTAGAATAATAAATAAATGGATTAGATCACGATCTAATCACAAGATAACAGATATAGGATGTCATATATACGACAATACTAAGTCTATAATCGCAGACGCGATATTTTTTACCATGAAACAAGAATCTATATTCAGCTCAATGAGAAAAGATGTTATAACTTTCTATAAGTACGATGGAACTTCGTTACCTGTAGAAGCTATTCACGCAGATCCGTATTATTATCCTTACAAATATTTTGATGATATAAAATGTAGTGTATTACAATTATGGAAACTAGGATATGCTTTTAACATGTTTATTATATTACCCGATGACGAAAAAGGGTTAGATAACTTAATAGATAATATTACTGGAGATATATTCAGTAAAATCATGACTGAACAAATGGATTATAAGAGATTAGAATTACGGATGCCGGCATTTACTATTAGTCAAGAGACTAATTTTGGCATGCCTGTATTCAATCTTGGATGTCATAGTATGTTCATAGAAGGAGATTTTAGCGGAATATCCGAAATACCAAATTTTCAACTATCTGGTATAATCCAGAAAAATGTAATAGAGGTACAATATGACAAGATTAAATCAACTAAACCGTTAAATGTAAGGTGTCCAGGCTTTTATGTTAATAAGCCTTTTATATTTGCAGTTACTGATGTAGGAAATTATGATACTATACCTATACTGTTAGGTATATATCAAGGGAGTAGTAAATAATAACTTTAATTAATCATCGTCGGATTCGTATTCGCTTTCGTCTATATGGGTGATTAAGGGTTCTCTATCTGGATGAACATTAATTAATATAAACTTTTCTGAATTATCAATAGTTCTTATTTTTTTACTAATATGTTTGTGTTTGTATGAAATATAGCATACTGTTATTACTATTATGACAACACATATACTACAAAAAACTAGTGTATATAACTGATAATTGTTTAAAAAGTGTATTAACACGATATTTGTAGTATTGTTATAAAGTTCCGTAGAGTTATCAACTTCATTATTGTATCTTATTATATAACCATCATCTACAAATATACTTTCTATGACCGAACCTTTACATTTTTTCTTTACTCCTATAGATATATGGTATACATCACCTGAATTCCATCTTTTTAGTGTAATTTTGTCTAACGTTAGATTCGTTAAGTCTTTAGGTTCTTTTATGTGATAAGAATCGGGATAAACCGTTATACCCAAAGTTTTATAGACCTGACTTTTAGGTTCTTTCTTTTCTACGTACATCCATTTAGCGCATTTTATAGAAGTAGACGGGCATAATATTATATTAACCTCTGACTTTTCTATAGATATACTTCTTTTACACGGAGATACATAAAAAACGTTATATAAAATTATTAATATCGTAATAACACGATCCATGTTAAATATATAATGATTTATAGTATATTATAATATTATTATATAAGAAAATATAATATAAATACTATACATAAAATTGAAATTTAATTAATTACGATCGTACAAAGATGAATTTCACAGGTGATTGTTTCTTATACGCGGGATACGAAAACGGATCACTATCTTTGTCCATTATTACTATACTCATATTTTCTTTAAGCTTGATATTAAATATATCAGCGTTAGTTATTGGGTTTTGTACTACAGCGCCTGGACCTATGAAGATGTATCTCATTAACTTGATAGTATCCGATCTAATATTCACTGCAACTTTACCTCTTAGAATAGATTATTACTACTATTTCTTCAATTGGAGATGGGGAGAAATAGCTTGTAGATTAACATCGTTCTTATCTTACATCAATATATATGTGAGCATAAATTTCATGACGTGGATTAGTGTAAATAGATACTACGCGGTAACTAGACCTCATAAGTATAACTCGCGTAATAACATTATGAGAGCAAAAATTGTATGTGTCTGTACTTGGGTAATAATATTAGTTCCTATGTCATCCATACTTTTCGTTAATACAACGAGTTCGGATCACGAAACTAAGATCAGATGTATGGAATACAATAAAGTAGGAGATTCTATGTATCTACGTCCTTGGGTAACTATCGTTATGTGTTTTGTAGGATTTGTAATACCACTTGCTATGATGTCTATAAGCTATTCAGCTGTATGTTATACCGTACTATCGGGTATTTCTAAATCTACTAGATCTTCTAGAACCTGCAAGCTAGTAGCTTGTATACTAGCAGGATTTGTCATATGTTTTTTACCTTATCACGGATCTGTTATATCTTATATGATGCACATAATAACTGCAAAAACAGTATTATGTGAAAATGTATCATACTATCAGATGTTATTACATGCTACACAGTGTTTAATGAACTTAAATTGCTGTATCGATCCTATAATATACTTCTTTATATCTAGTTATAAATTTAAAGGTAAAAGTAATTCTATAAAATTGATGTTTAAATAATTTTTTTAAAATGATATCTTTACCATCTTCGTGTCAAAATATTGTCAATACTGTTATAAACGGAAAATGTTTCTTCGGTAGATGTTCTAATAGACGATTAAAGATGACTGTTTCTATGACATCTTCGGAATTAGAATATATACAAGAATGGATGTTAGAAAAACATGATTTATTTATAGAATTCCCTATAGACTTAATTACCATGGAACATATAATGATGCATTTAGCTACTGACATTACCACTATTAAAAGAAAAAAAGCAATGTTACCGCTTATAGAACTCGATTAAAGAATATACCAGAAGCTGATTAATTACTTATGTTATTGTTAATAATTCTTTCAATATAAATTATTAATATTTTTATCAATATGATCAGAATTTTATTTACCTCAGTTCTTATATTTTCTATTTGTAGCCATATTACTTTAAATGAAGATCCCAAAGTGCTTAATGAAATGTTGGATGATAGAGTAGTCATTTTTAGGAGATCCGCTCCGTTAGATAGAACAAAAAGAAGCTATAGTAATAATCTTAACGGATTCAAACCTAATTGTATAACTATTACTAACTGAAAATGGATACGCAATATTATTTCTAGACAAGATCCTTTATCATCCACGTTATTAGGTTCTGCAGTTAATAACGGAACCGTTTACAAACAATATGTTAAAGAAATAAATTGTCGGGGATATAACGGTACCTCTAAATACTTAGGTATAGATAATCATCGTTGGCTCTCTTATTGTGACCAATTATTTACGTATGTTAATGTTACTACGTATAAGGACGTAGGAAATTACGGTACCGCTTCTTTAAAGGTACATTCTGGTTGTAGATGTGTAGTTAAAGAAAAAATAGCAAGTAATAAAGCTAATATGATACGAAATAAACAATAGCTATAGAGGAAGGCGCATAGTTATAATATATCTTTCATCTTATTTCTATATAATGTGGTATAATTTGCCAGCTATCATTACTATAGGCACTATGGTGATATCGTTCCATTTATAACATATTTCTTGATTTATACTTTCTATACAAGATTTTTCTGTTATCTTATTATCATTATCTTCATGTTTATTTTTAATTATTATAATTATATTTAATATATTAACATTAAGTTTATGTCTTTTTATAAAATAGAAAATACAGTTTATATAATGAAATATTATTATATAACACAATGAAAGATCGTAATAAAGAAACGAAAAATTTCACTTCTTTAATAGATTTTATAAAATATGATATGACATATTCTGAATTAATAAAAAGGAGTACCAAAAGTCCTGATTTTGTAATATGGATAACCGGACCCAAGAAAATAGGCAAAGAATTTACAATAAGGAATATAGTTAATACGCTTAGATTCGAGCGAACTAAATGCATGTATAAATATAAATATTTTACAGCTTATTTACTTTACGATTTTATAAAAATACCAGAAACTACAAGATCAGACGGTAAGATATTTTTTAATCCAAATATCTACATATTCAAATCATCTATGAATATAGATAATGCGTTACAAAAAGAACTATTATACAACAACTGTAATTCCACAGAATTAACAACACGCGAATATAAAGATATAGAGAGAAGAATAAACTACGAAATAATATTCAGTATAGAAGGGAATAAGAAACCTACATTTATAGATATATTACGTAACAGCAGGCAAATAGTAAAACAGATTTTAGTTGCTTACCGTCATTTTCTTATATCTAAAGGTTGCTATAGTTATATTAGACTATTAAAGTTAGAATAGATGATTCGCATTATGACACCACTCACTCCTTAAGATTTAGTTTTTTATATTTTCTGAGCATCAAGCTTCTAATCTCTTTTGGCTTCATAGTTTTTATAGGCATTATCTTAACCATAAATATGTTATTGATATTATAAGAATTAATTTCGTTTGTGTAATCTACTTCTGTAATATAACATTCAAAGATGTAACTTTTTCCAGACGAATAAGTACCTACTTGGAATCTCTGTTCTGGGTCACAAAACTTATTCTGTGTAGTTTTATGAAATTCTGAAAATACATGTTTTAAATCTTTTTCGTTTAGAAAAAATGTTTTTATAGTATTAAGTCCTCCGTGTTTCCAGAAGAATTCTTCTTTTGAAATATTTTCTGATAGAAACCCTCTCGTGCTATCATTTTTATTATCCACCATATTACTATTTACTTTAAAATATATATTTAAAGTATAAGTAATATAATATAAAAAACAATTACATTAAACTGGAAATAGTCTAATATGAATATTTATAAAACCTCTTTTACAAATAATATGTTATCATATCTTAGAATCTAATGATATTTGTTGTTCTATATATTATAGAAATATGACTGATATAGAAGATGTGTATCTATTGTAAAAAAGAAACTGCTATAATAGACGATAAAGTATGCGTTCCTGTACCTGGATAAACTGTAGTGGATTATATGAGGTTGTCTTGTGGAGATGAAGACTTTGTAGTAAGCGATTTCTTTTTAGAAGAAAATATATATTCCTTTAATAAAAATGTATAGACTAAGTATATACCAATACTGAAATTTAATCTTAAATCAGTAATTGGCAACATCATGAAACTAGGTACTATTTGTACTCTGTTCTTTAATTTATTAAATTATCTACTACAGAAAATAGTTACGAAGATGAATATGATGAAGACAGCTATAAGGTACCATCCTGTTGTGATGATACTGAAGAATGTCCTTCAGTAAATATATAGGCTCATGGAAATAGTACCCATATAGGATTAACATGCATGGGTTGTAGCACTTCTAATAATGATAGCATAATATGGAGCGTAAACGGAACAGAAGAGTCATTTCCAGATATAGTATACGATGTGGAGCTTATGGGTAACGGTACAGTTGCGATGATGATATATTTAGATAAGGTAGCATACGTTAATACAAATATTACATGTATAATCATAACTAATTCATCATCTATGAAAGAATCTGTGTATGTAGATGAATTATTGACATATACAATAAAGGAATAGAAAATATTACTAATTCTAATGTATATTAGACTATTAGTTTATATTAAGATGTTATATCTAAAAATACATTTAACCTATAATACTACAACAGTACATCAAGTTACGATCAAAAATACAAGATGATGAAAGAACCATTAATAGAAGTAGAGAAAGAATATAATATAATAAAAACATTAATGGGTAAAAAATTTGTAGTTTCTACTTCTATCATAATAGTCTTGTTAATAATTAACATGATATTTTATGGTATTAGAATATGTGAATTAACTGTTATAAGAAGAAACTCTGAAAATCATATTCCTTCCTTTGAATACAATGGAAAATCACGAAGTAGGCCTAAAAATACCACCCTATTCGAAAAATGTAAAAGTAAATTTAATAACTTTTGTGTCTATGGTGAATGTATGAATATTATTAATCTAGATAAGAAATTTTGTATTTGTAATAAAGGTTACACCGGTAATAGGTGCGACATAGTAAGTATACTTTAACAATGCCCCAAAACAAGGTTTTATCATTTCCTCTTCCCGAAGGTACCTTACTAGAAGATATAACAAAAAATAAATGGATACTAGGCAAACAATTAGGGTCTGGAGGATTCGGGCTAGTATATCAAGTTTCTTGTGATAGTAAAGAAATAGATTGCGTAGCTAAAATAGAATTAAAAGAGAGCGGTGGACTATTTTGTGAAATTAATTTCTATAACAGAGTTATGAAAAATAAAACATCTCTTGATACATGGATGAAAGAACAAAGAGTAGATTATATAGGTATACCTTCTTTTCATGGATTCGGAATTACTATTTACAATAAAGTAGAGTACAGATTTGTAATAATACAAAGACTGGGTAAAGATCTAGAAAATATACTCGCAGAAAAAGAAAAAATTAATATTAGTATTATAAAGAAATTAGCTATTAAGATATTGGATATATTGAAATTTATACATAGTAAAGAGTTTTCTCATGGTGATATCAAAGCTGGTAACATATTATTCGACAAGGATGATGATAAAGTATACTTAGCAGACTATGGATTAGCAACGAAATATTCATCAAATGGTAAACACAAAGAATATACTATTAATCCCAAGAACAGGCATAACGGTACTATAGCTTTTACTAGTATAGACGCTCATAAAGGAGTTACTGTATCTAGGAGAGGAGACTTAGAATCTCTAGGATTTTGTATGTTGAAATGGTACTGTGGAAAACTACCGTGGGAAAAATATGAAAAAGAACCTGAGAATGTTCAGGGTATGAAAGAAGCATTTGTTAGTAACATAACTAGAAAAACCATACCCGCCGAAAATGCAGGTATAATTTACAATTATATAAAAGTAGTCACTAAGTTAGAATACGAGGAAACTCCTAATTATGAATCACTGAAACAAATGTTTTTATAAGATAAATATTAATAAAGAGGTTTTAACATCATGGAGCGAGTAAAAAAATGTTCTAGTAATATAATATTCTTTTCTAAGGATGTAGATACTAGTATGTTTTCACCAAATATAGTTTATAGCGGATTATTAGATAGCTACAATTTTAGCTTTGTAGATGCGTTATTGGCGGTTAATATGTCTATAGGTATAGCACGTCGTAGAGAGACTTTATGCAATAAATGCACTAATATATGTATTTTTAATAATCAAATAAAGCTATTACTAGAATTCGGATACAGAGACGATAAGAATATAATTAAAAAAGGTAGTGTATCAATAGGTCTTTTAAACATGGATGCAAAAGTACATATAACTACCCTGTTTCCACCCTGTTGTAATTTTATGGATGCTAAAGTACTAAATTTTAATCTGTTGTTTCCAGAATGTGATTGCTTCTTCGTTGATGTGAAAATGCATATAGCTGACGAAAGTCACTTTACACCCAGGTATTTGTTTGTTTCTCCTTTACAAGATAACTAGTTTTAATGTATAAACAAACAAGTTAATACATTATTGAAAAAATAGCTTATTACATTAGAGTTAAAGGTATAATAATGTATATATATGCTATATTAACATCTATAATACTATTAGTAAAAGGATATGTGATAGATCACAACAATGGTGTATGTAATAACATTACAGTCATTAAAGATATAAATATGTCTAATTCCACATTTGATAGATTATTATGTACTGTATATATGAAGTCTGAAGACGGGTACATTTATTGGATAGGTCCTAATAGTACTTTTATAGAAAATTTAGAAGGTGCTAAAGAAGGTTCTGATGACACTTTAGAGGTAGGTGATAATTGTTACAGACACACTAGAGAACTTAATATAACATCTAGGGATTACCTAGGTAAAAACTTTACGTGTACATCCATGACGGATTATGGAACTACCTTCTTTAAAATAGTACCATACTAAAAAGTACAAACATAGTATTTTTATATTTCTTTATATGTAAAAAATTCCATTCTAAATATAGTTATTATGGTATTAAAACATATATAATAACATGCAACTCATCACTCCTATACTTATGTTAGTTACGTCGTTAGCTATAATTACAGCCGTAACGATGATATCTTTGTTGATAACAGCTACTATAATATTACCTATATCTTTGATGTTGCCGTCTACTAGTTCGTCTACATTTTTGGTAACGGTAATATCCCTTATCTCTTCTGTATCTATAGTCGCTATAGCTATAAATACAATTATGATAATAAGATCTCATTGATCATTATATTATTAAAAACCACTATTAATTTAAATATAATATAATATAATATATAATATTATTATAGACGAGTCTACAGTAACATAGATAGTATGTCTTATTGTGCGTATACGAAGGAAGTATATTCATTTGTATCTCTATTTATACGACGTGTGTTACAGTAAATAAATATTATGATACCTTTTAATATGAATCAATTCACTTTATATTTCTTATCTGATTATTGGTTAAAGATTAATAGTAAAATACATTGGAATGTAATATTACTTAACTACTTTACAGCACTGGGTATTATTATCTTAATAGTTGTAACGCCTATATTAATAAAAACTTCTATAAACGATGATGAATGTCTAAATGATTGGATTAAGTATGAAAACTATTGCTACCGAATAGTATATAAACATAAATCATGGTATGATAGTAAAAAACATTGTTGTGATATAGGAGGAAATCTCATTATGCATCCTACTAAAAATTTTATAAATATGATAAAAATACAACATTTCTGGACGGGTATAAATATGGTAAAACAACCTATACCTACATTTCATGCATTAAGTTTAGTAAATAATAAATGCAGAGATATTAAAATAGAAGTTCACAATAGATATTGTATGTTTTATAGTAAAGGTGTATATCATCTATCTAATTGCAAGATAAAAAAAGCTTTTATATGCACGTATAGATTTTAGTTTGATACTTTTTTTATAAATTCATGCATTGCGTTATTGATAGTATATAATAATCAATTAATTAGTATTTTAAAAATATAAAAATAAGGATAAGGACAAGTAAAACTAAATATGTATATTACTAGTATAATAAACAACATAATAAAGTGTATTACGCTGTACATTAGGTTTTTTTATGTAGTATATTATATTGCTATAAAATCTAAAAACCAGATATGTATAGCGAGTATATTTTATACATCCATAAAATTTTATTATACTGACATTATAGATACTATGTTAAAAAGAGGTATAGATCCTAATATTCCATTTCCTTTATCAGAAAACAGTTATGTAAATCCCATTATATGTGCGATAGAATGTGATAATCATGAAGCAATGTTATCTTTAATACGATACGGTGTTGATGTAAATACATATAGTAATTATCTAATGATAACACCATTGTATATCTCTGTATTACACGGGTGTCCAAAATGTGTAGAAATATTACTATATTATGGTGCTAATATTAACGTTATCACTTATAAAATAGCGACTCCTATAGAACTAGCATCGAGAATATGTTACAATAATTTAACATTTATGGTTTATGATAGAACTATAACTAATATACCGAAGAAGATAAACGATAATTTTGAGATAATGAAAATCTTAGTATCTCATTTTCTGCTACAATCATCGAATAATAGATTAAATAACCGTCATCAGAAATATTTTACAGAGGGGTATAATAAAAATAAGTTACTAGTATCTATGTCTGTTATTTTGACTTATTTCAAAAAACAGTGTATAAAAGATATAAATGTCATGAAAAATATAAAACTAGGTGATGAATCATTTTTAGATATCTTAGTAGAAAGAAATACTATTAAACTATACACAAATATATCTAATCAAGATATATTAGATATACCAAAAAGTGTAAAAGTATATAATACAAGAGTAAATATGTTACTAGATGATGCTATTATGTATAATAACAATATAGAATAATATAAATAATAACGACTTATAAAAGCAGAAAACTATAAACATATTTTTCCATGATGGAAGACGATGTAAGACATTTACTAAGTCTAGAAATCCCTGATAAAAAAGTTAGATTTGATAACATTAATTTGAAAGAAGGCGATAGTTATGGATGCACTATCTTTGTAGCCGCTAATGGTAGAAAAGAGATTACATTACTGATTTATCTATATCCAGATTGGTCAGAAGTATCTTTTATAAAGCCTATCGTCGTTACGGTCAATAATATAAGTACACATGTTTCAGAACTTTTAAACAGTATGTTTCTGATAGTTTATTCTGTTACGTTCGAAATTAATGAATGTGCTTATATAGAGATATTTTCAGATGAGGTTAATACTTCAAAATATCCTACATTAATGATGGATATGAAGAGAAACATGTATTCAGTTATAGATAAAGCAGAAACTTGTGCTCACGTAGTCATAGATAATAAGGAAAAATGAAGATTTAATAGTTTATATAAATTAATACAATTATGAGGTTAGTTTACGTATGGTATCATGATAGCGTTTATACTATCTATTCCTCAGTAATTTTAGATTTAATTCAAAATATAGAATTGTCATGTTCTTTACCATATAAACAATCAGAGAAAGCACGCATACCAGAAAATGAATATAATCAAAATTTTATCGATTTTAAAACTATTTCCAGAAGATGTAACCACAAAAGATAAACTTCATGAAACTGACTATTTTTGTTTAAAGGACACTACATACTAAACACTAAAAGCGATATCTTGTTATTAGATTTTGATTGTAACATAAAATCTATAGGTAAGATGTATACAAAGTAGAACCGTTTTACTGTAAAAACTAAATATTTGTATGTTGATTGACAGTAAGTATGATGAACAGGATTCTTATATAGAAAACTATGCTACTAGAATAGACGAAGTTGGTTCTAAAAGACTGTACGATATATTCTTGTTTAGATTTTCATCCTGGAAAATATAAAACTAATTCTTACGTATATACGATTTATGTTTCTATGATCATAGAGTATTTAAAAATATACAATAATTATATATTTCCTATCCTTTATGAAAATGTATGTTTAGGATATATCTTATTTTAGGGAATCACTTGGAAGATAGATATTTCAAGTTTAGATAAAAATATTCATTATGGGTTATAAAGTATGGTAAGCCGTTTAATAAAGCTATTAAAGATAACATATAGTATTGTATACTTAACAAAAACTTTTCCGTATTTTATGTTATTATATTAAAAAGAACTTAATTTTCCTGTCGATAAAGACATATTTTGGTTAAACGGTAAACAACGAAATGGTGCTTTGAAAGAATAAGTTAATGAAAACACAAAAGATGATAGTAATATATTTATTAGTATCATAGATAGAGCTATCAATTTCTAGAAATCTTACATGAGACACCAAATATAACAAAATTTAAAAACAATCCTTTTTTATATTATCAACAATGTTATCATTATGCTATGCTATTAATTGTAAAAATAGGAAAATGGTAGAAAAATTACTTAGAGAAGGAATACATCCTGACAGCACAGTTAAGGATTTTATAGACCGCTTGTAAAATCAATACTCTTGAGAGACGTAGATCTAGTAAGTAAGTATATTATTACAAAACGGTGCAAATCCTAATAATATTAAAGATGAAACAGTTAGTCCTATGGCTATAGCGATTAAAGTCAATTCTCCTACAATAGTGTCTCTCTTATTACATTATAATGCGGATGATACCTCTATATTTCCGTTATACGTTAACTCTGCTATTGTTCGTATATTGATATCTCATGGTATAAATGTAAACATTTTAGACAGGGAATATAGATCTTTTTTGCATTATGCCGCTAAAAACGATGATGTTGATACAATGATATCCTTAATATTACGCGGTGCTAAAGTTAACGTACAAGATTCTAAAGGATTATGTCCTTTACATCACGCCGGTAGCAAGAGAACAACATTAGCAGCCAAGGTAAATACTGAAGATTCGTTAGGTAGGCTCCCTTTACATTTAGGAGCTAATACATGTGAAATGGTAAAACTATTAACCGATTATAAAAGTTCTATAGATACCAAAGATGTTAACGGTGCTACACCTCTACATTATGCTATATGGAAAAGTTCTTTAGATACAATACGATTACTCATCAACGACTTTACACTATTAACGCATTGGATAATAAAGGTAATAGTCCGTTACATTGTATTATATTATCAGAAACAGAAATTGTTATAGAACTTTTATTAAGAGGAGCTGATATTACTATTAAAGATATATGTGGTAATACACCGCTAGATATTCTTTGTAAATTAAGAATTAAAAAACTAGATAATATGAAAGCGATAATAGCTAACGCGTTTCTTATGAAAGAAGTAGTACCAGACTTATTAGTGTCATGCGGATTTGAGAGTAATAAAGAAATTATTACAAATATTAAAAGTTTAAAACAATACGAGATAAACTGCATTAAAGAAATAGATGTAATGAAAGATCGTAGTTTTAAGAAAAACGGTCTTAGTATATTAGACGTATGTACGGGTAAACTACATTATCTTCACCAATTAGTTCATGCTTATGATAATATAGAGTATAGTGATTTTCCTATATACTGTAAATATATAAAGTGTAGAATAGAGAAACAATTATTAAGAAAACTATAATACTGTTAGACAATATATTAATTAAACATAAATATACTTATTGGCATGATTTACCCTATGAAATAAAATACTATATAGTAGAACATATAAATATATACTTCATTAAACTGCTATTACGACATACAAATATGAAAAATAAAGAATAACCGAAATGTATAATCAATCGTATGTCATTAAAATGGAATTGATAGAAGCAATTGATAATAATAATCTTAAAGAAGTTATAAGGATAATTAGATTAAATAATATAAGTCTAGAATCTATAGACGATGAAGATGATATATCTCCGTTACATTACGCTGTTTCACGCGGTCATAAAGAAATAGTTATTTCTATGTTAGAACACGGAGCTGATGTAAATCTATGTAATGATGAAGTATGTAGTCCTTTACACAGGGCTATAGAAAATAATAACGTAGAAATGGTAAAATTACTAATAGATAACGGCGCGGACACAGACTGTTGTAATAATACTATACACGGAACTCCTTTACAATATGCAATACTAAACGAGAATTACAGAATTACAGATGTTCTACTCTCCTCAGGAGCTGATACGCATGAAATTTACACTAAAAATCATCCTATTATAGAAGCTATTAAACTAGATAACTTACCGTTAGTTAGATTATTACTAAGATATGGAGCAGACACAAATACATTTGATCCGTTATACGGATATCCTATTCATTTGGCAATAAGATATGGAAATATAGATATAATTAAAGAACTGTTATGTCACGGCGTCCGTCTATCGTATCCTTCTCCTTTACACCAAGCTATAATGTGTAATAATAAAGAAGTTATATTATTATTAATATCACTGGGTTTTGATGTTAATGCTAAAGATAACAACGGAAACACGCCCATACATTTAGCCGTGCAGGAAAAATTAGTAGATATAGTAAAAATACTATTAGATAAAGGTGCCGACACCAGTATTATTAATAATTTATCTGCGACGTGCTTACGGGGTTGTTATGCTTATGGTAATAATTCTATAGAAATAAAACAGCTACTAATATCTAGAATAGTTATCAACAAATACGCTAATATACCGTTTAAAAGTACAATAGGTACAAACTATAATTGGAGTTTGATAGAATCAAATCAAGAAGCGAATAGATATAAAATAGAATGCGAAAAAGAAATATTAAAAATGTTAGCTGTAAAAATAGGAAGTAGGACTCTATTTGATGCATATCTCAATAAAATTGAATCAAATATGTTACTTAGATTATACAACAAAGTATCTTTATCAGAATTTAGCATATACAAAGATATAATAATGAATGCTGTATACGTGGCAACAGAAAGAGAAAACTTAATTTCTAAATCATTAACAATTTTAGAAGATACTATTTCTAATGATTCTATAGATAATTTATGGAAAAATATACCCATAGAAGTAAAATATATGATTCTAAGGTATCTGGATAAAGATGACTTGTATAATATAGTTAACGCGGTATAAATTATAATGTTATTGCTTGTAAAATATCATTATAGAAATAATCGTTACTTCCCCGAAGTTGACGTTCTAATGTTTGTAAGAATAAATATGGTTCGTATGTTCTTTTAGTTTGAAACTCGTTTACTTTGTTATCTATAATTTCTTTCTTCATGTAATGATTTGTAGAATTATATTTTTTTATCAAGATATCATTGTTATCCATAACAATTCTTAGCTTATTAGATATACCTAAATTATCACGAACTGCTCTAGAAAAAATATCGTGATAATTTTTAGCATCCTCTAGAGTCTTTTTTGCTAGTTCTCTATATATAGATTCTATATCACTTCTCTCAGAAATACATTTCAAAAACATGTTAGGTTCATAATCCCATTTGTTGTATAACCAATGACCCATACAATCTATCATTACTACTTTACCATCGTCGCTTAGATAATCAAATACTCTCATTAAGTAATTATGATGTTTGCGTATAAAACTAGTAATACGCTTTTTAGAAGAAATAATTCTAAGTCTATTTTTTTTACTACCGTATGTATTATTATTGCCCATTTATTAAGTACTTGTTCTTTATAGTATTGTTATTACATAATAAATGAATAATAATACAAATGGAATAATATATATTATAACGATACAAACAAAATGAGTGTTAGTAATAAAGTTAAAAAACTTTTTAACTTTATTTGTAAAAACGATGTAGTATCGGTAAAGAATTATCTAGAAAAAGGAGTTAATCCTAATGAAAAAAATAAAGATAATTGTACGATGTTATATATAGCGGTAGAGCATAGACATATAGACATAATAAAATTGCTGCTGGATCGTGGTGCTGATCCCAACATCTATAGCAGTAACTGTATGACTCCTTTACATTCTGTGGCAGTTATTATCCCTATAGGAAAGATATTGAAACTGATAACCAAATACGGTAATTTAGTAACTTTAACAAATTATCTTAGTACATTTTTCGTTTATAATGAAACTAAAAACATAGAAATCGCTAAAATGCTGATACAAAACGGAGCTTTAGTGAACACAAACAATATGAAAAACATAACACCATTACATATAGCTTCTAGTTCTGGAAGCTACAAAATGGTAGAACTATTATTATCACATGGAGCTAACGTCAACGCGTTAAATAGTTATGGCGAAACACCTTTACATTATTCAGTTTCTATTAATGACTTAAATGTTACTGGGTTGTTAATAGAAAATGGTACAAACGTAAACGTAGCTAACAAAGACAGTATAACAGCACTACTTATAGCCGTAGAGATAGGGTCAATAGAATTAGTACGATTATTATTGGATAAAGGTGCTGATACTAGCACCATAGGACTAGAAAGATTCAAGCTATATGTAACAGAAGTTAAAGAAAATAGTAATCTCTTAAAATACTTTAATACAAATAATGTCAACACTAATTTAACAATAATAAACGAATATATAGCGAGCGAATTATACGATTGGAACAGATATTCTGCTACATCAAAGCTCATGTTTCGATCTCGCTTTGAACCTTGTACAGTACCAGTTACTCTAGCCACGAGAAAAGGATCTAAAGAACTATTAGAAATCTTATTGGAATATGGGTGTAATCCTGATATCTGTGAAAAAACTAGTACATCTGCTATGCACTATGCTGTAATAAAAAAACATTATAAACTATTAAAGATATTAATTCGTTACGACGCGTATGCGGATATTAGAGATATTCAACAAAATACCCCAGCACATTATGCTGCCAAATTACCTATATCTGAATCATGTAAATACTTGAAACTATTAAGATTAGGAGGTGCGTCTTTTAATCTAACTAATAGAAAAGGTAGAACTCCCTTACATATAGCGTGTAAATATGATAATACAGAAGCTGTAAAATATTTGGTTGAAAACGGTTGTAACACCAAAATTGTAGATGTGCTGTCATTTACGCCTCTTAATTACGCTGTTTACTATGAAAGGGTAGATACTGTAAAAATATTATTAGAAAGTAGATGTGTAGATCCAAGCTTATGTGACTATAAAGATGTGTCTCCTATCATGCAAGCAATTAGACGTAATAACAAAAATATTATTAAGATGCTTTTAAATGCAGGTGCTGATATAAAACCTATAAACGAATGTTATGGTTTACATATGCTTGCTGCTCTACATAACAAAGATCTATTAAAATGGTTGTTATGTACTATTTCTGGATTAGAAGTAAATAGCGTAGATAATCATTACGTTCCATTAGCTTCTTATGTAGCAGAACTATCAGATACTAGGATTATGGACATTCTTATAGAAAAAGGTTTAGATCTTAACAAGGTGCTGGGTTCAAACGAAACCGTGTTTACAATAATCTTTTCAGATACCACAGGCTTGAGGAAACCTATCATAGAATTATTAATATCTCAAATAGCTATACAGGATGAAGACTCCACAGAAGGTTTCAAGATAAACAAAAACATGATACAAACCGATAAATATTTATTACAGATCTATTATGAATGTAAAAATCAAGTTTCTAAAATGAAAAAAATTACTTTAGGCGATAAATTTACTATGATAGACATATACAGAAATAGAAGATACATAAACGTAAACTTACTGGCTAGGTATGCCAAACAGCTTTCAGCTATAGATTTATGCGAGTTATCAATCTATAGAAAGTATTTAGAAATACTTATCAAATCAGCCATTAAAAGATATGAAATATTAAATGTTGCTAAAGATGCTATGGATAATATACTATGTATAAAAAATAGATATTATTGGAATTTGTTACCGTTAGAAATACAGTATAATATTTTAGAATACTTAGATTCTAAAGATCTGGTCTCGTTAATACACAATAGTACAGTAAATGAAATAAACTTATCGCATGTTTTTATTTAGTATTATATACAAAACATAAATCAAAGAATGTGTATGTAATAAGCTAATCGCCAATATGTGCCCGCCAGGATTGCTAGTAAGTATGCATACCGCTATCACTTTAGTTTATAGAGAAATAGTATGTATTTTGTTAGAAAGAGGCCAACATTTAATTTTATTAACGATTTTGGTTTAGTTACGTTACTATGCTACGATATTTGAAAGGATGAATATATTAAAGCTGTCATGTAAATATCATGTGTATATATAAATATTAGTTCTCATAGTTCTGGACGTAAGTCTCTACATTATGCTGTATTGTTTACATACTAGAGCATTATGTTTTCTGTTAGCGAGAGGCGTGTATGTCTACGCCTCTATATTACGCTATGTTATCTAATCAAAGAGATATGGTAACAACGTTATTACACTCTAAGAAGTATATAATTAAATTCAGAAATAAAATAGATTACATAATGCTATCGAGACTGGTGATATAAAGTTAATAAAAACTTTATTAGATGATGGAGTGGGTTAAAATATGTTGATAAAGATGGACTTACTCGGTTACATTATGGTGTAAAATATGGTAATATTAGTATAGTAAAGATGTTATCAGATAACAGACGCACATAAATGCTACTGATAATTCATTATCTACATCACTACATCACACTATACACTTAAAATGGATATAGTTTCTCTTCTAATGCAATACAACGCAGGTACCTCTATACATATAATAAAGGAATTACTCCATTTGTTTCGCCATATATTTAGGATATTACGGAGTTAATAAAGATATTCTTAAAGTTATAACAAGGTATAATTCTATTAACGATGTATATACTAGACTAGTAAATAATAAAAAGGAGAATTATTTATTATTGGACCTACACGATGCTCTAGACTAGGATATGTATATATTTTAAAAAAGATATTATACAATGGTAAGAATATTACTATTCTGTGTTGCATTATGCCGTTAAAGCTAGTAATTTGGAAGTAGTTAATTTTTTAATACAGAAAGGTATAGATGTAAAGTTAAAAGATAGTAATGATATAACAGCATTACATTATGTTGTTAAGTTAGGTATAATTAATAGTATTATAGAAAGTGGTACCGACGTTAATACTAGAGATATATTTAATCAATCTCATCTTACGATAGCTTTACAAGAAGTAGATAATAAATATTTTTACGATATGTTATTTTACAAAATAGACGATAACCCGAAAACCAAGATAGTTAATACATTAATTTTCAAATTTAGTTGCCTCAGAAATTAAAAAATAAAACAATTACAGATACAGACTTATATGTTAGGCGACAAAACTTCTACAAGTATATTTGTAGTTAATTGTTTTAGAGAAATACATAAAATGAAGTATGTTAATTTTATAAACGGATATAGTATTTGTGATATAAATAGATATAAATATACCGTTAAAACGTATTAATTATGACTTAATATATCTAAAGAAATTAAAAAATGAATTCCCTATTCACAAAGAAATACATTACATACTAGATAAACCTAATCTAGTATAAAAGTTATTAATTATATACATGAATATATGAATTCTTACTTATTAGCCGTTTCTACCTACAGAAATCAAATTTAAGCTACTTAACTAATAAAGATATATTATATAATATAACCATGGAAGGAATAACACTAATAGATATAAACAGAAAACAATGGAAAGTAGATAAACTTATAGGGTATGGTGGATTTGGATGTGTATACTCTACTCAATGTATTAATAATACAAGGCAACAAGCCGTAATTAAAATAGAGAGTTTGAATAACAATACCATGGTACTAGAAGTATTAGTTTATAACGACATATATGATAAAGATAGAATAGAATTATGGAAAAGCTACAAGAATATAGATCATTTAGGAATACCTAGATACTACGGGTGTGGAAGTTTTAAATATAATACCAGGTATTACAGATTTATTCTACTAGAGAGATTTGTAGAAAATACTAAAGAACTATTGAAGAAAGTAAAAAAACCTAAACCGTTAATAAAAAGTATAATGAAAGATATGTTATATATTTTAGAATATATACACGAGTATGGAATATCACACGGAGATATAAAACCAGAAAATATAATGGTAGACGGAAAATACAGATCGTATCTCATAGATTACGGCATAGTATCCTATTTTATTGTTAATGGAAAGCATGTAAAATACTACAAAGAATCAAAGAACTGGCACAGGGGGACTTTGTATTACGCTAGTATAGACGCGCATAACGGTACCTGTGTAACTAGAAGAGGAGACTTAGAATCATTGGGTTATTGTATGTTAAAATGGGCGGGTATACCACTACCGTGGAAGGTATTTGGAAATAATGGAAATATGGTACACGCCGCAAAGTGTGATTTTATAAAACGAATACATGAAAACAAATTTAATATTAAGTCTAGGAATAAAGGTATATATGATTACATTAAGTATGTTACAAAACTATCATACGAAGAAAAACCTGATTACGATCTATTAAGGCAATTAGTTAATAACCTATAAAAATCATTTTTAAAACATAAATAAAATATAACAATATTCGTATAAATCTAACAAACAAATCTGTTATCATGTCGGATAATACATTATTACTGCACACTATAATGATACTAGATCTAGAACCTAACTATAACGAATGCAGATATTGTGTTAGAATGTTGTTTAATGCTGTAAAATTTAATAACATAAGATTGGTTATGCATCTACTAAATAACGGAGTAGATCCTAACTTTTACGATGAATACATGAGGTCTCCTATTCACTATGCTGTAGAAAAGGGTAATATAGAAATGGTAAAAGCCTTACTGGAACATAAAGCAGATCCTAATATATTCGATGATAACTTTGACTATCCCATTACAACTGCTATAATAGAAAATAAAGTGGAAATCGTAAAGGTGCTTTTACAATACGGAGCTGACAAAACAATGATCAATGAGTTTGATCTATTACATGACGCAATCAAAAATAAGCATATAGATATGGCTAAAATTCTAATAGATAACGGAGTTGATTTAATGATGAAAGATGATGATCAATATACACCTTTACATTATGTTATGCTAGACAACGATACATCTGTGATATATACTCTATTAAATTATATATTTAAAGTAAAAGGATACAACGTATTGGATAATATTGTACATGTTATACTATGTAATCATGATTTATACAAAGAAACAACATTAGAATTATTAATTTCTTATTATATGATTATACCCTACCTCTATTCAGATATAGATCTTTCAGATACATATAATAATAATATCGAAGTATTACTCAATTCTAAATATCTTTCTGATATTAAAAATAAATGTGAAAATGAAATAGATATTATGAAGAACACTATCGTATGCGATGATATAACTATTATTGATTTATGTATAGGTTACGACACGAATTCTATAGCTAGAAATTCTGTTAATTTGAAAAGGTTTACGGATACCAAACTAAAAATCTACAGGTATTATATAGAACCGATTGTAGAAATAGGAACTTGTAGGCGCAAACTACTCTATAATGCGATTAATTCTATGAATGAATATTGTAGATCCGAAAGTAACGATATAGCAAATTGGTCTTGTCTACCATTCGAAATAAAGTACAAAATACTGGAAAATATAAAAGACAACGAAACTTTAAGAAAAATATAAATATTTGTAATAGTAACTAATAACAAGGTTTGTACCTATGACATTTAATCATAATTTTTATTTAAAAATAGAATAGTGTATAATTAAAATTACCTAGCGATGCGTAGTATAAAAGAACTCGGTCTCTATTAATGATAAATTGTGTGTAGTCAATATTTTGGAGAAAAAATATATCCCTATAGATTCTATAAATTTTCATCCTGATAACCCATTATTGGAAGCGGTAAAATTAGCTAATACAGATATGATAAAAATGTTAATAGATTATGGTATTTGTATAAATACTAGAGATATTTTATGAAATACGGCTTTACACTTAACAGTTATGAATTATTACGTTCCGCATAACGACTGTATATTTAAGATGACTCATATAATTAATCTTTTTTTAAAAAATAAAGCTAAACCAAACACCCTTGTAGCTGCTGAAAGTAATAATATAACATTATTAAAAATATTATTATATAATAACGCGAAGGTAAATGTTTTAGATGTTTACGGAAACACTTGCTTGCACTATGCAGCTAGAGGAAAGAACATAGAAGCTATAAAACTATTACTATCCTATAATGTATAATGTAGATGTTAATATAAGAAATTTTACTAATTTGGTATTCTGCTTTGCATGAAGCAGTACAGATAAAAGATTCAAAAATATCTAGATCTATCACGGTGTTGTTACTTTGTAATAAATCAAATGTTAGTACAACGCCCATATTCTATGCTATAAACTCTAGTATAGATCTACTAAAACTGTTATTAGAAAATTGGGCGGATATAAACGCTACCTAGGATAATGATAATGCTGTGATACACTTAGCTGCGAAAAATAAAAGTTATGATATAATAAAAACATTATTAGATTATGGTGCTGATGTAAACATGGTAGGATATAGAGGAAAGACACCATAATATTATGCTACAGAAAATTATGGTTATAGAAATATGAAATTATTGCTAGACTACGGAAATAACCCTAACATACCAGATTATATTAAGAATACTCCATTATTTATTTCTATAAAGTACCCGTGTATAGAAAATACTAAAACTGTTACTAGATAGTGGTGCTAATATTTAACCACGTAAATGATAATGATAAAACACCCATCTCTTGTGTAGATCCTAATTTAGTTTTAAAGCCCGTTGCTATTTTAGTAATATCTCATATAATCATTCTAAAAAATAAATATAATAACATAAAAATACTTACCCGGTTTTATAAAAAATATTTCTGTTATATAAAGTTTTACTAAATTTGATAAAATAAAAAAGAGTATGAAGATGAATTTAGATTTATGAATTCTGTTTCATTATCGGTTAATCACAATTTATCGTCTTATATATGTAATGATAACTTGCGTCCTTTAGTAAGATTTATCAATAATCTAAAAATATATTATTCGATAAATAAAATACATATTTATAGGAAACAGTTATATTCTGTAATAGAAATATTGCTAAACAGAAAAAAATTACATGATTTAGTTTTTGAATTAATTAAAGACATGGGAATATTTACAAAACTACCGTTAGATACTGTATCAATGATATTAGATTTCTTATCAGATGAAGATTTAGAGTTTATAACTATATTTAATTGATATTTTAGTCCTAATTGCCGTAAGTTATAACATGAATGCAGAAAGTGATTCATTAAATAGCGCCATTACCAAAATATCCAAACACGAACAAGGATGTAACCTTCTTCAATTAGCTATTCTTCATAAAAGCCATATTAATATTATTAAACTTATATTAGATGCGGGTATAGATATTAACGCGCTTTGCCATTATGGTTCTGCATTACATATGGCGGTATGTAACGCACACATAGAAACTATAAACATTATAATAAAGTACGGCGCGAATGTTAACATATCAGATTCTCAAGGATTCACCGCATTGTATAGAGCTTCTATAGAGAATCGTCCTAAGGTTGTAGAAACTTTATTAGTAAATGGTGCCAACCCAAATATCAAGAACAAACTAGGACGTACGCCTTTACACGCGGCCGTATTATGGAAAAAACCTAATAATGTTGAATTATTATTAAGATATGGAGCTGATATTAGTGTTGTGGACGTTAACAAACAAACTCCTTTATCTTTTATACAAATTGATGATCACGAAACACCTAAATTACTTGTGGCGTATATAACTTTATTAAACAATTATACTGATAAGACTTATAGTTTAGAAGGCTATACTTCTAACATGTCTATGATATATTATAGTAAAAGTCTAAGTAGTTTTAAGCTAGAATGTGAAAAAGAATTATCTACAATGAAATCTATAAAAATAGGTAAAAATATTTCTTTATTCTCGTTATTTATGTTAAAAAATCCTAATATACCATTAAGAATTTTAGAAGACCTGACACTAACTCTGAGTGTTAATAACATACATATATACTTTAATGCGTTAATTCAAAGAATATCTTACGTAAAATATAGACATAATTTAATAGAAGAGGTTTTACAATATATGGATAAAACGTTTTTAGATTGGAATATATTACCAATTAATATAAAATTGTATATATTAAAATTATTAGCAACCGATGACTTAAAAAATATATTAGGAATGAGTTAATAATAATGAAAACTTATTTATTTTTTTAAGTTATACAACTACGTGTGATATGTGGGTTATGTACAAAACATTGCTTTTAGTAGATAACAAAAACATTCATTATTATAATAAGCAGATACAACAAGTATATAGCAATATAGATAGGCAGTATAAAATTCCTTATTTACCGTTACACCAAGCTACCGAGTGTAGGAATTATACAGCTGTTTCGTATCTACTAGAATACGGTAATAATATTAACTCGATTGACTTCAAAGGAAGAAGTCCTTTACACATAGTATGTAGTAAACCAAAAGTTAACGAGATAATAAAATTACTAGAAAACGATTCAGACTATGATAGTAACATAGTAGAAACGTATAAGAACTATGTCAACAATAAAATATATAATCGAGTTAGTTCTGAAATTCTAAAACAGCTTCTAAGTAACAAACAAAAAACATTACATGATATGTTAAAACATACTATAGATAACGAAACAGCTATAATAAATTTACTAATTTCTAAAGGATATTCGATAAACCATCAAGACTATTCTGGAAATACACCGTTACACCTTGCAGTAAAAACCCGTAATATAGACGCTGTTAAAATGTTAATATCATCAGGAGCGAGTCCTAGTATTAAAAACAGACACGGTTTTACATCCTTACATCACGCGATAACTTATAGTGATAATGACATTTTAGGGTTGTTAGTAAGCAACTGTATAAAACGCGGCATCTCTATAGATAGTTCTTTGATATACACCGCTATAAGGACTCATAACTTAGAAGGTATAAAAATATTATTAGATAAAGCTGATGACTTTAACATAAACGGCATAGATAACGATCATATGTCACCCTTACATTACGCGGCTAGTTATATGGGAGATGTATCTATAGTAAAATACTTAATAGAAAAAGGGGCTAATGTCAATCATAGAAGCGGTATATTTAAGCGTACTCCTATATTTGTAGCACTAAGGAATTACGAAATAACTAAACTATTATTATCGAAGGGTGCTGATATCAACGTTACTGACTCTTACGGTAATACAGCCATAGTTTTAGCATTTTCTAAGTATATGTATATAAAAGAAGAAACTATAAGGCTTTTGGTGTCTTATATATCGTTAATGGATTCTAATAAAAATTTTGTAAAAAATCATGGGTATAAAAACAATTTAGACTTTATAATCAAATCTGATAAGTGTGGTTTGATAAAAAGAGAATGTGATCAAGAAATAGATAAAATGAAGAAAACGAAGTTATACAAGTATTCTCTGTATTCTCTTATATTCGAATATAGCAAACACTATTTATACAGACTCGTTAATAAAGAAGAACTTGATAGAGATTATATCAGTAATGAATTTCCTATATATAAAGATATGATACTTTGCTGTTTAGAGAAATCTGTAAATAGGAGAATATCGATAGAAAAATGTATCCGTATAATAGATAATAACATCGTTTCTGATAACATAACTTCTTGGAATAATATTCCTATAGAAATTAAACAGTATATAGTAGAATTACTAGATGATAATGATATTTGTAAAATATGTGAACAGTAGTATAAAAATTAAAAAAACAACTATTAATATAGACATAGAACTAAATATGGATTCATAGTTTATTAGATAGCCAAAGCTGTTTATACACAGGATTAACTTATGTGTATCTTCTTGAGTATTATCTAACTTGTTTATATTAGTAGTGGAAAGGCTAAAGAAGAACTAGAATGTTTATTGGATGAGAAAGATTTATACTTTGTGGTAAAAAGATACAACGGAATTACTTTATGGTTCGCTTATCCTCTTTAAGAATGGATTTGATATCAAAAAAGCTTCATAGATTCCAGTAAGCGTTTATTTAATACTAATGTAGATGAATTTAAAATAAGAAATACGTCGATAGGTTAATCAACACATGGATCAAAGATGTTACGTCTAATATGATTCGCGGTATAGAATTGGATATAAAAGATAACAATCGTATGATTATTTTAATCCTGAATGGAAAAATACTTTTTATTTGTACTTAACACACAAATTGCTGTATAATCGGTATGATGGAATTACAGTTCTAGTAGATAATATATACAATAGCGGTAGTATTTATCATTATACTTACGACAAATGTATCAAGTCTAATATTGTTTTAACGGATCACAAGCATGACCGTTTTAGTATGATGATAATAGCACCCGATAGCATCAAGGGTTTGGACCTGGTCATATAAAAACTATCTACTAAAAAAATCAATCGCCTTTTAATTAAATCTAAATCAAGATCGGATGAAATAGAACTATTTCTGTCAAAGTTCTGCATAGATAGTGAAATACAATTATGGGAAGTAATGAACTTAAGGTAAAGGATTGTCTGAAGACAATGGATTAATGGAAATATCTGATGATCCGAGGTTCCATGTATCTGAAATGAAACAAAAATCAGTTATTAAAGTAAACGAATAAGAAGTCGAAGTATCAAGTAGGTTCTTAAATATACCCACGGAATAGAAATTAATAATCTTTTTATGTGTAGTGTTGGACAAAGAAAATAATATGCTTGTATTTGTAACAACGTATAATGGAATTTAGCATGTATTTTCTTTTCTGTAACTAATTGTTTCTTTTAACAGAGATTTTGTTTTATCCCTTAAAGATACATCGTGTTCTTGTTCTGACAACATTTTTAAAAACAAATAAGATTCATAATCACCTTTTTTTTTAAACTGATTAGCTTTATATTCTAATTTATCCCTCTGGCTTTCATTATTATAAAAATCTGCTATTTCTTTTTCTACTACAGATATTTTATCTCGTATATTCTTAAAACCATCTACTATTACAGAAGACTCGCTAATTTCTTTATTTCTATTTTCGTATACTATTTTAGTGTTGTCTATCAATCTATCTTTAACTCGTTTATCCATATCGGTATTTTGTAAAGAAGATAAAAATAATTGAAGTTCGTAGTTCCATGATTTAAGAAGATGATTGGCTGTTGCATCTATCATATCTATTTTTCCATCGTCTGACATAACAGAAAATGCATCTAATAACGTATTATCATACGAACTATTATAATAGAATTTGTAGTCTTGTAAAGGATTATTATTTACCGTATATATCATAGAACTAGCATTTCCCATGTTAGTACAAACTATCTTATTTATTTGTTTATAATTAGTAATTTTATTTTATATAGATATTATAGTTGATATAAATGAAATATAAAACTATTGAACATAATATAAGAATACTATTATTTTCTTATTATACTATGGAAAATGAGTTAAAATTATACTATGCAGTAAGTTCTCAGGATGAAAACATGGTCATACAGTTACTAAATAAAGGTTACGATCCCAATAATAACTAGATTTAAGTATATGATTCCATTACAACAAAGCTGTAGAATACAGGAACGTAAATATAACTAAACATCTTCTATCCAGCAGAGCCGACGCTAATGTTCCGGACTTCTAGGATTAGGCGTATTTCATATATTGAGTATGTTTTCTAGTTTACCAGGACTAAAAGATGTACTACATAATACAGAAGGTACTTTTATCGTGTGCAAATATAATTATGCTCCTTAAGAAGACTATAAAATTAAAACACTAGAAATATCTAGAATGCTTTTTATAAGTAAAGCTAACATGAACATGACGAGCAAACTTGGTATTACACCTCTTCATATAGCTAGCAAATACAATAATCAAACTATGGTAAAATTCTTTCTGGAAAGAGGAGCTGATATCAATATACTGGATTCTAACGATAATACTCCTCTCATCTACGCAGCGTGTTCTATTAATACAACTATATCTAAAATGTTATCAGATTATGGAGCAAAAATAGAATCGCGTAATAAAGAAGAATGTTCACCTTTACATTATACCGTAGCTACAAATAACGACGAACTTACGAGTCTCTTTCTTACAAGAGGAACCGATACTAATGTCGTAGACAAATATAATATATCAGTTCTGCATAAAGCTATAGGTAATAAGAATATAACAAGTAAAATTATTATTAAATCACGGTATCAATTGTAATTTACGAGATAATCACGGGTATACGGCTTTATACTGTGCTATAACATTACAAAATAGAGAAATTACAGATATGTTATTAGCTTCGGGGCCGATCCTAATATAGTGAATAATGAAAAGCATACTCCTCTATATCACGCTCTATTCTATGGATACTATCCTAACGTTGAATCGCTAATATTATACGGCGCTAAATATTGTGGATGATACAGAGAAAACACCATTATCTAATACGAGTCTCGATATAATAGATAATAAAAACGTAGAGGTTATAATATCTCATTTCACTATTTTGGAATACGTAATGCCAGATAATATAAAAAACCAAATAGGTTACAAAATAAACACAGAATTAATAAATAACAGTAAAAGGTATTCTATTGTAAAACAGAAATGTGTTGATGAAATAAATTTATTAAAAACAATTAAATTTCACTCGGGATATTCAGCAGAAATATTTCTAAATAAAAACAAATCTAATATCTTTCATAAATTCATAAAGTATCCAAATATTATAAATATAATAGAATCAAGATTTCTTATATATTCTTCTATAATAAAAAAATCTATAGATATAGGTAATTATAGAAGAAAACTACTTGATAATGCCGTAGGTACCATTAGTGAAATCAGATTGCTAAAGATATTATTACCTATAGATATAAAATATATCATATTGGAGTGCTGGATAATAAAGATCTAATAACATTGAATAATAATACATAATTGAAAATGTATGGTAATACTATTTTTATAGTTGATGCATAGTATAAAAAATGTTAAAACTCTATACATCTATGTTTTTTGATAGTACAGAAAATATATTGAAAGAAATTGATAAACTACAGTATAAAAAGAAACGCACTAATAGTACATCTTGTATACCCCTTATTCCTTTACACCAAGCTGTAGAAACTAGAAATCTAGAAGTAGTAGAAGCTTTACTAGATAGAGGTCACGATGTAAATGAAATGGATCATAGATATCTAACACCTTTACATATTATATGTTCATATCCTAATAAGATTGGAATGAAGGAAGTAATTGTAGAAAAAGTAAAAAGAGATATATCATCTTATGAAGAAAGAGTTATATCAGAATCATATTATAATAATGATATAAATATCTTTAAAATGTTATTACTGAATGATAATAATACAATGATTAACGACGTTCACTATACGTCAGATTACGATGATGCCATAGATACAAAAATAATAAAACTATTACTGACGTATGGAGCAGATACAAACATAAAAACACTAGATAAGTTAAAAACAGCTTTACATTATGCAAGTACAAACAAAAATTATAAACTAGTAGAATATTTGTTGATATATGGAGCAGAAGTAAATTCGTCGGATATAGGTAATAACACTCCCATGCATGAAGCCGTACGACATAGAAATGAAGATGCTGTAAAAATTCTATTACAGTATGGATCTAATACTGATTATATGAATTCATGCGGTACTACTCCATTGCATATTTCTGTAGGAAGATTACTAAATAAAAATAACTGTTCTATATTAAAGATATTATTAGAACACGGCACGTCTGTGAATATACAGAGCAGTATACTAGGATTTACCGCTTTACATCTATCTATACATAATGAAGATAAACTTAAACTATTATTAGAATACGATGCAGATCCTAATATCCTTAATTTTGAGAAAGAAACGCCTTTAAGTATGGCTGTAAAAATAACTAGGTATGAAATAAATATTTACAAACGGCTTATATATAATATATGCTTGAGAGCGTTCAAGTATCCTTCCATAAAAACTACAGAAGGTTACATTAAGAACATGATATGTATAAACAATTATCCTAAATATAAATCCATAAAAGATGCTTGTGAATACGAGATTAAAAACTTGGAATCTATAAAACTAAGTCCTAAATTTTCTATGGCTGATTTTCTGAAAGACCATAACTCGTTAATAGTGGATAAAATAATAAATAATACCCTTATAGACCAGTATTACTCGTTTATGGATTCGTTTCCCATATACGGAAATATCATTAAGAAAAGTATAGATATAGCAAAAGACAGATATTTATTAATCCAGGGAGCTATACGTACTATGGATAACATAACTTTTCCTTCACGATGCGTATCTTGGTATGATATACCGTTAGAAATAAAACATAATATATTATATTTCTTAGATGATAAAAGTCTATGTAATTTAATAGTAGCCGAACATGATACATAAATAACTGAAACAAAAATTTTATTTTTTATTAGTATATGAAATAATGCAGGATAATGTTATATACGTAGACAGATTATATAGAATGATGTATACAGATAACTACGAAACTATAAAAAAATATTTAGGATATACTGTTATAGACAAAACAGACAACCATAGTTTTAATTTAATACCTTATATACCTCTACATCAAGCTATAGAAGCAAGAAACATAGATATTATAAAATCAATAATAACGGTGGATAATGTTAATCAACCAGGATATAACAATACTTGTCCTATACATATCATATGTAAGGAGCCTAATATGTTAGCAATATCCTATATGTTAAGATCTATAAAGCAGTGTAATATTTTTAACACGCTTGTAAAGCTTAAAGATATGTTTAATTATAGGAATGTAGAAATAGCTAAAATAATTTTGTCTAATCGGTGTAAGAGTATACAGGATATAGATTTAAAGTATATAGATAAGAAAAGTAAGGATGATATTATAGAAATAACTGAACTGTTATTTTCTTACGGAGCTAATGCTAATATTATAGACAGCCACGGTAATTCTCCTCTACATTATGCTACTGAAAATCCGGACCAACGATTAACCAGATTGTTGCTTAGTAAAGGAGCTAATCCAAATATGCTAAACAAAACTAATAAATCACCTCTCTACTATTCTATAGAATCTAACAATCCTGATATAACTATGTTGCTAATAGATAAATTTATCTTTGATAACACAGATCCTATATTATCTCACGCTATTAAACATTACAGTAAACCTATATTACATGCGTTAATCGAAAAAGGTGTTTCTATTAACGCTAGAGACAAATATGGTAAGACGCCGTTACACTACGCAGCTAGCTATTGTAAAGATATCGATGTAATAAAATTACTTTTAGAAAGAGGTGCTGATGTTAACGCAAAATCTTATGTTAGGAATCTAACACCCCTTCATAGTTCATATCTTAAATCACCTCGTGTTTTAAAACTACTTTTACAACACGGAGCTGATATCAATAGTTTGGATTCTTATAGTTTAACTCCGTTAACATCCGTAGTACTTAAGTACTTGTGTATAGAATGTGCGAGAATAATAGTTTCACACATCTGCTGTTTAAAGCATAATCGACCAGATATTGAAAATTCTTTGGGTTTTATGGATAACATAGATGCTATTGTTAGTAATAAAAGACTTAATCAAATACGTTTAAAATGCGAGGATGAATTAAATAGAATGACTCGTGTTAAAATTACTAACATATATTCTTTCGATATATTTGTTATCTGTGATAATACTATTTTATTATGTAAATTAGTCAATAGTAGTATTATAAACGATATATTGATTAACAGTTTTAACATATATAGAGGCATCATTTTAAAGAATATATACAGATCTAGAAAACGACTTTATATAATAGAAAATACCTTGTCTGTTTTAAATAATACTTTTAAATCTAATTATCTATGGAATAGATTACCTGTGGAGTTACAATATTACATAATGGAATACATAGATGACGAGTCATTAAAAGTAATGATTAAATAGAAAAACATAAATTAAAGTATTAAGTAATTACAGATTTTATTTTAACCGACATAATGCGTGTAATACGTAGTCAAGATGATATATTAATATACGGAGCCATAACAAATCTTTACTCAATATTCTTGAAAATGGTAAAGATCCTAATTTTAAATTAACTTATCAGTACAGTCATTTACACCACGCTATAGAAAAAAGGAACAGAACCACCGTATCTCTTCTACTAAAACATGAAGCGGGTCATAACATTTCTGGCTTCTTCACACCGCCCTTACACGACGCTATAAAAAAAGGTTGTATAGACATAGCTAGATCGCTATTAGAATACGGTGATCTTATTAATTTAGAACATTATTATATTTAAAACCTATACATATAGCCGCTAATCAACCAGAAAGTAAAATAATAGTAAAATTGCTTCTAGAACACGGCGCTGATATTAATTCAGAAGATGAGATAACGGTAAATATCCTATATATTACGATATGAAAGTATTTAATCCGTGTTTAGATTAAAAATTATAAAGGTATTAGTCCATGGTGCTAACATTAACAAACAAAGTGTTTTTACTAATACTAATACATCTCCTTTATACGAAACTAGATTTATTACAGATGATCTATTAGATTATACCATAGACAGAGGAGTTAATATAAACATAAAAGGAAGAATGGGTAGAAATATATTACATGATATAATATCAAGAAACGAATATAATGATTTTAACAATATATTGGTATTAATAGACCACGGTGCTGATATAAACGTTTTAGATGATGAAGGAAATACACCTTTCATGTTACATACCATTAACAATAATATTATAATTCTAGCTAACTATATAGTATCATTGTATTACTTATCTCCTAAAGCTAGAACATCTGATGGAATGAAAAAATATGAAAATAATTAACGAAAGTAAATATTCAAGTTCTATCATAAATATCATAAAAGAAGAAATAGAAAGTATAAAAATATTCAAGATATATGACGGATGTTATTTCCAAGGGTTAAGTCTTTTTGATCTATTATCTAATGAAGATAACATCGCTATAGTATACAGACTTTCTCCTATATTATTAGAAAAAATGGATAATATCAAAACAATGTTTCCTAACTGCGCTCGTATAATACAAAATACGTTAAAAAGGCTAACGAAAAGATATTAAATGTTATTAAAGGCATACAATAATTATGAATACAAATACAAAATGGTATACGTTACCCGTAGAAATTAGATGGATAATACTGACTAAGTTAGATGATATGAGTCTAAGAAATATACTATTACAAAATGTGTCGAATATTAAGTTAGTCTAGTAGGTAGTGATATAAATATAATAAGAATGTATAAAAAACTAAAAAACACGGTCTATTAGCGATAGCTTTTATTATGTTATTATTTTACTAGATATTCACAGAGATAAATATTTGGTAAGTTATGATAAAAACTGGATAGAATTCAATAATTTATGTTATTTTATTTCCGAAAACAAATTAAGTTGGAATGATAACATGACGGTAATTATATTAATTTAAATATGAGTAGTGGTATATTGAATACATGGATTACTGGATAAAAACAGTAGATGACGTAGATTGTACAAATACCGCGGTGTGTAATATAGAAAAATTTTATGTTTGTGTAAAGCCGATATAGGTAAAATAAACTTGTTTAATTTTTGTAGAATATGTGTTAGATAATAATGAAATTTAAAGAAGGTGATAATACTATCAAAATAATGAATATAACAGATATAAAAATATACAGCATTAACAAATGCTTTATGTTTATGAAATTATTAGATGTAGAAGTAGTAATTATGAGAAGTAATGGATTCGTAAATATTACCAGATTATGCAATTCAGAAGGAAAAAATTTTAATGATTGGAAACAATTAGAATCATCTAAGAGATTACTTAATATATTGAAAGATAACTGTGAGTTACATGATCTAATAATAAATATCAAACGTAGCAGAATCAAAATAAATGGGGAATACGTATCACAATTACTACTGGATTATGTAATTCCATGGATTTCTCCGTATATAACAACTAGAGTATCAATTCTTATGAGATATTATAGACGATGCATAACACTAAATATGGAAACTGAAAAGGATATAGAGTATAGCCAAGAACTACAGAATCAGATTTCCAACATAGATGAAGTTTATGATAAATATATAAAAGATATAAGTAATCATTTTAAAGAAATAGAAACATATTATTATAATAAATTGAGTACTTATTTACTAAAAAAAGCAGAACGCGTATTAGAAAAAGATTATTCTAAGGAACAGGATGTAGAGAATAACGAAGATAACCATATAGATGAAATAATAGATTCTATAGAATCAGAAATTAAAGAAAATAATCGTTGTTATATGTTAAGTGTTAACAACGTAAGAAAACAACAAACAGAAGATCATTTTAATATATCCAACATTATGCTTAGTGGTGGCCCATTTAATGAAATAATAGTAAAAATAAGAAACTATATAGAAACAAGGGCAAAACTGGTGATAATAAATAATTACTAATAACAATAGTTTTATACAAATATTACATACATAAAAACATAAAAATAAACATAATATACTTATGAGAACCCGAGGCTTTATAATACGAATCAAGATGGTATCTATTATTAGCAAAATGGATAACTTACTTGATTCTGATAAATCATCTTCTAAGATTTTTGGTATTATTACCGCCTTAATAATGATATCTGTATTTGTGTATTTTAAATTTCTCATATACGTCTATACAACATATGTAGAAGAATACTATATTCTAGACGAATATCAATATCCATTTTTTCATAAAAATATTATTAGTTATTAACTCACATTTCTGATATATCTATAAAAGGATTATTCTACATATCCACTTCTTCGGAAAAAGCAGAACGATGAGATTATTGTATCGCTTAAATATACACAACATTATTATAGGGTGATACATCTTCTAATTTCCAAGTTCCATTAGGATCAACTTTTTCTATTCTTATCCAATGATCTTCTAGACATTTATATCTAACATAAAATTAAATTGTTCTTTGTTAGAAATAGGTGCTAAATATCCATCCATCGATTATGTTTTCCACAGCTAATGATTTGTTATTTTTTTCTTCTGAGAAATGATAGCAGTTTTTATCATATCCTACCCACCCTTCTTTACAGGAAAGTATTTTAATCTCTGGTGGTAGAGAAGGTCCTACAGAAAAAATAATTACTAATATAGATAGTGTGATAATAATACTCCCACATGGGGTTAACATCTACCATATGGTGTATTACGACACGAATCATCTTCTTCCGTTATCAAGATTATTAAATCTACAAACACATTCAAACTACTTATAATAAAATTGAAAAAACAAATAACTACTTATCGAGGGGTCTCAAACACCTATATTATACTATGGATCGTGCAGAACTTTACAACGCTATTATCTTTGGAGAATTGGATGTGGCTAAAAACCTGTTGGATTCTTATGTCAATCCCAATTTTACTGTTAATGGATGCTCACCTATAATGGTGGCTACTAGACTTAAAGATATTGAGATGATTAAATTACTGATGAGTTACAACACTTATCCTGATTATAACTATTTAGAGATAGAATCTAAATTTCACGAGGCCGTGGAAGAAGGAGACATTGCTAAAGTAGAAGAATTACTAAACTCCGGACAATATATAAATAATGTTCTTTACAAGAAGGGAAACACTCCTTTACATTTGGCGGTAATTAATAAAAATCTTGACATGATGAGACTCCTTCTGGCTAGAGGAGCTGACCCTGATGTGCCCAACACAGACCGTTTTACGGCTCTTCATTTAGCTGTTATGGCAAACTATATCGAAGGTATAAAATTGCTATTGGATTACAGAGCCTATACCAACCTAGAAGATTGTTACGGATGCACTCCTCTAGTTATCGCCATAAGCAAAGAAAACACAAAAGTGTGTAGAATGTTACTAGACGCGGGTGCAGACGTTAACTATTTCAGCAAAAGACCCTGCATAACAGCTATGTGCTACGCTATACAAGAGAACAGAACAGATATGGTACGCATGTTTCTTCAGAGAGGCGCGGACAGTAATATCGTGTTTACCGTGATGGGTGAAGAATACACAACTTTAGAGATGATCTGTAATATGGATACAAATCCAGTATCTGAATCAGTAGATATGCTAATAGCGGACATCGCGTTAAGACAATATACAAATACAATATCTTCAGCTAAAGGATTTGCCAGAAACATGTCAGTCATCAACAGCGACAGTCATTTAAAATATGTATTTGAAACATGTGAAATAGAATTAGGGAATATAAAGAGTGAAAACATCAGAAACAACAACATTCTGGATCTGTGCTTAAAACCATCTGTCAAGAATCTTGATGAGAACATATTGGCAAGAAATTCTAGAAAAATATTAGATCTGTATGATAATTCCACATTCTACAAATATCTGTTGAAGGAATTGACAGACACAGCATCACAAAGAGCGGAAGCGATTGAATCAGCAATGCAAGTCATAGATGGAAAGTTTATAGGAGATGAAACAAAATGGAATTACTTGCCTCAGGAAATAAAATACAACATACTGGAATATATAAGCAATAAAGATCTTGACGTTTCATCAATGAACTAAATTATTTTTTTATAATAAGTATAAATGATGATATATAAAATTAAGAAATTAAATTACATGAACATTTTTTAAATCACAGTAAAAAGGTATCTAGATATAAAATAACGGACTTAAGCATTTTACATAATTTAATGCCTGTAAGTATATATTGTATAAAACAAAAACGTCTACTAGCTAACCACTTAATATCATGTGTTGTCATAGAAGAATATAGAATAAATACGTTGAATGAAAAAGCTAGTTACGAATACGATATAAACAAAAAATAATTGAAGGTAATAAAACTTATAGGAATATAAAAATGAATATTATAAAGAGTTAGTTAGGATGTCAGAAGTATATATAGGAAAAACAGTATCTTCACCCGAAGATTTTATAATAGTAAAGTATTTGCTGGGTTTGGGCATAGATGTTAACGCGAGAAATATGATAGTTACTGTATGTATATTACATTATATCTACCACATATGATAACTACTACTATACTAAACACATCTTTATATTACCATATAATGATAGCCTATTTTTTATAATATAAAAAGATCCATGATATGGATACTAAGAATTTTGTTTTAGTGTGTACGGTAATAACCATAACTATTATACTACAATATCCGTCGTTATACCAGTCTTATAAACTGGTTTCGGGTTATGCTAAGAATATAAATCTTACTTGTACTTTACCTCGAGAAAAACACGCTGATAAACTTAACGTATCAGGAAGTAGTAACTTTTCTGATACTATTATTAACATTACAAATGCTGGTCCCGAAGTGCCTTGTTACTGCGGAGACCCTGATAAAGAATATAAAGTCTTGCTAACAAATGTTACAGAAAGCGACGAAGGTAAATATCGTTGTAGGTTTTCATTGAACGGGACAACTACCCATAGAGAAAATATAGACTTACGGGTTATACCTAGAGTATATATGTATACATACTCTGATATAAATAATAATACATACTATGTGTGTAATAGAACTAAGTCCATAGAAGAAAGGAACGTGAAGTTATATGCTAAATTAGGTAGTGTACAAGTTAACGATAAAACTAAGGGTGTTTCGTATAATTCTACAAAAACGAAATTTATATTAGGAGTTGGTAATAAGACGGATAGAGTAATATGTGGAATATCATATAACGGACGCACAGAAGAACGCGTCATGAATACATTACAGTAATATAATACCGCGTACAAAAATGATATTATAGATCATAAGATAATTAGTACAATGATATCATCCAATAGCAACTACAGGAAATTGCGTAAAGCTATAATAAATGAAGATGTAGAAAAAATAAAAGATATTATAGAAAAAGATCCTCATATGATAATTAAAGTAGATAATAATGATCATACACTTCTACACGTGGCGATAATGTATAGAAAAGTTAATGCTGTTAAAATACTGTTAGATAAAGGAGATAATCTAGTATATGTTATTAATTCTTTTCCTATATTACCACCTCTTTATTGTGCTATAATTGGATTTTGTAAATTAATTAGAAAAAATAAGATTAGTAATTCACTAGAAAAAATAAATGCACATAAACAAATTATTGAAGCTCTCGTAGATAAAGGTGCGGAACTAATGGGGTTAGAAATAGCATTATCCTGTAAGAATATATGGCTTATAAAATTTCTTATAGAAAAAGGAATTTCAGTAGAATATACTGGTTTCTTTCCTGTAGATATTAATTATAATACAATAGATGTAGATACTTGTAAGGTTCTATTAGAAAATAAAATAAATATTAACGAACCTGTTTGCGGAGAAACTTTAGTTAGATACGCTATAAGATCTAGCAACTTGGATCTTTTAAAATACTTAGTCAGTAAAGGCGCTGATATAGAGAAAAGAAACACGTATGAGCAAGACCCTAATATAATTGAAGCGGTAGAAAAAGGAAATTTAGATGTTGTAGAATACTTAATAGATAATGGTATAAATATCGACACGCTTTCTATATATAATCATAAACCCGCTATATATCACGCTATACTAAAGGGTCATTATAATATGGTAGATTTATTATTAAAAAGAGGAGCGAATCCTTTTGTGATATGCGAGGGTTACACGTCTCTAATTAGTGTAGCTACTCAAGCCAAAAGAAATAGATTAAAATTGATTAATTTGCTTTTAAGATATGGTGTAGGATTTCCTGGAGATCATGATTATTATATTCAACCTATTTTATTAGATTATTCCTATGAAACATATAGTATTATTCACATATTGCTAGAACATGGTTTACGTATCACTAGCAATACTACTTTAGTTAGTTACGTTTCCAATTATACGAGTTTAAGAATTTTTAAGAAGTTATTACTTCATGTAGGTGATATTAATATTAATAATCCTTTACATTTCTCTGCTATGTCCGATAAAACATGGCATATTTCTAGATTCTTATTAGAATATGGTGCGGACGTTAATGTTAAAAATAGGTATGGTAGCACACCACTTTTTGAAGCAATATGTAATTGTTCTAGTAAAAACGTAAAACTATTTTTGGAAAACAATGCAGATATAAATGATGTTGACTTAGATGGAGACGCTACATTAATGAAAATATTTAATTACAAATGTAACTTACAGCCTGGATTGAATAGTAGCCATTTACGTATAGCTAGAATAGTTATACCTTACCTGAAGGTTATAGGATTAAAAGATGCATCTATTAAAAAAGTACACGCGTATAAACAAAATATTACTTTCTTTAATTCTATAAAACAACTAAGTTTAATAAGCGATGAAAGTGATAGAGAAATTGACAGAATGAAAAATACAATATTAAGAAAGAATAAGTTCGGAAATGCTATAACTATGTATGATATACTATTAGAAAAAAATATGAACCAACTAGTACAGATAATAAAAAATCCACTAATTAAGAAAAGATGTTCAGAACTAATACTGTTTAGGCGTATAGTAAAAAAGAATATTATATATATAGAAAATAGATATCAAAAGATACATAGTGCTAACACAGCTATAGAATTTTATCAATACAAGTTTGAAGATAAATGGATGATTCTACCGCATGAAATAAAAATTAATATATTATGTTATCTAGACGACAAGGAACTCGATTATATATATATGAATAGTCTTTAGAAAATAGTAAAAATAATATCGTAGATAAAGTACGATGTATATTAACACAGTATTTAGTGTACTCACCGAGTATATTAGATTGTTTTTTCATCCTAAATATAGGGTAAAAATTATCAATGTCCTCTTCAGTGCAATATACAATTATGATTTAGACATGATAGAATTCTTGCTACGCAATAAAGTAGATCCTAATAAAGAAATGGTACTTGTAGATCCTATGGACTACAATAGAACACCTTTAGTAGTTTCTGCTAGTCTAGGACATACAGAGATTGTAAAAATACTACTTAAGTACGGGGCCAACATCGATGGACGAATATCTACTTGGTTTACATCGGCTTTACATACAGCTGTACAATATAATAAATACGAAACCGCGCGTTTACTTCTAGAAAATGGTGCTAATGTTAATATACAAGATTACGAGTTAATGACTCCGATGCATACTACCCTACTGCATAACCCATTTAATGAAAAAATGGTAAGACTACTGTTAAAGTACGGAGCTGATATTAGACTAAAGAATAATACGGGTGACTCTGCTATAGATATCGCATATAAAAATTATATCTCTGATGAAATAAAAGATATATTCGTATCTCTAGATTTTTAATTGCGGCATAAATAATTGGCATAAAATCTACTCTATACATGCGAACGTTAGAAACAAAGAATTAAAAATATATTGTATACTAGAAAGTAGAAAACTTGTCGATGAATTATTATTTTACTCAGTTAAAGATGGGGGGAAAACCACTTATTAGTCAACAACCATAAACGATTCGGAAAATGATACTTGTTATTACGGAAATCCTGATAAGCATTACACGGTTACATCTAAGAATGCGTCTAGACACGACGAAGGAAGCTACACATGTTTGTTTATATCATTAGATAATAAAACATGTATACATACCGTAGAGGTCAGAGTTACACCCGTCGTAGTTACGACTAGATACTAAAGGATAACTGGTATATTCTGTATGTAACGTAACAATATCTATGGATAAAAAGATAATTTAGAAGCAAATTTTATAATAGGAGGCGTAAAAGCACATAGTAGTTTCCTATCAGTAATAACTCGTAGACTCGTCGTAGCCTACTGGCCATTTTTGATTGATTACCATGTAAAAACAGACTTGGACTATCCCGATAGCGTTAAAGAAATAATATGTCAAATAGAATATTATAGTCTAATTAGATAGATACTATATTCGTGTTGATATAGTAAATATATACGATAGTGAAAAAGCTCATTAATAAAATACTACTAACATACAAAACACTTAAAAAATCCATTTTCATATAATACAGAAGATTTTGATAACTATACATTACATGGCGAGAGTATCCCTTGAATGTAATCTCAAACTACTGTATAACAACAAAACCATACATAAGATTGTGTGGAGCGATGATGATCCTGACAAGCCTGAAATAATAGTAATAGATGATGAAGCTATTTATTATAAAAGGCAAGCAAGGATTTTATTTATCGACATATTTCATAGCGTATGATGATTACGATGGTGATGGTAATAACGAATCCTAAGATAGATAACAGTAAATGCTATAACGTTAAAGCAACTATGGGAAGATATAGTCAAGAATATAAGAAATGTTTGCTAGGTGATCAAGTGTTCTTTGAATGGAGACAGTTACCAGAAACAAAGTCATGATTATATGTTACATAGTAACTCGTGGATTACCAGGAACTACTTGGTATATAGGAGGGACTAGAATAAGTGCTAATAGATATATGGGTAATGGAAGTATATACAGTGAATGTAAGAAATGTATTGTAAGCTTTATAATAATAGATAAAATGCGAATCCTCTGTATCTGTACCTACCTTGTTGTACTAATTGGATGAGAAGAAAATACGCTAAAAAATTTCCCATAGATTATGTTACAAGACAACAATATAAATTTTATGAGTTAAAAATATAGAATATCTAATGAATAATCTACGTAATACTAACTAGAGTTATTTGGGAAAATGTTACAAAATAGTTTGTATAGAAAGATGTGTTATGGAAGTTGTTTAGATATCATATCGTATATAACTAAATACGATTATGATAGGTATGTTAATCAGCACGAAAATAAGAATATTCCTTATACAGCTATCCATCAGGCTATACAGCTTAGAAGAATAGATATAGCAAAAGAACTAATACAACGAAATCCTAAATCGATATTCATAACTGATTATAAATGCTATTCCACTCTACATACTATATGTATAATGCCTAATGTTATGGATATAGTTACATCATTAACTGTCGACTGTGATATTATATTAGATATTAACTACGCTTCTGTTATCTTGAATAAACATAAGTTAGATGAAGCATGTATACATGTTCTCAGAGAAGAGATATCGGGAAATGAGATATCATATAACAAAATAAACGAATCTATAGAATATATGAAATATATTAAAGAAAGAATCAAACAAGATGAATTACTTTTAGCAGAAATATTATTAGAGGAAGGAGTAGATGTTAACTCTAAAGACGTATATTGTAGAACACCTATTCATTATGTCGCTAAATACGGTAATACTAGAATGGTTAATTTGTTATTGAGTTATGGAGCTGATGTTAATATTATAGACTTGGATGGTATAACTGTTTTAGAATATGCTGTTGATTCTAACAATATAGATACTATTAAAGCTATTATAGATAACAGAAGTAATATCAATAAAAATGATCTATCGTTACTTAAAGCTATTAGCAATAAAGATTTAGAAACATCTTTGTTACTTTATGATGCTGGATTTAGCGTGAATTCTATAGATATTCATAAAAATACCCCTTTGCATTATACGGCTCAACAACCTTCGTTAAGTAGACTAGTACCCAAGTTATTAGAGAAAGGAACAGATGTTAACGCTAAAAACATTAAAGGAGAAACTCCTCTGTATCTCATGGCTAAGAATGGATATGATACCGAAAGTATTAGAACATTAATAATGCTGGGTGCGGATGTTAACGCTACTGATATAATGTATAAAACTCCATTACATCAAGCTTCTATTTTTAATGGATATAAAGATATAGTTATAACGTTATTAGAATTAGGAGCGAATGTAAACGCTAGAGATTATTACGAAAAGACACCTATTCATTACGCCGCTTCGAGAAACAATGTAACAATCATAAACACGCTTTTAGATTACGGTGCTGACATAGAAGCTTTGTCACAGAAGGTAGGGACGGTTTTACATTTTGCTTTATGTGGACCAGATCCATATATGAGCATAAAAACTCTTATCGATAGAGGAGCTAATGTTAATTCTACAAACGAATATTTATGTACTCCGTTGCATCATGCTTGTAAAGGGAATTGCGAACTAGATGTTATAAAACTGTTATTAGATAATGGAGCGGATGTAAATGCTATTAACATACGCAATGAATACCCTTTACTAATAGCATTAGGATGTCATAGTATAGTGAATATATTATTATATTATGGTTCTGAGATTATGGATAGCAGAGTACTATACAGGAGCCTTAATGATAATATGTTTTCTTTTAGATATATTATAGCGCATGTATGTATACAAGATTTTATACGTCATGGTATCAGAAATGAAGTGAATTCCTTGCAAGAAATTATCCAAAGTGATAATACGTTTAAAAGTATTTGGTTGAGTTGTAAGGAAGAACTAAAATATATATCTAAAATTCGTATTAATACGCTTTACTCTCTAGATATATTCATTACTAGTAAAAACGTGAATCTATTACATCACTTAGTAAATAATCCTATAATAAAAGATATTAATACTGGCCATTTCTATAATTACGGAGATCGTCTTAAAACAGCCATATCCGCAGCTGTTAATAGACATCAAATATTAGAAAAAAGCAGATCAAGATTAGACGAGATATTAGATACCAGTGATTGGTATAAACTTCCTCCAGATATCAAACTCTCAATATTAGAGTTTATAAACAATAATGAATTAAGTAAGGTATATAATAACTAATGAATTTATCTATTTTTCTTATACCGGTTACGTGCGTATGATTGTATTTCTTTTAATATATTTTATATTCATATACACATCTTGCTAGATACATAATAGAATATATAGGAAATTCATTAATATCTATATTTTTGATCATATCACTAATACAAACACTATCATCATCAAGACAACGAAAATAGCCTTTAATATTATTCTTATCACCATCATGTTTGTGTTTATACCTTATTATGTATAAATCAAACATGTTATAATCATTAATATATCTAGTTCTCTTCATTTTTTCAATTTCTTCTTTACATCATGAACAAAGTTTGAAAACACAGTGAATTTTTTATTTCTTTGTGTTCTAGGGTAGTAGGGTGTCTTTTAACTTACCGGCTTCATTCAGCAACACAGTGTTTGCTATAAGCTCTTTTATAACATTATCTCTTTTGACATAAACGCGGTATACATAGGATTGTGTCCGTTATTGTACAATAGTATATCTATAATATCTATACTACATGGAGGTTGTGAGGCATAATGCAGAGGTGTATATCCATCTACATCCGTATCATTAATAGTAAAATTGTTAATCAGTAATTCTACCGCAGATTTATTATATAGTATAGCGTTATTGTACTTATAATTTATCTTATTAGTATATTCTAGAACTGATTTAATACAATCATAATATAATATTTAGTTACGTTGTGTAACGGAGTATTACCGTAATTGTCTTTTGCATTTACATCGGTACCTTCTTCTAATAGAGTTTCTATGATTTTATATGAATTACTTCTAGTGGCTATATGAATAGACAATATCCGTTATTATCTTTTATCTTGATATCAGCACTGTAGTTAAAAAGCATTATTATGCTTAATAGCGTAATACAAGAAAGATTTAGATTTAGTATTTTTTATATTTACGTTAACACCGCACAATCATAATAGTTTTAATTATTTCTTTATTTAGGTTATGAGTTGGTAAAATGGAAATAAAATATGGTTATTAATGTGATATCAAGGTAACAAATTATAATGGATGTTGTAAAAGGTATCAGTATACTTATTGTATTATTTTATACATCAGAATCTTATGATGTTTATGTAGATAATGGAGATACATTACCCTTAACTTGTATTCTTCCTGCTATTAAACACGCGAATAAAGTAGTTCTGTTAGAAGGGAATAAAAAAAATAATACTTTCAGATTAGATTTTCCTATCACGAATGCAGGACTCGATACTGTATGTTACTGTGGTGATCCTGATAAAAACTATACGTTCCTAATAGGTAACGCTAGCAAAGAATATGAAGGACGTTTTAAATGTATATTCTATTTAGCAAATAATGAGACGTATAGACATACTATACGAGTGGTAGTATCACCTAAAGTAGAAACATATTGGTATGCTAGAGAAAAACATGTTTACTATATCTGTAACATTACTAGACCTGCTATAGCCAATAAACTTAGAGTGTATATGGTTGTTGGAGGAGTAAACATAACTCATTGGTTTCTTAGAGAATTTGGATCTACCGCTACTAATCTAGTAGTAGGTGTTTCAGCGGATACTAATTATAAAGACTGGGCAAAACAAGCTATATGTGGGGTGGTTTATTATAATCATCTTAAAGAATATAAAATACGTATGGACAGTGTATATGATCCTCTAAAAGAAGATGAAGGAGCCGGTATGATTATTTCTAAAAATGAATAATGAATCTTAATTATTATAATCAATTTCAAACATAAATATGTATTTGATCTATAGTATAGGTATCTTGGTATTATTATACACGGTAACCATAAAGTCTGAAACAGAAGTAGAAGTGGGTTCTACCATAGAGCTAAAATGTTTTCTACCTATGGAAAATATTACTGTAGCTAGATGGAAAGAAACGGATCATCCTACTTATATAGTAAGTGAAATGAAACTTGGTGGTGCACCAAATAATAAAGATTTCTTAATAACTGTGGATGCGTTATACAGCAAAGACTTATCAAATAGTACATTAGTCATAAAAAATGTTAAAGTATCTAACGAAGGTTGTTATACATACGAAGTAATATCTGATTTATATAGGCGGGAATGTACAAGATGTTTTTCGGTAAAAACCCATGTTGTCTTTAGATGGAGGCGTAATAACAATATTACTACAGTGGCTTGTTACGTAGGATCATCCGAAATACAACCTTACTCTATGTTTTGGAAGTCTAAAGGTGTGTCAGTAGGTGGTAATTTGGTATTTGATCGAGACGAACATGACTATACAATTTTAAATAGGTACAAATCATCAGAAGTAGAAATTATAGAAAAGTATTACGATACTGTTGATATGTTATGGTGTAGATATCTTACTTATAACGGGACAATAATAGAATATCCAATAAGATTTTTAGGTACGGAAGAAGGTAAATTTCATGAAGTAAAAGAGTATAGATTTTCTAACAACTATTGGTAGTAAATATTAAATTTATGTGTTTTTATAAAAATGAAAATATAAACTAGCTTATAAGGATATTAGTATTTTGTAGTGAGTGTGTTTAGTGTTCAACTATGAGTCTATACAACTTATATCGTAGTATCTATATAGGCTCCGATGAAGAATCTTTATCGGCTATAAAAGATTTTGAAACTCTAAAAGGTTATGATCCTTATAATACACAAGATAGAGTTGAGGAAATAATTGAACTAAATAGAATTATAGAATTAGACGACGATGACATAGTGTATAATCAGATTTACTTTCCTTGCAATCCGTTACATCAGGCTATAGAAGCTAGAAGAGTAAACCTGGTAGAGATTATTTTAAATCAAGGAAAATATACTGCTAATTCTGTAAATGATGCCTTTGTTTTCTACCCATTGCATGTATTAACATGCGTTCCAGAAACCAGCGATATACTTACTTACCTTAATGAAGTTGACGAATTTAATTTAATAAAAGAATTAGAACTTAGAGCTGATAAAATGAATTTGTCAAAATCTATATCTATAGCTATCATAAAACAAGTACTAAAAGGTATAAAGGAATTTACAGATAATGATTTAATGAAATTAGATAGCCAAATAAGAGAAGATGAATTGAAGATAGCGGAATTACTAATCTCCAGAGGCGCAAAATTGGATATAAAAAATGAATATGGTTATACACCTTTGAGAAACACAGTTATAAATGGAAATATTGAACTAACAAATTTGCTTTTGGATAAAGGTGCTGATGCTTCTATAAAGTGCAACGGGATGACGATTTTTGAAATATCAACTTTATCACAAAATATCGAGATGATTAAAGAAATAATCAAGCGATGTGGATATAACCACGATAGTAAGATTCTATGTAGGGTGGCGAGTAAAGGGTATATTAAAGTAATACATTTCTTGTTAGATATCGGATTTAATGCTAATTCTTTTGATAGATTTGGAGAAACACCCTTACATGCCGCTACTAGATCAGGATCCATTGAAACTGTTAACACATTAATTTCATACGGTTGTATCGTGGACATAAAAGATAATATAGGGAGTACTCCTTTAATGCACGCGTGTAGATACAAAGATATTAGCCAATTACTAGTAGAGAAAGGAGCAGATCCGAATATCTCTAATATTCACGGATATACACCTTTACATAATGCAGCAGCGTATGGTTCTGTAGATGTTGTAAATCTGCTTCTGTCTTATGGGGCATCTATCGATGTAAAGGATAAAATAATAGGAAGTACTCCGTTAGATCACGGGGCGCATCATTCAGAAATAGTCAAAGTATTATTAGAGAGAGGCGCTAATCCTAATATCATTAATCTATATGGTTATACACCGTTGAAGAACGCTATCTTGAAGTCTAGAGTATCAGCTGAATATATAATTCCCTATATAGTGTTAAAAGATTTTAGTCTATCAGATGTTAGAAATATGCCAGGATTCAAGGTTAACATGGAATTAATAAAAAACGATAATTTGCTACAAAATATTAAAACATCATGCGAAATAGAACTAAAAAGGATGCAAGAAATAAGAATCAATAATCGTTATTCGTTAGACATATTTATAACTACTAGTAATATAAAACTTCTATCAAGGTTAATTATAAATGACATATTCAGTTATATTAATATTTCGTCTTTCCCTATTTACAAATCATTATTGCAAAATGCTATGGATTCAGCTATAAAATTACGAAAATGTTTAGATATCGCGCTTTATACAATTAACTCAAAATTGGAAAATACTTTATGGGATGTATTACCCATAGAGATAAAGAACCAAATAGTCTTACTTTTAGATAATACAGATCTTAGTATATATCAGTAATGCTATTATAACATTTTATAAAAATGAAAACATAACTAACTATTTATCGAGGCTATCATGGATTTTAAAGTGAGATATATAGGACAAGAGTTGATGAAAAGTGTTTTGGTATCTGCTTTAGATCCTTTGAATTCTCAAAATGATTATACAGGTAATGGTAGTTTTACGGTACAAATCATAAAAAATACAAATTTTAACTCTCCTAGATATCTCTGTGCTGCAGAAGGAGATACTGTAAAAATCTACTTTCTGGAAGGGAAAGGTGGATTGATCTTTTCGGTAAAAGATGTGATGTCAGAATCTTCTGAAGAAGAAAGTGGGTATATAGTAGAAGGTGATTATGTTGAATTCGAAGCCAAATTTACATGTTTTATAACACTTGCTTGTACCGATCCTAAAAATACCATAATATATTGGCTGGAGTAATAAAATGTAAATAGTTTTTTCTATATGGTTTTTATATATTAAATACAATTATTATATTTATTAACAAATTATGAAAAATTAAGTGTTTGTATTCTAGCTTAATTACAATTACGCAATATGAAAATCAAAATAGAATCCATCGATAATGAGTTCTGTAAGCTAATTTACGACGATATAGAAATTATTATGATGAAAGAAAATGAATATATAAATGCTACAAGATTATGTAATTCCAGAGGACGAGATGTATTAGATTGGATAAATAAAGAAACATCAATAGAATTAATAAATGAATTAGACAGGATAAATAGATTATATAATGACTACTACGATTACAGAGGAATAGTATTAAATATAGTAACAGATAACAAAATAAGTGAATTATACGTACATCGTGACCTTATACTACATATTTCGTATTGGATTTCTCCTCTATTCTCTTTGAAAGTAGGAAAATTTCTAAACAGATATATACAAGATTCTTATAAATTAGAATGTGATGTGATACACAAAGATTTAATGGATCAATTAAAAGAAATAATAATGTTAAATGATAATAATATCTAAACATAAATTTTTATAGTATCATAACACGACTGAAAGATTAATTTTTAGTAATTATATAAAATCCACAAATAGCTAATAATACAATCTTATTCCAGTCATGAAACCTAACAAACTATAAACGAGCGTGTTTACACTATGGTATAAAATGGTAAAGTGTTCTAAGGTGTAAAACTTCATCGTTTAGTACTTGTTAACATAATATTGATATAATTAAATGTCTTATTAAATCTGGAGATATATAGACAGACTAAATACGCGCGTAGCGAAACTATACCATATAACTAACACATGTAAATAAGATAATTAATATTGCGCTGTAGTCTAGTGTAGATAAGTAAAACAGTATCTTTTAAATCACGGCTACATTATGCCCTCTAAGATGGCTCTTATGTATTAACATCTTATAGCGGAAATATAATGCTAATACAAACGCGATGGATACTTACATTATGTTATATGTTTAATAATGTGATAATGAAACTGTTAGAATTTACGAATAAATATGTATAGAAAATAGTATAGGTGTTGTCTGTGTTAATTAGATAACAATGACTTAAAATTAATATTTAGTGTTTAATTATTACGGTTAACAATAAAAGTGAAAATAATAATTAGTTAATCATAAAATATATAAGAATTATCAGTTAGTACATGGTAATATAATCTGAGGTTTAGAGATTCTCCTTTACGAAATGTTGTAGAAAGAATAAGAGTATTGGTATCAATAGGAGCTGACAAATATTAGAGATGTATCCTGTAAAACACCTCTACACTATGCAGCGGAAAGATCATGTAACCCAGATGTTATAAAAGCATTAATAAATTTAGGTACTAGTGTAAATATAGTGGATGAATTTATTAGCACCCTTACATTTACGCGGTTGAAAAAAAATCAATGCAAGCACGGTTAGAATTCTATTAGAATTAGGTGCTGATACTAATATGAAAGATGTGATTAACTAAACCCCTTTTCATTTATAAAAAACATCTGGTAAAACTGATATAGTAGATGATTATAACCACACACCGCTAGAAAATATGTACTCTTTCTCGTAAACTTTTACACCAGAAAGCATAATATTATACTATATTATGTTGCATTAAACTCCTTATAGTAGATAATCTTTATCGTGATGAACTATATTTGTTATTTGACAATACTTAAAAATAATGTTTATAACATATGTAAATATAATAGATAATAATTTAGATTTTTTAAAATGATAATACGTAGAAATAATAAAGCATTTGAAAGTGTTATGAGTGAAAAATATAATAGTGAAATAAAAGAATTAAAATCAGAAATTGATATAAAATGTAATAGTATTCTAAAGGAAATCAAAAAAGAACTCGATGAAAAATACCACCAAGAGATGCAGGAATTATTTAATGTAGTAAATCAACTTAAGAAACAATGTAAAATCATAGATGAAGTATATAGTCGTTATATATCTGATATTAAAATGCAACTATTCGAACTTAAAGAAGAAAATAAGTATCTAAAAGAAGAAATAACGAATATTTCTCCATTTTATGATATATAATTGAAAAATAATCATCTAATTATTGGTGGTATATCATTATAGACTATAGAAACAATCTGTATATCAACATGAAATCTTTAATATTAGTAACGGTATTGTTCCTATTAGCTTGCGCTGATTCCCTAACGTGTAGAGGCCCGTACACCGCTTTCAATAATAAGTGTATCTGGCTAGACCGATTAGATCCTCCTCACCATAAAAAGAATTTCGGTGAAGCTAAAACTACATGTATATTAACGTTTCCCTCGGGCACTTTAGCTAGACGTAGTCTAATAGATAATGAAAAAGACATGCACTATATAAGCGCGTTCGGTATGGGCCAGCGTGTGTGGATAAAAGATGACACTGCAGGCGCAGGAAAGGATAACTGCACTTACACGGATGGGAAAATTTTCGGCATCTCTCCATGTAGCACGGGGTACGGTTTCGTATGCATAGATTAATAATATTTAAAATGAAATATATTATTAGTTTTTATTAGGTCGAACAGCGGCTTTCTTCATGAGATATAGAAAAGCAAACTTCCAAAAATTTTTCCTTGCGTAATAAAACGGGACGAGATCCCTAACGATCGGAAGTCTATAGGTCACCAGTCTATGAAAGATCATAAGAGCGGCTTTAGCATAAAGTTTTTCTCCGATCGTTTTGATCACCGTCCTCAAGAATCTCAGTCTATCTCTTATTCTGATGAAAAAGATTACGGTAGACGCCGTTTTAGAAAGCGTATTACGTAGAATCGACGTTTCGTTTTGTATTTCCTTACGCGCTTGTAAAGAGTCTTCTTTCTTATTTTCGAGGCGCGTCGACGACGTCTCCTTTTTAATCGGTATCGTCGTCGACGATCTCGAGTTGTAATACGAGCGTATACCTTTTGGCGTCCAATCTCTTTCATCGTAACCGTGGCGCCTCACGACGAAAAGATCTTTTTTGCGAGCGTGGAAGGTTCCTCGGGCATTCTCGGCGATCCTGCGGGGGCGATGAACCAGTAGAAAATTTTTTTAGTAAAGGTATCGCACAGCGTGCGAATATATCTCTTGACGTAACAACAGGGAGACCATATCCATACGCATAGATCGTCGCACCAGTCGTTGACCCAGGTTCCGCGTCTGGCCGGATCTCTAGAATCTTTGAACGCGCCAGGTTCTCTGACGCGAGTCAGTCTGCCTCTGTACATTCTTCTCAGCATCCTACAAGGACAGAAGAGGCACCTCAAGAAAAGCTCGCAAGGGCAGCAGAAACAACGACACCAGGACTTGGCTAATGGGCAGATGGTTCTTTTACAGAATCTTCTTGTCAGTATACAGGGTAATCGTATACAATCACACGTTGCTTTTAAAGTAGGTAAGATCACGCGTCTCCAGAAGTCTCTAATAATCAATAGAGGAAGCACGCAGATGTAACAACAGCTATGCTCTAGAGAGTCTAACGTCTCGCTCATACACTCGCAGCATATCTCGAACGGGTATAAAAGGCAGTGGATGCATTTGCAAGTAGCGGGTCTTACCGAGTTACAGAGAAAACATCGTAGGAGGCATAACGGATACAATAACCACGCCGCTATTTTCTCTACAATCATATCGGCGTCTCGATTTAACTTCAAATAAAAATGAGTTAGTTTATACGGGCCCTCGCTCGTGTTTTGTATTCTATCGAGCCGATAGTATCAAGTTTCGTTAGTAGCTAACGTGGGTGTTCCGGGACGGATATCTTCTATCAATATGTAAACAAAAATGTAAAAGGTATTGTCAATGTTTAAAACACAAAGATGTATATAAATCATCTGGGAATAAATACTTATATCCACGTGATTATAATATGTTTTGTTTTATCAGTGCCTGTTCTTAATATGTCATATCTTAATAGAAAAACACAATTTACATCTGAGTGCTTTACCATGATTGCCAGGATACTAAATAACACCAACTGTGGTCCTGTGAACGTTTCAAACATCTTCGATAATGGATGTGATGTTAGCGCTAGATTGTATCTAGCCGGAGATATGATGAGAAATATAACTACTCCGTCTTGTCCTTATACTAAAGATCTAAGTATTAATTTATTAACTATGTGTGGAGGCAACGATAAAATGTGCTCTTCGCAGTCGCAATCACCAAATATGAATAAAAAAGAATTCTATGATAGATTATATAGAACCATTCAAGAATGGTTCAAAACCATTGATTGATGGTAACATCCCCAAACTGTTTTTATGCGTATCGTATTATTGTGATTTGATGTTCTCCATATCGTGTTAATGTAGAATATAAAACTTATCATCGATATTGACAGAGACAAAAACACGCCCAGTTTGTACGCGGAGATTTTATCATAGTAGATGGATTTATATAGATTATATCTTAGCACGTATGTAGAGAAGTACGAACAAGTGATACAAGATATAAGATTATATGAGTTGAATCAAGATAAAGAGAGTAAGATAAGAAACTGTATTAAACGTTTAAATTGCGTAGATAGTACAGATATTAAGTTTTCGTTCAACATATTACACCAGATTATAGAAACAAGACGACTAAATGTATTTAAAGCTCTGTTCAGCGAATATTCGAAAGACATTAAATATAAAGACGAATTTAATCGTACTTATCTGCATCTATTAACATATGTTCAAGCTTATACTTTTTGAGTGATAACCATACAACATATTTTCTACAAGAAAATATTAGAAGAGCTGAGCATCTACAATTATGCAGCTCAGTAGAAATAGATATAATTAAGGAATCATTCAATGGAACGCGGCTATACAATAATAACGAATTAAAAGCGATGGAGGAAAGAATAACGAATGATGAATTGGAAATAGCAAAAATACTAATCGATAGTGGTGTAGGAATAAACGATATTGATAATGATCAAATAACCGCACTTACTAATACTGTCCGCGATAAAAACTTTAAATTAGTTAAATTATTACTAGAGAATGGCGCGAGTGATAAAATTGATTACTTCAATCCCGCAGGTCCCTAATTGAGTTATCTGCATTGTTTGGAAATTAGAAATAGTTAAAACAGTTATTAACTATTGTGATTACGATAATATAGTGATATATTATACCGCGTTGTTGTAACTAAGAATATTGATATAGTTGAATTCTTATTAGATCTAGGACTCAATGTTAATTGCAGAAATATAGTTCTAAAAACTCATTTAGCTGTTGAGTCGGGATGCATTGAGATGACACATCTGTTATTAGATACGGTGCCGAAGTAAATACTCAAGACAAGTTCGGATACACGCCTTTAATGCGCGCGTATCTCTCTATTCTACTGAAATAACAGAGTTATTACTAGAAAACGGGGCTGGTACTAGTTATGTAATGTAAACGACGAAAGAGAAACTATAGTATCTATGATTGTATATAAACCTTATATGTCAGATATTATGCTTCCTTATATAGTAATGCAGATGTATAAATAGAGTAATGAGGGACATAATATCAATAGCGAGCTAATAAATAAACATGAATATCTATTGAACAATAAATTAGAATGTGAGCAGAGATGCAAAAAATGAAATCTTAAAACTTACTCCTAAGTACTCGTTAGACGTATTCTTACTACATGACGATGTACGACTCTTATCGAGACTAGTCAAAAATGAGAATATTATAGGATTAGATGTATTGACTTTTAGAAAATATGATAATATGCTAAAAAAATCTATAAGTAAGTCTCTAAAATTTCGTGAATACTTTGATAATTACTTTATCGAAATAAATGATATACTTACCAGTAATATATACTGGTATTATATACCACATGAGATAAAGGATCGTATTCTACATTTAGCGTACGAGACCTCGGGTGAAGAACGAGTTTGCTAGTTCCTGATTAGAAGACACGGGTATAAACGAGGTTGTATTACGCGCGTTTTGTAAGTATCCCGTAATACAAAATACAACAATTTATATCTTTTATGTACGTAGACGATAGAAGATCTAATTCTTTTGATAAATAAATAAATACATAAAATATAACTAACAGGAAATGACCTACGCTGTTGAATATTACAAGGAAAAAATGAAGTTCCTACGAGATAATAGCGAAAGGTATATTTTACCGATTACCTGTCTGTGTTTAACAAGTGTAGTGATAACATCCTGTTTGTTTGTGGCTCTCTTCATAACGGTACACAATTGTAAATGGGATTCTTTTTCGGAAGATGATACTACCGCCGCTATCACTATGTCTTCCTCCGTGACTACAGATAGTGATAATCTAGTTATTCATTGTCCCGGGGAGTGTATAAGTCATAACGGAATCTGCTTCTTGGTGACTGGGGAAAAAGTAGGATTTAGACAAGGTATCTTGAGATGTGAGAAGTTGGGATATGATATGATAGGCAAGTCAGAAAAAGAAATGGGAGCTCTTAAAAATATCTGGACCGGAGATGATAAAGTAAGTTTCTGGGTGGATAACCGTACGGATGCTTCTACTTTTGATCCCGTGAACGATTGTGCTTATGGAAACAGAAGTAAAATAACCGAGGTTCCTAAAGTATTATCTTCAGTATGTGCGGTACGGAGGTATCTGGTGTGTAAAAAAACCGATAATAGTTATCCAACAACTCAAAGCACTTTTTATAATTAGTACGAGTAAGAAAAAATATTTTTATTTTCTTGGAACACAAACTACCGATCTAATCTTGTCACGGGGACACGGTTATACAAGATATAAGTAAGATAACAAGCATAGGTTTATATTTGTCATACTTCTTTCTTCCCCCTTCGGTATGAGATCTACTCTCGCGCTCATCTTGATGCGAGTATATCCTAATCTCTATTATTATTTTTTCACGTGTTTGTAATAATGACGATCTTTCGATTAAAAATATTTTTCGAAAGGTGTAAAATCAATTTATGTTACTTCGATCTCTCGATTAAAAATATTTTTCGAAAGGTGTAAAATCAATTTATGTTACTTCGATCTCTCGATTAAAAATATTTTTCGAAAGGTGTAAAATCAATTTATGTTACTTCGATCTCTCGATTAAAAATATTTTTATGTTACTTCGATCTCTCGATTAAAAATATTTTTATGTTACGTCGATCTCTCGATTAAAAATATTTTTCGAAAG